ATGGCCGTCCAGTCTTTAGACCACGACCCCCTGCTTGCTCTTTTCCGGCGCGACTGTGAGCGCACCCGCGCCGTCTATCTCCACGAAAGAGCCGGCTTTCTCCACCGCACGCAAGGCGGTCCTCTCGAAGTCCACCTGGACAGGCCCTGCCCCTGGGATGGCGGCCGCGGCCCGTCAGGGAAGAAGATCAACTCGTCATGGCCCGGCCTCGTGGACTTCGCCTGGAAGAACGGTGTTGATCCGACGGACCTGGTCGCTGCGGCCTTTCTTGGCTGCTCGAACCAAAGGCCGCCTTTGCCCGACATGCTCAAGACGCAGGCCGCCCTGAGCGCGGCCAGGAAGTATCGCGAGGCCCTTCTCGTCAAGTTGACGGGCAGGGCCAGGGCGGACCTTGATCGGCTGGGCGCCAGGCTCTACGCCCAGAGGCGCGCTTACCCGCTTCAGGACGGCGAGCGACAACTTCGCGAGGTGTTGTCACTCGCCTCGTTCTCGCCCTTGATTGCTTTCTGCGCCGCGCTCGAGGCCGGCGCTACGAACCTGGTTCGGGAGCTCTTTGACGCCGCCTTTCTTGAGTATCTTCCTTCGAGGGCCGAGTGGGCCCGAGTGCTGGGCGACCGATTACCCGACGACTTCCCCGAGCTGGCCGACCTTCTTTCAGGTCGGCTCAGAGAGGGATGGTTCGCGCCTCGCGACAAGGAACGCACTGATGCTCTCTGAGAAGAAAGGCCGGGGCGGTCAGGTGGAAAGCGCCAAGCTGCGCTACCGACTGCAGAGCGAGCAGAAGGACCAGATGCTTCGCCACGCCCTCAGGCTGCCCGAGCTCTTCCCGATCGCCAGGGACAGGCTCAAGGATGGACTATTCGACCCGCGCTTCGAGCGGCACTACTTACTGACCCTGGAGTCGGTCTTCGCTTGCGTGGACCGCTACGCAGGCGGCGCTCTGCCCAAGTCGGTGGAGGCCCTCCACGCCATGACGCGGGCGGAGATGGCGGCCAGGCTCGCCGCCGGCCCGCCAGACCCGGGCATGGCGCAGTTACTGCTGGGCGATGGCGGGCTGCTGGACTTCCTCTTTGACGAGACGTCCGTTCTCGACCACGCCTGGGGCCGGTCCCTGCTCGTGGACTTCCTGCGCGAGCGATCCGTCTACGACCCCCTCTGCGAGCTGATCGCCACGGTCGGCAGGGCCTCGGTGCCTGAAGGGCTCGGCCCGTTGCTCGAGCAGGCCCGAAACAGCGACCTGCAACTGGAGGCGCTCAAGGCGACATCAGCCCGTTCGGCGGCGGCGTTCGGCCACAAACTGCGACCGCTCGACAAGACCTCCACCGGTATTGACTTCCTCGACGACTTCATGGCTGGCGGCGACGCCGCGTCGGAGGTCTACGGCGTACTGGGCGGGTACGGCAGTGGCAAGACCGCGTTGGCCATTCAGTCGTGTTATGCCAAGTCGCTGCAGTTCCAGTACGAGGCCGACTGCAAGGGCAAGGACTTACAGCACTGTCATCTGTTCACGTACGAGGCCGACTACGCCGAGTGCGTCCGACGGTTCTGGGCGCACGCCGCCAGGATCAGGATGGACTCGCCCGGCATGCCCGAGCTCGAGCCCGAGTTGCTCTCACACACGGGCCAGCTCAGGGAGTACGAGCGTTGTCTCTTCGCCAAGGAGATCGCCAGGGAAGGCATTGATAACTTCCCTGGCGAGTTCGAGCGACTGCAGGCCGCCCGAGAGTTGATGGCCAGGAACGTGTGGGTGCATGACTACTCGGGCGCAGACGAGAACCGGCAGAGGGGAACGGGCTACGTCGACGAGATCGTGGCCGAGCTCATGGCCGCTACCAGGGACGGTCGGCCGCCTGGCGCCATCTTCGTCGACTACGCCGGGCTGGCGGCCAAGCGCTACCTGCTCGCCCGCGGCCGGAGCATGGACGAGCTGCGCCATTACGTCGGCGGCATGCCGGACGAACTCATGCAAAAAGTGACCCGGCCCTTCAACTGCCGGGCCTGGCTCTACCACCAGCTCTCGGCGGCGGCGAACGCCAAGGGATTCACCAGCACCTTTCGTTACACCGACTCCGCCGAGGCCAAGAACTTCGGCGAGAACGTCGCGTTCTGCTTCCAGTTGGGCGTCCGGGACAAGGCGACCAACTGCCTGCAGTTTTTCTGCGACAAGACACGAAGAGCCAAAGGCGCGGAGGCCCCGGTCCTCCTCTATCTCCGAGGCGAGATCAACACCCTGGAGCGGGCGACCGACATGACCATCAACCCCTCCCTGGGAAGGCCCGTCTCCAAGTCCGACGCCTCTTACCTGGACATCGCCATACCGCCGCAAGGCGGGCAAAAGAACAAGGCCGCGCCTGATGTTCAGGGCGTGGCCGACCTGGATTGACCACCGTGGACGTCCTTAGGCCTGCGCTTTACTTCGCGCTCCAGTCCCTGTTTCGTCACGTCAAGGTCCTGCGACACGGCGAGCCCTTCGCCGCAGTCAAGACGGCCGACACCTTCTACGCGCAGCACGGCTTCACGCTCGATATCTCCGCATGGGGGGAGACGTACGTCGTCTGTTGCCCCTTCTGCAACGACACCAGGAACAGGCTGTACGTTTGCCACGCCTGGGGCCTTCCCGAGTCCTTCGGCCGGCAGTCCTGGCGGTTCGTCAAGTGCTTCAACGACGACTGCCTGAAAGAGCCTGGTAATAGGCGCTCGCTCGCCCACATGGTCTTCGAGCAGGCCATGTTCTCCTATGGCAAGAGCGACGTGGTTCTTCAGGCGTCGCCAGGAGCCCCGAAGAGGACATCCGGGCCTGTCTCCTACCCTGGCGTCTGCTACCCCTTGTCTCAGCTCACAGGGCCTCACCCGGCCAGGCAGTACGTGATCTCACGCGGCCATGACCCTGACGAGCTGTGGCGACTTTATGGCGTGGCCTGGTGCATGGACGCCTGCTCGCAGGCCCTTGCTCTCGCCTCAGGGAGGTTGATCATCCCGCTGCGCGCCGCCTCGGGCGACATGGTCTCCTGGCAGGCCCGCTACATGGGCGAGACGGACTGGAAGCTCACGCCCAAGTACTACAACTGCCCGGACGCGCCACGATCCGGTTTGCTCTACGCCCTGGACCGAGCGTCAAGCGCGCCTGTGCTGGTAGTGGTTGAAGGCGTCACGGATGTGTGGCGCTATGGCGATGGCGCCGTCGCCATTTGCGGCAAGGAGGTCTCCTGCGAACAGGCGACCCTTCTCATCAAACACGCCAGGGATCGTCCGATTGCGATCCTTCTCGACCCTGAGGCCTGGGAGGAGTCGGGAAAGGCCTTCTCAAGATTGGCCCTGGCCGGCGCGAAGTTTCTTTTCCGGATCAAACTTCGCGCCGGGCCTGATCCCGGCTCTCTTCCACGCCCGCTTCTTCGCGCTATTGTCAAGCAGGCCCTTCTCGCGAACTACCCGGAGTTTGCCTGAGTAGGAGATCCACGAGAACAAGGATTGAAACATGGACCACCAAAGGCTGATTCCTCCTATGGAGGAGAATGAGTTGCCGCCGGGCCCCTCCTTTCTCGAGCAGGCCGAGCTCATGGGCGGCGGCAACTCCCTTGTAGAACTGCGACGAGACGTTCTCTACCGAAACGGGACGTGTCTGAACGTTCGGGTCAAGAAGGCGATCGTCACCGTCTCCTGCATCATCGGGCATCTCTGGGGCGAGGAGCTGCCCAGAGGCCCCGTCCCGGCTGACGTGATGGTCGTTGGCAAGTGGCCCGGCGATCAGGAGGCCTCGGCCCGAAGAAACCTGACCGGCCCGTCGGGCATCATGCTCTCCGAGTGTCTGAAAGAAGCCGGCGTCACGGGTGACGTGCAGGGAGGCCTCTACGTCACCAACCTGGTCAAACACCCCAGGGCCGACCCGTCTACGGACCAGGTCTCCTCCACGCAGTTCAAGGACTGGGCCCCGGTCCTTTCCGACGAGATCGCGCTGGTCAGGCCCAAGCTCATTCTCGCCCTGGGCGCCGAGGCCGCCAAGGCCGTGCTTGGCGCGAAGACGGCCGTCAAGGACGCGCAGTGCTGCTACTTCGAGCGGCAAGTCAGGGCCTTTGGCGAACATCCCGCCTACGCGGCCAGGGTCGTGGTGGTGACCCACCCTGCGGCCGTGGTGCGCTCCCCGGAGCAGCGCGCCTTCTTCATGGACGGGCTGCGTTACTTCGCAGGCGCCCTTCAGGGCAAGGTGCAGGCCAAGGAAGCGCCTGTGGACCATCGCGTGGTCTTTGAAGAGGACGAGCTTGCGCAAGTCGTGGACATGGTGATTCAGCGAGGAGGTCCGTCACCCCTCATCGTCGTTGACGCCGAGTGGCACGGCGAGCACCAGTCGGAGAACGGCGCTTACCTACGTACCATCCAGTTCTCCGATCAACCGCGCTTCGGCTGCTGCGTGGTCTTGAGAGGGCAAGGAGGCGGCCCTGGTTTCTGCCCGTCGATCTCCCGCGCCGTCCCTCACCTGCGCAGGCTGTTGACCTCCTCTCCCGGAAGAGAAGTGCGCATCGCCGGCCACCATCTGCGTGCCGACATCCCGCGCATTTATCACGAGCTGGACAAGGAGCTGGGGCTGGCCCTGATGCGCCAGTACGAGGCCGCCAAGAGCCCGGAGGAGATGCGCACCAGGGGCGGCCACGACACCATGCTCATGGCCCACGCGATCAGGGAGACCGGCTTCGCCGAGGGCTTCAAGCTGGAGTACGTGGCGCAGTCGCTTTTGGGGATGAAGCGCTGGAACGTCGAGCTGGAGCAGTGGAAGCACGACTACTGCCTCAAGCGAAAGATCCCGCAGAAACATCTGGAGGGTTATGGCGAGTGTCCTGACGAGGTTTTGCACCTTTACTCGATATACGACGTGGATGGCCCACAGAGGCTGCTCGAGCTCTTCACCAGGCCCGGCGGGCTTCTCGATGCGGACGAGCACGGCAACTCCTCCTGGTTGCCCTACTGGATCAGCATGCGGGCGCAGCAAGCATGGCTCGAGATCGAGATGACTGGCCTCTACACCGACAAGAAGGAGAGAGGCCGAGAGCTCACGGAGACCTATCACCAGGCCGCCGTCGCGCTTCTTCAGGAGCTGAAGGTTGACGCGAACTGGACTGCGTTCAACCCTGGCAGCCACTTCGACTGTCGGGAGCTGCTTTTCGGCGAGCAGTACGCGGGCCGGAAGGACGACCGGACCAGGCCTCAGGGCGCGGTGTCGCTCTATCTCACTCCCGTCAGGACCACGGGCAAGCCGCCCAAGAACTGGGAAAAGGTGGTAGCTCGCAATGAGCAAGGGCTTTATACGCCATCGACTGACAAGGAGGTCCTGGGCATCCTTGCGCCCGGTAACCCCCTGGTGAAGAAGCTGCGCAACTGGCGCTTCCTGAGGCAGGTCACTACCAACTCTCTCAGGGCCCCTGAGACCGACGATGATGGACTGGTGGTGGAGGGCGATGACGGCGAGCCCTTGCAGCTGGGTGGTCTCCTGGGCTCGGTCCGCAGGGATGGCCGGATCTACTCGCACTTCTTCCAGACGCAGGAGACAGGCAGGGCGCGATCCGTTAGGCCCAACCTGATGAACTGTACGAAGAGGAGGGAGAAGGACTACAAGAAGATCCTTGGTGCGCACTACAAGTACGCCGTCCGTAGCATGTTCACGGCCACGCCCGTGGCGGAGGGCGAGGACCCCTGGCTGCTTGTGGACTTCGATCTCAAGGGTGCCGAGCTGATGATGACGGCCATCCAGGCGGCCGATCCCGTCATGCTTGACCATTGCCGTCGCAACAACCTGGATGAGGACGACCCGAACTATTACGACATCCACTCTGCGACGGCCGTGCGAGCCTTTAAGCTGCCATGCCCGCCTACCAAGAAGGGCCTGGAAGGTATCGGCAGGGAGAACTTGCGCATAGCCGCCAAGTGCGTTGTCTCAGGCTCCAGGCTCCAGACCACGGCTGGCTGGTTTCTGGTCGACTCGCTAGCGGGCGATCTTCCGCCTGACCAGGGCCGTCTCCATACCGGTGGCCTGGGAGTAGTCAATCACGTCTCGACGACGCCGGTCGTTGGCGTCTACAACGGCGGCGTCAAGCCGTGTCTGCGGGTCGAGACCGAGGACGGCTACTCGCTGGAGAGTACGTACACGCATCGCTACTGGGTCATGGGCCCTGACGGCGACATGGTCTTCAAGCAGGCTGGCGATCTTCGGCTCGGCGACTGGGTGGTTGTGCGTGACGCGGTCGGCCCCTTCGGCGACGATATTGCGTTCCCGAAGGTCCCCTGCTCGCCCAGGACGAGCTTCAAGCCCGTCGATTTCCCCGAGGAGTTCACCGAGGACTGGGCCGCCTTCCTGGGCCTTTATATCTCTGAGGGCTGGTCCGATCCGGTGAGCGGCGCGGTGGCGATGCACCTTGCGCGAGAGAAAGACCCCGAGCTGGCGGACTTGACGATCGATTTGTACAGACGCCTGTTCGGGGGCCGACCACGTTTTGAAAGCGCCTTCCCCACTGGCTACCAGGAGCAGACGCGCTACCTGATTAGTTCTGTGGCTCTCGCTCGGTGGATCTACGCGTTCTGCCCAGGGAAAGCTGAGCAGAAGCGCGTGCCGGACTTTGTCTTCCGCTGGCCGGAACGGTTGCTAGCGGTTTTTCTGCGCTGGTTGTTCGAGGGCGACGGCTCGATCACCAGGAACAAGACGTCCTTCAAACCGCGTTACTCGACGTCCAGCCTGGGCCTGGCTCGCGACGTCCGTACGCTGCTTCTCTCCTTCGGCATCACTTGTCACTTGGTCAAAGAGCGACGAGAGGGATACGACAACGACTATTACGCCATAGAGGTCAAGTCGCATCGGTCGAGGATGCGTTTCGCCGAGAAGATCGGCTGCGTTACGAAGTTGAAGACCGACCGGCTCAAGGTGACCTCGCGATACCAACGAGACTGCTACCCGATACCAGGGCAGCTCAACCGTCTTTTGGCAGTCATGCCCGGCTTGCGCGGCGTGGCCAGGGAGAAGTGTCGGGAGTGCATCCGGGAGAACGTGCGCGTCGCGTTCAACCGCGTTCGGCTCGTGATGATTATCAAGTCGGCAGACGAGGCGCTTCTGGACGAGAACGGTCGCAAGTCCCTGGCAGCGCTTCGTGAGCTCCATCTGGCTCAGATGACGTTCCAGCAGGTAACGGCGTTGATAGACATAGGCGAGCGGCAGGTTTACGACGTTCAGACCACTGACGAGCAGAGGCATATCGTCTCCTATGACGGTCTGTTAACTCATCAAACTTGTCTGTTCGGCCTACTGTACGGACGTGGAGATGATGCCGTCGTTCGGGCCGTCAAGGAAGAGGAGGTGGACATCACCGCTGAGGAGGCGGCCACGGTTCGCGAGGGCATCTTTGAGGCCTACGCCGGCTTGTTGCCCTTCTTCGCGTCGGCACAGAGATGTGTGATCAGGCCTGGGCATATCACGAACTGCTTCGGACGACATCGTCGTTTCCCGATGACGAACGATCGGGAAGCGCTTGAAAAGATGAAGAGGGAGGCTGCCAACTTCAACATCCAGTCGGGCATCGCCGACCTGGTCAGCCGTTGGATGGACAAGCTCTACTCTTACCCCGGCCGCTTCTTCTCCGACGGTTCGCCGCGCTATCGCCTGGTGTTGCAGCTGCACGATGCGCTCATGGCCGAGTGCCGGGCCAGCCAACTGAGTTGGTTCTGCGAGGTCGTCATCCCTTCCACCCTGGCCTCCATCCCCGTCTACCGCTGTGACATGGACGGTAAGCGGCTCTCCGCCGAGCCGTTCCATCTCTCCACCGACATCGACGTGCAGTACCGCTGGGGCGAGACGCTCACGCCCGAGTTGGCTGATAAGTTGCATGTTCCGCCCGACCTGATCTAGGAGACAATCGTGATCGAAACGCCCGGCCAGCGCCGGGTCCTGTTACCCGACGACGAGCCTACGCCTGACCAGCTCCCGGTCAACAAGTCGCCCCCGACGGACGAGGATCTCCTGGCCTACCAGGACGCGGCCACGCCCGAAAGCGCCGAGTACCTGTCCCTGGCGATCTTTCTCCGACGAACGCGGGCCCTCTTGCCTGACGGCCTGGACCTGCGCGCGGCGGAGAGAAAGCTCTCTCGCCTAAGTCGAAAATCAGGCCGGCCCGTCAAACGGGCCCCTGATGGAAAGGGCGGGCTGGTCGCCTGCTTCGCCCTCGAAGTGCTGGTATTCTTTTGCTCTGCGAACGAAAAATCGCGAAAAACTTCTTCTTGACGCTTTAAGTCATTCTTCCCTCTCTTGCGTGGTATTCTGAACTTCTGTACAGTTACAACCAAGTTCACGAGATGCTTCCCATGCAGCACCGCAACCCACCTCCCGAGCCTCGCTTTGACTGGGGCCGCGACGCCGACCGAGCCCAGGGCTCCTTTGGCAACCATCTGCTCAAGGCGGGCATCAACGCCGTCTTGAAGAAGCCGTCCTACACGGCCGGCGAGACGGTGGTCCGTCCCTTCCCGAGCCTCTCCTACCAGGACGTCAACCAGTTCGAGCCCTACCGCAAGAACGCCCAACTCGACAGTCGCTTCGGCAACTGGATCAGGAAGTACGACTGCGCCTGGAGCGTCGGCCAGGGCCCGCAGCGCAAGACCTTCCTGACTCACGATCCGGGCTCGGGCAAGCCCTACGACCCCGACGGTACGCCCCTCAACATCCTCTACAACGCGATCTACCAGGCCAAGAAGCGCGAGGAGGACATTCGCCGCAACCCGAACTTCGTGATGCTCTTCGAGAGGGAGCGCGATGCGGGCCCGCCCCTCGAGAGGACCAAGACCGTCTACCTGATCCAGGGCATGGTGATCCTGTCGGACGGCAAGCCGACCTACTCCCACGACCGACCGCCCCTGGGAGGGGGCGGGCCGACGTCGCCGTCGTGCATCTTCATGATCTCGGGCGGCAGCCCGATGGGCAGCTTCTCGGCGGGCAACCAGCTCTGCAGCCAGCTCAACGAGGAGAGGCTGGACTACCAGGGGCCGGCCGACGACTTCGAGGCCCGTTACGTCCACGGCGACCCGGTGGCCCCGGAGCATGGCCGGTTCTTCCATTTCCGAAAGTCCGGCACGGCCGTTACGGCCCCCGGCGCCGGGCCAGGCGGCCCCGCCGGCTGGCGAGCGGCCCCGGCCGTACAGCAGGCCGTCCAGGGCGGGCGCCAGCAGGCCCTCCAGGGCGGCTACGACGTCTGGGTCTCCAACGGCCCTTTGTTCGACAACAGCACGCCCTACATGGGCTCGGCGGAAGACCTGGAGATGATCCGGCAGAAGTGGATCTACTGGGAGGACGCGCTGCACTTCCCGGACTACGAGGAGCAGGCCTACTACCTCAACCAGGTCTTCCCGCCCAACGCCATCGTCTACGCCTTCCAGGGCGCCAAGAGGCACTGGATCAGTGACGAGACCTGGAGGGCGTTCAACGGATCGGTGACCGCTCAGGCCTTGACGCCCGACGCTGTGCGGCAGCCGCAGTTCGCGCCGCCGACGGCTCAGCAGGGCGCGCCGGCGGGCGGCGGGCAGGGTTGGCGAGGCGCTTCGGCGGCACCTCTCCAGCAGCCGCCGGTGGCGAGGGCTAGCCAGCCGCAGGTCGCCCCGCAAAAGCAGCAGGCGGCCCCCGGCCAGATGGACATGCAGGCCGAGCTCGACCGGCTGCGCGCCCTCGTCAGGCAGGGCCAAACTCAGGTCGCGGCGGCCGAGGCTTCGGTGTTACGCGGCCCGAGGGCCCAGGAGCTTGTGGACTTCCCGCCGCGCGACGACATGCCGGCCAGCCCGCTGGACACCGTCATGGGCGGCGACGAGCCGACGGTCTACCAGGCCGGCCAGCCGGTCCAGATCGGCGGTCACGTCGGTCACCCCGACGGGCGACAGCTCGCGGTGGACCCGGTGGTGCCCAGGGGAGGCATGCCGGACGAGCCGGCCCCGGTCGAAGGCGATAACAGCGCGCCCGTCTTCTCTCGGCTGGCCGACATGCTGCGCCAGCGACGCGGCGAACAGCAGCCGCCCAAGTAAGCCCTCCACGTTCCTGTCGGCGAGGCGGCCGGGCCGCCTCGCCTTTTCACCCTTGAGCGGAGGGAGCTCTATTGGCCAAAAAGAAGCAACAAACTGATGAATCGCAGACACCCAAGGGCGCTGATTCTCTGGACGCGGTGTTCCAGGCGGCCCAGAGGGACATGCGCAAGCACTGGGGTGAGCGGCAGTACGTAGGCGGCGCGGAGGAGAGCAGGCTCTTTTGCCTGGACGCGCCCTTGGCCCTGCAATCACTGCTCGGCCTTCCGGGCCTGCCTCTGGGCAGGAGCTACGTCTTCGTCGGCGAGCCGGGCTCTTGCAAGAGCGCCGGCATGTACGAGGTCGGCCGCATCTTCAGGCGAGCAGGCGGCGGCTTCACCCTGATCGAGACCGAGAAGAAGGAGAGTGCTTCTCTTCTCAAGAGCATCTCCGGCTACGACAACCGGAGGCGAGCGGTCTACTACGCCCGGACCGTGGAGGAGTGGCAGGAGTGCGTGACCGCCAACCTCGACGCCACGCGGAAGATGCTGGCCGAGCACGACCCGCCCAGCGCCTATCCGTGGTTCTTCATCGTGGACTCGATCGGCGGCGTTACCACGGCCAGCGTCGGCGAGGCGATCGAGTCCGAAGGCGCCGCCAAGTTGGTACAGCCGCAGGCGGCCAACATTCTCAACACCTACCTGAAGCGGATGGGGCACTGGTTTGACCTGAGCCCGTTCGCCGTCGGGTTCGTGAACCACCTGAAGTTGTCCCCGGACCGCCACGGCAACAGAAACGTGCGAAACATGCAGGGCGGCTACGCCCCGCGCTTCCACGAGTCGCTGGAGATTGAGTTTCAGCCGGTTGGCCGGCAGTTCGAGAACCGCTCACCCGTCCACGAGCTGGGCCGACGCATCCGGCTCAAGATCTACAAGAACTCGTTGGCCGGCGAGGGGCAGCCCCTGGAAGTGGAGATGCGCTGGTACTTCGAGGAGCTAGCCGCGGGCGGCCGCATCCAGCGCACCTACTGGGACTGGGAGACCGCCCTGGTGGATCGCCTGCTGGATAGCGACTTGCCCGCCAAGGTGAGAAAGGAGATCGACGCCCTTGTTGACATCCGGCCCGTCAACAAGGGGAAGTCCGTCTCATTCGCCAGTGAGCGGCTGGGCGTGTCGGAGAAGGAGCCCGTGAGCGCCAGGAAGTTGGGTTGCCTGATCGAGGCGAACCAGGAGCTGCGCCGCGCTTTGCGGGGCCCGCTCGGTATCCAGGACCGCTTTGTTTTTCAGCCCGGTGTCGACATCGACGGGCAGAGGCGCGAGGCGGTCCAGAGGATCGTCGCCATTCCGGGCGACGGGCTTGATCTTGCGACCTTGCCCGATGACCCGCAGGGCATGGAGGGGGCCCGTGCTTGACCAGCCGCGCGAGTATGAGCCGGACGGCCCTGACCTGGGCGAGGTGCAAAAGCGATTTAGCGCCAAGCTGCGCGAGCAGCGAAAGCACCGGCTGGAGGAGTCGGTGCTCAAGCGGCTCTTCAAGCACCTGGGCCTGGAGGGCATGTCGCCCGACGTCAGGCGGCGGACCAGCGTTCTTACTGGCGTGCCCCGACTCGGTTTTGCCGCCTTCACGGATCTTTGCCCGCAGTTCCCTTTCCGGTTGGTAGCGCGCCCTACGGGCTGGTTGCACCAACTGGAGCTGACGGCCCTTCTGTCGCCCGGACTGCTGCGCTCGCGAGGGCGCTTTGACTGGGGCGATCTGCTCGACGAGAACTTCTTGCCGGGCGGCAGCCCGCCGGCCTTGGTTCTCGGCCCCTGCACGAAGGTGCCGGGCCGTGCCCTGGTGTTCACCCTGGCCAACGGCCTGGAGAGAGGACCGTGTTTTTTTCTGGGCGGCGAGAAGGAAACGCGATTCGTTCTGCGCTCTCTAATCGCCTTTCTCGACGAGATACGATCGAGTTGGTAGCTGATTCTTTTCCGGAAAAGAATTGCCTACCAAAGCCCTCTGTAGCGGGCTAGAAGCTGCAAACGGAAAACGAACGCGCTACCAAAGACCTCTGTGTCGTCCAGGACGGCGAGGACGGAAAGCACTCGTGATCGTGTCCGAACGCAAGAGAACTGGTCTGTACCTCGCCCACGAGAGACGGCTTTTCCTTGATGAGCTGCCTCGACTGGGTTGCGCTTCGGTCGTGGTCAGATCGCCAGAGGACCTCCTGCTCGACGACGCCCGGTCAGAGAGGTTTCTCAAGACACGCCGTGGTCTCTACCTGGCCCGGTCGGCCTGGGCGTCTCTGGCCAGGGCCATCCAGCCAGGGCTGAGGCGTCGACTTGAGAGGTTGAGACGGCCCGTCACGCCCAAGGACTGCCTCTTGCGTCGTGGCCGTTCTGAGCTGTTCCTCAAGGTCTGGAACGACGCGATTAGGTCGCACTTCGCCAACGTCAAGGGGCGCAGCCTCCTGGTCCGGCACGGCCAGGCCCTGACGTCCGTTTCAAACGACTACGTCCTTCTGAGCCCCTGGGAGCTGTGGTCGTCCCTGGATGAGCAGGCGGAGCGGCTGGGCCTTTCTTTCTTCGCCGCCTCCCTGACGGGCGTCGATCGGCTCTTCTACTGGGCTGCGCCTGAGCAGGGCGAGGACGGGCCGCAGGTCGTTTTTTGCTGCCGCGACGCGCCGAGCGCTCCCTGGAGGGCGATTACGCTGTGTTACGGTTTGCGGCCCGGCGGTGGTTCTCCCGCGGCTTGCGCGCTTGGCCAGTGGCCCACGGTTGCCGTGCCGCATGATCATCGTTTGAAGTCGATCCTGCCGGGCGCTGCGGGCATGCTCGAGCGACCGACTGTGGACGACCTGCCTTCCAGGCTTGAGCGCCTGCAGGGGCAGACGTTCCAACCGTCCCGACGATCGGGCCGAAGGCTTCTTCAGTCCTTGACGGGCGCGGGCCCGCTGTATCGACTGGCGCTGGGCCGAGCCTGCGACTGGCTGTGTCGCTCGCCGGCCTTTCGAGGCGAGGCCGACCTGGAGGACTGCTTTTCTGCGCTTCTGTCTCTGGCGGAACGGGCCGGCGGCAGAGCGCGTTTCCTGTACGAGAGGACGGCCGGCAAGGTGTTGGCCTCCTGCAACCCAATGGAGGGTGTACCGTGCCTAGAAAGAAGCAGACCATGAGCGAGGCGGACCGCCTCAGGCTCGTGGAGCAGTTGACCCGGGAGCAACAAGAGAAGCTCGACGTTTTGACCGGTCTGGAGGCGGAGAAGAACGCCGGCGAGCTCCGTACCACCTGGTTGTTCGGGCGTGAGCTGGTGGAGTGCCTGGACGAACACGACAGCGGGCAGTCGTTCATCGAGATCGTGGCCAAGATCGTGGGCTGCGGCCCGGCCATGCTGCGCAAGCGCATCCACTTCGCCCAGCGCTTCGACGACGAGGAGATCGCCGCTCTCCTCAAGCTCAAGCGGTCCGGCTCCGGCGCCCCCCTCGAGTGGAGTCACGTGGTCCAGGTCCTGCCCATCGAGGACAAGGACCAGCGCTGGAACCTGCTACTCACGGCCGCTTCGCAGGGCTGGTCGTCGAAGCGCTTCAAGACCGAGGTGGCCGCGGTCATCCCGAAGGAGAGGCGCCGCCCCAACAAGGGCCGAACGCCCGAGGTCCCGAAGGAGGTCGACGGAAAGATCTCGGACATCCAGGACCACCTGACGACCTGGACCAAACGGGCCGCCCTGTGGGCCGACGAGAAACAGGGCCTGTTGGCGGCCGTGATCAAAGAGCCGGTCGAGCGGCTGAAAGAGGGCTGGGGCGCCAAGCTCACCAGTATCGCGGCGCAGGCCGAGGCGTTGGAGGGCGTGCTCAGGATGGTGCGAGACCACGCCGTTGAGTCCAAACGACTGCTGGACAAGGCCCTGTCGGATGGCGCCGCCACCGGGCCCGAAGAGCCCGAGGACAAGGACCCTGTCTCGGCGGACGAGTCGGTCCTTCAGGGCATGTTCTCGTGAGGAGGCACTTTCTTTATGCGATTTGAGGCGTCCTTCGTGGACGTTGAAGCAGCGCTGAAGGCCGGCGAGAAGCCGGCCGACATCATCACCAGCAGGCCGAGCGCGTGGAAGAGCCTGACGTCGCCCGTGCCCCTTGACGGGGCTCCGTTGAAGGATGGTCAACTGGGCGACAACTTGGGCGAAGCGGCGCGGGTGCCGCTCTTCCCTTACCTCACGCGCTTCGACCCGGCCTCCGCCCTGGCCTTCGCTTTTCAGATGGGGCTGGTGGTTGCCAAGCTCGCCCCTGGAGCGAAGGCCTGCCGGGTGTCTCTTGGCCAGATCGTTCAGGCCCTGCCGCCAGAGGGCGGACAGGGCCCGATGTTCCGGTTCTGGATGGGCGTCGCCCTGGAGATGACCTGATGGCCGTATCGCTCAACAGGAAGTCGCAGCATTGAGCCCGCCGCAGAGGGCTTTGATACGGTGTCCAGCTTACCACCTGTGGTGCCGGTCAAGTCGGTAAGAGACCTACGAGAAAAGGGATTGAAACAAGCATGGCTGGGTACTCAGTCAAGAAGGTGCTCGCTATCAGGGACAAGCTCGTCTCCGAGTGGCTGACCGTCGCGGATGGCCACGCGATGGTTGGCGACGTCTTTCTTGACCTGGTCGCCGTCGCCAAGGAAGTCCTGCCCGGCGGGCCCTTCACCGACGTCCTGCGCCGATCCATGGTCGACCTTCTGGGCCGTACCGCGGACAAGCAGACCTTTCGCGCAGTCGCCTGGAGGCTGGCCGGCAACCATGAGAGACTTGCCCGCGGGGTGGCCGCCTTGCCCTGGCGAGGGCAGCGGCACAGGGAATGGTGCCCGTCTCGGTGCGTCCTGGTGGAGGCGACCAGGAAGACCGATAGGAGAAAGGAAGGCGCGGTCCTGACCTGGGAAGTGCTGGCAGGCACGCCAGCCGGCAGGAAGGTCGGGCGTTACTTCTCCCTGGCTGCGCTGGCCCATTCGAGAAGAGAGTGGGGCTTCGCCAAAAGGCGCGTACGGCCGGAGAACCATCCGCCCGAAAAGCCGTTTCTGACCTACGAGCGACCCGAGCAACTCTTTGGCCTGAGGGTCCTGTTGCTCTTTGAGCCCTTGACGTCGACCCTGGAGTCGCCTGTGCCGGCGGCCATCAAGGGAACGCAGTCCCTCCTGAAGTTCAACAGGCCGCTCCTCGCCATGAGAGCTCGCTACGGTTTCGTCTGCCCGGAGGGATTCAGTCACCCCTGCCACGTCTGCCCACGCGGTCTTGACGCCTGCCCCGTCGCCTGCCGTCTTCGCAGTTGCGACAGGCGTATCTGCCCGCAGTGCTCCAGGGAGAGCTGGGTGGCGCCGGACCGGCCGCAGGCTTGCCTCGTTTGTCTTTCAAAGGGATAGATCCATGACCTTCATGATGCCCAACAACCTGCCTGACGGGACCAACACGAGGATCGACCCCGCTTTCAACCTGCGGTTCTTCTGGCCCAGTGTGGCCAAGAGGCTCATGGACGTCACGGCCAAGGAGCTGGAGGCGGGGACCATGAGCATGACCGAGGCGAGGGCCACGGCCGCCTTCTGCGGTTTCGCCGCCTGTTGCCTCGACCCGAACCAGGGGTCGCCGGAGCAAGCGGCGCATTCGTCTGGCTTTCTGTTTTTTGACAAAAGGATCAGAGACGCCGTCCTGGCTCGGTTCGGTCAGATCATGACCGCTTCTCTCTGGTGGCCCCTGAGAGAAGGCACCCTGCAGGGTGAGTGCCCCGTGGACATCAAAGGCCTTTCTCGTATGAGCGAGAACCTGTTCAACATGCTTTCCGGGAAGGTGAAGCCTTGAGCAACGACTTCCGGCTTGGCTCGTTCGTTCTCGGCGTGGACCCTGGCAAGGACGGCGGCGTCGCCGCACTTCTCCTGGCGGGTGAACCGATGATGACGGTCACCGCCATGCCCACACTGGGCAAGTCTGCCGGCGCTGAGATGGACATCCGCGAGCTCAAGCACTGGCTTGACTCCCTGGTCCTGACAGGTTTTCTCCAGTTGTCTCTGGTCTGCATCGAGAAGCAGTCGTCCAGGCCCCAGCAGAGCTCCACGGCCATGGGCACTTTCTTGCGCGGCTACGGCGAGCTCCTGGGCGCTTTCAAATGGGCCGGCGCCCCTTTGGTCTTGGCCACGCCTCAGGACTGGAAGGATGACGTCCTGCGTGGGACCAAGAAGGAAAAGGACGACGCGGTAGCGTATGTGAAGAGGCGCTGGCCTGCGCTGTCTCTCCTCGCCACCGAGAAGTCACGATCGCCTCATGATGGAATGGCCGAGGCCGTCTGCATCGCCGAACACGCCCGCACGCTTCTTCTGGGCGGTGGCAAGTCACCAAGAACGAACAAGAAGAACAAGAAAGACGAAGGAGAAGGTCCGTGATACGCAAGCCTGGCTACGGGCCAATGGAGAAAGTCAGGGCAGTGCCCCTTCAGGCGCTCAGGCCCGGCGTCGTTTGTCTGGCCGATCTCGCCTGCGAGTACGCGCTGTTTCACCACGGGCTATTCTTCACCAAGGGGCATTTGCTCAGGGACCCCATGAGCGACTTCCTTGCCGTCCAGAAGAGGCCCGTCAAGGCCTTTTACATCGATCTGCCAGCCAAGCTGGTGTCCGGTACGGACGACATCTACGACCGGCGCGTTTTCGGCGTGGAGCTCCCGGCCTGGTCGGCGGTGTTGTCGTTTCTCGGCACCGTCGCCGCTCTGGGCAGAAAGCAAGGTCGTTACTGGCGCTCCGCCTTGCAGGTGCTCTCCTGCCCCGACCCTCTGGACAAACGCGATGGCCCGCCGTCCGTCGTCGCCATCTACCTCTTCGGCATCGACGGCCACGACGCCGCCTGGGGCTATTTGCCCGGGCCCAGAGGATCGCCACCTATGGCCTCAAGCGCTCCTCCTCGACCCGACACCGTTCGGCTTGCCAAGAGGTTGATCGCGGGCGAGAACGATCCCTTCCAGGAAGACGAGCAGGAAGAGGCTGCCAAGGAGAAAGAGAAGTCATGAGTAACAGTGCCGCCACCGGTGTCAAGTACCACGCCGTGTTCGTCCCCGACGGCTCACCGCCTGTTGTCACCGAGACGGACGAGCTCCAGTCGGCCCTGTCAGCCCTGGGCGCCTCCCTCTCCGGCGAGCAGAGGGGCTGGGCGTATCTTTTCAAGGGGGAGAGGATCTACCTCACGGGCGGCGAGCGGCCGTTCGCTCTCACCCCTGACGGCCCCTCCTTGCCGCTTCTGCCCGAGCCCGCCCCCGAGCAACTTGCTCCTTCCGGCAGGGTCGGCGACGACAAGGCTGACCCTGCCTACGCGGCCTTGACACCAGCTTTTTCCTCGCCGCCCAATACACCTTAATTTCTACCTACTAGGTGTCAATATTTCTTGCCGCCATTTAGCAGGGCCTACCGTGTCGCAACGGTAGGCCTCTTTCGTTTTTAGGTGATGGAGGAGGAACATGGACCGGTTGATTGACGGCCTGAAGGTGCAGAGGACCAGGCGTCGGCAGGACGGCAAGGTCCTGGTCTATTTCAAGGCTGAGCCAGGGCTGCCGCGCAGAGAGCCGTTGGCCCTGACGGACAGCGAGTACTCCTGTCGGCTTACTTACCTGGCCCCATCTCCTGACGACGCGGCCGACTCCTCGGCCGGTGATCTCCAGCAGTCGTAGAGGCGCGATACGATCGCGTCTGTTGCGTCTGGGTTCGTTTCTTTTTACGGAGGTGAGAACGTGATGCTTACTGACTTGAACATCGAGAACGCGACGACCAGGCTCGAGTCGATGCCTACGGCGCAGGCCGCGACCGGCGGCACGCTGGCTGACTCCTTGGCCCGCGGCCGCGCCTTGCCGGGCGATGAGTGGCCCCTGGCGCCCGATGACGTTCTGGCCGGTCTCCTGGTCGAGTCGGGCTTGCGCCCGAGGGCCTCGGGGCTGCAGCACGACGGTTTGTTAATAGCGGCCCGGGCGCGATTCAAGGAGCTCGTGTGCGAGCTGCCGCCCGTTCTCCAGAGGCGGCTGGACCACGTCTGGCTCGCCGCGCGCGGTTCCCGCGCCGATTATCTGGCCGCCAACTACGTCGCCGTGACGTTCGCCTCGGGCTCTCGCAGCGCGCCGTTTGCGCCGTGCGGCTGGATGAACGGGCTGGCTGCGGACGAGCTGGCGGTCGCTCTGCGCTCCACTTCCGACGGCTGGTCCGAGGACCGGCAGCGGCTGGGCCAGGCCTGGTGCCCGCTCCAGCACGCCCGTGCCCTGGTGGTGAGCCGTCGTCGCTGGGCGGGCTCCGGCGGCAAGGCCTCCTGGCGGCTGGACGTCTTCGGGTTGTGGCAAGACGAGGGCGGCAATTTGCGCATCGGCGGTCACGAGCCGCTGGACCACGACCACTACAAGGACCACCACTATTTCCGGGCCGATGTGGGAGGCACGGCCCCGACCCCGGCTTACGACCCGCTACAGCTCGTCACCCGTTATCAGGCTTGCTACCAGCAGGCCCTGGACATGCTCTTCCACCTGGAGCTGACCGGCTCCTACAACGTCCGCGCCCGGAAGTGTCTGAGCTGGCCGCGTATCGCCCTGGGCCTGCCTGCGGGCGAGCACGAAGGGCACGCGGAAAAGGCCAGGGGCGAAGGCCTCTTCCTGGGGCTGGCCGCCTGGGCCGACAGGCGACTGACTGGCGATCTGCGGGAGAGCGTGGACGAGCCCTCCCATCTCCTGTCGTCTTTCTACGGTCGACTGGTCAGGAGGTGGGAGTCGGCGATTCAGGACGGCCATCGGTTGACCTCCACGGACATCGAGGCCGCCATGGGACGGGCGGCCTTCGCGGAGCTCGTACAGGCCTACAGGCGAAGCTGTCTCTTCCGCGCCGACGGGCTCGAGTGGTTGCCTGCGGACCACTATCGGCCCGGTGCCGTCCCCGAGGGCCGGCTGATGCTGGTGCTCAGGCCTGACCAGCTTGGTCAGGATGGCGACCCGCTTCTGGCCGTCTCGCAGGTCGTCCCCCTGGGCAGGCGCGGCGAGCTCCAGCCGGTCTTGTGCGGGCGCGTCGGCCGAGTCATCTACGAGATGACCGGCAAGTAAGCTCCGGCGTAGCTCAGTGGCTCAAGTGGCGTTGGTGCCTATCGGTTATCATGCTCGGCCGTACCAGAGGCCGAGGCCGTTATGAGCGAAGGCGCCTATATCGTCGGCAAGAATGGCGATAGCGATAAGCCACCACGGATCGTCATCAACCCTGACTTCGACGGCGGCAAGGAGACCATGCCCTCCCGCCCTGTTGTCAGGGACGTTCCTATCGCCTCAACGCCTCAGGGCCGTTCGGGCGGGCTTAACGCCGGAACGGCCGTCACGGCCGAGGCCTTTGCAAGCCCGCGCGGGCCTTTGCCGTCGCGCGAGCCGGCCCCTCTTCCCGCTGCCCCTATCGCTTCTCCACCGCCGGCCAAGAAGCATGTTCGCGTCACCTTTGAGCGAGAAGGCAGGGACGGTCGCCCCGGCGATGTCGTCGAGGCCGTCTTCCACGAGGTGGTCATCCACGACGACGGGCTTTTCCTCACTCTGGTTTATGACCACGAGGGCGGCTCACAGTTCGTCTACCGTCCGGCCTTTACGGACGAGGCGCTGGCCGTTTGCGTCCACGGCGAGGACAACCGGCCCGATCGCGTCTTCCTTTGCTTCGCTACGGGCTACCGACTACGACATGGTCGGTTCGAGTATCAAGCCTTGACGATTGGCGACGGGGCCCTGGTGGAGGGCCGGTAATGGGGCCGTCTGCTGATCACCAGGGCCCGAACTGGTTGGGCTACGACTCCAGCTTTCCCAACCCGTGGTCCGATATCGCCAGTCTGCACATGCCGCAGACTATCCAGCGGGCGCTCTACTACTGCGAGTACGTCGCCAACCAGGATGGGACCTACGCCCAGGCCATTAACCGGGTGGTCTCCTACTTCGTCACGGAAGTGGATTGGACGGGCGTCGGCGACGACGAGGCCGACAACTGGCGGAAGTTCTTTGACGAGTCCCTGGACATCAAGAACTGGTTGGCGGTCATCGGCAAGGACGCAATCACATACGGCAACTCCTTTTTTTCCGTTCTTCCAGGGTTCAAGCGTTACCTGCGATGCTCTCGTTGCCATCGGTTCGAGGCGCCTTTGCGCGCCGTCGCCGAGGCGAGAGACCGTCTCAAGTACCGATGGAGCGGCTTCAAGTTCCTTGCCCAGTGTCCGGCCTGCGGCCACGACGGCGAGATGCAGCATGTGGACCGGAGGGTCTTCGACGAGACGTCATGCCGGGTCAAGCGGTGGTCGCCTCACGACATCGAGATCCTTTGGGACCCCTTCACCGACGACACCCGGTACGTCTGGAAGATCCCGGAGGAGTACCGGCGCGCGATCAGGAAGGGCGACCTCTTCCACCTGGAGAGGGCCCCCTGGGAGGTCGTCGAGGCGGTCAGGGACAACCAGCACTTCCTCTTTGAAGACGGATTTGTTTACCACATGCGGGAGTGTGCTCTGGCCGGCATGCGCAACCGCGGCTGGGGCATCTCGCGGATGCTCTCCAACTTCCGCCAGACCTGGTACGTGCAGGTCCTGAGGAGGTTCAACGAGGCCATCGCCCTCGACTACGTCATGCCCTTCCGGCTCTTGACACCGGCCCCTGGCGACAAGCAGGCCGGCACGGACCCGCTCACGAACATGAGCGCTGGCGGCAACGTGGCCCGTATCAACTCCATGTTGCGACACAGGAAGCGCGACCCGGCCGCCTGGCACGTGTTGCCCTTCGCCCTGCAGTACCAGGCCCTGGGCGGCGAGGCCAAGCAACTGGCCCCTGTGGAGTTGATCGCGCAGGGCCAGGAGACGCAACTGGCCAATATCGGCATTCCGATCGAGCTGTGGAAGGGCAGTCTGACCATGCAGACCGCCCCGCCGGCCATTCGCCTTTTCGAGGCGAGTTGGAGCTCCTTGCCGCACGGCCTCAACGGCGCGCTTCGTTTCTTGAAGCGTGCTGTTGCCCGCATCAGGAACTGGGAGGAGCCGGACGCCTCGCTCGTGCCGCCGACCCATGCGGACGACCTCACGGCGCAACAGGCGATCCTGCAGCTCATGATGGGCGGGCAGGTGTCCCCCACCACGGGCCTGCGCGTCTTGCGGCTGCGCTACCGGGACGAAGCGAAGAAGATACTCGACGACCAGAAGTACCAGGCGGAGCTCCAGGCTCGGTCGCAGAAGGAGATGGAGAGCGCGGCCCAGATGGAACAGATGGCCAGCCAGCCCGGAGGGGCTGGCCCCGGACAGGCGCAAGGGCAAGGAGGCGGCGCTCCCGCGGATCAAGGCGCTCAGGGTGCTCAAGGCGGACAGCAGCCTGCCGGGCCCCAGGGGCAGGCCCTTCAGGACGTCGCCTCGAGCCTCAAGATCGACGAGAACTCGCCTATCACTCCGCAAGAGATGTTCCAGCGCGCCGACACGGCTGCGTCGCAGTTGCTAGGAATGAGCCCGACCCAGCGCAACAGCGAGCTGCGAAAGATCAAGCAGTCGAACCCGCATATTCATCCCTACGTGGTCGAGCGGCTGGAGGCCAAGCGACGCGAAGCGTCCAACCAGGGGAGAGAGGCGGTCTTGCAACAGCAGTACGGCGGTGGATGACAGGGCCCTGTCATCCACACGTTTTGATTTTCCCTTTCTTTGGCACTGTCTGTCTCTCTTTTAGCGCCATACAAAACTTGTTTTCCGGAAAAGAACGAGTTAGTATGGTTCTGGTCGGTCACATCGGTGCGAACTGGTATACTGGAAATAGTTTCTTTTCACTTTTTAACCGGTCTGTTTCCGCGAAGCGCGCCAGGAGGCGGTACGGATGTCGGACAGAAAAGCTCGTCCGGAAGGCGATGCCAGAGAGCTGGGCCTGAGTCGTCAAGAGATCGACGACGAATGCAACGAAATAAGTGACAAGCTGTCCTCCTCCGCCAGGCGGGAGGTCATTGAGCGCCATGCTCTCGCGGCCTACGGCGACCGGCCGCACTTGCGAGGGACGAAGCAGGAGCATGCCCGGGCAGTAGCCAAGGCGGCCACAAGGCTTGCCGCGCAGGTCTTTGGCTCAGATGAGTCCCTGACCCTGGGCGAAAGGCGCATGAACTGTCTGCACGCCGAGATGGCGGGGCTTCTCCACGAGGCCTTGCTCTTTACCGGCCTGACCGGCGACGTCGAGATGCTGGCCGTCACTGACGACCCTTTGCTCAACAGGCTCATCTGCCGCCTGACGCCGGCCGTGGCCGACCCCGAGCCGATCCGGCTGGATCGATTGCGCAACCGCGTGGGCTTCAGTCAGGTGGCGCAGGTAGTCAAACTGGCCGACTTGTGCCACGACATGGGCCTGGCCTTGAGGCTGATACGCGAACCTCGTACGGGCTGCTTCGAGAGGTTGCGTCTGCTCTCCAGGGAGGTGGAGGTCTTCTTGAAGCTGGAGGCCACCAGCACGCCTCAGGGCTTTCGTGATCTGTGGCGCTGCTCAGAGGTCCGAGAGATCGTCGGCTCCTTACGGCGTAGCAACAAGAAGTTGACGGGCTATCTCGACGACCTGGATGCGCGCGAGAAGAAACGCGAGGTCCGACGCGTGCTGGCCGAGGCCCTGGATACGGACGAGGAGCTGACGAACTACTAGTCCGTTTCAGCCTGCAACATATGTCACAATGAACACTGCAACTTGCACAAAGGTTAGCAGCAATGGCATTCTACGTGAAGAGCAACGATTCAGACATGATTGACGATGGCTGGACGATCGAGGACGAAGACGGCGTGGTGCTCGCGCATGTCGAGACCGAGGGCATGGCCGATGTGTTGTTGACCTACCTACTGGGTCAGGCGGTCCCGCCCGGCGGTTGGCCGTCTGACTGCGAGATCGCCGACCTGGCCGAAGACTACGAGGAAGACGAGGAGGAGGAAGAGGATGATTGAGCCGGCCCACGAAGTGGTCATCGCGGTCTTCAAGGACCTCTGCGCCCACGCCTATGCCACGGCCAAAGAGAAGGGCTGGTACGACCCGCCCAAGACCTTTGGCGAAGAGATGGTCATGCTGCACAGCGAGGTCTCCGAGGCCGTGGAGCTCTACCGCAAGTCGGGCGATCCGGCCCTGGCGTACCGCTCTCCGGAGGGGAAGCCGGAAGGAGTGCCTGCCGAGCTGGCTGACGTGTTGATCCGTGTTTTTGACCTCTGCGCTCACCACGGTATTGATATCGGCAAGGCCGTGATCGAGAAGATGTCTTTCAATGAGCGCAGGCCCTATCGCCACGGGAAAAAACTACTGTGACAGGCACCGTTGACCCGTCCTTGCGCGTCTTGCTGGAATCATGCGGCGAAGAGCCAGGCGAGGCGGTTCACAGGTTGGCTCTTGCTGACTGGCTGGAAGAGATGGGAGGGCGCGATCTTCCAGCCGTCTTGCGCAAGGAGGCCAGCCCGGACCACAAGGGCCCCCGCCTGGCCCTTGTCCCTTTTGTGGCTTCTATGTCTGGCCCGTCGGTTAGTAGTAAGAAGACCGTCGTGTCCGTGCGGTGCGCCTACCAGGCGTTTCTTTTTCTGGCCGGCGAGCTGTTTCGCTTTCTTCCCGTCGCCGACGTCAATCTCTACGACTGGCGGCCCGTCGGTTTTCATGACCTGTTCATGAGCGGAGACCGATGGGTGCTCAACCAGCCTCGGGGCCTTGTGGGCGAGCCTGACGCGCTGATCTGGGAGGACCTGATCCGGGCCGCCGGCGCCTCCGTTGACGCTGTTATGGCCACCAGTTGGGTGTTCGACGACCGCGTAAAGGCCATGGTTTGCCGATCCCTGGCGTGTCTCTACTACGGTCGGCGCGTCGCGGGGCGGTTGCCGGTGACCTACCCGAACGCCATCTTGCCGATGCTGTTGGAGATCTACCGTGGTGAGTAGTCTGGCGCGTCTGCCTTCGGGGGGTGAAAAGTGCCTACTCGTGACCGCGCGTACAACATGAACGCCCCGAAGTGCAAGGCTTGTTACGGCCTTGGCGAGGTGCCGCACCAGCACTTGATGCTGGTGCGGTGCTTGGTGTGTGACGGGACCGGCAACGTGTCTGAAGGTGACGAAGACGAAGAGGGAGGCCCTGATGGACCTGGTACGTGACTCGAAGATGACCGATGAGATCGAGGCGGCCGTGCGTTGGTGGGTAAGCGCCTTGCGCAGCCCGCACTTTGACAACGGCGACGCGCTTACGAGCGGCCTCGCCAGGATGGCCGCCTTACAGGTGAGTGTGTCGGAGGAGGCCCTGGCTACGTTCGGTCGCCTTCTCTCGGAGAGGCTGCCGGCTTTCCTTCGGGCTGGCTGGTGGGACAAGGCCATCGCCGAAAACTGCCAGTCTCTTGGCTCTGCCGCCCGCGTGCTCGTCTGCGACTACGGCCCTGGCGGTCTTCTGCGCGACTGCGCCAGCGACGCCGGCGTGTCTGGGCTGCGGTTCCCTTTCAAGACCTGTATGCGTATCAACCCCGGCTGCGTTCAGGTAGGTTGCGGTTACCGAGCGCCGTTCGAGGTGATACACGGTGACGTTCAGCCACGCCAGGACGACGAACCATGACCGAGGAGTAATAGTTCTGGCCAACAAGCAGTTTGAGCACCTTTTGGAGGACCAGTACGATGGCGAACAGTCGCAGCATTCAGCCCGCTGCGGAGGGCTTTGGTCCAGCGGTCATCGTAGCACGTGCTAACTCTGTCGCCCGTCGAAATGAGCGCTCGCGAGTGGCTGATACAGGTCTGCGAGGCCCACAGGGCCAGGCAGCCATGGCGTCTTGTTGATTCACAGGCAGGTCCTTAACCGCGCCAAGGCTCTCTGCAGCGGACTAAATGCTGCAAAACCAATCGGTCCCACCTTTCAGGCCCCCTCTGTTGCTACCGTACATCCGTTCACAGAGTCAGGGCCTGCGCGGCGGCGCGGTAGCCGCGGCTGGCGATCCGGCCGACCCATGAAGGAGCGCTATCTTGAGCGAACAACTTGACGACACGCCCGAACAACCGAACGAGGTCGAAGAGACCAAGAAGAGGAAACAACGCAACAAAGGCAAGCACCCGGCCAGGATCTGGAGCGTCTTCTCCAGATACCTGGTCTCGGGGCGTGAGCACTTCGACAAGCAGGTGCTCCTGGCCCATCGGTTCAGGAACAAGCTCGTGGAGCTGGAGCTCCAGCGGCGCGCCGCCGCCAACGTCGTGATCGCGCAGGCCTCTTCCGAGCTGCAGCCTTTGATCGACGCCCTGGCCGCCGCTGAGCAGGTTCTCGAAGTCAGTCTTCAAGAGCTGAAGGCCGTGAGGGCCAAGCACAGGAGAAGGGCTGAAAGCGCGGCGCAACGAGATGCTGTCACCAACGCGAGGACGGCTAGGAACCAGGCCTCCAAGGCCCTCTCTAAAGCCAGGAAGGACGCCTTCGCTTCCGAGGCGGCGCAGGTCGGCCTCTGGCTTGCGGAGGAGCACCACTTCCAGGCCGTCCTGGCCGCCCGTCATGCTTTCATCAACGACGGCCTCTACTGGCCGACGGCCACGGACGTCCAGGACCGTGCGCGCGCCATGCGAAAGGGTGCCCCTCCCGTCTTCAGGCGGTTCGGCGGCGCGGAGCAAGCGGGCCGCATCGCCGTCCAGATCCAGAAGAGCACCGACAAGTCCCAGTCTGAGGGCGGCATCACCTTTGAGGAGGCCTTCTCCTGCTCCCACGGCTTCTTCCGGCTGGAGAAGAAGCCAGGGCGCGACCCTTTGCCAGAGATCGCCGACCAGCCCGACTACAAGTCCAAACGGCAACAGCTCCTGACCTACGCCCGCGCCTGGCTGCGCGTCGGCTCGGAGGGCAAGGGCGCCAGGGCCAAGCCCTGCTGGGTCGTCGCCGATGTGCTTCTCACCCGGCAGGCCCCCAAGACGGCGCGGATCGTCCAGGTCTACCTGGACCACTCGGTGATCGGCGATCGAGAGCGCTGGCGACTCAGCTTGGTGCTCACCAACCAAGAGGGCTGGCCCAAGCCCAACCGGGCCTCGGGCTGCATGGTCGGTATTGACCTCGGCTGGCGACTGCTCGATACCGGTGAGCTGCGAGTCGCCTACGCCTGCGGCGCCGATGGACAGCACCACGAGCTGCGGCTGCCCGCCTCCCTGGTCAAGGTCTGGCGCCGGCCCGATCGCATCCAGCAGGAGAGGGACAACCTCTTCAACGACGTCAAGGCGAGGCTCCTTGAGTGGCTCAAAGGGAGGGAGGACCTTCCCGACTGGCTCAAGGAGCAAGCGGAGCATCTGCATCTCTGGAAGTCATCCACCAGGCTCTCGCGGCTGGTGGATCACTGGGCCGGTCGAGATATCAACTGGTCGAGCCAGAGGCGCATCGCCGGGGACGAGGAGATCCTCGCGTCCTTGCGCGGCTGGGTGAAACGCAACCTCCACCTGCGCGACTACCAGTATCACGAGCGTGAGCAGTTGGCGGCCCATCGTCTTGATGTCTACAGGAAGTGGGCTGACGGTCTGGCCAGGCTCTACCAGACGGCCGTCCTCGAAGACGCCGACTGGCGAGACCTAGCGCGACTCCCATCGCCTGAAGACGACGCCGTCAACGAGACCGCGCGCTACAACCAACGCATGGCCTCGCCCGGTCTACTGGCCTCCGTGATCACGAACATGTTCGCGATCACGAGCAGGGTGGAGTGCGCGAACACCACCAGGGAGTGCTGGCGCTGCGGCCATACGGAGGCGTTCGACGCCGAGGCGCAGTTGATCAGGGTTTGTCCTGGCTGCGGTGATGCGTGCGACCAAGACGAGAGCGCTGCTCGCGTCCTGCTCGCGAGAGGGCAGGCCCTAAACCAGTCACAAGTCGCCGAAGCTGCGCCAAGTTCTTGATAGGCTGGAACTTGCGTCGCTTTTGAGCCAGAAGTGGCGCTCGCGCGACGCAAGTTCCATACTAGTTAGTGTTTACGGCGGCTACCGTGTAGCAACTTGTCGTAACGGGTCGTCTGGTTGGTAACGCGCTCGCGTGGCTGGTTGTAACCTCTTGTCCTATCGCGTGCTACGCTACCGAGGGTGACAAAGCCCTGTGCAGCGGGCTCAAAGCTGCGACGGGTCGTGAGCCGTCTGCTCGAGACGGTCGGCGATCTGGTGACAAAGCCCTGTGCAGCGGGCTCAAAGCTGCGACTCGCTCATGGTTGCGTTCCTTTCGGTGGACCCGGTGGTGACAAAGCCCTGTGCAGCGGGCTCAAAGCTGCGACTACAAGACCTGGATGACGATCTTCCCCAACGTCCCGCAGTGACAAAGCCCTGTGCAGCGGGCTCAAAGCTGCGACGTTGTCCGGCGGCTTCGGCTCGACCTGGATGATCTCGTGACAAAGCCCTGTGCAGCGGGCTCAATGCTGCGACGTACTATGTACCGGAAAAGGCTCTCGAGGAGGCCGTGTGACAAAGCCCTGTGCAGCGGGCTCAAAGCTGCGACGGCGGCTGTCTTCGAGTTCGCCTCCGGGAGGAGATGGTGACAAAGCCCTGTGCAGCGGGCTCAAAGCTGCGACTAATGCTCCTTTAACAGGCGGAACGCTTCTTCCGCCGTGACAAAGCCCTGTGCAGCGGGCTCAAAGCTGCGACAAACCGTGCCGAAAGGTATCCTCATGTCCGATTCGTGACAAAGCCCTGTGCAGCGGGCTCAAAGCTGCGACGTGCTGCTCGGGCTGCTCGGGCTGCTTGGGCTGCTTGGGGTGACAAAGCCCTGTGCAGCGGGCTCAAAGCTGCGACCGGCAAGCTGGACGTTCAGCGAGCGGCCGACGTGATGTGACAAAGCCCTGTGCAGCGGGCTCAAAGCTGCGACTAGCTGGCTGCCTTGCACGACTGCGCAAATGCCCGGAAGTGACAAAGCCCTGTGCAGCGGGCTCAAAGCTGCGACTGGGTGCGCGTTGACCAGGACAACCGCGAGCTGATCGGTGACAAAGCCCTGTGCAGCGGGCTCAAAGCTGCGACTCCAGCAACTGGGGCCCAGGCCGACCCTCGGGCACATCGTGACAAAGCCCTGTGCAGCGGGCTCAAAGCTGCGACGACCGGCGTTCCTCAAGTCGCAACACGGCCTTGCCAGGTGACAAAGCCCTGTGCAGCGGGCTCAAAGCTGCGACGCACATGTGTTCTTTTGTCCCCTGCTTCGCCACCGTGTAACAAAGCCCTGTGCAGCGGGCTCAAAGCTGCGACGGTTGCTGCCGACCGCTTGGTCGCGGAGGAGGTTCGCGTGCCAAAGCCCTCCCCAGTGGGCTAAAAGCTGCGACCGCCACTCCGTCACTTGAATGCTGTCGGTCTTTTTGTGCCAAAGCCCTACGCAGCGGGCTACAAGCTGCAACGACGTGAATCGCTCCCAAACAGGAGTCAGCGATGCCCTTTAAGTCCGAGGCGCAGCGTGGCTGGATGTTTTCAAACCATCCTTCCATGGCCAGGCGCTGGCAGAAAGAGACGACCTCGGGCAAGAAACTGCCTCGCTACGTCAAGGATAAAGACAGCAAGAAGAGCGCCATGGAGTTGCTGTTCGGCGTGAAGTCGGCCGAGGACGACGACTCCGAGTCAGGCCCGCCGCCCAACCTGCGAGACGCCGTCGGCTCCGTTACCACGTGCGGCACGTGCAAGCACTTCGACCCCGCTCAGGCGGCCTGCAGGAAGTACGGTTACCCGGTTGGCGCCGCCATGACCTGTGACGCCTGGGAAGGAAAAGCAAGCCCGTCGATCTCTTTGGGCATGGCCGGGCCGGCAGCGCCTACTCCCGCGTCCACGCTCGGGATGACATCTCAGGAAGAGACCAAGTCCGCCGCTGACGCAGGCCCCGTCAAGCCCATTCGGCCCGTTGGCTTCAACAGCGCTTATGGCCCCACGTCTCTCTTCCGTTCTTCCGTAGGGGCCGCTTCTCCTGCGCAAAGAGCAGGCGGTCTTCCTGCTCTACTTGGCCACCTGGCGCGCGGCCCGATCGGTCCCTCGTTACCTGCTAATCTGCAACAGGAGCAGAGGCCGGAAGAAGGCCCCGTCACCACGACGAGTGGTGCGCCCCTGCCTCAGCCGAAACAGCCCGGTCCTTTCCCTTTGCAGGCCCTGCGCGGCTGAGGCGCTCGAACAAAAAGGCTATTTCATGAAGACCGAGATCACCGTTGACGCCGACCTGGAGCTGGTGCGCGGCGCGTTTCCGGGCGGTGCCTACGCACAGGCTCGTCAGGCCATCCTGGACAAGCGATGCTGCAAGGTCGTGATCAAGAAGTTGGGCGAAGGCGTCTGGGAGGCGACCTTCCAGGGCACGGGCGTGGACGGCGAAGAAGATCTGGTTGTCTGGCTGGACAGGCTGCCGGAGAAGGTGCTTGCTCTCTTCGCGGAGCCCGTGCAGATTGACTACCGGGATGAATTGAAGAAGATGGTCGAGGAAGCGAAGTGCCAGGCGGAGGCTGAGGCTCGGTTGATGGAGGCGATGGCGACCGGCGCGTTTCCGCCTTACCCGGTCATCATGCCGCTCCTGCCGGCGAGCTACCGGGAGGAAGTGAAGAAGATCCTCGCAGAGCAAAAGCGGGACCCGGCGGCCTGGACGAAGGTATTGCCTACCGACATCGAGATGAGACCTGGCAGGTCGACGGAACTGCTCCAGCTCGCCGAAACTGCCGAAACTTATGCCCAACACCTTCTCGGTATGGGTGGCGACCAGCGAAGCATCGAGCTGCGAAAGCTCCAGCAGTCGGACTCGGTCCTCTATTCCTACGTGGTCGAGCGACTGGATACCTGGCGACGGGCCGCCACCGGGCTGCAAAACGTGCCAGGTGCCGACCCCAAGGACGAGACGCTTCAGTCGGTCCGCGTGGACGAAAGCGCCAACTACCTGCTGCCGGGAGAGCGCGCGTTTCTTGTCCCACGGTCGGTTGTTGCGCAGTTTCTGAACTGCCCGTGCGACCGTTGCCGCAGGTTTCTCTCGTGTCTCGCCGATGTTGCCGCTGTCGCCATCAAGGAAGACTATTGTCGCGTCAGTATCCGGTGTATCGGCGTCAAGTCGACTAACTGGATCGGGGCCACCTCGAGCTTCGGCGAGGCGATGTTCGAGCTTCGCGACATGCCTCCCGCTATCCGGGCCCTCTGGGACAGGCCCGTTACCGTGTCCGCGGCCGACGGTTACTATCGGCTCTTTGAGGGCGAAGTTGTCCCTGGCAAGGGAGCGTTCGTCCATGCCGCCTGGCTGAGCGCCATCCTCGCCGTGAGTCCGCCCGAGCTTGTGCTCGGCCGCCCCTTCCGTCCCATCGTCTGCGACGGCCCTGGTCAGTGGTACTACCTCAGTGACGACGGCAGCAAGCACCCCTTTTCGCTGGCGGCAGCGTTCAAGGCCAGGGCCATTTTCGTCAAGACTTGACCGTGGAGGACTGCCACCATGCCGCTCGGCCTTCTTGCCATCGGCCTGACCAAGCGGGCCGGGCCTGTGCGCGCCTTCCTCGGCGGCCTCAATCCATGGAGCTCCAGGCCCGTCGCGCCGCCCGTGCCGACGGGCCTCCCCTACCCGCGCCCGCCGGTAGCCGCCCCCTTGGTCGCCTCCCCTCCAGGCGGCGCCGGCTCGCCTCTCTCGCCCAGGGTCGCTCCCGGCGTGGCCGAACTGGAGAACCGCCTGGCCGTCATCAGGCGTTACCAGGCCCTGCGTGATACAGCGAGGTCGCGAGCCGGTTCGCCGGCCGCCGAGGCTGCGGCGCAGGAGATCGCTGCTCTGCGCGGCTCGCACTCCTGGCTACCTACCACCATGGGCCACATTGACGCCGGCCGGCTGGACCCTGCCAGGATGCAAGCGACGGCCGCCAGACATCGTCTGGCCCTGAACCGACTCAACTACGGGTCCACGCCCCTGAGTGACTTGAGTCACGCCGACACGCCCGGCATCCTGCGGTCGTCTTTGCCTCTCGACGCTCAAGGGCGCTTCCTCTACGAAGGGGCCCCGGCTATGCTGAACACCGCTAGGGGTGTGCCTAGCCACGTCTCTACGGTTGGCGACTATCGCGCTTTTCTCAAGCAAGTAGAGGCCGGTAACGACGCGGCCCGAGGGCGAAGCAGTCGCGCCCACGCCAGTGCGCAGCAGGAGCTGAATAACTGGCGGGCGCGCGGGCAGGCTGTTCCAGGGGCGGTGTTGGCCGCCGGCGCCCCTGTCGGGCTGGGCGCTGCTGCTCTGCTCTCAGGCCGTGGCGCGGCACCTCCCGAAGGCCAGGTCGCGACAGGAGCGAGCGCTGGCGCTGGGCCGACGACCACCACTGGCGGCGGAGGAGGCGACAGCGGACAGGCCGCGCCGGACGTAGGCGAGGGCGGTGGCGACTGGGGCGGCTCAGCGACGGCCCCTGGAGCCAAACAGCCTGATAAGCCTTTCCTTCCTCCCAACCTGACCGACCCCTCCAAGTGGCCCTCTTGGGTCGCCCCGGCCGGCGCCGGCCTCCTGGGCACTGGCGCTCTGGGCCTGGCCGGCTACGGGCTTTACCGTGGACTTCGCAAGCCAAAGAAGGCCCCGGAAGAGGACGAAGACCAGTAGGATGGGCGGGCCGCCCCTGCAATCGGAGCCTTTCATGACCCTGGACATCATCCACCGAATTGCCGATCGGGCCGCGTACGGCCCGATGCGCCTCTGCGACGTCGTCGGCGAGCTGGCTGTCAAGAGCGCCGCCGCTGGTGCCGGAGCGCGTGTCAACAAGCCCGATCTGACTACGCCTGCCACTAACAACGGTAGGCCTGGCTCCATGTTTGGTCGGTTCGGGCCGACCTCGGATGCGGCCTTCGTCTCTGTCGACCCGCATGTCAGCTCGTATGTCACTCCAGCCCCTCCCGGTGCCGCTTCTCACCCCGAGGTGCGCGTTAGTCCGCCCGTGAACGAGATGGGCGTGCCCCACCCGACGCCACCTCCCCAGCCTGGCGGCCCGCTGCAGACGTTGCTCTCCAATCCGCTCTACACGGGCGCGGGCGGGGCCGCTCTCGGCGCTGGAGCGGGTGCCCTGGGCGGCGGTATGCGAGGTGCTCTGCGTGGTGCGGCCACGGGCGCCGGCGCCGGGCTGGGCCTGCACTACGGCGGTGACCTGGGCGAGCGTTACATCGGCGGCCCTCATGGCCGATACCTCGGTATGGGCGCGGGAGCGCTGGGTGGCGGTCTGGCTGGCCGCATGGCCTCTGGCCTTCTGCCAGGCGGCGATGACGACGAGGAAGACGACCCGCGAGCCAGGCGGCTCAGGAAGCGGTCCTTCGTGGAGGACCTGGCTGACAGGGCGGCCGCTGCCTCGGCTGGCGTGAAGTGAGGATTGGAATTCTTTTCCGGAAAACGCTATATGGCCCGTGGTGCTGCTTGGTGGGACCGGTTCTTCCTGGGCATGGCGCAGTACGTCTCGACGGCGTCTAAAGACCCCAGCACGAAGGCTGGCGCCGTGGTTGTGGATGACAAACGCAGGGTCGTAAGTGTCGGCTACAACGGCTTCGCACGCGGCGTGGTTGACGACCCTGCACGCTACACTAATCGCGAGCTCAAGTACAAAATGATCCTGCACGCTGAGCGCAACGCGCTACTGTTTGCCGGCCGATCGCTTGAGAACTGCGTCCTCTACACCTGGCCGTTCATGACCTGCTCCGTCTGCGCGGCGATGGTCATCCAGACCGGTATCGTTCGGTGTGTCGCCCCTCCCATACCTGACCATCTGCAAGCTCGCTGGGGCGAGGACATGGCCCTGGCCGCGACCATGCTCCGCGAGGCCGGCGTCAGTCTGGTCGTTTATGAGGGGGAGATCAACGAGCGCAAGGACTGTTGCAGCACGTAGCCCTCTGCAGCGGGCTGAAAGCTGCGACGTCGAGGTGATGACGCCAGGACATCACCTCCTTGGTGCTGGCGTGAGGCTGATCCGCGGCGTGCCGTAGTCGCCCTCGGCCGTCCCTCTTAGTCTGCCGTTCAGGCGGACGGACCACTTGTGCTCCCAGCCATTCTCGCCGAGCTTGCTCGTCACTTTTAGGACGCCGTCCTTGAGCGACCAGCGGCCCGTATACCACGCTCCGTCGATCTCTCTGCTGCACTCATACTTGCCGTCTGCGTGGAAGGTCACCTGGTAGTCCTGTGTGCCCCAGATGAGTACGTACTCGCCCTGCAGCCTAATAGGCTTCGTCGCGGGCACCGGTGCGCTCCATCCAGGGAACAAAGTCGAACCCGTCACGACTGTTGCCAACAAGATTGCGTTTCGCATGGCTTCGCATTGCTCTGACAGGGAAGTGGTGTCGTAGCTTTTAGCCCGCTACGGAGGGCTTCGGCACTCTCGGTATCGTAGCATGCCCGGTAGCCCTTTTTCCGGAGACCTTTATGGCTGTGTTCATGGAGCTCGGCAAGCATGTTGCCGATATGGATCAGGACTGTTACGTCCGGTTGACGGCGCTTCAGAAGATCTCTGGCGACGATCGTGAGCCGCGGACGTACGCGAGGACCGTGTCCGGCAAGGCCGCCATGAAGCGGTTGGAAGCGGAGCTGGGCCTGCGCCAGGAGGAGCTCTTCCGGATCGGCAAGGGCGGCGCCAAGTACGCCCACCTGCGCGTTGTCGAGCTGCTCGTCAACTGGTGGGGAAAGAGCGACAAGGTCAAGCCGGGGTTCGTCTCTTACTGCAGGCAGCGAATCGCGGACCTACTGGCCGCCCGAAGCGGCGACCCTGAAGCGAAGTCCCGCGCGAGCGCCCAGACGGCGGCCTTTCAAGAGAGCCAGAAGAAGCTGCACACCTGGCACGGGATCGGCTTTCACACGGCTAGCGGTTACTTCTACGCCGACGAGATGTGCCGACCCTACGGCAGGCGGCTCGACGACTTTCTGGCTACCCAGGAGGGGCGAGCCGTTCTGGAGCAGACCTCCAAGAGGTCGAACAGGCCCGTGGCCGACCTGGTGCGGCTCGCCCCTGACGGCGTGAATCGTTTGGTCCACGGGGTGGTGGGCGTGGCGCTTGCCCACTGGCTGGACGTCGAGTTCTTCGTCTACTGCCAGGACTGGCTGATCCGGCACGGCCTCAACGTCCTGTCGCCCCGAAACGGCGCTCCGGTCTACGACGAGCTTCACGGTCGAATTGACGCCCTGGAAGAGCAGGCCTGGCAGGCGGCGCAGGAGTTTGCCAGGCTTCGTCGAGATCTGGACATTGCCGCCGCGTGTATTGAGTACTGCGACGCCAGGCTTCGGCGGTCCTGAACGGCCCTGAGTATCTGACCTATTACCCGGCGGTCGGTGGTGACTGGTTGTTCCAGTCACCACCGACCGCTTTGTTTTTTGAGGTAGTGTTATGTTTCGTGTACGAAGCAGGCGGCTGGGCGTTGAGTGCTTGAGCGAGCGCGTCGTTCCCGCCGCCATGACCTGGGGCGGTGGCAGCATGCTTGACGCTTCCGTTCTGAGAACAGACAACTGGGCTGGTGGTGTGGTGCCGGGCGCGAATGACAGTGTCACGATCGGCGTGAGCGATCATCCGCCCTGGGTCCCGGCCGGCTGGCCTGTCACCTGGGGGGCGTTAAGCCTGGCGTCTAACGCCGTCATTCACGATACCGGGTTGTTAATCATTACCGGGGCTGGCGTCGCGGGCGACTATCCTAGCGTCATTTCCGGCAGCGTCGATTTCCATTACCAGGGACCGCCGAAAGGCCCTGCCCCTGGCAGGATTGAAGAGAACGGAGTGTTGGCGTTCGAGTCCAGGGGCGCGCTCTGGAACTCGGGCGGGATCGGTGACGGGACCGGACTGGGAACTGTCATTATCGATACTGGCGGGACGTTAGAGGCTCGCTCGAACGCCGTGGGCTTCAACTGGTGTGATGTCGTTGTCGGCTACAACGGCAAGCTAAACTTAACCAGCTTGAACGCCAACCTGCTAACGACGGTTACGGATATAACGATTGAGAATAATGGGCAGCTTAACTTCACCAGCACTGACACGGGACAGGGCGCGCGAGGCGGCTTGGCGGGTGATGGGCGGGTATTCCTGACGGACGACGGCGTGATCATGAACCAGGCCAGGGTTGCTCCCGGTCAGGGGGTTGGCTGGTTGACGCTCAACGTAAAGTTGACCATTTCGGGTGGCAACTATACGGTTGACACCGAAAGCTATAGTAAGCACTCCGGTGCCGATCTGATCTTCACCCAAGACGTCTATCAGGACGGCGGTGCCATGCACCTGCACGGCCGTTGTGACGCCATCTGGTACGACGACGGCGGGATCTTCAAGTTTGAGTTGGGAGATCACCCAACTATCTGCGGCACGCTCACGATTGACGACGGCGGCGTGTTGAGCTTCGACCAGTGCGGCAATGAGTCGAAGGTCATCGGCGACCTGATCTTCACCGAGGGCACGTACAACTTGCCCCTCGGTGACGCGGCGATGGTCCCAAAGCTCCACGTTACCGGCAGCGCGACGTTTGGGTCGAACGAGTTCGGCCCGACCGCCTGCCTGAACTGGTTCGTCCCGCCGAACCAGACCGCGCCCGCCAACGCCGTCGAGTTCTTCCTGTGCGACGGGACGGTCACGGGCACTCTGGGCGAGCTGCAAGTGCAGCGGTTCCTGACTGTCGCGGTTGTTAACGGTCAGACGCGCTTCTCGATTTGACATATTCGGACCGCCACGAAAGCAACCATGTTTCTCAGCAATTCTCAGCAACAAGGCCGCTGAGAAGGCCTTCATCTCTGATGGTAGCAACCATGTCAGACTTTGATGTCTTGTATTGCTCGAGCGTCGTCTTCTGCTCCGCCCTGGTTGCCGCGATTGTCATCGGCCCCTGGGAACCAGTTCTTCGCTTTTTCGGGCTTCGTCGATCGGCGTGGGCCCTCGGCAAGGTCCGAGGGCTTTGCTGGGCCGCGGCCGCTCTGGCCGCGGTGTTCTTTCTCGTCTGGCTCGTGCGGCTAATCTTTTTCGGGAGTTAACGGTCATGTCAACCAAGGCCAGTCAAGAAGTCGTCATCATCGAGGCTGAGATCGCCGTCTCCAGGGCGAAGGGGAGGTGCCCCTGGCCCAGCCAGTCCTTCCCGAACGGCTTTGAGTTCTTCTTTGAGCGGCTCCAGATCAAGCGCATCGAGAAGTGCGCGTACCCCGCGGACCAGGGCCTCGCGGTGCTCAGTCCCTGCGAGGACGACGACTGCGTCACCATCCTGGTCGACGAACCGGCCCGCCTGGGCGGCGTGCTCCGGCGCTACTACGACCAGGAACGTGCCGAGCTGCGTGTTCCCGGTCGTCTCTGCACTATCTGGCTGGGGGTGAGTCAGTTCAAGCTCATGGACCTGCTCCAGTCGCAGGCCCCCGAGGCCATCACGGAGGCCCTTGCCCTGGCCGTCCTCGCCCGCAACTACACCACCATCACCGCGCAGGTCCAGGGTGGGAAGTACACGGAACGGAGAGCGCAGGCCCCGGCGTGACCAAGTGCTGTTTCCTTGCTCTTGTGCGGAGGCACTGATCTTGAAAGCCGCATCGACGGTGTCGCCGGAGTATCGAGAACTGGCCCTGGCAGCACTTGAGCGGGCGGCCGGGCCATTGACCTGGCTGGCGCTGGCGCAACTGGCGTGCGTCGCCGACGTCTCGAGCGCCTATCTCGAGTTCGCGGCGGCCCTGAGGGAGTTGGCGGCCTCCGGCCAGGCCCTGAGACAAGGAGGCCCGGCGGGTGATCTTTTCAGACGGGTTGATCAACCAACTCAGCTCGGCGACAAAAGACCCGGTCGGCTGGCCCGTGCCCTCACGAACCTGCGAATCAAGCATGGGCTTTCTCAGGAGCAGGCGGCCTTGCAGCTTGGCTGGCCGCCCACGCGGGTCGTCAGGCTTGAAAATTCGCCCGACGACGAACAGAAGTTGGGTGAGCTCAAGACCTACGCTCGCGCGCTAGGTAGAGACTTGTTCGTTGCCTTCGCCGTTGCTGTGGGCGAGGCGGACTAGCTCGTGTAATGCTGGCCCTCTGCAGCGGGCTGAATGCTGCAAAAATGCTGCAAAAAGAAATGGGCCGAGCGCCAAGCAGAGACAAGGCCGGTGGCAATTGCCACCGGCCTTGTCTCTTTCTCTTAGCTATCGAGCCGCGTGCGCCTTTCCCATGCGGGTGTTATGCTGTAGGCCGTACCAGAGCCATACGCAGCGGGCTAAAAGCTGCGAAGGATGGCGACCTGTGTCAAAGCCCTGCGCAGCGGGCTGAATGCTGCGAGAGGATGTCCCACTCCCTGGCCACGGTGGGTGACAAAGCCCTTTGCAGCGGGCTTAAAGCTGCGACGCAGCGGGGTAAGTGCTGTAACAGCCGAAGGATGAGCGAACCATGTCCGAACACGAGTTGCTGCGCTCCATCAATCAACGCCTCGCACACATAGGCCGCTCGACGGACGCTATCGCCTCGGCTGTCTTCCTTATCGTGCGAAAGTTGCTCGATGAGGAGCAAGGTGGCCTGTCGCCCGAAGACGCCGCCAAAGTGCTCGCCCGACTGACGGCCCACGACCAAGCTCTCGAGGACATCGTCGCCGAGCAAACCGACGAGAGCTCTTCCACGCTCGGCAAACACCACTCAGTAGCGAGAACCGCGATGGCTATTCCGCAAGCCTTGCAGGACATCTTGGCCAAGATTGACGCCGACACCAGCGCCCTGGCCGCGGTGGTCCTGGACCTGCGCAACAAGATCAGCACGGGCATGTCCCAGGAGGACGTGGTCGCCGTACAGACCACCCTGGGTCAGATCGCCGACCGTCTCGAGCAGACGGCTCACGACCCCAACGCGCCGGTGCCGCCCGGCCCTCAACCGGTCTTCGCCGGCCGCAAGCCGTAAGGCGGCCAAGAGATCACGTTGTTCGGTAGGTGGTCGGAACGAGCCGAGTGCCCCTCACGGGGAGTCGGCTCGTTTCGTTTTCCCTTTTCCGGAAAACGTTTTGTCGCGTGCGTGTTAACCTGGCGACAGGCCTACTCGGCGGCCTAATAGCCGAGAAGTAGCCTAGAACGGAAAAAGAAACGAGCTAATAGCTAAAAGAAAAACGTACCAGGCCACCCGTATACGGGTGGCCTGGTACGTTACTCGTTGACGTTCGTCAACGAGTGGCCAGGTCACGAATAGCCGCGACCAGAACGGTCGCGAAAAACACCATCGCCATGAAGGCGATGGTCATACCTCTTGTCCAGCTCATTTTTTTTTTACTCATTACCCGAACACGCAGACGGCGCTCGGGGTCCTTTCCATCCGAACCTGCTGCTCGCGGATGCGGTAGGTGAACCGCTCCACCCCAAAGACGACGCAATCGTCAGTTTGCGTCGTCGACCTGCCGCCGGCACAGGCGAGGACGCTCGCCAGCGCATCTTCTCGGCTGGCAAAGACGGCGAGGCCTCCCCCGCCGTTCCAGCTCACCACCCAGACAGATCTCATCGCAGCTCCTCGACCATCTCCCCGTCGCCCCACCATCCCCGGTCGTTGGGGTGGTCGCTCAGGTACGCTTGGGCCTCCGCGCGGGTGCGGAAGGCGACACCGAGGTGCTGCGATCCGGCGTGCCCGCCGTCGGTGGAACAGTGGGTGTGGACAGGCACGTAAACTATCATTGACTATCCTCCTCCTTCCGCACGGTGTAGCGCGCGAGCCGCGGGAGCGCGGCTCGCATGTCTTCCAGGCCGTACTCCTGGCCTCGCGGCGGCGCGCCGCTGAACTCGACGGCCGTTACGCTGGCGGCCTCTGCGGCCAGGTTCAGCGGGACGTTCCCGGAGGACGTGCTTGCCGCGCACGTCCTCCGGGCGGGCGTCCCCGGTGATCAACTGGATGTGCCAGTCCTCCGGCGCCGACGGCAGCAGGCCGTCGGCGTACGAGGAGGACTGGTCCCGGGGGTCCAGCGGGTCCTCCTCGTACGCGAGGACCACTTTGTCCGCCTCGACACGAGCGAGGCGACGAATATCGGGGCGTCGTGTTCCGGCTCGCACGGCAGGGCAACATAGGCGAGCTTCTTCTCGGCCGCCAGCTTCTCGGCCGCGAAGAAGATCGGATCGGTTTTCTTCATCTCTCTCGCTCCTTGCCCCTTGGGGCGGGCTTTCGCATCTCACTCCACGTCCGGCCCCTCGGACCGAACACCATCGTCGGCGCAGATCACCAGCCGGCAAATAAAGGCCTGCAGCGGCCAGTCGCCCGCATACTTCAGGTCACCCGCCCGTGGTGGTAAGAGTTCTCGCCCCAGCCATTCATGCGCCTCGGCGGCCATCTCCCGCCACGACTCCGCTCGTCCACAGAGCCAGGCGACCAGGTGGCCCATGACCGCCGCGTCCACCCCTGGCCCATTCGCCTTGTGGTTGGCGAGGTCGAAGAGAAGGCCTGCGCCCCGTCTTCTTTCCTCCGCGCCAGCCAGCCGCCCAGCCTCCTTGTCCCTGGCGAAGGCCTCTGCCGCAGCCCGGCCAGCGCGCCGGTGCGAGGACGGATCGGCGCGCTTCTCCCGTATGAACGCCTCGCCGGCGAGGACGTGAGCGACCACGCGAAAGGCCACGGCGCGAGGGACCAGGTGCGGCGGGTCAATCATGATTTTTCTCTTGGCGCCGGGCGCTGTCCCGGCTAACATCTCATTAGTCGAGGCCGAATTGAAGCGAGGCCTTCAGCAGTCTCGGAAAACCCCTCCTCGACTTTTCCCGCTCCGGCAATCTCTTGCCGGAGCGGCCCCGTTTCTACTCCTCGTAGCCGCACCCGCGGGGCAGCCGCCCGACTTGCGATAGTGGTAAGCGCCAGCAACGGTTCTTGGCGTCCCATCGCGCTCCGTTGATGGCCTTGATGGCCTCTCTGACCGGGTAGGTGTTGCCGGTCACGGTGACCATCGGGTCGGCCTTCCGCGCCGCCGCCTTGGTCTTGCGGCTAACCGCTTTCTGTTCGGCCTCTGCCTTCTCCTTCTTCGCCGACTCCAAAGCGCCGGCCAGCTCGGCCGCGATGTCCGTGCGGTGGCTGTACTGCTCCCACCCCCGCTTTTGTTCGGCGGCGAGCTCGTTGGCCGCCTCTTGCCCGATCGCCTCGATGGCCGTAGGCAGCCAATCGGCCAGGGCGGTCTCGTAAGCGGCATTCCTCTCAGCCGTGATACGTCGGGCGACCGCCGCCAGTACCTCGTGGTAACTATCCAGGGTCGCGGCGTCACCAGACTCGACGTAGGCCGTTGACGCGGTCTTGGCGGCCTCGTCGCAGCCCGCCATCCTGACGGCGGCCTCCGTGCAGCCCTCCGTCACGAGCGCGGCCCTGTCAGCCTGGTACGCCTCGACGGTCTCCTGTTCGCGCGCCCGACGGACGGCGATGGCGGCCTGAGCAGCCTCGATGACCGGCAGCAGGGAGACCGGGACGTAGTAGTGGTCCTGGTGGTCGTCGTAACTGCGGTGAGACAGGTGACCGACCACGCCACCGTCCGGCAGATCAGCGATGTAGCGCACGTTGCCGGAGCGGAACTTCGCGTCCCGCTCGTCGCTTAGCACTCGCCAGGCGCTGGCGGGTATCAGGCCCTCGGGGAGGGAGTAGATGTGATGCTGCGCTGAGACGGCGCTCCACGTCGCCTCGATCGCCTTCTTCTTGGCGGCGGCCTCATCCTCGGCCGACCGCTTCGCCGTCTCATCGGTCTCCCGTTCTTTCCGCTCCTTGTCCGTCTCCTCGACGGGAACGGCGACCCAGCGGCTGTACTTGCCTGGCCCATCCGGGTATTCGGCCCAGGCGTCCATGTCCTCGATGGCGTCGCTGCTCACGTAGCGCAGCGCGGATGACTCGCTGACCACGAACATGCCGCCCCACTTCTTGGAGCGGAAGATCTCGCCCAGCTTTCGCCGCTCGTCACGTCGGTTGCCCTGGATACCGTCGCCCGGCCGCGGGATGCGCTTGTGCTTGCGGGCGGGGGCATCATGCTCCGCCCGAACGACGTGCCCCGTCTCGGGGACGACCACGACGGCCTGATCGGTCTTTCGCAGGATGCGACTCTCGACGGCACGCCCGGCGTCGGCCAGGGCGTCGGCGGCGACCAGACGACTGACGGGGTCGCTCAAGTCGAAGGTCATGGTCCCGACGGTGAGAGTCAAGGAGATGGTCTCTATGGACATTGATATTTCCTTTCTTGCCGGGGAGAACAGGCCCCGGCGGCAGGGTGGCAAAAGACTCAAAGCAGAAACTCGTTGAAAAGGGAACTGGACGCCAGTTTGGTCCTGGTCGCCGGGACCGTCGCTCTGTGACCGGGATAGGCCCCGCGGCGACGCTCCACCAGCAAGTCCTCTCCGGCACGTACCGCGGCGGCCTCTGCAACCTGCCCCGCATCCTCCAGGTGATCGGCCAGGGCGATTCGGGCGAGGGTTAGGCGTATCGCGCCCGGAGGGCCGTGCAGGCCGCGTAAGTCGCCTCGAAGTCATCGCGCTGCATGGCTGCGACCACCTCGTCATCCGTGGCCATGCCAACGAAACCGCGGTCGCTCCAGTTCGCCGTAAATCGTCGCATGCGTACGCGGCACGCCTCGGGGCAGTCAAGCGGACCGATGACGCGCTTCACGGCCGAGGCCGGCACTCTCACGCCCTCGAACAGCGCAACGCTCGGCTGAGCGAAAATCTCGCGCTTCCACTTCTCGATCAACCTCGAGGTGCGCTTGCCGCCGTCGTCGTAGTAATAGGTCACTTTTCGGCCGGGCTCGACGACCGGCGCGCCGTCGCTGGCAGCCTGGACCGTTCCGTAGCCGTCGCCGTAGCCTTGATGCAACTCCACCATCAACAGCGTGGTCATGGTCGCCTCCTGTTAATCACCGGCGGCCAATCGGCCGAAGTGGTGTCCGAGCTGATCGCTCGCCGGGGGCGGGGCGCTCCCGTCCGCCTCATGCCCCACCACGACGCCCTCGAACCGCCAGTAGCCCGCGTACTCGATGCTGCCGTGGTACTGGCTGTACTCGGGGTCGTCATCCGTGTTCACCGGCCCCAGATCGGCGGTGATCTCCACCAGCGGCACAGGGCCGTCCCGCCCCGCGAAGCAAGACACGGGAACTCGCTCCCCCACTGCCGGCCGAATGACTTCGCCTGCCGTATCCACCTGGATGGCCCATGTACGCCATCGAACCTTCGCCCCGACAGGGACCGGTTCTTTCGTGTACGTTGCCACAACATCGCTCATGCTTTCTCTCCTTGACTGTACCTAACTATACCGCGCTGAAATCCGGCGCCAAGCCCGGCCTGGCAGGTAAAGAGCGGCAAGAGATATTGACATCTTTTTGGTAGGAATTAAGCAGCCAGCCCACCCCTGACCAGGGGTGGGCTGGTGCGTTTCCTGCTTCGTGTCCGATCTGTCTTGTACTGGCGTGCCCAGACAAGAAGACCTATTCTTTCTGCGCCGGCAGCAGATCGAGCTGGACTTTATGCCCACGCTTGGGGTAGGCGCGGTTGACCATTTGCATCAGGTGGTCCCAAGAGTCGGCAGCGCGCATCAAACCGATCATCGCGTAGAGGTGTTGGGCAAGCGCCGGGTGTCCGACATCATCCGTGAACCACTGGTGGTGCTTCGCTTCCCTGCCGCCGCGATCGGTCTTCGGGTTCTTCTTTTCCAGCTCTTCCAGCACTCCAGGAGCAAGGCGGGCATACACCAGGTCCTTGGTGTAGTTCGCCACGCACTGCGGTCGGTTGACCTTCATGCCCTTCCACTCCCACTTGCGCAGGCGGAAGATTTCCTTGTAGAAGTCATCCGGGAACCGCTTCGCCCAGGCGGCGAACTCCTTGCGCAAGAACGCGTCAAGGATCGCCTGGAGGGCCTGTCGGTCGCGGATCTCTTGGTAGCCCGTCGCCTCATCGACCAGCGCGATGATAGCGACGTGAGCCAGAGCACGTATCAGCATGTACGCCTTTTCGGCGGTCTGCTTCTGTGAGTCGGTCAGCACGCCAGCGTCCTTGGCCTTGAGCCAGACATCGCAGATGCGGGGGACCAACTCGGCCTTGAATCCGTAAGCCGTGCGGCCTCCGTGTTGCGGAACGTACTCGATCGGCTCAGTCAGCGACGCCGCTAAGTCTATGTCGATAAAGGGCTTGAGGTTGTCAGCCATCAAGAAATTGGGGAGTTTAGCGACGCCCTCCGACGAGGGCTCCGCGCCCGTCTTCTGTTTCGACGGGCCGCTGCCGGTGGTGTGGCGCCCTAGCGCAGCCGACATACCACGTTGCGAGACGACCCGAATGCCGCTCTTGAGGACGGCACAGGGAATGACTGCATCGCCGATGGTCAGATTGCCTTCGTGAGTCGCCTCAGGTGGCCCCCAGCGAGCGGCCGCGCCCTTCTTGGCGATTTTCTTCCTTTGTTCTTCCGACAGTTTCGCCGCTCGCGCACGGCCGCCCTTCGACGGGTCAGGGACGCCAGGTGGCTTCTTTTCCGCACTCATGACGCATCTCCTTCATGACAGGTGATGATCACATTATCTCCTTGCTCGGCAAGTATGTCAAGGGTAATTTATGCTTGCCGATCAGGCTGTGGTCGATGGAGACCGGGCGGTAGCCTCAAAGTGGTGAAGCGCGGTAGTCAGCAGCGAACCGCCGATTTGGTGGCCGGCCTAGAACGCAAAGCTAATGCCTACAAGAACTTGCGCGGCAACAGCAGGAGCTCGCGGCACCTGCTCGATTGACTAAGTAAGCGACGCCGTTAAGTCGCTGGCTGCAAAGGACTTGCGGCTGCCAGCACCCCAAAAACAGGGTAGTTTAGCGACGCCGATCAGGGCGCTCGCTGCTGCCCGCCGGCCGCCTGCCTTGACGCTTCCATCAGCCGCTGCGCGCGTGCCTCAATGGCAGCCAGCGTCTCGTCGCTCATATGGCTACGCCTGATGCCTTCGGCCGCCCGCTCCGCCGGCGGGCCTGTTCGCTTGACCGCCTCGCCAATCTGCCGGGCATGCTCCCGAATCACCTCCGGCGGTATCTCTTCCCCCGACGTGGCCGCGCTAGACGCCACGCCGAGGAGGCGCCCCAGGGCCGTGGCCGGTTCGCGAACGGCTCGTTGAATGTCTTCGTGGCCCCTGGCGTCCCGGTACATCGCCCTGGCGGCCGGTCCGTGTTGGACGACCAGGCCAGCGGCCTCCGGGGCCGCCGCTCGGTACACCTCTCTAAGCCTGTCGCGGGTGCCTTGTGGCATTCTTTCGCGCATGAGCCCGAGTTGATCTCTCGCCTCGCCCAGCCCGTAGAGGTCGAGCAAGGTGCTTCGCCCGATGTCGGCGGGGTCAGCCATGAACCTTTCCCTGGTGTCCGCCCAGGCCTTGCCGGCCACGTTTCGGTAGAAGTGCGGCGGCAGCTTCTTGGCCGAGCTGCGCATGGCCAGGGTGCTCATCAGGCCCAGGGGTGATGTGCTGCGCAAGGCGTCCCAGCCGGCCGCCAGATAAGGGCCGTGCGATTGCCGCCAGCTCTCCGGGAACACCGCCGGGCCTTTTTGCCCGTGCTCGTATTGCCCGTGGCGAAAAGCGCCGACGAGAGCGTGCCGGAAGGCGCTTCGGTGAAAGTCGCCCACGGCAGTGTCATCACCGCCAGCCCAGGAAGGGGCGTAACTGCCGTATGCCGCCATCGCAGGCCCCATGGCCGACGTGGCCATCACCGAGGTCTTGAATGGCTCTCGGTCAGCCTCCGGGACCTGCAGGTAGTCGGCCATCCTGTCACCGGCCCGGTTGGCGGCCTGGTAGGCCCCTGTTGCCGCCGAGTAAGCCGCCGAGCCCAGGCCCACCGCCGGTAGAAGAGCGAACGGTAATCTCACGGCGTTGGCCAGTCGGGGGTTGTTCTTCCTGATCCAGGGGTCGAAGACCGGCGTGGTGGCGAACCTGAGAGAGGAGCGCAACGGCTTGTCCGCGAAGTTCTCTCCAGGTTTCAGGCCGGCCATGGACCGCAGGTGGGACAGCACAGGCCCTGGCTTCTTGGGCGCTGGCTCTTCCTCTTCGTCCTCGTCGGCCTCGAGCGGCTTGAGCGCAGTTGGCAACGGAGCGGCCGTCTTGATCAACCGTTTGATCAGCTCGGGCGGTTCGAGAAAGGACCTGAGGCCCAGGACTTCGGCGGCGGTCTTCACGATCAGGCTCGCTGACTAGCAAGGAGGATGGCGAGCGGGCTGCGGGGTGCAGAGGCTTGTTTCTTCTTGCCCTTGTCCTCTTTGGGCTTCTTCTCTTCCTCGGCGTCATCGTCGTCTATCGGCCGCTTGTTGCCTCGGGCCTTGTCCCACATCGCGCCCCAGAGGCTTCGCGGGTAGGACCAGGAAAAGCCCGGCTCGCCTCTGGTGTCGAAACCGAGGCCGCCCAACTGCGGCGGCGCCACGCGCAGCCCTAAGTCTCTGTCGCCGATTCGCGCGCCGACGTAGGGATGCGGGATCAGGCCAAGCGCGTGGCTGTAGCCAGCCTCCAGGCCCATGGGGAACTTCTCAGGGTCGCCGAGCAAGTAGCGCCCGCCGCCCCAGGAGATCACGGCCTCTTTCTCCATCTGTACGGAGAACCACGCCGCCTTCTCTGCCAGCCGCTCGATGATGTCGTTCTGCACGTCGCGTCCTCTTGAGCCTGCTGATTGTACGCTCTCGCCGATAGCTAAAAAGAAAGACGCCAGGGCCCCGCAAGGGGCCCTGGGTCGTTGCTCGATCAGGGCGTCAACGTTTCTTTCAGGCGCTTGCGCGCCCTCTCGGTCAGTTCTCGGGCCGCCTCGTTGCCCGCGGCCTCACCCTCCACCTCGATGATGATGGCGGCCTTTATCTTGCTCAGGGTATCCCGGCCGTACTCGGCTACTAGCTCGTCCGTCAACTGGTCAACGACCCGCCAGGTCTGTTCCTTCGCCGCCTGGCTCTTCTTGTCCCACCCGCCTGCCTCTTCCTGGGTCAGTCGGTGAGTGTGTTCGACGCTGACGACCTTGATGTCGAATTGGATGGGCGCTCTGAAGACCGGGCCGCTGTGGGGCGCGACCATGGCGAACAGCACAACCAGGGCGATGGCGAACAGCGCGCAGATGATCTTCTTCATGGTTCTGATCCGGAAAAGAAACGGCCGGAGCACATGCTCTGGCCTGGGAGGTGGAAACAGGTTGTTGGTTGACTTAGTCGGTCTACTCGGCCTACTCTTGCAGCCAGTTGATCAGTTTTTTGGCCGCTTCCCTGCCCTCCGCGTGTTCTGGGTGGGGCGAAGTCGCGATCAATTGCAGCCCGTACCACAGCCGGACCGTGTTCATTTGCTCTCTCGCCCGTTGACCGGCAGGGCCCTGTTGCGCGCAGTAGTTGTCAACCATAACCGTCACCTCCCGGATCGCCTCCCTGGCTTCGTCGTCGATATCGGCCCTGGTCTTGTCTTTGGCCATGCGCCACAGCTTGTCCAGGGCGTCGGCGAGACTGTCCTTGTAGAGCGCGTCGAGGGTCAGCTCGTTCGGCCGTTTTCTCTTCCCAGCCGCCTTCCCGGCTCCACCGGCGGCGGCCTTCTCGGTCAGGACGGAGGTGGTCGGGCCGGAGCGAACCGAGCGTTCGCTGTCGTCCTGGTCGCGCTTGACACCGCCACAACCGACGGACAAGGCCAGCAGACCGACCAGGACGAAAATGAGATTCTTCATTTTCCTTCTCCATAAAATGAGAACGGTCGGAGCGCGTGCTCCGACCTTCTGCTTGCGACTTTGTTGGTTGACTTAGTCGGCCTGGGCGGCTGTTACGCGGTTACTTCGCCGCCTGCCCGCCGGCGAAGACCATGACGCGTGGCCCCGAGAGCGGACCGCAGACGGCCAGTTGCGGTTGTCGAACGGCTTCGCGGCCGGTGTAAGGCCCGAACTCGTGGTACTGCGCAAAGCGCGTCCGCTCTCGATTGTCCCTTTCGGCGACGGCATCCGGCGCGAAGTAGGCCGCGATGTCGGGGGACGGCCACAGCCCCGGCGCCGCGTCAATGGTCCAGTGGCGGGCTTCGTTTTCGTCCCTTTCAGCGGTAGCGGCCTCAAGGCTCTTGAGCTTGTCCAGCAGGTCATACGCCTTGAGGGACCTGGCGATCTTGGCGTCGCTCTCCGCTTTTCCCTTCACCCAGGCCTCGTGCTGCTTCCTATCGTGCTCGTCGATGTGGCGAGCGAGCGCCATGGCGAGGACGCCACCGATGCCCGACATGGCCACCAACACGGTCAGAAACTTCTTCATTTTCCTTCTCCCGAAGTGGAACCAGAGGTCTGAGCTAGACCTCTCTCAGGAGATATTGACACAAAAACTATCCGAATTAAGCAGTTGCCGGCGCTCTGGTTTGTCGCGCGGAAGTCGCCTAATGTGACCGGGATCGCCCTTCATGCCCGGAGAGACCAGATGACTACCGAACGCGAAGGCCCCGTCGGACTGTGGCATCCGCCGAGCGGCGAGGGCAAATCAGATACTGGCCTGGACGTCTCAGTTAGTTTGGCATAGAACTTGCTATGAGGCGCGTCGCGCACCGCTTGATTTTGACCGGAGGGTCCGGTACAAAGGTGGAACATGGCGAAAGACAGCGAAAGCCGCCGTGAGGGTCTGCTTGTTCAGGCCGTCAACCCCGTGGACGGCAAGACCTGCACAGTCCAGATTTCTCACGCTCGTATGCAGACGGTGGCGACAAGGGGCCTGATCCACGCAAGCGAATGCGGATACATCGTGCCGGCGATCCTGAGAGGACCGACGGCGATTTTTGAGGGCCTTCGTCGAGAGGAGGACGAAGACCAGTGGGGCGTGGGGTGGCGATGTTACTGCGGCGTGCCGTCCTGCAGCTACAGAAAAGACGGCACGAAGGGGCCGTCTTACCCTGGTCAGGTGTACTTGGTATTTGTGAACTCGGACGGAGTGGCCTATAACTGGCGGTGGGAGAAAGCGGACGAAGACAACCAGAAGTTGCCGGTTGGCCACGCGGATAGGTTTAAGAGGCGTTTACTATGAATACGGTTTCGGAGAACGATTTCGCCACGAAGGTTATGTCATTGGTTAACCCGGAAGAGCCGTTCAAGCCCGTTGCGACCTACGACCGGGATGGAGACTGCATCGAGTTCCTGATGCGGCCTGATGCGTTCTACGCCGAGCGGGTGGACGACCTCGTGACCGTCTACTACAGCCAGGACACGAAGGAAGTCATCGGTTCCCTGATCAAGGGGGTCTCCGGTTTCTGCGCCAACGTCTTGAAGAAATTGCCGGGCTTCCGGATCGATATCATCGACGGGCGCGTGAAGCTGGTTCATATCTTCCGCGCGAAGCTCTGGTCAAGCGAACGCGACCCCGTCGCCGGCAAGACCGTGACCTACCGCAAGTTGATTGAGGCGGCCGAGGAGTCGGAGCTCGATGTCGAAGCCGAGAGCTGCGTCAGTTGATCCCGCCCGTTTGATTTTCCGCAACAACACGAGACGACGGAGGAAGATATTCCTCCGTCGTCTCGCTTCCGGTCTCGGGACCGGCTGAGGGTGACTGACCCCTCCCCTTTCTTCCGCTCCCGTGCCTTGTCACCCCTCCTGAATTTCCTTGCTTGTCGGACGAATACCGTCTAGTCTGGTCTGGTAGGGTCTCGTTTCTTCTTGCGCCTGGAAAGAGGAGGACGGATGGGCGGTCTTCGTGCGGTAACCAGGGCGGGGGTCGTGGCGGTCTTCTGTCTGGTGGTGGGGGGAGTAGGCGTTTTCAACCTGTTGTCCTGGTCTGCACCGGCGGCCACAGAGATCGTGCTGCCTGGTCAAGCGGCGGCTGTTGCGCGGAAAGGGCTACCGGTCCAGCTGACCGGCGCGCTGCTTCGCGAAGGTATGAGGCTCATCCCGTGGGCGTCGTTGTTGGAAGTTAACGCCCGCGCGAACTTCACAGTTCGGCTTCAGTCGCTAGGAGTGACCGGCCAGTTTGAGGTGTCTACGGGACAGTCGGATGACGAACGAGCGCTAGTCGAGGCCGGCAAACGGTTTAAGAGCGAAACCAACGCCATCCTCAAGCAGCAGCTCCTGGTCATGATCGACACGCTGAAGGAGCAGAAGGAGCGCAACCGCTTGCTCAGGGAGCAGACGCGAGTTGCCCAGCATCTTCTTGACCTCCAGATACGCGCCTTCGATTACCAGAAGTGGGTTCAGGAAGAAGCCATTTTGCGCAAGAAGGAGTACAGCGTCCCAGTTGACAAGTTAGTGGTCGTCGTGGCGGACTTTTCCAGCGGCAATCAGGACGAGGGGCGCGAGGTCGCCGACGAGATCGCCCACCACTTGACTGAGCTGTCCCGAAACGGCCTGGACATCCATGTTCTCAATGGCGAGATACGGCCGGGCGTCGCGGTGCGAAGCGAGGAGATGGCCCGTGATATTGGCCGGCACTTCCCTGGGACCGACTTCGTCGTGGTCTGGGGCTCGATGTCGCCACGCACCGTCGGCCGCTACCGCCCGCATCTGACTTGCGTGCAGTACGTCAAGGGCGCCAAGGCCGCCAGCGTCACCACGTCGATAAACCTTGACCCCGGCGAGCTGCCGGAGAAGGGCAAGGCGGAGGCTTACCAGCGGGCGTGTTACGAGCGGCTGATCGGCGCGACCTGTGCCGCCATCCCGAGTCTCTACGCGGCCTACCAGATCAGACGGGACAAGGTGCCGCAACTGAGCGGTATCTTCAAACTGCTCGGTGACGAACAGCCGGAGACCAAGCAACTAAAGGCGAAGCTCTTGCCATTGACCCGGTGGGCCAAGGTCAGTTCGGCTCTGAAGGCCACCCGGTTGTGCCGACTCTCTGACATCTCCTCGGATCGGCCGTTCCCGCTCCGTGTGGTCAACGAGAAGGATGGCAGCCTTATGGCCCTGGTCACGGATGAGAAGGGCGAACCGCGCAAGTTCTACAACGAGGCGTCGAAGAAACAGGAGTACGTGTACGTCGACGTGCTTGAGACGACGGTGAGTCAGTTCATCAGGTTCCTGAACGCGAGCGGCGGCAACAAGAAGGGAGGCGGTCACGACTGGCTCTATATGAAGTCGGACGTCCCGCACTGGGACATTGCCGAGGAGAAAGGGACTTTTATCGAGCGGCCAGATGCTAAGCGCAAGGAGGGGATCGTCCGCGGTCGGCTGCCTGTCACCAACATGAGCTGGTTCGGGGCGGTTGCTTACTGCGAGTGGGCCGGCAAGTCGCTGCCGCGTAGAGAGGAGTGGCAGGCTGCCGCCGAGCCTCAGGGCGGCGGAGAGTTTCCGTGGGGCAAGGACGGAGCTAGTTTTGCCAGGCTTTGCAACGCGGGCAACCGTGACTACCACCTCCACGGCGGCTCGCGCCCTCGTGACTGCAGTCGTGTGGGCTGCTTCGACATGGCCGGCAACGTGGCCGAGTGGTGCGCGGACTGGTTTGACGAGAAGGCGGGCAAGCGCATGGTCATGGGAGGGCACTGCGAGGACACCGAGGTCGCCAACGTCAAGATTACGGCGAAAAAAGGCGAGTACCAGACAAACTACGACTGGAAGATCGGCTTCCGCGGGGTCGTGCGTATCCCGGTCGATCTCGGGCAGGACTGATACCAGGAGAGGCTAGATGTCTGTTGAGCACCAAGCCAGCCAGGGCGTGACGTCGCAGCCCGCCAGCCCGCCTGTCGCACCTCCGACCGATAGACAGGCCGGGTCCCAGCCGATTTGGCAGTGCTACACGCCCGGCTCGGTCAGGGCCTTTGGGGACATGCGGTTTATCGCCGGCCTTCTGATGGGCATGGGTGTAGTCGGCACCGCGGCTGTAGTCGCGAAATTTTTCGGTTACGCTCCCTACCTGCCGCCCTGGCTCGGCCTTGCGGGACCGGTTCTCTATTTCGTCGGTTGGTGGCTTAACAGCCGTGCTCGACGTGAATTGCAGTCTCCGCAAGGTTGACAATTCGGTTGTTATCTGCTCATGATCTCCCCTGGCCCTTCTCTTACCAGGGGAGATCATGGAGAGCCTCGGTCTCGCGAAATACGCCGCCGACTACTACCGCCGCACCGTACCTGATGCTTTCAGCTCCGGCCTCGACGACTTCACCGCCGGCTTCGTGCAGTGCTGCTGGGACGAGGACCTCGACGACGAGGAGATGGTAGATCGCATGGTCAAGGCCGCCATGGCCGACCCGGAGGTCGCTAGCGAGTTCGCGAAAGAGTGTGCCAAGTTCGAGCTGATGGAGAAGCAGGCCGATGGTGTCGGCGCGGCTGTCGCTAAAGGCATTGGCAGTTGGCTGGCGCCCGCCGGGAGGAGACTGAATGCTCTCAACCCGTTCAGCAGAGGCGCTCGGCCTCCGGTGCCGCACGCTCCCGTGCCGCCAGCGCCACACGTTCCTGTGCCGCCAGTCGGACAGGCTGCCGGGCAAGCGGCCGGTCATGGCGCGGCCCAGGCGGCGGGCCACGCCGGCGGCGACGCGTTGTCGCATCTCCTTTCTGGGCCTGTCGCCTCTGCCGCTCCGCAGCGAACTTACGCGCAGATGTTGAGCGGCAACCCGTTGGCGCGCGGGACGGGCAGGGCGCTTGGCTATGGGGCCGGCGCGGTTAGCGCTGTGGGCGGTGCCGCTCTAACCGGTCAAATGGTTGCCCCTGGAACCTACCAGCGCTTGACCGAGAGCGACCAGCAGCGCACCCTCAGAGAAGGCGGCGAGCGCGCGCAGACTCAAGCTCTGCAACAAGACCAACGTCGGCAATTCGGTGAAACGCTGGCGGGCGAGCTGGAGCACGGCTTCGCAGGCGGCGAGGGCCTGCGCCCTGTCAACCGAGGCATGAACCTCACCGCCCACGGGAACATGCGTTCAGACACGCCATCGGGCTACGCTCTCCTTGATGCCGGCGACCAGGGCGGCTGGCTGGGCCGCTATCGCCAGAACCTGCCGGAGCAAGACCGGGCGTCCTTTGATCGCACCGCTCCCTATATCGCCGCCATCAGGCAGGACCCACGGCTCGTTCAGCTTCTCGCGACCAACCCGACGGGCGCGGCCGGCCAGACTTTCACGCAGGCCCTTGCGCACGGCGCCGTCGAGTCAGGTAACAGGACCGGCCTCATGGGCGCCAGGCGCAACCCGACGCAGTTTGTCAATCAGCTTCGTGAGCAGTTCCTGCCCGGCGCTCCCGCTCTCGCTTCTCTCCCCCTGGATCGAGAAGCGATCGGCAAGACCATGGACGCCCCTGTCCCGCAGGGCATAACGGACGCCCAGCTCACGACCTACTTGCAACAACAAGGCTTCAATCCCGACGCCTTCCGACAGCTCCCTCCTCAGCAGCAGCAACAGCCCGGTCAGACAGGCCAGCCTGACCCTCAACGACAAATCCGTGCCGGTCAGCTCGTCAACCAGGAGAGCCAGACCTTGCAGACGGCGCTGGGAGGCCCACGCACCCCGGAGGCCATGCGCAACGCCGTCACCACGCTGCAAGACCCGGCTGCGTTCGAGAGCTATCACCAAGGGCTGGAAAACCTGGAGCAACAAGTTGCCTCCCAGGCGGGCAGGATCTCCCGAGACCGCGCGCTCTACATGACGGATCAAATCAGGCACGCGCGCAGCATTGCCGCCATGGCCAGGGCCCAGGGCGTCACGGGACAGCCGATCGTCTCGCTGAACCATTTGCAGGCCAGGCTCAACTCCGCCGACATGCGGGACCCCGTGGTCCAGACCGCCCTGGACAACATCAAAAAAGACCCCGAGTTCGCGCGCCAGGCCCGCGCCTTCGAGGCGCAATACCCTGATGTACACGAGCCGACCGGTAACTTGCTGGAAGACATCTGGGGCCAGGCCGGCAAGGCCTTTGGCGGCTGGGGCAGGACCATGCTCCTGGGCGGCATGGGCCTGGGCCTCTTCGGCATGCTTTCCGGCCTGACCGGCCAGACCTCCGGGATGGGCATGTGGGGGCCGCTCCTGGGCGGCGTCGGCCTCGCTGGTCTCGCCGCCACGGGCGGCTCGCAGCAAGGTGCCGGCAACTTGATGGGCGGCCTGGGGAGCCTCTTCGGCATGGGCCAGGCCCCGCAAGGCTTCTCGCCCTTGCAGGCCCCGCCCGCTCCTGCTCAGCCTGCTCCGGCGCAACCAGCCCCCGCCGCGGGCGCTGCTCCTCCCGCTGCCGCCGGTAACGCGCCTGCGCCTACCCAGCAGGAGACGGCCGAGCAGAGAACGCAGCGTACGCAACAGACCAGGGCGCGAGTCTCCGAGTTGGTGGGCTCCGGCCGTCCCGCGGATGTTGAGCGTGGCTCGCAGATGTTCGCCGACATGTTGGTCAGTGACATGCCCGACCGGGCCAGGGAGCTCGTCGATCGGGAGACGCAGTTTAGAATGGCCACCCCGAAGATGATCGCTGAGCGCTCGGGCGGCGCCCTCACCGAGCAGGAAGCGACCATGCTCCAGCGCAACCTGGTCCCGGTCCTGACCGCCCTTCGGAAGAAGCTCGGCATGCCGAGCAAGTTCGTCCCTAACCGCTTCATGCCCGGCGGCACGTGGTCGCAGGAGTAGTAAGCACGTCCCACAGCTCCAAGCAGACGTCTTCGCTGAGCTCTAGCGCCACCTACCTGGCGGTACTAGAGCTCTTGTCGTTCAGTGCCTTCTTCTCCTTTTTGCCAGCCGCTACACTAAGCATTTCCGATCTGATTTTTCGTCGTAAGCCAGTCGCTGATAAGGACTTTCGTCCGCGATACCAGTCTTTTGACCCGACGGATTTGTTGCCTGTCAGCCAGGCGCTGCGTAGCATAGTCATGCTTAGCCTAAGCACAGCCTGTCAGCCTACTTGGCGACTTAAAAGAGGAGATTGTTGGTGGAAAAAGTCATCGCTAAAGACGCTCCCTCACTGAGTGACGGAGCCAGGGGAGGCAAGAAGCGCGCGGAGGTCTTGACGGCCGAGCAGCGCAAGGCGATTGCCAGGCAGGCCGCGGAAGCTCGCTGGTGCAGCAAACTGCCTGTCGCCACCCACACGGGGACCATCAAGCTGGCGGACAGGGAGATTGCCTGTGCGGTCCTGGAGACGGGCCAGCGTGTCTTAACGCAGGAATCTTTCCTGGCGCTTATCGGCCGATCGATCAAGCAGCGGGGCGGGCAGACCGTGGTTTTGTCCGAGGGCCTACCTCCCTTCCTGGCGGCAGACAACCTCTACGCGTTCATCTCGGACGACTTACGGCGCGCCGCCACGCCCATCCATTTTTGCGCGCCGGCGACTGATGAGGGTCGCGGGCACCATCCTCGTCGCGCCTACGGTTACGATGCCAACCTGTTGCCGATGGTCTGCGAGGTCTACCTGTCCGCCCGAGATGCCGGGAAGGCAACGCTGCAGCAATCGCACATTGTCGCCGCCTGTGATCTGCTCATGCGCGGCCTGGCCCGTGTCGGCATCACTGCGCTGGTAGACGAGGCCACGGGGTTCCAGGACTGCCGCGCCCGCGACGCGCTGGCCAAGATCCTGGAGGCGTTCGTTGCCAAGGCCTTGCGGCCCTGGGTCAAGACCTTCCCGCCCGAGTTCTACAAGGAAATGTTCCGGCTTCGTGGGCTGCCCTTCGCTGAGACGGTTCAGGGGCCGCGGTACATCGGACACCTGACCAACAACCTGGTCTACAAGCGCCTTGCGCCGGGCCTGCGCGAGGAGCTGGTCAGTAGGAACCCGGTCGGTGACGACGGTCGTCGGAAGGCCAAGCACCACCAGTGGCTGACGCGGGACATCGGTCACCCCAAGCTCCTGGAGCACTTGCGAATCGTCACGTTGTTCATGCAGGCCTCCAAGGACTGGACCTCGTTTCAGCAGCAACTCGACATCGTCTTGCCGATCCTCTCCGCCGACGAGGAGCCGAAACCGAGCAAAAAGAAGAAGGCCTGAGAGTCACGTCCCACAGCGTCGACTAACCTGTCGCTGTGCGAGGTAAGATGGCAGCGGTTCCAAAGCCCTGTGTAGCGGGCTAAAAGCTGCAACCGGTAGACGGGGTGGCGCGAGAGCCACGGCTCGGCCGTGCCAAAGCCCTCTGCAGCGGGCTGAAAGCTACAAAAAATCTGCAACATGCCGCGGATACCGCCAAGAGGCTCCAATGCCATCTATCAGACACCAGGGGCCTCTTCTCCTTGGCGCCTCCCGCGCCTTTCACAAGATCGCCGCTCCTCTCTCTGACGACAACCTGGTGCAAACGGCCAGAGATCACGGCGGCGAGTACCTGGGCGAGATGGCACGGCGCCTGGTCGCCCAGGGCATGCGCGACCAGGTGCAACAGGCCCTTGATCAGTCCGTGTTCGCATCGGGCATCAACTCGACGAGGGAGAAGCGCCTGCGCCTTAACCAGCTCCTGGTACGGGCCTACCACAGCCCGACGTCCAGGATGCTGGCCGGCCTGGGCCCTTCTCTTTCAGGCGCCCCTGCCAAGAGAGAGGCCACCGCTCCGGCCGCCTCGCAAGGCGCCGCCATCACCGCGGGAGGGCAAGCTCCTGCGCCCGCTCCTTTGGTCACAGGCCCCCTCTCTCAGCCGCAAACACAGCAGCCGCTCAAGGACCACTCGCCCGAGCGCATCTACTCCGAGGGCGTGCCGGAAAGACAACCAACCACGCAGCGGGAGCTCATGCAGGACCGGCAAGCTCTTCAGCCTTCGAGGGAGGTCCGCGAACAGACGCCCGGCAGTGCGGCCGACCTTTATCACGACTACGCCAACTGGGCCGAAGAGAACCTCGGCAAGTCCATGGGCCTGGAGACCGCCTGGGGCCTCGTCCCCTTACTGGGCGGCGCGCCTGACGTCGCGAAGGGCATGGCGGCCATGGATGAGGGCCGTCGCTGGGACGCGATGCGCCACTACGGCATGGGCCTTCTCGGCACCATCCCTGGCGCGAAGTTGTTGACCCGAGGAGGCATGGGACTAACCGCCGGCATGCGCGCCGCTCAGGTGGCTGGTCGAGTTGCTCAAACGGCCAGTCACGTAGCGCCTGTGGTCACGGCTGGCGCGCGTGGTCTGCAAGCCGTCGAGCATGCCGCCCCTGCCGTGGCCTCGGCCGCCGCTCCGTCGCTAACTCGCAGGGTCGCCACGACCACGGGCCGTGTGGTTGGTCAGACCGCCGGTCAGATTGCTGCCGGCGGCGCCATCGGCGCCGGCGCCGCGTTGGGAGAGTCCATCGAGAACGCAGGCACTCTAAGGCAGTCGCTTGCCACGGCGGACCAAGCAGAGCGGTCACGTGCTCAGGCCTTCCTCGACCAGGTCAACAAGAGGCGTGCTTATCTCAACTCCCTGGTGCCAGGGGTCAACATCGGGGCCCAGGCCCCCGCCACCCTGGAGGCCGTCTCTCAGCCCGGTGCGCTTTCGCGTTTTTCCACCGAGGCCGATCTCCACGAACTGGCCGCCCATCCTGCCTGGCAAGAGACTGTCAGGCGACACACCCCCGGCTGGGGCGGCGCTGCCAGCAGAGAAAGTCTTCTGGGGCACGTGTCCCAGAACCTTGGCTTCGATCTCTCCAGGCCTGTTGCGCCACAGGCCGCTCCCGCTGCGCCGGCGGCCCCTGCGCCAGCTCCTGCCCCGACGCCCACGCCGCCTGCGCCTTGAGCGCGATTCGTTTACATCAGGTTCGCTCAGATACAATCAAGGGCCGACACGGCCTGGCGGCCGCGCTGTCTTTTTTGGCCGCAAGGCGAGTTGAAATATGAGCATGTTGGTGGAAAGACCGGAGAAACTGATCCAGGTCCTCGAGCAAAGTCGCGACATCCTGCGGGAGATCCGAGACGGCATAGGCGGTGCTCCGCAGGAGCGCCCGGCTGATAACGGGCCTGACTTGTGGCTCTCGATCGAGCAGGCGGCGAAGCACGCTGCTCTCTCGCCTACCACGCTGCGTCGGGCCATCAAGCAAGGCCTTCTCGACGCCAAGAACGTCTCTTTGGGCAAGAAGCGCCCGACCTATCGGGTCACCATGCGACAGCTCAACAACTTCATCGAGAACGGAGGCGCCCCGGCGGACGAGCGCGTGCTCGAGTACCGGAGCCGCCACCTCCCTGAGCTGGCCCATGAGAACGGCGACGTGCTCGACGCCGACGTGGATGTCGAGACGAACTCAGGTGACCCGTCGTGATCGGTTGCGGCATCCAGCCCGCCGCACAGGGCTTTGACACACGGTGAGACTGGGCGTAGCGTCATCGGTTCACGATGTTGCAGCTTTCAGCCCGCTGCAGAGGGCTTTGGAACAACGGCTAGATTATCAACAGGGAAGTTCTTTTCCGGAAAACGTGTTGTAGGCCCCGAAAATTCCTCTCCTGGGCGCGTATAAGAATAGTAGGGAGGGGCGGCCGGGTAAGGCCGGGACGGACCTGCCGGCCGCTCTTCCCATCTAAGCCCTGTGCAGCGGGCTCAATGCTGCAAAGCGTTGTCGAATATCAGCGACCCATCCTCTCTTTCTCGTCGGCCTTTTTCAGCGCTTCCGCAGCCAGGTCGCCCGCCCGCGAGACGTCCTCGGCGCTCAGGTGCAAGTAGTGCTTGGCCATGGTCAGGCTGGTCCAGCCGCCCAGAAGCTGCAACTGCGGCCCGGTGGCCCCGCCTCTGGCCGCCTGGGTCAGGATCGTGTGTCTGCTGGAGTAGGCCACGAGTTGTTCGCCGTCTTTTTCTTCCACGCTCGCTCTTTCTCTCAGCCGCCGAAACCAGACGCAGAAGTAGTCCTTGGTCCAGCGACCGCCCTCGGAGTTGGGAAAGAGCGGCAGGCTCTCCACTCCCGGTCGCTTCTTCTCCAGCCAGACGATCATCTTCATGAGCGGCGCGGGCAGGCTGATCACCCTGGGCGCCTTGGCCTTGGTCGTCCTGGCCGTCTTGTGCTGCCTGAGGATCAGGAGCCGCTTCTCTTTATCCAGCATCGAGCGCTGCGCCGTTCTCATCTCCCCCGGCCGCATGCTGGTGAGCCGCAGCGCGTAAAGGGCGATCTTCTGCTCGGGCGCCTTGCAGGCCGCGAGTAGCCTGCGAAACTCCTCGTTGGTCATGAGCCTGGACCTCGGCTCGGCGGACAGCCTCTTGACGCCGGCGGCCGGGCCGTCGTCGGCGAGCAGCTCGGCCTCTTTCCAGCCCCAGCGCCAGAGCCTTCGCAGCGCCCTGATCACGTTGTTGACCGTGGCCGGCTTGTACTTCTCGGCCATGTCGTTTCGCAGCTTGAGCACGTCCGCCTTCTTGACCCTCCCCACGCGCCAGCCCTTCCAGGCCCTGAGGGCGTAGCGGAACTGCTCCTTGTAGAACTCGTAGGTCCTTTCCGCCTTCGTGGCCTTGACGTCGTCGAGGAAGAGATCAACGAGCTTGGTCAGGGGCATGTTGGCCCCTTCTCGTCCTCCCTGCGCCTGTCGGCCCTGGAGCTTCGCCAGGGCCTTGGCCGCCTCCGCCTCGGTGTCCGCCAGGAAGGTCCTCTCCTTGCCGGCGTCGGTGTACCAGCCGTCTCTCCAGAAGAAAGGCTTCGCTCTTCGGGGCACGCGCCACCTCTTTTCCGGCCCTAACCTGTCCGATCTCGTCTGATCAACTAAAACTGACACGAAAACTGACAGGGGTCTGTTTCACATTACCCATCTCCAACAGCCGTAAGAGGTTGCGACCTGGAAAGACAAGAAAGCTCGCACGCCTGGCACATGGGCGAGCGCTGTTCCAACGCCTTCACCTCTTCTGCGCCTTAGCTCAGCTAATGCCTTTCATCGCAACCACTTACGGCAACCAAGTCAACGAGCGACACGCTCGATGACGGTGCTTTTCTTACCTGATTGCGACTCGTTTGACCACGGGAAAACTGACAGGAAAACTGACACCACCCTGGCAGGTATTAAGCTAAAATCTCTCCTGAAACGTGTCAATATCTCTTGCCGCTCTTTAGCCAGCGGTTACTGTTCCGCGTACGGAGAGATGTCCATGAGCGACGAGACGAAGACCGTGGCGCCCCTGACGAACGCCAAGCCCGAGACCAGGCCGCTGACCCCGTTCGTACTTCGCTGTCCCTGCTGTAACGAGGAGAAAGCCAGCTTCGCGCTGTTCCTCGGCAACCTGGGCGACGGCGAAGAAATGCAATGCCAGGAGTGCGACCATACCGTCAACCTGGATGATGTGAGGGACCTCATCGATCGTTGGTCGGTGTTTCTGGCCTGGCTGGCGTTGTTGCCGGCCGGGAAGGGTTGAGCGCAGTGCGTAGAAAGGAGTGTGTGCGATGTTGATCCGTCTGGTGTTGCCGCCCGAGAAGGCGACATTCGCCTGCGTCAAGAAGCTGCCTGGTCTGGATGGTCTGAAGCTCGACGCAAAGTACGGCCTGGTGCCGATCGGCGGACATGGCTACGTGGTGAGAGCGAAAGGCCCGCCCGAGAACGTCAAGCCGCGGGTCAGCCCGGAGATCCAGAGTTGGTATCCGGGCCCGCAAGTCTCACCCGTCGGTGAGAAGAAAGGCGAGGGCACAGTATGTCGATCGTGAAGATACAAGTGACGGCCGAGGACATCGCCACTTGAGCACCGGCAACGCCACAGCGATCCCTGGGGGGATCGCTGTGGTATTTTCTTCCTTTTAGCCCTCTACAGCGGGCTAAAAGCTGCGACATGGACGTGAACAACGAGTACCGCCAAGATGCTTGCCCTTGACGATCCTGACCTGCGCGCCTTTATCGCGCGCACTGCTGCCTCGACCTACTCGCTTGGCAAGGAGGCGGTCTCCCTGGTCAAGAAGGGAGGCACGCCCGAGACGACCCACGCCCTGGCCGGCAGGCTCTACCTCTCCCGCTCGGGGTGGCTGCTGCTCAGCGTCCCCAACGCCCTGGTGCGAGGCGCCTTCGACGCCCTGGACGAGCCAGGATTGGAGCTGCCTTCGGGTCACAATGGTGGACGACTAAACTCTCACATCTCTGTTATTTCGCCCCGCGAGATGGAGAAGGCGAACCTTGACCCTGAGGCCGTGTCCGAACGCGGACACTCGTTCCACTACACCCTGGGCCCGATCCGCACGGTCAGGCCGAAGAACTGGGAAGAGATCGAGCGTGTCTGGTACATCCAGGTCAAATCGCCTGAGCTGGAGAAGTTGCGTTTGTCCTACGGTCTCTCGGCCAGGCCTAATAACGACAAATTCGATCTGCATTGTACGATAGCGGTAAGGCGCCGAGGTGTTCTACGAAGTAATACCGAAGTCAAGAAGGAGGCTGCTACGGACAGAGCGACGCGTGGAGAGCGCGTGTTCACCAGTATGGTCCCGCGCGCTGCGTTGGCTTACGTTCGGCGGCATGGGTTGCTGGGTGGCAAGGCCCTCATGGACCGGCCGGACGCTCTGGCCGCTGCGGCCAGCAGTAGAGGGCTTAGCACGGGCGAACTCAGGGCTGATATCCAGCGCACCCTGGACGGCTGGAAGAGGGGTGAGGCTGGCGGGCCGAATGTCTTTTTCCATCTCCCGCCTGACGAGACGCAGTTTCCGGACAATCACCCCTTCAGGAAGCATGACCTGGTGCCGGTGAGGGTTCGGTTCGACGAGCTTGTGCGCGACGCTCCGGACACCAGGGTCTACGGCATGGAGCTGGAGCCCTACGACCCTGCCAGGCACGTCACAGGCATGGAGCGGCACCGCTATCTGAAGCCTGACGAAGTGGATACCTTTCTCAGCAAGTCTCCGCGGGACCTCTGGGCCAACTACGCCGACCCTGACAAGAGCGGCTACTACGCCCCCAACGTACCGCACGCTTCGCTGCACACGCCGGACGGCACCGTGCCGGCGAGATATCTGGACTTTCCCGATGAGCTTGATGAGGGGCCCAGGCTGCCAACGGCGCTTAGAGGCTTGAAGTCCGCGGGCGCTTCTTCACCGGTCGAGAAGGCCAAGGAGCTTCTCGCCTCCTGGGGTGATGACGCGCCGTCCATCTACCTTCACCAGACCGACAAGAAGGCCTGGCTGATGGTCGGCGACTGGCATGAGAGCGAGTCGGTCAAGAAGTGGTGTGAGGAGCTGGAGAAAGCCCTGCCCGGCTACGAACTACAGTGCGAGAGCGAGGCCCAGCCCGTGTCCGTGAAACCAGGGAAAGAGAAGGACGGCTGGCTGCGTGTGAAGACCGCTGCCGAGGTGCTGGGCCTCAGGGTCACCCGTGTCGCTCTTGGCCTGCCACATGCTCTTGCTTGTTTGAGCGGGTGCAGCGAATCGCCCGCCCAGGAAGACAAACCGCCCGACATCTACGACAAGACGGAGGCGTTGAAGCACCCGACCACCGCGGCGGATGAGCCACCGCCACCGGCCGACGAAGACGAGTCGCCCGCCGAAGAGCTCTTTGAGGACCTCGAAGACCTTGACGACGCTGTGAGATAAGCGAGTTCTTTTACGGCCTCGGCAACAAGGCCGCCAGAGAGGCCTGCGTGTAGGATAGCGACCGGAAACTGTTTTCCGGAAAAGATTGGCTTCCCTCGCTAGTCTACACACAGGCCTCTCTGGCGGCCTTGTTGTCAGGAACGGAAAAGCAGCTTACGGTGCTGCTACGATGACCGCTAGACCAAAGCCCTCCGCAATGGGCTAAAAGCTGCGACGGAGGCGGGAATACGCGACGACGCGACGTTCTACTTGCCAAAGCCCTCTGTAGCGGGCTAAAAGCTGCAATGTTAGGTGGCGCCTGTGTGGCCTTCCCGGCGGCCCGGTTGCCAGGGACGGAAAAGATCGACTCTAGAGGGGCACGCTCGTGAAGTCGCATCACGCTCCGGTCGTCATGGTCCCTGTCGGTGGCGAGGACGCTCCTGTGTGCCCGCACTGCGGCCAGGTCATCTCTCCTCAGGACGTCTACCGAGACAAGCGTGGTTGGACGTTTCACCGTCCTTGCTTCCGCGCCGGCAAGGGCTCGGTGCTCCTGGAAGAGCCAAGGCCTTCCGGCCTTCCCTCCCTGGAGAAAGAGGCCAGCAATCCGTCTCTGGCCAGGCCCAGAGCGTTGAACGCGCTGGACGACACGGACAGGGTGCGTCGAAACCTGCTCACGCTTGGCTCAGCACAGCCGCCGGGCACTCTGCCTTCCGCACCGAGTTTTCTCACCCCTGGAGTGGTTCTTCCCGCTGCCGGCGCTGCGGGAGGCGCTCTGCTCTCAGGCGGCGATGAGGACGAAGAGGCGGAACGACGCATCCCGGCCAGGCTGCGCGGGGCGCTTCGCGGTATTGCGACCGGAGGCGGTGCCGCGCTGGGGCAGCACCTGGCCGGCGAGGCGACAGGTGGTGACCTGGGCTCTCGCGCGGGCGGCGGCCTTGCAGGGGGCGCCCTGGCCCTTCTTCTTTCCAGGGCGATACCGAAATGAGACCAGCACAGGTGCTCATTCCGACCAGCTAAAAAACGACCGAAAAGGTGTCAATATCTCTTGCCGCCGGTCTATCTCAGGCCGGCTTTTTCGTTTCATGCAAGAGGTGGACATGATCTTCCTGGACCGATCCGCGCTGGACCACGTCAAGTTCGCCCGCGTCATCGCTGTTCACAGGATCGTCCCGCCGGTCTATGAAGAGATTAGCGAGGGCCGTGTAACCTCCACGGGCTACCGCGTGGAGTGGCAGTCCTTCCGGGCCTCGGTGCTCCGGGGAGAACAGCCCGCTCCGCCCGAGGGCTGGCGGCCCCTCTGGGCGCGTCTGGTCGAGAAGATACGCCGGGCCCTGGCCTCCTCCGAGGCGCACGAGGCCGTCGCCCAACTGGTCTACGAAAGCGGCCTGGAGCGACTGGATGGCCCCCTGGTCGCTCCGCCTGCCGATCCCGACGAAGAGGCGCAGGGCCTCTTCGCCTGCGCCATCGCCGACCGGCCGTCCCACGGCCCCGTGGAGGCCCTGCGGAAGTTGATCTGGGCCTGATAGGAGAAGTAGCACGTGCCCGAAGAGGAATGGCTGCTGCCCGTCGGGGCGCTGGAGAAGCTGAACTACGTGTCGCCGAAGTCATCGTTCAGGAAGCTGCGACTCTTCGCCTGCGCGTGCTTTGCCGCAGTGGACATTCCTCTGTGCGAGGCGGAAGAGAGCCAGATCGACTTCGGCGAACAGGCCGCGGAGTCGCCGAATACCTGCTTCGGCATCAATATGCGATTCGAGTGGCTCGCCTGGCGCGAGGCGAACAACAAGCCGACAGGAGGTACACAACTACCGTGCATCCATGATGATCCGCTTAGCGCCGCGGAAGAGTCGCTTTTCGATTCCGCCTCCCTTGTCGCAGCCGTGCTGGATTGCCCAGCGACTGGCCACCTGTACGCCGAGAAGATTACCTCCAGGCTCAGGTCCCTGGTGTGGGACCTCTTCGGCAACCCGTTCCGGCCCGTGGAGATCAGGAAGAAGTGCCGGCGTTGTGCAGGCGTCGGCAGGTACAAGACAGTCGTCTATGTCGGCGACGGGAAAAGCGGGAGGATGGATCGCCACTGCCAGGCCTGCCGGGGCGTCGGGTGGTTTCAGCCTGACTGGCGCTCCTCTCGCGTGATCTCTCTGGCACAGCCGGCCTACGACGAGCGACTCCCTTCAAGAGAACTGGACACGGCACGGCTCTTTGTCCTCTCCGACGCCATGGAGGAAGAGGCCGACGCGAGCCTTGATATCAGACTGCTCGAGCACCTACGCTCACCAGGGCCGCACTACCGCGGGTGCTGGGCCCTGGACCTCATCCTGGGAAAGGAGTGATTTCTTGTGACCGAGCAGGAATGGCTGAATAGCAACAACCCTCATGCGATGTTGGTCTGGATGAAGCAAGAGGGGCGGGCTGTTAGCCTGCGCACGTTGCGGCTGTTTGCCGCGGGCTGTGCGAGGAACGTCAATCCGCCTCGCGGAAGCAGCCTTATCGCCCAGGGCTTGAGCGTGGCGGAGCGTTACGCCGACCGTCAGGCCACCGCTCGTGAGCTTGCAAACGCCTCGCTTCAAATGCCCAAGGGCTGTATCCAGGGTAGGGCCCTGTGGGGCAATAGAGAACTGTGGGCGGGAGTGGAGGACATTCTGTGGTATCGCAGCTCAATGGGGCTGATGGACGCCTTCTTGTTGCGGGATCTGGTTGGCAATCCGTTCAGGCCCTGGTTGAGCGAGCCCGCGACGGTGAACGAACTTGATGCCCGTCCCGGCGCGCAGATTTTTCTTTACCGCTGGTCGCACGCCAACGACCATCTGGCCTGGTGCCTGGCGGATGTTTGTTACGAGAAGAACGACTGGAGGTCCTTGCCCGTCATCGCTGACGCCCTCGAGGACAACGGCTGCGAGGCCGCAGACGTCCTGACGCACCTTCGGTCCCCCGGCCCTCACGCCAGGGGATGCTGGGCCCTGGACCTGGTCCTTGGAAAGTGGTGAGAGAGAGGCGCGCAAGCGCCCTCTTTTTTTAGCTGTCAGCCCACGTGCTCAAGACCCAGCTCTCGACGGAAGAACTCTCGCGCCCAGTCCAGGCTGCTTTGCCGCATCGCCAGGACCTCAGCTTCGCTTTTTCCCTGCGCGCGCATGGCCGTGCCGAGGGCCATGTCCCAGAGCATGGCCAGCTTTATGGCCTCGATGTGCTGTTCTCTCCGTGGTAGCAAGGCCGTCTTTGTCAGCCAGTCCTTGAGGTCTTTGAACTTCGTTTCTTCTTGCATGATTCGCCGAACCTTTCTCCAGGGATAATCAGGCAGCCCGCCCTCGGGAGACAAGCCAATGCCGGCTGACCCGATTCTTCTTGATAGCGTGGCCTCGGCCACGCAGCCTTTCACCGGAAGACGAGTCCTAGAGGACCTGCTCCGTGCCAAGGCCGAGTCCGACCGAAAGAACTACCCCGCCAAGCACGCCATTCTTCGCAGGCTCATCAGGCAGTCACCGGATGATTTCGCCACCGACAGCGAGGATGCGAACTTCTACGGCCTGACTCATCTTCCTACGCGCTTCCGGGTCCATATGCCCAAGGGGGCCATCCCGGACAACGTGGTCCTCAAGAAGGCCGAGAGCGCTGTTACCAATGAGCTCGAGGTACTGGACCGTCTCGACGAGCTGCTGGACGACCACGGAGACAAAGTTCTCGCCCTGAAAGACGCCGCCTGGTCCCTGCCCGCCCTGGCCCATAACGAGCACGATCTCAACTACGACCTCAAGACCGGCAAGTTGCTCGTCCATGCCCCTGGCCTCTCTCGCACGGAGCTGGCTCCCCTGGCCAAGATCGCTTCCTTGCAGTTCTTGCAGGGGCCCTGCGTTCGTGCCGGTAAGGACGAAGTGGCCCACATCAAGCGCTCGTATAGCCCGACGGCCAGGGCGGTAACGGACCTGCTCCATTTCACCGACGGGCCTGTGAACACCTTCACCGGCGGTGCCAACCCGATGGCCGCCTCTCTTCTCGGCGGACTGGCCGGAGCTGGGATGGGTTACGCCGGCGGCGCCGCCGTTGAACAATTAGGTGGCGGCCACCTGCAGAAGAAGCGATTGCGCAGGGCCCTGGCTGCCCTGGGAGGAGCGGTCGGTGCCTCTCCCGGCGCTTACTGGGGCTGGCACTCGCTTGCGCAACAAGGCCCGCCGGGTTGGTTGCCGCCGGATGACTCGCTCGTCAAGCTCGCCCAGGCCCTGCGCGAGCTTCTTCCCGACGTCAGGCCGAGAGAGGCCTTCTGCAAGAAGTCCGACACCGGCGCCCTCTTCGAGGGACAGGGCCTCCAGGCCGCCATTCCGGTGGACGGTTTCAACAACGTGGTCTGGTCGGCGCAGGACCCGTTCACGCCGCCATCTCTTCGCTCGGCCGCCGCCGGCCTGATACAAACAGCCTCCTTGTCCAGGGGAGGCAGCCCCGTGGTGACGCCCTACGACATCGCCCGTCTAGGCGTGGGGATGGGCTCCGGTCTTGCTTCGGGCTGGGTGGCGGGCCGTGTGCTCGGCGCTCTGGCAGGACTAAGCCCTGAGGCGCAACAAGGCCTGCAACGCGCCGGTATGTGGGCCGGCGTTCTTCGCGCCGTGGTGCCGCCCGTCTACGGTCAGGATCGTTAACTGACCTACCACGAGTTACCATGTTCGGCTGTACAAGCCCTCTGCGGCGGGCTGAAAGCTGCGAATACCGGTAGATGAGCCTGACACGTGGCCGGCAAACTTTCTCACAAGGTTGGCAAGCGCTACAAGTTCCGCCAGACGGAGTTCTGGGCGGAGAACGGCAGCATCAAGCAGTTGGACCACCGCAAGGGACCTGAGCCTGATTACACGGTGGTCAGCGTCAGGGACATGCTCTTGCGCGCTCGGGCCCTCAACGAACAGGCCAAGCGCATGACCTATGCCGACGAGCGGATGGCGCACATCAAGCTCGTCGAGGACATCATCGCCTGCTGCAAGGAGGCCAGGGCGCAGGGAGACCCGTTTGTCGAGAGCACGTTCCAGGACATCCGGAACATGCGCGACAAGCACCTGCTTCTTCCCGGCCAAAACATCCAGGCCAGCAACTTTGTCATCCAGAGGCCCAAATGACGGACCGAGAGGCCTTCCGGCTCGGCTTTTATCTGCGCTGCGCGGAAGAGGGCCTCTCTCCCTTTGAGGCCGACCGTGTGGCTGCGGCCCCGCGCGTGATGGAGAAAGCGGCCCTGCTACCACTGCTTGGCGCGGGCGCTTTGGCCACGGCGGCTGCGGTGCCTGCCTTTGCCCCGGCCATCGGGACGGGCGCTGGCCTTCTGGGAGGGGCCGCTCTGGCTGTTCCTCCTGCTCTGGGCTATGCGGGCGGTGTCCTGGGCGCCAAGGCGATGGATGGTACTTTGTTCAGCACTTATGACAGCGAAGACCCTGTGATCGAGTCGGCCAAGAAGCGCGAGCTGGCCGACGAGTACCGTCGGCTGGCCGACAGGATCAAGAGGACCACGCGCAGGAGGCGGCTGCGCGCCGGCGAGCCATGACCACGCTCTGGGACCACTTCAAGGTCGGCAAGGACAAGGAACAGCACGGCGGCGAGCTTTTCTTCAACGAGAGGCTTTTCGGCCCCGTCCCGTACCGCGGGACCAAGCTGTCACCGGCCATCACGCAGGATGATGTAGACCTCCTGGAGACCCGGCCGTCCGGCAAGGTCAAGAAGTTTGATCTCTCGGACCCGGCGCAGCTCGAGGAATACGAGCTCATCATCCATCGGGCTTGCATCGGCTGGTACAAGGTGCTTTTCCGCGAGCGGCAGTTCGACCCCGAGAAGAAGGACTGGCTGGTCCTTTGCGAGTGGTGCCAGCTCTACCAAGAAGCGCCGCCGCACCTGAGAGATGCGCTGGAGGGCGTTCATGGTTAGCTCCCTGATGTCCCACTTCGCCAAGAGGGCCAACGGCAACCCTGCGACGCCGGCCACGCCGACCGGCGTCAGGGCCATTGATCCCGGCACGGAGCCCTACCCGACCAACAACCCGGTCGAGGACCACTACGGCAGGCAGGAAGTAGCCGACGCTCTCAAGGGCATCGGCCTGCTGGGGGCCGTCGGGCTGGGGACCGGCGCGATGGCCGGCGGCGTGAAGGGCCTGTCTCGCTGGATGGCGCTCCCCTACGATCAGCCGTCCTACGCCGCCCTTGACCGGGAGATGGAGCTGCCCGTGAAGAGAAGGAAGCGCGCTCCTCGTTCTTTCTCCAAGTACGCCGGCGAAGCGAGCACCTCTCTGCTTGACGCCCTCAAGAGACCAGGTCCTTCGTACCCGGGGCCAGGCGCCTGGGCGAAGGGATGGCACCTGGTCAACAAGTACCCCTGGGTCGGCCCGGCGGGCGTCATGGCCGGCCTCGGTGGGACCGCCGCTGGTTATCTCGGGGCCAACAAGCTGGTGGGCCAGCGAGCCACCGAGGACGATGACCAGGAAGTCGAAGATGCGCGAGCTGAGTATGAGAAGGCCCTGTTAGCGCAACAAGGTGCGAAGAAACAGGCGGGGTCGGCTTCCACCATCGACGAGCTTTACGAGGGGTGGGCCGCCAAGGAGGCTGGCCTTTCTGACTTACCAGAACTGGGGCGCGGGTTACGCGACACGGCCAGGTTCCTGTCCAGTGCCTCGCCTCTTTCCCTGGCGGCCACCTACGCCATCCCTGCTGCGGCTGGCTTCGGTCTTCTTGGCTACCTGGGTACGCGCAAGCACAACCAGCACATCGTCAACACCGCCCTGAAGAGACGAGCCGCTATGAGGGCGATGGCCTCTCCGCCCGAGATCCACCTCACCCCTGTCGACGTCGGCGATGAGGAGGACGAAGAAGGGCCTCCCGCTTCCCCCAGGGCCCTGAGGCGCTGACAACGCATGGCTAACCTACCGCCGCTTCAAGGCCCCGTCTCCGCGACGCCGTCAGGCCATGGCGCCCCTGTGACCATGCGGGCCTTTGACGATCACGCCGCGACCAGGGAGGCCATTTATTCCAAGACCCTGAAGGCCCTGGAGAAACTGCCGCCTGTCGAGAACGCGCGACACTCCTTGCGCGTCGAGAGGCCCGCCTACGCAGGCCCCGGCATGGTCTCCCTGGCCGAGCAAAACAGGGCCATTCTTGAAGGGCGGTCGCTTTTTCGCCGGCTCAAAGGCGACGTGGTCCTCACGGACAAGGCCACGGGCAAGGAGCTCGACCGAAAGAACGTGACCATCGCCCAGGTGCCCATGTACACCCAACGCGGCACGTTCATCTTTAACGGTTCTGAAAATGGATTGTCACACCAATTGAGGCTGCAGTCAGGCATCTACGCCCGAATACGCAGCACGGGCGAGGCGGAGTCGCACGTCAATGTACGGCCAGGCAAAGGCCTCTCTCACCGCTACTTCCTGGACCCGGAGACCGGCCTCTTCAAGCTCCAGGCTGGACAGGCCTCTGTGCCCCTGGTCACCGTGCTGCGCGCGATGGGTGCGACAGACAGGGAGCTGCAAGAGGCCTGGGGCCGAGAGCTCTTCTCCGTTAACGCCAAGAAGGACGACCCGCGCTCCATCGAGAAGCTCTACGAGAAGCTGGAGCGACGCCCTGACAAGCAAGCCCCTGCCGAGGGCAAGCGCCTCAGGGTGGCCGAGCTCATGGCGAAGATGGAGCTTGACCCCGAGGTCACGAAGCGGACGCTGGGCCATCCCCATGCCACCCTGAGCAAGGAGACCATCCTGGCCGCCACCAGGAAGTTGCTCCGAGTGGCCAGGGACGAAGAAGAGCCGGACGACCGAGATCACCTGGCCTATCAGACCTTCCACGGCCCGGAGGACATGATCGCGGAGAGGGCTGAGCGGTCATCGCCCCTGTTCCACCAGCTTTTGTGGAAGGCGACGCGCACGGGCAAGCTGGACCATGTTCAGCCCAACTTCCTGTCCAAACATGTTCAAGGGGCCATCCTTGACTCAGGCATTGGTAACAACCTGGAAGAAATTAACCCATTAGAGTTCCTTAACAACGCGCACAAGATAACTCGTATGGGCCGAGGCGGCATCGCCTCAATTGACAGTATACCTTCGTCCAGTAGAGCGGTTCACTCGAGTCACGTCGGTTTCATTGACCTGGTCTCGACCCCGGAAAGTCAACGTGCCGGCGTAGACACTCGCGCCGGGTTCAAGGCCCTGAAGGGCGACGACGGCCGGCTCTACACGCCGGTACACAACGCCAGGACTGGCAAGGAAGAGCTCAAAAGCCCGCAGGACCTGGCGGACGCCGTCCTCGCCTTCCCAGGGCAAATGCAAACCGGCAAGAAGCGCGTGACCGCCCTGGTCAAGGGCAGGGCGACCAGTGTGCCTCGCGAAGAGGTGGATTATGCCCTGCCCCACATGGAGCACGCCTTCACACCTACGTCCAACCTGGTCCCGCTCAAGGCCATGAGCAAGGGCCAGCGGGTGAGCATGGGTGGTCGGTTCCTGGTTCAGTCCGTGGCGCTCAAGGACGGTGAAGCGCCCCTGGTCCAGGGCCTTGTTCCCGGCACCAACAAGTCCTTTGAAGAGCTCTACGGACGCCACGTCGGCGCTGTCCATGCCAGAGATGATCAAGGCGGTCGCGTGGTGAAAGTTACGCCCGACGGCATCACGGTCAAGTACGACGACGGCAAGACCGAAGAACACGAACTGTACAATCACTTCGTACTGAACAGGAAATCGCTTCTGCACAATACGCCAGTGGTGCGAGAAGGTGACAGGATTGAAGCGGGCCGTCCGCTGGCGAAGTCCAACTATACCGATGCCCAGGGCCGCGTGGCTGTCGGTAAGAACCTGCGCACGGCGTACATCGCACATGGTGGAGGTTCTTCCGCGAACTACGAGGATGCCTGGGTCATCAGCGAGTCGGCGGCCAAGAAGTTCACCAGCGACCACGCCTACCAGCACGCGATCGAGTGGGAAGACAACCACAAGCGCGGCAAGCGCACCTACCAGGCGCTCTTCCCTACGAAGTACGACCGAAAGACGTTGGAGCTCCTGGACGAAGATGGCGTGATCAAGCCAGGGACCAAGGTTGAGTCCGGTACGCCCCTGGTCCTGGCCGCCAGTCAGAAAGACCCTGATCGCAAGACCGTTCACCAGAGTAGAGGCGGTGGCTTCTCAGACGCTTCTCTTGTCTGGGACCACCACGCTCCTGGAGAGGTGGTCAGCGTCGCCAAGACGGACAAGGGCGTCAACGTTGTAGTTAGGTCATTTAATACGACTGAGATAGCGGACAAACTTTGTTACGACCCTGAGACGGAGGTGCTGACCAGCCGCGGCTGGGCGCGCGTAGCTGAGCTAACCACCGCCGACGAGGTCGCCACGTTGGGGCCAGAGGACCGGATCGAGTACCTCCAGCCTGTCGGTATCCACCGCTACCACCACATCGGCCGGATGTATCGGCTGGAGACGACGCAGATCGATCTACTGGTCACCGAGAACCATCACCTGTACGCCTGCCGCAGGAATCGGTCTGAGTACTCTCTCCAGACTGCGTCCGAGCTATTCGGGAAGACGTTTCGGCTGAAACGAGACGGCGTGTGGACTGGCGCCTCGCCGGACTTCGTCAAGATGCCGGACCTCGTTGTTAAGGCTGGGCAGTTCGGCCACGGTGAGCGCGCCCTGGATGGGCCGAGCTTGCCGACCGACGTGTTTGTCATGCTACTCGGGATGTACCTGTCGGAGGGCTGTACGTTCAACCAGCCGAGCTACGGGTCGTACGGCATCGATATTACGCAGATCAATCCTGGCGGGCGCGCCAAGCTGTTTCCGGCGCTGGATGCCGCTGGTCTGAAGTACAACGCCACGTCGAACGGCGCGCGAATCTATAGCAAGTCGTTGATGGCCTATTTCAACCAGTTTGGGCGCGCCAAGGACAAGTTCATCCCTGAAGAGGTGTTTTTCTGGGCCACGGAGCACCTCAAGTCTCTTTACTACTGGCTCATGTGGGGCGATGGCTGTGAGGGTGGTACGGGCCACTCTTACTGCACCACGTCGCCTCGACTGGCCGACGACTTTCAACGGCTCCTGCTCCACATCGGGATGTCAGGCAACATCAAGAGGGTCGAAGCCAGGCGCGGCGTGATCAAGGGCAAGGAGTACGACTTCGCCCCTCGCTACGACGTTTCTGTCTTCCGGTCGAAAAACAGGCCAGAGATCAATCACGGTCACTGGAAGACCCAAAACGGGCAGAGAGAGGCCTGGGAGGAGTACTCAGGCGAGGTCTTCTGTCCGCAAATGCCGAAGAACCACGTCATCTATGTCCGCCGAAACGGCAAGCCGGTCTGGTGCGGCAACAGCGGGCTTTACGGAGACAAAGGTGTTATATCGGGAATCATGAAAGATGATGAGATGCCTCATGATGAGAATGGCAAACCATTTGAGATGCTAGCTAATCCTTTAGGAGTTATATCAAGAATTAACGCTAGCCAGGTGGCAGCGGCTGTCCTGGGCAAGATCGCCCAGAAGACGGGCCAGCCGTACAAGGTGGAGGACTTCCCTCACGACAAAGAGGACATCACGGGCTGGGTGCAGCAAGAAGCCAAGAAGCACGGCGTCAAGGACCTGGAGACGGTGATCGATCCTGTGACAGGGAAGCGCATTCCCAACGTGTTGACAGGCGTTCGCTACTATATGAAACTACACCACTCGGCTGAGGGAAAGGCTTCTGCGAGGGGCCTTGGCGCCTACGACGCTGAAGGAACGCCTGCGCGAGGCCCTGGCGAGGCGGCTCAGGCCAAGCGACTGGCGCTCATGGAGACGAACGCGCTGCTCAGCCATTCCGCGCTTGACGTCCTCAAGGACGCCAGATTGGTTCGCGGTAACCAGAACGTCGAGCTCTGGGCGAGCTACATGGGCGGTGACCACCCGTCGACGCCGCCGGTGCCTTTTGTCTTTCAGAAGTTCGTGAATCAGCTCAAGGCCGCGGGCGTGAACGTGACGCGCAAGGGTGCGCAGACCAGGATCACCGCCCTGACCGACAAGGACATTGATGAGCTGGCGGGCGACAGGGAGCTGGGAAACGCCGAGACAGTCCACTGGGGCGAGGACATGCGGCCTGTCAAGGGCGGCCTGTTCGACGAGCAACTCACGGGTGGTCACACGGGCCAGAAGTGGGTGAAATTGGTTCTTGCCGAGCCGATGCTGAACCCGGTGATGGAAGAGCCAGCCCGTCGCCTCCTAGGCCTGACCCAGGCGCAGCTCGAGAGCGTGATCAAAGGAGAGCGAGAGCTTCAGGGCAAGAAGGGCCCGGAGGCCATCTCGCACGCGCTTGCGTCTATCAACCTGGAGAAGGGCATCTCGCGCGCCAGGGCGGATATCGCTTCGGGCAGGAAGACCTTGCGAGACGACGCCGTCAAGCGGCTGAGCTACCTGAAAGCGGCGCAGTCTACTGGCGTTCACCCTGGCGACTGGGTACTGAAGGCCGCCCCTGTTCTTCCTCCTATCTTCAGGCCGGTCTCCGTGATGCAGGGCACGGGCGGCACTCTGATTGCTGACGCCAACGTGCTCTATCGCGACTTGTTCGAGTCGAACCAGGTCCTCAAGGGCCTGAAGGGGCAGGTTGACGACACCGGTGCCGAGATGTTGTCGGTCTACAACGCGCTCAAGGCCGTTCAGGGGCTGGGTGATCCCGTCAACGCCAAGACGCAAGAGAAGAAGGTCAAGGGCCTTCTGGACACGGTCTTCGGCTCTTCCAGCAAGCACTCCGTGGTGCAGTCGAGGCTCATTGGTACGCCTGTCAACAACGTGGGTAGGGGCGTGGTGATCCCTGACGCCGATCTGGACATGGATGAGGTAGGCATACCGGAGGCCCACGCCTGGAAGGTCTACGAGCCTTCGCTCATCAGGTCGCTTGTCCGTCGCGGCATGGGCCGTGTTGACGCCCTGGCCCACGTCAGGGACAAGAGCGATGTCGCTAGGCAGGCCCTTCTGGCCGAGACGGAGAAGGGGCCGATTCTGATGACCAGGGCCCCTGTGCTTCATCGCTTTGGCATCTTGGCCTTGCTGCCGCGGCTGGTAAAGGGTGACGCTGTTAAGGTTAATCCTTACATAGTGGCAGGCCAGGGCATGGACTTTGACGGTGATGCTGTCAACTATCATCTCCCTTTAACGCAAGAAGCTAAGCAAGAGGCTATGGAGAAGATGCTGCCCAGCAAGAGCCTTCTCGCCGTGAGCGACCTACACACACCGATGTTCAACGTCCGCCAGGAGTTCCAGGCCGGTCTCTACCGCATGACCCACGCCGAGAACAAAGAGAAGCGAGCGCGCACCTTCGCGACCATGAAGGACCTTCACAAGGCCTACCTGCGCGGCGAGATCGAGGCGGACGATCCGGTGACGGTCATGGACCATGGCGGCCAGAGCGGTGCGAAGTAGCTGCTGCGTGTTGACGCTGTCTGGCAGTCTTTTCTTTTTCCGGAAAACATATTCAAGCGGCCAATAGCTAAAAGAAAACGGCGGGATGGCGCTTGCGCGCCACCTCCCGACCGTCTTCATCCTGCGCTACCAGGCCCCACCCATTTTCCTCATCGAGGGCGCTGCGGCGTAGGCCCTGGCCTTGAGCCGCAGAGACCTAGGGAAGTAGCCGGACCGGCCGTCGATCTCGGCCAGGATCGCGTCGGCGAGGGAGGAGCAGACGGGAAGCACCAGGGCGAAGCGATTGGCCTGCCACTGACTGCCGCTCCACCCGACCTGATCCACCATCGCCTTCGCCTGCGGCCCGAAAGGCGCAGTGACGTCGGCCTGACATTCGATGTTTTTCACTTCCTGGTCGCGCGCGACCAGGTGGGGGCTTTCGGTGATCGCCTTCAGGGAGGCGGCGGTCAACGGGTGACGGAAATTGAGAATGATCATAAAAGCTCCTTTATCGGCGCGGGCACGCGAAAGTTCGCATGGCTACCCGCTCCTCACTACATATTGACGCAATTTATGTCATAATTAAGTTCTTATGCGCGGCGGCAGCCGTCGACTTGGAGTCGCCGACCAGAACAGACTGACGCTACCTGACAGGCGTTCCTTTCTAGACTACTGGGCGGCGCAGTGCCGGAACCGAGAAGCCAATAGCTAAAAGAAAACGGCGGGATGGCGCTTGCGCGCCACTTCCCGACCGTCTTCGTCCTGCGCTGTCTGGCGCAGCATTCAGCCCGCTGCGCAGGGCTGCTTCACTCGACGCGGCCCCACCGCCTGATAGCGGCGCCCCAGCGAGACGTGGAGCCGCAACAGGACGTGGGCGGATCATCCACCAGTCTAGGGCCTACCGTCGGCCCAACGCCTTGGGCATAGACAGATATCCATTTCTGCTTCATGAACAACTCGGCCTCCGGTCCCTGGTCGTTGACCTGGGACCGGCGATCCACGATCTCAGGCCGGCGAGTCGGGCCTTCGTCCGCTTCCTGCTCCGAGTGAGCCTCGGCGTCGAGCACGCTGATCCTGGACTGCACACGGTCGTTGTGCAGGCAACTCGCCGCCTTCAGAGCCGCCAGCCGGACGAACTCCTCGCGCTGAGCCCGACACTTGGCCTTGTCGAGCTGGTCGCAGAGGCCCTCGAACACGCCGATGACGATCAACGCCAGCGCGGCGATGACCAACAGAGAGCCGATGATCTCCACGAAGATGGCGGATTTCTTGTTCATTTTTCTCCCTTTCAGAAAACGAAAAAGGGAGGCCTGAAAACAGGCCTCCCGGCACCGGAAATCGAGAAGATCAGAAGACAGGAGAGGGCGGCCCTCTCCTGGCAACGCGTGTAATCAGCTCGCGATGGCCGCGAGCCTGGAAGGGGAGCGCAGCCCGCGCCTCTCGCGCAGTCGCGCGCGTAAGCAGTGCAGGGCCGCCTCGTAGCGGCCCGTGCCGTCCAGGGGCTGGTTCAGTCGGTAGGACTCGACGACCGCCAGCGCGGCGGTGGCGGCAGCGTCGGCCATGTCGGCCGCATCGAAGTCGACGTCACGGCAGCACGCGGTCGCCGTCTTCTTGATTTTCTCGGCCGCGATCTCCGCCGACCGCCGACACAGGAACAGGATCTGTTCGCCGAGCATGACAAGGCTCCGTCAACGAGATCGGCGCGGGCACGCGAAAGTTCGCATGGCTACCCGCGCCTCACTAAATATTGACGCAATTTATGGCCTAATTAAGTTCTTATGCGCGGCGGCACAAGAGAGGCCACGTCCTTGTTGGTGAGCACCACGGTCCGGTCCAGGCCCAGCGACTCCAGGTGCCTCTCGAAGTCCGGCTCGCCGGCGGAGATGAACCGTACGTGCTCCTGGCTCACCTGGAAGAAGACGGCCAGCGGGCGGCCCTGATTATCCTTGATCACGAGCCGGGTGGCGTTTATCCGGACCGGCGACTCCATCCTGTTGTGCGATTCCAGGATCATGCTCTCACCACCCTTCCACGGGCTGTTCGCCCACGGCCGCTTCTCTCTCCTTGAGTCGCTTCTGGAACCGCCAGGCGGCCACGCGGGCGTGTTCGACCGTGGACAGTTCGGCCCTGGGCAGGCCCCTGCCGTGCGAGGCTTGCTTGCCGCCTGCCTGCGGGAAGGCGCTTTGCATCGGCTCCATGGGCTGGATGGTGCTTTGCGGCGGCTGTCCACCCGCCTGCCCCTGTTCTTGTCCTCCCTGGACCACCGAGCCACCGTCGGCCGCTTGCGCCGGCATGCCGGTGACAGGGTCGCGGTTCGGGCCGTCCAGGATGTCGGGCGGCGGCTCCTTGCCTCTGGAGCGCATGTCGTGCATGACCAGCTTCTTGAGCTGAAACATGTCCGTGGCCATGGCGGCAGGGTCCGGTTTGTTGGTCTTGGGCTGTCCCTTGCCCGCTCCCACCCCTGACTGAGCCAGGGCGTTGTTCACGGCCGTCTGCACGGTCGTGGCCAGGTCGCCCCCTCCTTCCGTCGGAGTGGGCGCAGGGATGGGAGGGGCCGTAGGCGGCGGCATGGCCCCGCCACCGCCAGCAGGGCCTTGAGCCGGTGGCGGCGGGGACATCGCACCACCCTCCGACGCGGGTGGCCCGCCGCCACCAGCGGCGGCAGCGGCCGCGTCGGAGGGGACGGCAGCCTTTTTCGCGATGGCGGCCCGAGCGTAGAAGAGAGCGGCCTTGTCCAGGGGCATAGCGGTTGTCTCCTGTTCTTGAAGCCATCAAAAATACCGCGTGGACTGCACCTGCGTCCGCCTGCTTAATAGGTCTCCATTCCGTGTCAATATTTCTTGCCACCGCCTAGATCGTGCTGATACGACCGGTAGCGCGCTCTTGCTATCTTGAACATCCAGCCAGTGTTTGCAGCAATAAGCCCGCTGCAGAGGGCTTTGGTACGTCGGTCATCTTAGCAGGTACGGTGAAACGGTCGCTCGAGAGGCCTTCACCTGCGACCACTGCAACTGGGACGAGGTCCAGGCCTGGCAGGGCGGGCTGATCAGACAACTGGCCAGGCTGGCCTACGAAGGCCGTCAACCGGTTGACGGCGCTCTTGACCCGGCTGCGAGGAGCAAGCCATCCTTGAGTACCTTCGCAGCGCAGGCCCCCACGTCAGGGGCTGCTGGGCCCTTGACCTCGTTCTCGGTAAGGACTGACGAAGATGACTTTGAGACAATGGCTTGATGGCCAGGCCCTGTGGTCGATGTTCACGACGGCCGAGATCAGTGAGCGAAAACAGCGACTTCTGGTCTGTGTGCTGGCCCAAAAAGCGCTGCGAAAATATAAGGCTAATGCGAGCAGAAAGGCCATCGAGACGTCTCTGCGTTACGCCGACGGCCTGGCTGACTCGGCAGAACTGTACCGAGCCTTTGTCGAGGCCAGGTCCCTTTGCAACTCGACTTCGCTGCCGCTGTCTAGCTGCAAACTGCTCGCTATGCGCATAGCGGGCTGCTGCGCCAGCTTGTCCCTGACCCACTTTTTCAGTGACAACTGGTTGCCGGCTCAGGGCGACGTGGGCTGGGAGGCCCTGCGATGTGCCATGCGCGAGGTTGTCGAGGCGCCTTTCGCCCTGAGGCGACTGTGCATCTTCAAGCCGTCCAGGAGGCGCGCCGACAGGTTCCTGGCCTCGCTGGTGGAGAGGAATGAAACGACCCAGACGGCAGAGAAGCGCAAGAAAGGCGTGGCATCTTCCACCCTGGTGGAAGAGAGGTGGAAGAAGGTCGACTGGCTCTCCAGGGCCGCGCTTGACATCGCCAGGTTGATCTACGAAGAAGACCGCTTCGAGGACCTGCCCATCCTTGCCGACGCCCTGGAAGACGCCGGCTGTACAGAGGAGCACCTGCTCATGCACCTGAGAGGCAAGTCGCAATGCCCCGCCTGTCTGGAGAGCCGCCAGGCCCTGGCGGCCATCGAGCAAGTGGCTGCGCAGGCACGGTCGAAAGGCGTCAGGACCAGTGGCGCCGGTCAGGTCTCTTGCAGCGAGTGCAACCAGGGCTGGCGGCCTCTTCAAGGCCCGCACTTCAAGGGCTGCTGGGCCCTTGATCTCATCCTCGGAAAGGAGTGAAACCGGTGGACAACACCAACCAGTCTGGATCGCGGGAGCCCGCGGACGTGCTGCTCGAGGCGCTGAAGACGCCCGGTAAGACGAAGGTACGTTTCACGTTCGAGGCAGGCATATCTCGCGAGGCCATCACCGAGCGGCTCGACGCGCTCAGAAAACTAGTCGAAAGCGTCGGCGGGACGATGACCGTGGAGAGCGTGGACTTTCCCGACGCCGAATGGGACGACGAATCGGCCGCTATGGAGGAGCACCCGTGACGACGTTGCAAACCATCATTGATCTCCAGGCCGCTCACCGCGCCGTCCTGGAAGAGCCGTTCCGTGATGAGTGGCGACTCGCCTACGCCGACGCGCGAGAGGACATGGGCCTGGGCCTCGACGCCGAGTTTCTTCGCGACAGGGTGGCCGGCAAGCCCGATGATACCGAGGGCTACTGGTTCGGGCCGGCCCTGCCCAACGAAGTGAAGGCGCACCAGATCTACAAGGGCTTCGTCTCTGGCGTGTCGCTGGCCTGCGGGGGCTTTCAGCGACACGCCAGGGAGCTATTCTCCTCTCACCCGATCATCGGGGTCATCCTCACGGACAGACACGCCGGCCTAGTTGGCCTGGATGGCCATGACGATTTGTCCTACTTCTTAGACGAGGCCCGCTGGCCCACTTTGACTAGCAAGACCGACCGGTTGCCTCACGCCGTTTACGAGCTACTTGAGCCGGACCTGCTGACTCGCATCGGCAACAAGGGCTTTACGAGCCCGGAGAGGGCCAACAGGGCACTGAGCCAGGCCCTGGTACGCTACGGGCGAGGCCTGGTGCAACCGCCCCTGCCCGAGCTGGTGTTTCCCAAGCCCGAAGAAGAGGAGAAGGACCGATGAACTGCCGCGTGAGGCTCACTGATGTCCAGGGTGATCGAGCTGGTTTCGCCGACCTGATCGGCAAGGAGGGGGCGCTTACCACCGTCGCCGAGGGCGTGTACTTGTCGCTCGACGGCGTGATCGGTTCCATGACTCTGCCGGCCCGGAGCATCGAGAAGGACGACGAGAAAATCGTGGTCAAGACCCGACGGGACAACACCTTCGTCTTCGCCGTCGGCAAGGGCTTGCTCGCCGCGGCCCAGGCTGACAAGGCGCACAAAGAAGAGCACAAGGATAAGGCCGCGCCGGCCATGCCCGAGGAGAAGAAACCGCATCACGAAGAGATCAGGCCCTCCGAGCCAGAGAAGAAGGACGTGCCGGAGAGCATCACCCAGCCGATCGTCGAGCTGCCTCCTCCCGAGGAGAAGAAGGCGCAGCCGGAAGAGAGCAAGCCCGCGCAGGCGCCCAAGAAGGATGCCTCTACGCCGCCGGCTACCGGCAAGCACGAGAGAAAAGGGAAGTGATGGCGAGCGAGGAGCGGGCGAACAAGCCGTTCTATCTGAGCGTGTTCCTGCGACCAGGGAAGTCACCCGAGGCCCCACAGCGATTGCATGTGCGTGTCGGCCTCACCTCCTGGGCCGGGGTAGATGATGCGGCGGGACGCGAGAACAGACTTCATGAATGGACTTTCAGCCACGCTCATGCTCCCGCCCCCGATGCCCGAACCGTTGATGTTGTCGTGATCGCCCCGCAGTGCCGCGTCGAGCCTCTGTCCGCCCGGCTGCCCTGGCCTCCGGGGGAGGAGCAGTTCCGCGAGTTCTTCCTCACCCTCTTCCCCGAAGAGGTCGGCAAGCGGGACAGCCTCTGGGTTCGGGTGGAGCTGCTGACCCGGAATCGGGAGGTCGAGTCGGTGCAGGAAGAGTTCGCTCTGTCCGTAGGGTAGTGGCCGCAAAATGGATGACTAACGCCCGGCCTAGACAAGAAGAGAGGCCACGACCATGAGCGATTCGCAGCTTTTAGCCCGCTGCGTAGGGCTTGATCACGTCTGCTAGCCCAGTGAAGCGCGCCGATTGGTCAAGTAGCGAGGGACAAGCACCATGAGCGACAAAGCCTGGATCGTGTTGCGCTGTGAGATTTGTGATCGTGAAGAGGGCCCGATGACCAAGGCAGAGATGGTGACCTGCCGGAACGAAGGCTGGTCGGGCCTCGAGAGGGGATACTTCCCCGGCTGGTGGCCAAGACACATACCCATCACCTGGACGCATATGGGTGACTGCCCCGCGTGCGTCAAAGAGGCGAAAATAGCATGACGATAGAAGAACGAGAGGCGTTTCTGGGCTGGCGAGCCAACGAGGCGCCGACGGAAGAGCAACTGCGCTACCTGGCCCGCAGGCTCTTAAACCATCTACCCATGAGCAGGGTCATGTCCTGCGACGTCGATGAGGCCGTCACGTTGCTCAAGGCCCTTCACGAACACGGTCGTTTGTGCGGCGCTGCTGAGTTCATGCGGCTGTGAAGACGGGCGCAGTTTGATCCGGAAAAGAAACCAGGGGCCGGCTGCCGTGTAGCCTGGCCCTCTCACCAGGATGAGGAGATGAAACGACGACCTGTGGTGACGAGAGAGATCCTAGAGGGCTTGTGTCAAGCCTACGGCCGCATGGAGGCGGACGACCTGTCTGACCTGACCGATGAGCAGCAGGCCGCGTTCGAGGCGGCTGGGCGGTGGGTCAGTAAGATGTGGGAATTCATGCCACCTTCGGAACGGCGGGAGGAAGAAGCCGAGGCGCTGCTTGACCAGCAGCGCGCCAGCGGCCCCATCCAGGAAGCTCAGGAGCGGATGGCTAACCGTATCAAGGAGATACAGGCGGAGAAGAACCGGCAAGGGCCGTACCACTGGGAGGCGTGACTGACCCGCGACACCTGAGCGGCCCTCGCCCGGCCGCTCGTCTCTGAAAGATGATTGGATGACGCCGGAACACCGTGACAATATTCGCGCCGCCAACAAGCGGCGCAGCAAGCACCTCTGTCAAAGCTGCGGCCAGCTCGTGACCGTTCGAGATGGATCGGAAGTTGGCGGCTTGCCTGGAGTCAAGTACCGCCAGTGCAACGGCTGTGGTGCGACCGTCGCCATTACCAGGCGGCCTCCTCGTCGCCTGCCGTAAACCGGCCCGGTTCGCCAGACGGGCCATATAGAGGAGTGAGAATGTCCGAGATGAAGCACACGGAAGAGCCTTGGGAATTGGTGTTGATGGAGGAGGGGCCGGTACTGATGGGTGGAGACGGCCAGCCAGTGCTGTACTCCATGCCGCAAAAGGCGCCGTACCGTCGCCCTCCAGAGGAGCGAGCCGCCAACATGCGTCGCATGGGCGTGTGCGTCAACGCCATGGTTGGTGTGCCCAACGAGGCGGTGGAAGAGGTGACGTGCAGACTGGGCGCCTTGATCCGACAGCGGGACGCGTTTTTGGCGATCGTAGCGGCCTACGAGCAATGGGAGGCCGACCTGATCCAGTCGCAAGAAGCGTGGGCGGGAGGGCTGGCTCCGTTGCCGACCCTGACGCAGGAGTTGTTCGACCGCTTGCTGGAGATTCAGGCGTTGCGCAACGCCGCCATCGCCAGCGCGAACGGCAAGTAACCAAGACAGAAGCACGGCCCTGGAGGGACCACGAAGATGAACAACTGGGCCACCATCGACGACCCTTTGGACGAGGAAGAGCGCCGCGCCTTGCTAGCCGCCAAGGACCGCGGTCGTAAGCGCCTGAAGAGCGGCGTCATGGACATCCGTCCAGACCTGCACGCGGTCGCTCGCGGGGGCCTGGAGGCCGAGGTCCGCCGGCTGCAGCTCCTCGTCTTCCGTCTGCTCAGGGACAGGCCGCCCAGCCTTTCTCAGCCCGACGACGCACCCGAGCTGAAAACGCCATGCGCCCAGATGGAGCGGGCCTTGCTTGACGCCATGGCGTTTCTTTCCCGCTTGTCTGATGCCGACGAGCTGTGCGACCGGATCATCGGTCTCCTGGAGCCGGGGGCGTGCGGTATCGACGGTTGTAAAGACCCAGCGGACCATCTGGTATGGGACCGGGTCAAGGAACAGGTAGTTCGTTGCTGCGACAGCCACTCCAACGAGATCCTCGACCAGGAAGGCCCGGAGTACTCCAGTTTCTGCCCCAACTGTGGTTGCGACATCCCTATCAACTGACTCCTGCTAACATCACGGGTTGTCAAGCCCGCCGCGGCGGGCCTGTTGCCGCGACCACCCGATGTGCCACGCGTGAGAACTTCATGCCCCTTAACAGCACCGCCGGCCAGGCCCTCGTGAACGCCGTCCTCCCTGAGGAACTGCGCAACCACGAGCGCGCCCTGGACAAGAAGGGCATGGCCTCGCTCATGAAGGAGGTGGCCAGGAAGCACCCTGAGCAGTACCGAGAGGTCCTCTTTCGCCTGGGGAAGCTAGGCCATCTCACCGCCTACCACACAGGGTCTCTCTCCTTTGGCCTGGAACACATGCGCACCGCGGTCAGCGCCAGAGACATGAAGAGAAAGCTGCGCCAGGAGATCGATCAGATCTATGACCACCGTTCTCTATCTCAAAAAGAGAAAGAACAGAAGATCGTTGAGCTGGTGAGCTCCTATCAAGCTCCTCTCGAGAAGGCCGTCTACGACGAGTCCCTTGCCGAGGGAAACCCTCTTGCTCTGCAAGTTCTCTCAGGGGCCAGGGGCAACAAGACCAACCTGCGCTCCCTGAGAGGCGCTGATCTTCTCTACGTAGACCACAAGGACCAGCCCGTCCCCATCCCTATCTTGCGATCCTACTCCGAGGGCCTGACCCCGGCTGACTACTATGCCGGCAGTTTCGGAGCGCGAAAGGGCGTCATTGACGTCAAGCAGGGCGTGGCTGATTCGGGCTTCGCCTCCAAGTTGCTCGTCCAGATGTCTCATCGCCTGGTGACCACCTCTCTGGATCATCCCGAGCCACCCTCTCGTATCAGGGGCCTGCCTGTTGACCTTGACGACCCTGACAACGAAGGTGCTCTCCTCGCCCATGACATAGGGCCGTTCAAGAGAAACACCGTCCTCACCCCTGACGTGCTTCACCGGCTCAAGCAAGAAGGCCACAAACACCTCCTTGTGAGATCGCCTACCGTCGGCGGCCCGCCTGACGGAGGAGTGTACGCCCGTGACGTTGGTATCAGAGAGAAGGGCGTGATATCTCCCGTAGGAGATTTCGTCGGCATCGCCGCCGCACAGGCTCTCTGCCTAGCTGAAGGCACGTTGGTCACCCTGGCTGATCTCACTTTCAAGCGCATCGAAGAGGTCGCTCCGGGAGACCTTATTCTGGCGGCCAACAGCAAGGGTGAGACCGCTTCGGCCAAGGTGAACAGACGTTTCCTTAACGGCCCCCGTGCGTGTTTACGTTACTTCTGGTCGAATCAGGAGCATTCTGTTCTTGCCACGAGCGAACACAAAGTGCTCAGGCCTGACAAGACCGTCAGGCCCTTCGACCAGACCTCCGTGGTCTTGCTTCATACGCCTCAAGGGCCTACTCCAGCCGCCCTGGATGAGCCTCTTCATCAAGAGCCAATCATCCTGCCCACCTATGACCTGGAGATCGACCACCCCGAGCATCTCTACGTGCTCAAGGGCGGCTTGATCGTGGCCAACTCTGAGCCTCTTACCCAGAGCACGCTGGGCAGCAAGCACTCGGGGGGCGTAGCTGGGGCCAAGAAATCAGGGCCTACGGGCTTCAAATTGCTCTCTTGCTTGGGAGAAGGCACGTTGGTGCGCATGGCCGACGTGCCTTCCAAGGAGATTGAGAAGATCAAGCCGGGTGACAGGGTCATCGGTGCGAACTTGGAGGGGGGATGGTTCCCCGTCCAGGTCAAGAACGTCTTTGACAACGGCCAGCGCCCTTGTCGCACGTTCACCTTTGAGTCGATGCTTGGTGAGGAGAGCCTCACTGCCACGGACGACCATCTCGTACTGGCTCAGGCGCCCTGCTACAAGATCGACAAGACCCTGGCTGACAAGGGCCTGAAACGGTTTGATGAGTGGGAAGGCGGCCTCAAGGTCTCGCTGGGAGAGATACGCACGGCGCATAACTTGCCTCACCCGTTGGCGCCTGTGGGCTACAGGCCTGTGAAGGCCGCCAAGGAGCCTGGTTCTCCAGGCGTTCGTGTCGAGCTCCTCTACGCCACCCCTGAGGTGCTTCTCCCTACCTACGACCTGGAGGTGGATCACCCTGACCACCTCTTCGTCCTGGCCAACGGCCTGGTGGTGAGCAACTCGCAGATTCAGGTTCCCAAGGCCTTCCCATCTGGAGCTTCTCACTCTCAAGAAGATGGCCGCGTGCAAGCCGTCTTCCCTGCGCCCCAGGGCGGTAACTACGTGCAGGTCAACGGCCACAAGCACTACGTGGCCCCTGGCTTCGACGTCCTGGTCAAGCCAGGCGATGAGGTTGAATCTGGCGATGTTCTCAGCGAGGGAGTACCGAACCCTGCGGAAGTGGTGGCTCACAAGGGCGTTGGAGAAGGCAGGGCCTACTTCGTCCAGGCGTTCAGAGACTCGTTCAAGCGCTCAGGCCTGCAGGCGCATCGCCGGAACATCGAGCTGGTCGCCAGGGGCCTGATTGACCATGTCAGGCTTACCGAGGAGCATGGGCACTACTCCCCGGATGACGTAGTGCAGTACTCCCGTCTGGAGAGGGACTGGCAGCCAAGAGACGGTGCCAAGGAAAAGGCCCCCAACGAGGCCATGGGGCACTACCTGGAAGCGCCGGTGCTGCACTACTCCATCGGGACGAAGATCAGGCCCAGCGTGGTGAAGCGCCTGTCTCAGTTCGGCGTCAAGAGCGTGTTGGTGCATCAGCAACCACCGCCTTTTGAGCCTGAAATGGTCAGGGGGATGGAGAACCTGACCCATGACCCCGACTGGATGACGAGATTTCTGGGGCCTTATGTGAAAAAGAACTTCCTGAAGGGCGTTGCCAGGGGTGACATCTCCGACGAGGCCGGAAGCAGCTACGTCCCTTCTCTGGCCAGGGGAGCGGACTTCAACCGTCTGCCGCCTGTCAAGGGCTTTGACCCCAGGTCTCTGGGCCAGCTCTAAGCCCTGCGCAGCGGGCTAAATGCTGCGACTTTCCGATGTGCCGTGTCTACCCTTGTCTGTTGCGCTACAGCGCGGAGGAAATTGCGATGGATGGCTTTGGCCTGGTTCTCGGGCATCTGCTGGGCGACTACATTTTTCAAAACGACTGGATGGCCGCCAACAAGACCTCCCGTTCGTTCCCGTGCGCCGTTCACTGCACGGCGTACACGCTGGCCGTATGGCTCTGCTCCTTCTGGTGGCTACCTATCTGGGCGCTTGCGGTCATCTGGCTAGCCCACTTCCCGCTCGACCGCTGGCGGCTGGCAAAGCTCTGGATGGAACGAGTTTCCGGGCAGACCAAGTTCGCTTCGGCACCAGGTCTGGCTCCCTGGTCCGTCATCGTGGTGGACAACACCATGCACCTGACCGTGCTGTTCTTGCTGGGCGTGTTCGTCCAGGGGTGATTCGTCTGAGCCCTGCGCGGCGGGCTAAATGCCGCGACTAGCCGAGCTGCCGCCCTGTACCAGGCCTCCGCAGCGGCCTTATTGCTGCGGCAGGATGTTGTGCAGGCAGTCGATGTGTCACGTCTCGCTCATCTTTCGCACAAGGACACGACCATGGACGATTTCCAGCAGTAACTCCGTCTGCAGGAGCAGCACTACCGACTGCTCCTGAACGGTGAGGAGCCCAGCACCGGGCCGGTTGAGGACCTCGAGGACCGGATGGATGCGTTGTGGGACAAGTTCACCGAGGAACAACGGAAGGCGGTCATGGCCCTGGATGGTAACGAGGGCCTTCCCGAGGTCATCCAGCAAGCGATCAACGCCTACAAGGCCTTGTACGACGCTGGCGGTGGTAGGGGCAACGACACGCCGAGGCCCAAGGTGCAGCAGGACTTCAGCCCTGCTCAGCTCGGCGATCTTGCCGAGCTGAGTTTGGCCTTTGACGACGCCCGCTGGGGCCTGGAGATGGCCCTTCTCGACAGGAGGCTCGCCAGCCTCAGTCTCAGCGACAGGAGCGAGGCCCAATGAAAGAGATAGAAGACCTGATCTTCGACTGGATCGACACCGACCTGGCCTACCAGGCAGCCAGGTCGCGTGGTTACACGAGAAGCCGGGACGACAAGAACTACGTGGCAATGCATCAGGCCCGCGCAGTTTGGGGGCGCGCCTGGCGTGCTCTTGCAATTCTTACGAAACCGCTCTACCCGAAGAGCCCTTTGGAGGAGTTGTTTGCGGACTACCAGGCCTTCAGGGAGCGCCACGGCTGCCAGATTGACCCGAAGGACATACCCGCCCCTTTCAGCCAGGAGCTGGCCGAGCTCAGGGAGCGCTGCAGCGTGGCGCTCCTAGCGCTTCGCGGGGCGTACCACAAGCAGTTCGACGAGAAGCGCTGAAGACGCCCGTGGCGTACTCGAGGCTGCGTGCAGGAGCGAGGCCCAATGAAAGAGATAGAAGACCTGATCTTCGACTGTATCGACAACGAACTGGCCTCCCAGGTAGCCGTGGCGCGTGGCTGTATGAGAGCCCCGGACGACAAGAACTACACAGTACGCGAGGCCTACGCGCGCGCACGCCAGGCTTACGAGCGCTCACGGCGAGTGCTTGTAAATCTCATGAAGACGGCTGCGCCGAAGCTCGCGATACAAGAGTTGTTCGATGACTACGCGGCCTTCAAGGAGCGCCACGGCCCACTGGGTGACCCGAAGGACATACCAACCCTTTTCAGCCAGGAGCTTGCTAATCTCAGGTGCCACCACGCCGTGGCGCATCTGGCGCTTCAAGAGGCGTACGCCAGACAGTTCGACGAGACAGCTAGCGCCAGGTGCGCGACCAGTAGTGGACCAGGTAGCTCTCCGGATGGATGACCGGCTCCTCGTCCCAGAGAAACGGGTAGAAGAAGTGCCGGGGGTGAATGGTCACTCCCGTCATGTCCTCGCTGAAGAGATCAGGCCCCCAGGGCGGGTATCTATCCACGTAGAAGGGCAGCCGCGCTACCTGCCGCTTGATCCAGTTATGGCCGGCTTCTGCGCCGAAGACTGCGCTGCAGTAGGTGTGCATGGTCAGGTCACCGGCGAACGCGCGGGCCTCCAACAAAGGATCAAGTGGCCTCAGGCACTCAATGTCTGCGTCCAGGTACACGCCGCCAAAGGTGTTGACCACGTCCAGGCGCACTACATTGGACCTGGAAGACGGCTTTACGCAGCGTGGCAGAAAGCGGTAGGTGGCCAATCTCTTGACTGCTGCGTCGTCCCAGAGGACGTACTTCCAGCTCGGGTGCTTGGCCTTGACCGTCTCCATCCAGGCGCGTTGCTGCTCTGGGACAGGCCCGCCCAACCAGACCTGATGAATGATCTTGGGGATGCTCATGATTTTGACTCTAACCTGGGGGAAGAGCATGCGAGTTGTAAGGTGCAGTAGCTGCGGCAAGGACTTGTGCCTGAAGTGTGACGGTGATGGGTGGTTGTACACCGACGCTGCCGAAGGGGCAGAGTTTTGCCCGGACTGCGCCGGCCCGCACCAGTGCCCCAACGAGGAAACGCATGAAGCTCAAGGACAAGACGGCGGCTGACATCGTCGCTACCTGGTACAGGCTCAGGGCCCAGGGATGGCGTCGCCATCCCGTCGCTTTGGATAACCTCAGAAGCGCGATGTTGGCTCTCGAAGGGCCTGACCTGCCTGAGGAGCTTATCGCGTGGCAGGCGGCCGTTGAGGCGGAGCGGCAGATGACCGCTGAGCTGGACGCGGACAACATGGTCCCCATGTTGTCCGCGTTTCGCTTCGTCAGGGCCAACCAGGCCCTTATCGAGGCCTGTGCAGAAGGAGTAACTGTTGATGGCGACTGAAAAGCAGAAGAAACTGGCGGCCTCTTTTCCCTACGCCGTTCCACAATGCTTCGTCCGGTTCCTCGACAACAACCACGAAGGCATCGCGGTCTACACCAAACGTGGCGGCGCGGTCAGCTTCACGCGCCATCTCGGCACGCCCATGAACGCTAAGCTCTGGGAGGACCTGGTGGAGCGGCTGGGCTGCCTGGGGCTGCGTATCTACGGCCCGGGCTTCGACGGTGCGTGGACCATGGGCTTTTTCGGGCCGGGCGCGTTCATATACCTGGACGAGAACTTCCTCGTCCGGGACATCGAGTTTCAACCGTGAGGTGAGCCATACAAGACGAGGTGCTTCAGAAGGCCCTTGAGACCATCAGGGCCGTCGGCGTCAATCTGCCCGACCCTGCTCCCGGTCTCTGTACCGCCGTCGTGCGACCCTACTACCTGACGGCCGACCAGAACTGGCTCTGCATCGCGACCCAGATACACGGGCAGGTCGTCTTCGTGCTCAATTTGTTTTCCGGAAAAGCACACGAGAATGAGCAATGCGTGGCCGATTGGCGGCCTGGTGATGCCCTGGATGACCAACTGCTTGAGCGATTGCGGCTCTTCGTCCGCGTTGACCATGAGGCCCTTCTCGCCCAGGCCAGGGCCCTGCTTCAGGGCTGGGTGGACAAACAAGCCCATGACCGCTGCTGGTACTACCCTGATGTCTTCCGTGAGTTGGCTGCCTTGCTAGGCGTGAAGACGACCGTCCCTGGAGGCTTGCCGCCCAGGCCTGAGTTCGAGGACGGCTGCAGGAGATACCAGGACGAGGAGTACAACCGCACGGTTTGACAGCTCACCTGTTTACCATTACGCTGGAGAGCTCCAGCGTAATGGTAAGGTTCTCAGCAAGGCCTTCTCGGCGGCCTCGATGCCGTGAAATGCCGTCGGCGCTGCGCTAAATGCCGCAACTCGACCTTGCACACTCGCTCGCGGGCCAGTAGCATGATGGTGCTCGGAGTGCGTGTTGAGCAGGACAGAGGAAGAAGCCTAGTAGTGTAAGCCGTTCCCCGCGCGGACAGAGCGCCGCCAATAGTGGGCCGCGTCGAACAGCTACCCGACGACCTGACCGACGAGCAGAACGAGCAAAAGCCCTGTGCAGCGGGCTGGATGCTGCAACTCTAGCAGTTGGGGCCAGGACAGGCCTTGCTACACGTACTGAAGCCCTATACAGCGGGCTGATAGCTGTAGCACGGCGAGCGCGTCGACGCCGAGTGGTCAACGCACTGAAGCCCTCTGCGGCGGGCTGAATGCTGCAACTGGAAGTAGTTGTTCGACAAGGTGGTCGCACCGAAGCCCTCTATAGTGGGCTGAAAGCTGCAGCAGGAGACCGAGAGCTTGGCGGCCCGGCCCATACCATGTCTACACGCACCATCACCGTCCACGATCGATGTACAAAATGCAACCGCACGCTCCACTTCATATCCGAAGGCGAGCGAGGCGTGTGCGGTCCTTGCTGGGTGGCCTCTCTCGCGCCCGAGACCAAGAAGGCCATAAATCGCGTGATCGCCAGCGCCTTCAACGGCAGCGGCGAAGAAGAGAAGAGCCAGGCCGTTGATGGGGCCATGAAGGCCCTCCAGCAAGAAGACAAGAAGCCCTCTGCAGCGGGCTGAAAGCTGCAACTGGAAATACTCAAGCATGGGAGTGCCAAAGCCCTCTGTAGCGGGCTAAAAGCTGCGACTGGCGACCGGAGCGATGACGCGCATGTCCGTCGAGGACGACAAGTTCTGGAACGAGGTAGTAGGCGATCTCCGCAAGAAGCGAGGCTTTGGCCCGCTCACGCCAGAAGAGGCCCAGGCGGCCTATGACGCCGCGCCGGAAGAGCCTCTCTCCGAGGACAGGATCAAGGAGATCGTCAAATACGCCGTTTCAGGCGGCCAGGGCTAACCCGACTGAAACGGCGTAGGTAGCACCTCGTCAGGCCTAGAAGCGCCTACTGGAAAACCAGTAGGCGCTTCTTTTGTCTGTATCATCCCGATAAGCCAGGTGGCCAGGGCGGAGCAGAGGCCACCTGGCACCGTACACGCCTTCAACGAGAAGTAGGCTTGATGCCCGTAGCAGTTCAATCCCTGGGCGACGTTCTTATTCAAGAGGTGCTTGAGCACCCCGAGGACGACGTCCCCCGCCTGATCTACGCCGACTGGCTCGCCGAGAACGATCAGCCCGTCAGGGCCGAGTTCATCCAGCTCCAGTGCCGGCTGGCCAAAGAGCAGCCCGACTACGCCCTTGACACTGGAACTTCACCCAGGGCCTACACGTCCTCGGGCGACCCTCGTATCAGGCGGGCCTACGCGCTCTTCCAGGAACTGGCCTTTCCTACCGTCAGCAAGGGCCCGATTACCTTGACTTCCTTTCAATGGACCGCGGCCACCTGGCGACGAGGCTTCGTGGAGGGCCTCTCCTTGAGCTGCTCGGAATTCACGAGGCTAGCGCGGCTAGTGTTCAAGCTGCACCCGGTCACGCGCGTGCAGCTCAAAGACAGGCAACCGACCTGGTGCCCGGGATGGAACGGTTACTGGAGTTGGCGCGTTACGGGTGACGAGGTCCCGTTTTTTAGCGACGGCTTCTTACTGCCTCACGAAATCTTCAATCTCCTCGGCCCTGGGCACAGGGAGTCGCAACACGGTCAGTGGCGGCACTTTGACAGCAAGGAGAGGGCCGTACAAGAGCTCTCTCAGGCCTGTGTCGCCTTTGGCATCACCAAGAGGAAGGAGGGCCTCTCTGAGGCCCTGTCGGCAGAAAGCGAGAAAGATACCTCATGACCGATTACGAACAGTGGCGCTTCCGGACCACCTTGCTTAGCGATCTGGCCACCGTGATCGCCGGCAGCGAACGTGACTACTCTCCCGAGGAGATCGTCGCCAGGGCCAAGGTCATCACCGAGGCCGTGATCAGAGAGGCGGGCAAGGCCCCGGAGAGACAGGAAAAGCCCGTCTCTCCGGGGCCTGCCCCCGACGACTACGCGGCCCTGGTGTTTTCGGGCGTCGCCAAGAAACTCGGCGACACGCTGCATGAGTCGGCCGCTTGTTTGAACGAAGCGGCCAGAAAGGCCGGGCCGTCGTGAACGAACACCAACGGCTGGAGAGAGACCTTGAGTCTCTCCAGCGTGATCACCTTCTGGTCCTCGCCGACGCCGCTCTTGAAGCCGGCGAGGAGCTTCTTGCCGTTGGTTACCGTCGCCTGGCCGAGTGCGGGGCCTGGCCCTTGCAGGTGCTTGAAGACGGCCTGTCTCGCTGGGAGTGGTGGACGGAGAAGGAAGAAGGCCGCTCCTTTGAGTGCTCCTTGCCGCACCGGTGGATCAAGCGCGTCCGCCAGCTCACCAGGAGCCCTCATGGCCAGACGTGCAGGGCCCCTACCAGACAGGCAGCGCTGCGGGCGGCCGCCCAGGCCTGGGGCGAGTTGGCCTTGTCCGTTCACCTGGCTGGGCCGGGCACGTCTCTGGGCGATTGGCGCAAGCCCGGGAAGAAGGAAGAAGAAGCGCCAGCTCCCACGGCCTTGCTTGAGGAAATTCAGCAGGAGATGGAGCGCATGCAGTCGATCAAGGAGCACGTTGACCACATGCGGGCCGCCAGCCCAGCCGGTTGGCGGTCCTGGCGCACGTTCAACCAAGGAGATCAAGGATCATGAGCCCACCGTTCGATCGCTGTGACAACTGCGGCGGCCAGCTCGGCCACTTCAAACGAGAGGCCTACCTGGAAAAGGCTGTTTGCCTTGCCTGCGGGCTCAAGCACTTCCGCGACCTGGATGACCATAGGATGTTCAACGCGCCGTATCGCTCGACCCACCCTGTGGACCTGGTCATGTCCCTGCCGGCTGACGACACGAGAGCGCAGGTGTCGTCTTTCCACCAGCGAGTGGCTGACTCTGGAGTGCCGGTCCTCTTACCGCCGGCGATGTTCGCCAGGCCGTTGGAAGCGGATGCTGAGAGAGGCCCATCGGCGCCGGCTGGTGTCTGTCAGGGCGACTACGCGGAGATGTTCACCCTTGCCTTCCTGCTCATTCCCGGTCAGGCCCCGCGGATGATCGCTGCGCCAGGGTTCTCCAGGCCTATCTCCGAGCACATCGGTGACGAACGCGCCTTCCTGGCCCCGTTGGTTCAAGCGGCCGTGCTGCAAGGCGCGCAGCGCATCGCCAGGGAGGTCCTGGGTCAGGGGCCTTTGCCCCTTCGGGACCTGGACCGCGGCTTGCTCGAGGACATGGGCTTCAAGCGCTACGACAGCCCGTCCCGGGGGGACTACGAGACCTGGGCCTACGATGGCGGCACCCCGCACGTGCAGTTCTTCGATGGCGAGATAGACCTGCCGCACTGGGCGATCAACGGTCGCGGTCTCTCTCGCAAGGACTTCTTCGCCTGGTTCCTCAGGGAGCTCAAGACCCAGGTGGTGGATGACGCGCGGGAGAACATGACATGAACGTTTACATCTACTGCGGCGAGCTCTACTGCGAGGCGTGCGGCAACGTCATGCGCGACGCCTTGAAGAGGATCGGCCGCGCCCCTGCCAACCCTGACGACGAGACGAGCTACGATTCTGACTTCTACCCCAAGGGCCCCTACGCCGATGCGGGGGGCGAATCAGACGTCGTTCACCACTGCGGCAGCGACCACAAGTGTCGCGAGCCTGTCGAGATCGGTGGTAGCCGCTACGGAAAGTTCCTCGAAAACGCCTTGACGACGGCCGGCGTCGCGGAGCTCGAGAGGATGCTTGCGGAAGACCTGGCCAGTCAGGCCGACCCGGTCCTACAGTTCTGGGCGGACTACTACCGGAAGGCCGGATACGACATTCGGCAATACGAGAAAGGGAAGCAGGAAGAGAGATGACAGAGGCCCAGTGGCTTGAGAGCAAAGACCCTTTCGACCTGTTTATGGTGGCGTCCAGCGACGCGCCGGCAAGAAGAAGCGATAGAGAACTGCGTCTTTTCGCCTGCGCCTGCTGCCGTAGCGTTTGGCACTTGCTTGGCGACGAGAGAAGCAGGCGCGTGGTCGAGGTCGCCGAGAGGTTTGCCGACGGCGAGGTGAGCAGAGAGGAACTGGGCAGGGCACTCGTCTGCGGCCCTGGTGGTTTCGTTAGCCACTCTCAGCGCACGGACGAACTGGTGCGGCTGTTCTACGCCACGGCCGAGCCCGGCTTCTTCGTCTTCGCCGGACAACTGCGCAACCTTGGCCGCGGCTGGGAGGGCGAGATGCCGGACAGTGACTGGCACGAGCGCTGGCTGCCCGTGTGGGCCAACTTGCTCAGGGACGTGGTCGGCAACCCCTTCAGCCCACTCCCTGTCAAGGTGGGCCTTTATCAACCATCCGAAGAGATCACCCGCCTGGCCACGACGGCCTACGAAGAGCGCTGCCCTGTGTCGGGCGCACTGGAGCCTGCGCGACTCGCCATCCTCGCTGATGCCGTTGAAGAAGCAGGCTGCACGGAAGAGTTATTGCTTCATCACCTTCGCGACATGGAGCCGTGCCAGGAGAGGACCAGCCAGGGCTACGAGTGCAAGAACGGGCAGCTCTTCTACCTCAACTCAGGCGGCGCGACTTACCATCGCTGTAAAGGGACAGGCTGGATGCGTCATCGCGGTGCTCACGTTCGTGGCTGCTGGGCCCTGGATCTCATCCTGGGAAAGGAGTGACCACTTGACCGAGCGAGAGTGGCTGGGGAGCACGCGGCCCGAGAAGTTACTACGGTGGCTTGACAGTACGACCAGAGCGGACCGCAAGCCCACTCACAGGGGCATGCGTCTTTTCGTATGCGCCTGTTGCCGCAGCCTGTGGGACAAGTTGAAAGACCAACGACTTCGCGACTCGGTGGAGACCGCCGAGCTTTTCGCCGATGGCGAGGCTACGGAAAGGCAGTTGGAGCTTGCACACAAAATGGCCTGCCCGGCGGTTAGCAAAACGCATAGTAGCGCGCCTAACGAGTATTTTTGCGTCTGGGCCGCCCTGATGACGTCGAAGCCTGGTGACCGGTTCCATGACTTCCTAACCGAGCTTGAGCGCTGCCCCTCTGATGATCACCCCCTGCCAAAGGCGACGCAGCTTGAGTTGATCCGAGAGATCTTCGGCAATCCTTTCCGGCCGGCCATTGCGGACTGCAACGAGGCCCTGGACGGCTCGTGCGAGGCTCACGGCTGCGACTTCCAGAAGACAGGCGAGGCCACGTCCATATGCCCTGGCGGCAGAGGATGGTTTCGTACACGAATCGCCTGTACACCTACTGTTCGTGATCTTGCGTTAGCCAGCTACATGGATCGGTCCAGCCAGGATCGTGCTGAGCTCGACCCTTCCAGGCTCCTGGTCCTCGCAGACGCCCTGGAGGAAGCGGGCATGCGGCCCGTTACCGGCCGTACCGTCTCTCAGGTCGTCCAAGCAAGACAACAAGCCGTCATGGGCGGCTGCTGTGAGCGCTTCGCTGATCACTCGGCTTGTGACTGCCTGGAGCTGGCCGTTCCTGACGGCGTGCTTGAGCACCTGCGCTCGCCTGGTCCCCACTACCGCGGGTGCTGGGCGCTTGACTTCGTCCTGGGCAGGTAGCGACGGCCCGCCTCATGGTCGTTGGTGCGACGGACGAGCAGTCGGGTGAGGCCTGGTACAATTCTCCGCCGTGGCTGCTTCGAGTTGCTGGCCGTAGGGAGGCGGAGCATGTCAGACCAGGCCGTGATGGGCTTGATCACTGCCGTGGTGAGCTTGCTCGGGACGATGTTTACAGGCATCCTCACGTACCTCATGGCCAGGCTCAACGCTCGCGCCGCCGTCGCCGCGACGGCCGTTGAGCAGGTCAAGAAGGACCTGTCCACCAGCCAGGGCGTGGTCAACGAGAAGCTCGACAAGGCCGAGAAGATAGCCGAGAAGACGCACACTTTAGTTAACAGTAATATGGGTGTGCAGCTCGAGATGCACGCGCTGCTTGCCAGGCGAATGGCGGACAAGACCCACGAGCCGGATGACATCGCGGCGTTCCTGGTCGGCAAGCTGTAAGGGAGCCAGCGGTATGAGGATCTTTGCGTGCGTTCTCCTGCTACCATTCCTGCTTCTCGGCCCTGCCGAGACCAGGAGGGCAGGACAAGCTCCCACGGCCGAGAAGCGACCGCGTGGCGCATTGAGTTTGAAGCTCGACGGCAACGTGCTGCTCATCGTGCAGTCGATGCCTTGTACGGTGACGGCCCCCGCCGGCGCAGACTTCTACATGTGGAACTACCCTGAGACCGTGAAGGCCTCAGCCGACGACAACGTCCTGGTGGTGAAAGACGCCCCCAAGGGCGCTTCGACGATCTCGGTCCTCTCCGTTACCATTGACTTTCAGCTCGACAAGGACGGGAAGGTCAAGAAAGAGATCAAGAAGGAGACCGGGTCGATCGTCTTGACCTACGGGAGTGGCCCTGAGCCGAAGCCGCCCGTTCCGCCAGGACCGCTTCCGCCCGATCCTCCAGGCCCTGATGACGCGCCGATCAAGGAGCCAGGCTTTCGCGTCTTGATCGTCTACGAGTCAGCCGAGTTGACCAAGATGCCGTCTGCGCAGCAGTCCGTCCTCTACGCCAAGAGCGTCAGGGACTACCTGAACGCCAAGTGCGTCGTCGGCCCGGATGGGAAGACGCGTGAGTGGCGCATCTGGGATGCCGACGTGGATACCTCTGCCGAGTCCAAAATCTGGCAGGGCGCGATGAAGCGGCCCAGGAAGTCCTTGCCCTGGATCTTGATCTCCAACGGCAAGACGGGCTTTGAAGGCGCGCTTCCTGCCGACACGACCAAGGCGCTCGAGCTCCTGAAGAAGTACGCCGAGACGTCGACGACGAAAGGTGGCCAGAGATGATGCTACGGCCCAACGAGTTGCTGATCGGCGACCACAACTACGCTGAGCACGTCGTCTCCGTGGTGGACGGGGAGCAGAAGGCCAGGGGCCTCGTCCCGCGGGACTTCAAGCTTCACCCTCAAGGGTGCTACGGCAGCGTCCAGGCCGTGGACATCCCGCTTATCCCCAGGGGCGAATGGAGCGAGCGGATCAAGGACAAGGTCGCGCAGCAGTCGCAACTCTCGGACATCAGGCTGGTCGGCAACAACGGACAAATAATACCCTCCCTCGACCAGGGAAATAAGGGTTATTGCTGGGCGCACAGCACGACGCAGGGAGTTATCATCGCCCGTGCGGTCAGCAATCAGCCTTATGTTCCGTTAAGTGCCTATGCCGTGGCTTGTGTTTTGAAAAACTTTCGGGATGAGGGCGGTTGGGGCGCTCTCTCTTGCGACTTCATCTCGACGCGTGGCGTGCCCAGCCAGGAGAAGTGGCCGCAGCAGTCGATGAGCCGCAGCAATGACAACCCCGACACCTGGGCCAACGCGGCGCTGCACAAGATCCAGGAGGGCTGGGTCGACCTGGGGTCCTCGGTCTACGAACGCAACCTCTCCTTCGACCAGACGATCAGCCTGCTGCTCTCGGATGTTCCGGTGGTGATCGATCTGAACTGGTGGGGGCACAGTATTTTGGGCTTGGACGCGGTGGACGGCTTGTCGATGCGCAAACAGACGAGGGCGAGGTCTGGCAAGCGCGCTACGCTGCAGGAGTTCGAGTTAGCCTGGGGCGTGAACGAGGTGACAGGCGGCTACGGCGTACGCATACTGAACAGTTGGTCAGATGCGTGGTCCGATCGTGGCATGGGAACGCTCTCCGGCAGCAAGGCGATCCCGGACGGTGCGGTCGCTCCGCGAGCCATCACGGCCGCGGCAGCGTAGGGGACTTGCGACGAGGCGGCTGGGGAGTGGTCAGAATGCGTTCGACCGACCACCCGCTACGGAGACGGCCCTCAATCGTGTTTCGCTTGAGCCCGAGGAGCAGACACCATTCGCGGACCGTGAGGGACTTACCGTCGTGGGTCAGCCGGCGGTTGGTTCTCCTGTTGCAGGACTGCTGAAAACGCGTGGCCCAGCGGCAGTTAGCCGGCTGACCACGCTCTCGGCACTCTTCGCACTTGCCGCAGGTGTAGTTGCCGTTATTGTCGATGCGATCGATGCTGTGGTCGTCGTCGGGGATCGGCCCCATGTCTTCGAGGAAGTTCGCGGCCGAGGCCAGCCAGCGCTTGCAGACGCGAATACCTCGCCCGCCGTAGTTCTCCCAGGCCGGGCTTTTCGGGTTGGTGCATCGGCTGACCATGCCGGCCCAGGAGTGGTACTGGACGGTATTGGACTGACCGTGCTTTCGGTTGGCGGCGGATGATCTCTCGCGATGAAAGCAGCCGCAACTCGTGGATTCGCCCTTGCGGAGTTTATAGGCTTCGATGTCCTTGACGGCCCCGCAGTCGCAGCGGCAAACCCAAAACACCTTCTTGCCGACTCGGCTGGAGCGTTCGATCACCGTTAACCTGCCAAACCGCTTGCCGACGTGATCGATACCGCGGAACCGGCAGCCGCAACTCGTGGAGGTGCCGTTACGGAGGTTCTGCCCTTTAACGGTTCGCTCCTTGCCGCAGTCGCAACGGCACAGCCAGAAACTTACACGGCACGTAGCGGTGTACTTTCGCATCGGATCGATGCCGATAACTTGCCAGGAGCCGAAACGACGCCCGGTAAGGTCGATAAGCGAAGGTACGTTCGTAGAATGGTCCGTAGCCATGACGTGCAGCTCCGTGAGGCTGTTACGGGTGGTTAGGGCCGCCGCGGCGTTACCAGCGCCTTGGCGGTCCACATTATTATATGGATGCGAAGCGCTTGGCCTGATCTTCGCGTGGGAGACATCCATGATCCGCGTTATGACCGTCCTGGCCGTTCTGGTCCTCTTGACGGGCACTCTCTGTGCCGGCCCTCCGCAAGCGCCCTTGCCGCCCCAGGGCCCGTCACCACCGCAGTGCCCACTGCCCGCCAGTGACAACGCAGTTCGGCGAGCTGCCTCGCTCAAGCAAACGGTCTGCGGCGTCTGGTGCAACGGCGGCTGGGGCACCGGCACTCTGATCGCCGGTGCGCGCAAGGATGGCAAGCAAGAAGTGCTGACCGCCGCTCATGTCGCGAGCCCGCCTGGCGCCTACTGCATGATCGTCCTGGAAGACGGGCGCAAGCTCGATGCCTCCGTCGCCTCCTGCGATACGATCGCCGATGTCGCCTGGCTGCTGACCAAGACCGCCGTCAAGTTGGATGGCGCTACCCTGGCGGCCCGCGGGCCTCGTGTAGGCGACATTGTCAGGCACTTCGGTCGTGGCAGCGACCGAAGGAGCGGCTGTGCGGGGAAGGTTGTTAGCGCGTCGAATGAACGGATCTGGGCGGACTACCCGCGTGCCTCCGGAGACTCCGGGGCCGGGCTGTTCAGCCCCGTCGGCGAGCTGGTCGCCCTTCACGTCGCGTACCAGGGCGCCCTTCGCTACGGTCCGACGTGCGAGGTCGCCGCTCGTATCAGGCCAGGTGATAGCAAACAGAGGCCGGCCCTTGCGCTCTCCCAACAGACCGTCCCCGTCTACCAGGCCCTGGCGGCGTACTTGCAGCCTGCGCCCCAGCCCACGTATCAGCCCCTGTATCAACCGACGTACCAACCGCTCTACCAGTCGGCTCCAAGCACGATGCGTTACACCACGTCAGGGCCGCAGTTCTTCGCCCAGCCAAGGCAAGCTGCGTTGAACTGCGGCCCAGGTGGTTGACGTTGACCCTGTGCGCCCGGTCGGGCGCAGCGCGTGTCCGCGGTATGCTGTGAAGGCCCACACCCAACCCGAGAAAACCATGCACGAAGAACAGGTCGCTGAACAACCAGAGAAAACCACGCAGAAAGAACAGGGCGCCGAACACCACTTGACCACCGCCGGCGTGTCCCAGGCGTTGCTCGAGGCTGGCAAGGCCCAGGGCCTCGACCCGGCCGCCGTCCTGGCCTTGTTAACGCAGTTCGCCCCGCTCGTCTTGCAGATAATAACGGCGCTTCAGGAGATCCTGAAGAGTAGGCAGCAGTCGCCTCCGGCACCGTGAGGTGCCAGGCATACCGTGAAGCAGCGAAGAGCACAGAGAGCTACGGCGATCCGAGTCGAGATCAGCAAGGCCCTGGAGGTTCTCTCCAGGGCCTTGCTGATATCCGGACAGACCGCTGAACATAGTTCAGCGGTCTGTCCGGGGCGCTTCCCTTTCGCCTTTTTCGAGAGAAAGTGACTTATGAGGCGATTTGCAGTCTGCTTACCGCTCCTGTTTACGCAGTTGGCTGTTTTGTGGTCCGCTCCCGTCCCTCCGCCTCGAAAATCGCCTGTACGACCTGGCTCGCCGGTTGGTCGCTGGCGTATCGTTCGTACGGACGCCAAGAGGCCTCCGGGGACGATGGAGTTGCTGGCGGATGGGCGGGCCGGTTATTGTGGTGTCCAGGGCGGGTCTTCGGTGGCTGCTCGCTGGGTCCTTAACGAGACGGAGGACGGGACGGACTTCCTTCTAACCCAGGGGCGGGGCGACGATGCCGTCGTGCTTGAGAGCGGAAGGTGGGAGGACGGGCGGCTGAAGATGCCGGGAGGATGGACGCTCCGATTCGATTCGAGAGGTTGCCGTAAGGTATGCTGGAGAAGAGAACCACGTGTTGCGGCCGTTCTTCGGGCCGGCTGTGGGTTGAAACAAACAAACAAACAAACCAGGAGAAGGTCATGCACGAAGAGATTAAGGAACACCATCTGATGGCCGCCGGCGTGTCCCAGGCGGGGATGTCTGCGGCCAAGGCCATGGGCCTTGGCCCGGCCGAGATCCTGGCCCTACTGGCCCAGTTCGGTCCTCTCGCCCTGCAGTTCCTGACGGCGCTTCAGGAGATCCTGAAGAAGAAGCAGCAGTCTGCGGCGCCGTGAACGGGCTGCCGTGCGCGAACTCAGCAAGGCCCTGGAGAGAACCTCCAGGGCCTTGCTGTTTGACCGCTTGTGTCTGGTACAAAGAGGTTGAGAGAGAACGAGAGCTGGAGAGAGCCTAATGGTCACGAAGAGAGAGCTGCAAGAAGACGACGTGCGGCGGGCCAAGCTGGCCGAGGAAGCGGCTCGGCGGGCAGAGGAGTGGCGCAAGGGGCAAGGCGACAGGGACCTCAAACGCGCGAAGGGCCTGCTGGACGGCGAGCTGGGAGCGGCCCTAAAGCGGTTGAATGCTGCGGGCCAAAAGATAGTGAAGTTGAGCGAGAGTATTGTCTGGGAGGCTGACGACACCGCTAGCTTCGATCTCAGCGACGATAAGTTCATGCTCGGCTTCGAGCCTCGTCCGAACTACGAGCCGACCCTGGTCTTGATCGAGCACCTTCAAGAGGCCGGCTTCGCGGTCTTCGTCGAGGCCGTCGAAGAACAGGACGACTACGGACCGGGCACGCAGTTGCTGTACTACCTGGTGATTGACTGGAGGTGATCTGACCATGGTCACGAAGAGAGAGCTTCAAGAAGACGACGCCCTGCGCGCCAGACTGGCCCGTCAGCAGTCCCTGGAGCAGGCCCAGATCTCCGAGGAGTGGAACAAGGAGCGAGAGGCAAGGGACCGCAAGCGCGCCAAAGGGCTGGTGAACGGCGAGCTGGGAGAGGCCATCAAGAGGTGGAACGCCGCGGGGCACAAACGGGTGAAGCTGGAAGAGAACCGCGCCTGGAAGGCCGACGGCGGCGAGATCTACAGCGAGCCGTTCAAGCTCGACTTCGAGCCGCGCTTGCAATACGCGCCGGCTTCCATCCTGTGCAAGCACCTTCAAGAGGCCGGCTTCGTGACCTTCGTCGAGAAAGTGGCGGAACGGAATTGGGCCACCGTCACTACGGCGGACGGGTACGAGTTCGTGGACGCGCCGGGCTGGCATGACCGCTACTACCTGGTCATTGACTGGAGCTGATCATGATCAATGAACTTGCGGAGAAAGAGCTTCTCGAGGTCATCAGGAGGCGCTGCGTCCTCAGGGGAGACTTCACCCTGGCCTCAGGCGCGAAGAGCAACACCTACCTGGACCTGAGACGGGCCTCCTGCTCCTGGGAGGCCGCCGAGCTGATCGGCGACGTGCTGTTCGATCGCCTGTCTGAGCCCCCGCCTGACGCCGTGGCCGGAATGGCCTCCGGCGCCATCCCCCTGGTCACCTCCACGGTACTGGCGGCCAGGCACTTCGCGGCCGGCTACTACGACCAGCCCCTCGAGGGGCTGTGGGTGCGAGAAGCGCCCAAGGACCACGGCTCGTTGTCGGTGGTGGAGGGCATGTTCACGCCGGGCGACACCGTGGTCCTCCTGGAAGACGTCGCCACCTCGGGCGGCTCCTTGCTCAAGGCCGCCACCGTGCTGAGAGACATGGGCCTCAAGGTCCTCGCCGCCATCGCCCTGGTGGACAGACAGCAAGGGGCCAACGAGCTGCTCAAGGAGCACGACATCGACTTTCAGGCCGTCTTCACCCTGGCCCAGGTCCTCGAAGAGGAGAAGTAGCCGATGAGCCTTTTCAAGCAGCTTCTGCTCATGGGCGTTGCCATCTCCGTGGTGTTTGTTTTCCTCGTCGTGATCTCGGCGTTGACCGGGGCCGACCTGACCTTGCTCGCCATGTGCTTGATCGTCGGGCTGCTGATCAGCCGCAGGTGAGCTGGCACAAAGGGGTGATCTTGAAGACAACGCAGTTCACGCTCAACATCGGCGTAAACGCCGGCTACGGCCATGAGAACCAGGCCGTCGACCCGATGAAGCTGGTGGCGCAGATCTGGCAGCGCCACGCGCGCAACCAGTACTTCAATGAGCGCGGCCCGCTGGTAGCGGGGATCGTCTCGCCTGCCAAGACGGTCTATCTTGAAAGCCACGGCTGCCCGCCCGGTGGTGAGGACACCGTGCTGGTCACCGGGCTTCGCAACCCGGCGTTTAACTCCGACGACAAGTCCTGGCGAGAGGCCGTCAAGGCCATCGCCTTGGCCGTTGGGAAGGAGCTGAACCAGACGACGGCCTACCTCTCCTTCTCGGAGATCGACTTCCTGTACCTCAAACCATCGGCGCAAGAGGGCTGATCGTGGCAGAGATCAAAGACCAACCACCACCTGTGCCCAACACACGCGAGGCGAGCTGGGACCTGGTCCTCCAGGACATCAAGGACCGCGACAAGATCGGCCAGGAGCGCTACGGCACTCGGTTACAACCGCTCAACGGCAGAGACACCCTGGTTGACCTGTACCAGGAGCTATTAGACGCGGTTGTTTACGCACGGACGCTCATCGCGGAAGGTTGGCGAGAAAGGGCCATGGCCGCCGAGCAGAAGTTGGCTGCCAGGTCTTACGTCGGCCCTGTGGCGTTCAGCTCCGACGGCCTCAGGCAACAACGCATCGCCGCCAAGATGAGCCAGGGCGCCCTGGCTGATCACCTTGAGGTGAGCCGCAATACCGTGATCGCCTGGGAGAGCGGCAAGAGCGAACCGTCGGCCTCGAAGCTGGCCATGGCGGCGACCCTGTTTGTCTGTCACATCGCGGACTTCTTCGAGCCGCTCAAGAACGCGCCGTGACGGTCCTCAACGACCCCTGGCTGACTCGTGCCGGCCAAGGGTCGCTTTTCTCTTCGTCTATGCGACCTGACCATTCACTTTCTTCTGGAGAGACCTGATGCTTAACAGGCCGTTGGTGCTTTATCACGCGGGTTGCTACGACGGCTTTACCGCTGCCTGGTGCGCGTGGAAAAAGCACGGCGATCAGGCCGACTATCTGCCCGTGCAGTACGGGCAACCGCCGCCTGATGTCACGGACAGGAACGTTGAAGTCCTGGACTTCTGCTACCCGCACGATGTGCTTCAAGAGATGGCCCGGAAGGCCAGGTACATCAGGGTGCTGGATCACCACAAGAGCCGGGCCAGGGACATGGCCGGTCGGTACTGGGAGGAAGGCGACGAAGAGAAGGACTTCAGCGCCGGGTTCGGCAACCTGATCTGTTTCTACCACCCGAAGAAGTCCGGCGCCCGGCTCGCCTGGGAGCACTACCAGACCAACAAGGAAGCGCCGTTCCTGGTGGACTTGATCCAGGACCGAGATCTCTGGCTCCACGAGCAGCCCTACTCCAAGGAGCTCAACGCCTGGATACGCACGTATGACTTCGACTTCAAGACCTGGAGCTGGATGGCCGACGGCCTGGTGAGGCCCTGGCCAAGCGCTCACCTGGATGAGAAAGGCACCTCTAGGGCTGGCTGGGCCTGCGCCGGCTTAGCAGTCCAAGCGCGTCAGCAAGGCCAGGCCGTCCTGCGCGCTCAAGCCCAGTTGGTGGCCAACATCTGCAAGACGGCGAGAGAGGTCTGCATCGGCGGGCATCAAGTGCTCGCCGCCAACACCTCCTGTCTCTTCTCCGAGGTGGCCGAGAAGCTGGCTGAAGGAATGCCCTTCGGTGCCGCCTGGTTTCAGCGCTCGGACGGCAAGTTTCAGTGGTCGCTGCGCTCCAGGGAAGGTGGCGTGGACGTATCAGAGGTGGCCAGGGCCTACGGTGGTGGTGGACACGCCGCCGCGGCCGGCTTTGAGACGATAGCGCTTCACCCTGAGTTGAGGAAGACCTTGTGACAGAGAAGGAATGGCTGACAACCAAAGACCCGGTCGCGATGCTGACCTGGGCCCGAATCGAGCGCCCGACCTACAGCAGTTACCGCAGCTACCCGGACAACTGGCGACCGATGAGCGACCGCCAGGTCCGTCTCCTCGGTGTCGCTTGTTGCCGGCAGGTCTGGCAATCCTTGATTGACGGGCGCAGTCGCAAGGCTGTACAGGTGGCTGAGCGCTTCGCCGACGGCCTGGCTACGCCGGACCAGGTGAGGATCGCCGGGGCAGGTGCGAAGCGAGCCTTATACCAGGCCAATCCATTATTCGAGGTCGACCTGCCCATGAGGTGCCTCGGCCCGGTTGGCCAGTTGACGGATAACAACGGCCTGCCTCGCTGGTTCAGTGTTTCCAACAGCCTAGCCGCGGCCCAGGCTGACCTGATCAGGGACATCGGCGGCAACCCGTTCCAGCCGGTAGAGCTTGAGCCGACCTTCCTTGCCGGTCGTCGCGGATGCCGTAGGGCCGGCAGTTATTACACGCAGCCGCCGGGCGGTGTGCTTGTTTGTCCGACCTGCGGTGACGAGGCAGTGCTGCACTGGCATCCCTGGCTTACCCCTGACGTACGGTCTCTGGCGCAGGCGGCCTACGACGAGCGACCAGGGAGAGAATGCGACAAGTGCCAAGGTTGCGGCAGTTACAAGCGCATTAGGGGGTTGCCGGCCGCCTGCAACGTCTGCGATGGCGAGAAGTACATTCCTGACGGCCCGCTTAACCCGCACCGACTTGCCATCCTTGCCGACGCCCTGGAAGAAGCGGGGTGTCCCTCCGTTTGCGAGTCGCCTTGCCCGAGGTGCTCGCCGTACCACGACGATGAGAAAAACCCTTTTCACGAGCCTGGTTATCACCCGGAGCGCGACCCGGCCAGCGGCCGCCATGAGGGCGGCTGGACCAATTGCAAGACCTGCAAAGGCGGCGGCGTGGTTCGTGCGGACAACCCTTTGCTGCAGCACCTCCGCTCACTAGGCCCTCATGTCCGTGGTTGCTGGGTGCTTGATCTTCTCCTTGGAAAGGAGTGACTTCTCATGGACGCACGCCTCTGGGACGGGACCACGGACCACGTCGCCATGCTCAAGTCGCTCACCATGCCCCTGGCCCCTCGTGAGTCACTTGGCGCGGCAACCAACAGGAAGCTCAGGCTCTTCGCCGTCGCCTGTCACAGGTCTCTGCCCGGCTTTCTGTCCTGGGCGGACGGGATTGACCCCAAGCAGATCGTCCTGGATGCCGAGCGTCACGCCGAGGGCCCTTCTCCCGAGGAGAACGCGACGGACGACCTGAACAGCAGAGCGACGGCCACGAGCACCTGGTGCGGTGTCTGGTTTGCCGGCGACTCAGCCTGGGGGACGGTGAACTCTCTTGTCCGCTCCACAGGGCTGTTCAAGGGGCCGTTGTCGCCTGTCCGTGCGGCGAGCTTGCTCAGGGAGATATTCGGCAACCCCTTCAGGCCTTGCGAGGCCTTCAGGGCCGAGTGCAAGCTCTGTGTCGGCCTTGGCCGCATCACCGATGGTTTTTGGCTCGATGTTGAGTGCCCTACCTGCGGCGGGGTCGGCCTTGTTCGTCGTACGCCTGCCTGGCTTGGCCCCTGTGTGATGGACCTGGCTCGCGCCGTCGGCGAGGAGCGACTTCCCGACGGCGCCTTCGTGACGGACCGGCTTTTCGTTCTTGCCGACGCCCTGGAGGAGGCGGGATGCACGGAGTCGGAGTTGCTTTCTCACCTGCGCTGCACGGTCCTCTGTGCCAATTGCGGCCATGGCGTTTCTCACCTGCTAGACGAGGAACGGAGACTGTACGGCGGCTGCCTGTGGTGCCAGTCCCTGGAGACCATGCCCCACCGGCACTTCCCAGGCTGCTGGGTGCTTGACCTTCTCCTGGGAAAGGAGTGACGACCATGGACTCGTCAGCCTGGGAAGACTGCAGCGACTCAGGGGCGATGCTCGATGCCCTGCTGAGCGCCCATGACCCAAGCGAGAGAAAACTGCGTCTTTTCGCCCTCGCGTCTGCCTACTGGCGCGCGCCTGGCTTCTTCCCCTACGAACAGGCCGAGCAACTCGCTGAGGGCCGGTTGTCGTACAAGGTTGCCGTTCTCCGCGCACAGGAGTGGCAAGACGGGCGCGACCATACCGTCGTGTGGCGGGAGTCGTACATCTTTCGCGTTCGAGCGAAGGACGCCGCCAGTGAGGCCATTCGTTACTGGCGGCGGATATACGGCACCGACGGCCCTCTCGCCGACCTTCTCCGAGATGTCTTCGGCGACCCCTGTCGGAAAGATCACGTTCACCTGCCCTACCATCGTCGTGTCGAGCTGGTAACGCCGACGGTCCTGTCTCTGGCGCAAGCGGCCTACGAGAGCAGGCTTCTTGCGCCCTGTCCAGTCTGCAAGGGCACGGGCGGCAGCGAGTACCGGGACTGCGATCGCTGCAAAGCCAGTGGTCAGGTGGACAAGCATCATCTGGACCCGGTTCGCCTCCAGGTCCTTGCCGACGCCCTGGAAGACGCCGGTTGCGAAAACGCCATCATTCTGGAGCACATGCGAGGTGCTCCTTGTCCCTTCTGCAAGGACGCGCTCTTCGACGTTGGTGACAGCGGTAACGCCTTCGGTTTCCCACAGTTGAGGGCCCATGTGGCCAAGCAGTGCGCCTGCAGGGGGACCAGAAAAGCGCCGCTGTTGCCGCATGCCAGAGGGTGTTGGGCCCTGGACCTGGTACTGGGGAGATCATGACCGAGCACGAATGGCTGACATGCAAGCGGCCCAGGAGGATGCTCTATCACCTGGGCTGCGACGAGCGCCACGACCTGTTAGAAGCGCAGACTAACGGGAGGCAACTCAGGCTTTGGTGCGCCGCACTGGCCGTGCGCGCGTACGGGCGGGACCGCGCCCTTGGTCCTCAAGGTGGCTACGCCAGTTGGGCCGAAGGCGAGCCCGCGCTGGCTGACCTGGAGGACGATGCGGCTGCGCCTCTTCGCATCGCGATTAGTTGGGCGAAGAAGTACAATGGTCACACGAACGTCAGCGACGAAGTCAAGGCCGACCTTCTCAGAGAGATCGTCGGCAACCCTTTCAGGCCATTCAAGTGGTGTCATCCCAGTACGGGCTGGTCGACCGATGACTTCGACGACGCTCTGCCCGGTTTCGTCCTGTTGGACTACCGCTGGCGGACCGAGACCGTGCGAGACCTTGCCAAGGCGGCCTGGGACCATCTTTCTCCTGCCGGCGAGCTGGACACTACCCGACTCGCCGTTCTTGCAGATGCCCTGGAAGAGGCCGGGTGCGTCGGCAAGAGGTGCCGAACGTGCGTTGGCACAGGCGTCATCTCACAAGAACACCCGTTCGGCGACACCTGGGCCGTGGAGAGGCTAACGTGTTACGATTGTGCGGGCATCGGGCGTTGGCCACACCCTTTGCTTGAGCACCTTCGGTCCCCTGGCCCTCACGTCAGAGGGTGCTGGGCGCTTGATCTCGTTCTTCTCTCGTAAGTGACTTCTCCCTTCTCAGGGCATAATCGGGCGTTTGGTGGGTGCCTGGGAGGGAGAAGTCCATGCCGATCCTGAGTAAGAAGGCCCGTGTTCGCCAGAGCGCTCTGGCCCGCCTCCTGGCCGAGCCGAGGCAGGCCCGTATCAAGCAGGCCGAGGCCGGCGGCTCGCAAGAAGCAGGCTTCGAGCAGGCCTTCGCCTCTCTGGCTCACACGTATCTCGCCGACAAGGCGCCCAAGCTCCTCGCGTTTGAGCTGGGCTTTCAGCTCATCGACAAGAACGATGACGGCACGCGCGCCGCGGGAGCGTTTGGTTTCAAGATCGGCAACCGCTGGGCGCTCGCGCCTGTTTTCTTCCTGGGCGGGGAGCTCAAGGGCCACGAGCTCCTCTACCTCAAGGACCAGGACCTGTTCGTCCCGCTCAAGGAGCCCTGGGTCAACTACCTGCTCGGCAAGGACGACTCGGCCAAGCTGGGAGAGGGAGTTCACCGAAACACCTCTCTCATGGGCCTGACGGGCAGCAACATCGCTCAGCTCGTGCGGTCGCCCTACAAGTACGCCAGTGAGTGGCGAAAGACCGCCGCGCTCGTCATGGCCAGGTCTCTGGGTCGCTCCCCCGCGGAGGCCCTGGAGGGCCGCGGCGATCTCGTCGACTTCATGAAGTCGGCAGGGGAAGCGGCCGTCAAGCCGCTCCTGGCCATCTGCAAGGCCGTGCCCGCGGCTATCACCGCCCTGGACAAGCACTACGGCCCGCAAGGGCTGGAGCGCCTTGTTTCTTTAGCTATCGGCAGTGAGAAGAAGGCCCTCTACGAGGGCCATCCCGCGGTCAAGCTCGACGGGCCGGCGATCTACGGGCGAGAGGCGGCGGAGAGCTACAAGTACAAGGGCAAGAAGAAGCCGAAAGAGAAGGAGCCTGCGCAAGAAGAGAAACCGCGAAACGTCCTGGACATCATGGCCGAGGGCCGCGGCAAGCAGGCGGCTGCCCAGGCGAAACCCACCGTCAAACTCAAGGTCTATAGGCCGGGAGGGGCCGCCGTCAGAGACCTGAACTCGGAAGAGAAGGAGAAGCTCCTCCGGGCCAGGTATCTCATCAAGGATGACCGCGATGACGACGAAGTGGCGACGGCCTTCAACGTCAGTACGCCTCTGAGCCTCGTCAACCCTGATCGGACGGGCCTTTACGAGGTGCTCATCAAGCCCGACTCCTGGAAGAAGTGCCTGGTGGTGATGTCGCCGCAGAGCTCTTACAGGAGAGAGAACTTCTGCACGGTCGTGGACCTCGAGAACAAGCGCTGGGTAAGCACGCACCCGTCGCGCGTCTGGACCATTGCCTCCACCACGCTGGAGAGCTTCGAGAAGTGGTGGGAGGGCCTCCCTGAGATCAAGGACGAGCCGCCCGACGGCGTGACCATGCTGCTCACCAGGGGCGGTCAGGGCACGGTCCCCTTCACCGTTGACGAGAAAACCAGCGACACCTGGGAGGTCTGGTGGAGGGACCAAGCCGACCTTCGACGGCCCTATCGACTCAACGACCTGGACCGCTGGGCGTTCAGCAGGCGTCGGGAGATCTCAGGCCCGACGCCCAACCACGACTGCTGCTGCACCCGCATCCGCCTGACCAGGCGGCCCGGCTCGAAGCTCGGCATTCACGCCGGCGGCGAGCTCTGGGCCCCGCCCGAGACCAGGGTGCTATCTCTGGCGGACGAGAAGGAAGAGGGCGATGACACGGGCAGCTCGCATCCTCGCCCGCTCGAGCCCGGCGAGCTTGATGAAGTGCAGGTGCTCCTTCGCGCGCAGACCGAGAAGGTCAAGGTCTCCGAGAAGCAAGGGGCCTACCTGGTCGAGTGGCAGGACAACAAGCCCGTGCGGCTCGCGAGGGAGGAAGCGATTTGCTACCTGGTGCAGGAGACGGGCGTTCGAGAGAAGGTCGCCTGCGCTCTGCTGGACCAGGTGACCACGGCCGTGGCGGCCACGGCCTTGATCAAGAAGGCCCGGCCCGACGACTTCGTGGATGGAGCGCCGAGCGCTCCCGGCTTCCCGGACCCGTCCTACGGCTCCGAGCCCGTGATCGGCGGCACGGTGCCTTCCATCGAGAGACAGGACTGGCGCATCCCGGTCCAGGACGTGCTCGCCACGAAGGGCTCGCCGTCCGACTACGACCCGACCGTCCTGCCCGACCACTCCGCGCTGCGATCCGTCGCCACGGCGGTGCAGTCGGGCGACAAGGAGATCTTCGACACGGCGGTCATTGGAGGGCTGCTCAAGGCGACGAGGGAGGACACCCTCATCGATCGCCACCTGCCCGACGTCATGAAGGGGATGAACGCCCTGGGGCGACTCATCCTCTGCTTCTACTGGCATGGAGACCAGTTCGGCGACCGCTACGGCAAGGGCGACCTGCCCGAGATTGAAGACGGCCTCAGGAACGCCTTCGAGGCGGCCGGGCAGGTGTTCCTGGACCTGAAGAGCAAGAAGGTGATCTCGGGGCCGGGCGACGCCGGCGGGCCGGGCGACGACCTGGATTACGTCGCCTCGGTGTAGCCCATAGCAGATCGAGTTTTGTTTTCCGGAAAACAATCATGCTTTTAAGCCCTCATGACCCCTTTCGACCTGCTGACTGGCGGTGGCTCAGGGCCTGCTGGCTCCTGGGCCCTGACGCCAGGTCGTGTCGCAAGAAGGGCGAGGACGAGCACGTCAAGGTGGCGAAGACCTTTCTCACCAAGTGGCAGAAGGCCACCACGGACGTGGGGCGCTACTCCCTGGCCGACAAGTACCCGGGCGTCTACTTCGCTCGGTCTCTGAAAGAGGCCTCGGGGCCTGACGACCGCTTTGTCCTCGAGGCGCGCGTCCTGGCGAATCAACCGGCCGAGGTTATTGCGGGGAAGATGCACACGACCCCCGAGGTGGTCTTCTGGTACGAGAAGCTTTTTTTCGACGTGCGAAGCAACCTGCACCGAAGGGACTGGCTCGTCAACCGGGTCCTGGGCCCGAGTTTCCACCGAGGCGTCAAGGCGAGGGAGTTTGATCTTCTCTTGAAGCTCTACGCCCTGACCGGCGGCCCGGCGGTCATTGACGCTCTGGTTGAAGGCTCGGCCCTGGTCATCAACCAGCCCGTTCAGAAGAAGGACGTCCAGGCCTTCTTCATCGCCGACAAGATGGACACGCTCGCGCGACAGGGAGCGCTTGCCGCCCGGTGCATGCCGGTCCTCTCCGAGACGCAAGCGCTGGTCCTCGATGCGCACCACAAGGCGATGTCCCTCGAGGCCGAGCTGAAAAGCTCAAACCAGGGGCCGCAGTCGGCCTGGCACGCCGGCGCCGACATGGTGCTCAAGGCCCTGGTCTTCCGTTCTCCTGAGGAACAGGCGGCCGCCCCGACAAGGGAAAAGAAGCCGGCAGGCCGCCACGACGAGCTCTTCAAGGACTTCAAGATCACGGAGTCACTCAATGGCAAATCAGGCGAGAAGGCTTGACAGGGACGACGAGTCAAGGCTCTTGCGTTTCATCGACAGGGTTAACGACCTGGTGGAAGAGGGCGAGCTCCCCACCGACGCCGTGGTGAAGGTTGCTTCCACGGTGAAGCTCCCTCCCGGTCATGTACGGCTGGCCTGCCAGGGCTTCAACATCGGCCGGGCCAACTTCCTGAGAAAGACCGCGGAGAGCCTGCTCGAAAGAGCGCAGCCCGTGCCCCTCGCTGACGCCGAGGAAGCGTTGCGCAGGCTGTACCCGGACCATGTGGTCTCCGCGGCCGCCCTGGTCCGTTCGCATGGTCTCTCAGGCGATTACACGAGCGGCGAGAACGAGCTCAAGAAGGCCGCGCGCGCCATGAAGCGCTCCGCCCGGCAGGAGATGGAGAAGACGGCCTCTTGTGACGCGCCCCCGGGACCAGTGAGGCGCGTTCACCGAGAGCTGGAGAGAAAGGCCGCCTCGGCCGTCAGACAGTGGCGCAGGCTGCTTGCCCAGCTCGATGCCAACGTCGTCCACGCCGAAGACGGGGTGAAGAGCGCGTGTGAAGAGGCCGTGCTCTGTGTTCGGCGAGGAGAGGTCGCCAACCTCGATCAGGCCGAGAAGGACTTCGTCGCCCTGAGAGGCGGCCCGGCGGCTGAGCTGTTCTCGTACCTCAAAGAGAAGTGCGCGTCTTTCCGCTACGTCAAGGAGGCGAGGCAGTTTACGGGCCCTTGCGTGATCGACCAGGGCAAAAGGCCCTGGTCGGTCTTCCTGGTCGCCTGTGACGCGATAGAGCTCGCCAAGCAGGCGGTCGCGGAGAAAGAGGCTGCTCAAAAGGAGGAGTCGCCGAGGCTGCTCCAGGAGGCGCTGTTTCCTTTCCTCGAGCAAGAGAAACAGGCCGCGGCCGCGCAGAAAGATTCCCTGCCGGGCGCCAAAGGCGGGCCGGCTGACTTCTTGAACCGCGCGGGAGAGGGGGTGATCAGCATGATGCGCCCTTTCGGCAGTACGGCCCTTGACACGTTCGGGGCCCTGACTGCGCCTCTGCGCGACCACGATCAGTCCAGCGCCAACTGGAAGGGCAAGGATGACAAGGCCCTGGCTCACCTCACGAGCGTCTCTCACGAGGGCGCCATGGAACACGCGCGCCTCAAGGCCGTACTTTCCGACCTGTCCGCCAATGACCCGGTGATCTCGGGCTACCACCCTGACGACGTGTCCGAGGCCTTCAACGAGCTCCAGCAACTGGCGCCGCGGGCGACCCGGCAGCCCGCGCTGCTCAAGGCGCTTCTTCGTCGCCACCTGGCCCAGGGCTCGCTGGACACCCACGAGCTCAAGCAGCTCCTGGACGCCGAGAAGCAACTCCGTGATGTGCGCACGGTCCCCGGCGCCGACAAGAGCTTGCCCGAGGACCTCAGGCCCGTCGGGCCGATCGGCGGCGGGCGCGGCTACGGACGAGAGGGCGGTTCGCCCAAATCGCCCTTGGCCTCCATCATTTCCCGCATCGGAGAGAGGGCGACGACGTGACCGATCGCTTCGACTTCCTGAAGAAGGGCTACGAGGAGGCCCTGGAAGAGATCGCGCTTGGCGCCGAGCTGGTGCGAGCCTTGCGTCACGGCCCCTCGCTCGAGAAGAAAGCAGACGGCGAAGAGAGCACCTCTCAGCTGGGAGATCTCGCCAACCAGGCCCGCTCCTACAACGCCGTGAACTACGGCCTCCTGGGCGCTGGCGCCGGGGCGGGCGTCGGCCTCCTGCGAGGCCTCATGAGCAAGAAGAAGCGCCAGCTCCTGAGAGACGCCCTCACGGGCGCTCTGGCCGGCGGGGCCATAGGGGCTGGCGCCGGCGGCCTGACGGACGCGTTGGGCCAGAGCAAGAAAGACGACAAGCCTGCCACTCCCCAGCCGCCAGGGACCAGGCCGTTAAGCGGCCCTCCGGAGGCTGGCCGTATGCAGAGGCTAACCACGGACTTTCTCCACCGAAGCGGCAGTAACCCTGAGGACGTGCAGCAAGCCGTACGGCGTCACACGGAGGCCTGGCACGACGCCAGCGCCAGGGCCACGGCCCTGGAGAGATCTGGTCGGCAGGACGAAGCCAGGGCCCTGAGAGAGCAGGCCGGCGCTGCTTACACGACCGGCCTTGCGTCCGTAAGCGCCGCCGTGGATCGCAACCGCTCTGACACCAACATGTTTGGGCGGGCCTACAGAGCGTTTACGTCACCAGGGCTTGGGTACGTCGAGAACGCGCAAGAGGGGCTGGCGGAACTGGACCCAGGGCTCAAACACGCTCTGCCATGGACGGACGCCTTCGAGCGATCTCACCAGACGCACGCGGCCAGGGGCGGCTACGGCCTTGCAGGCGCCCTCGCTGCGGCCTCTGGTGTCGGCGCTTATGGCTTGATGCAACGTCGGCAGAACACCTCTCTCCTGCGAGAGGCCCTGCAGGGTCAGCTCCGGACGCAAGGCCCTGTCAAGGACCAGCTGAGCGCCCTGGGCGCGGCCGACCCCACGCTTCAGCCTTTGCTCACCGGCCTGGCGGGCCACACCGGACAGATAGATCGCTCGTTGCTGGGTGGCCGCGTCGGCTCGACAGCCCTCCCGAACGGGCCGACCCTGTCAAGACCACAGACCAGCGCCCTGTTAGGCGTGGCCAGGACCGCGAACAATCAACTGGGCCGACCCGTGGGGCCGAGCCGCAAGGCGACAACTGCCGTCGTCGGTGCCGGGGCTACCCTGCCTCTTCTCGGGTACGGTCTCTACCGGCGGTTTACCTCTCCTGTCAGCAACTGGAACACGGGCCAGCCGGCGGTGGCAGACCAGGCGTCAGTTACGAACCGGATCGTCGCTGAAGAGCGCGCGAGAAGAGGGGAGACGTCGCCGTGAGCATGACCAAGACCTTCGGGCCCGACGGTTGGGCCTTCGGTGATGAAGCTCCCTGTGCCAGGCTGGTGAAGGTTGGCAGAGAGGGGCTTCGCGGAAATGACCTCAGGGACTTCATCAAGCGAGCCGGGCACTACCTGGCCGATGTGGTGCGAGGTCTAGAGTTCAAGCCTGGAGAGGTCCCCGTTCATGTTCTTGCCGTCGGCGCGACCGAGTTCTGGGCGCCGAACAAGAACTTTGACGGCTTCATGGAGAAGGCGTGTCGTAAACACCACCACACGTTTGAGAAGTACGCGAAGTGGTTCTATGACCATAAAAATTCGAGCGGCTCTCCGCACTACGGGCTGGTCAAGAAATCCGTTTACAACCCGGAGATGCACCGAGTCGAGTTAGTCGTGGCCCTCAACGGCAACGAGGAAATCGCTCGCTCCAATGCCGGGTATGTGGCCGAGAGGACCCTGAAGAAGATGGCCGAAGGGAGACCGGCCGGGGCTAGTATGAGCTGCGTGCTGGACCCGCTCACGCCGGTACTGACAGCGACCGGCTACAAGGCGATCACCGACGTCACCATCGGGGACCTGGTCTACACCCACATGGGGCGATGGCGGCGTGTCAAGGAGCTAAACCGACGCACCTATACGGGCGATGTCGTATCCGCGAAAGTCAACGGCCTGCCTTACACGCTGGAGCTAACGGCTGACCACCCGATGAGGGCCAAGGTCCTTCAGGACTACCCTGCGCTCAGGCAGCGACAGCGGCCAGTGGCCCAGTGGGCGCAGGAAGTCGAGGCGGGGGCGGAGGCGTTTGAGTGGATACACGCCGGCCATCTGCAGAAGGACGATCGCATCGAGGTCGTCCCTGTGTCGCATTTCCCCGACCAGCCGGTGCTCGACGACCCTCGCTTCGCGGCTCTTCTGGGGACCTACGTCGCTGAGGGCAGTCTCGAGTTCAACAAGGACAAGCCCGCGCTCGTGAACTTCACCGTCCACGTCGACGACTGGTCGATGAGCGGCGTGCCATCGATCGTGCGTGAGCTGTGGCCTGCCACCTACGTTGCCATACGGCCGAAATCCAACAGCGCGGTCTCGTTCACACTGGCCGTTAGCAACAGGGAGCTGGCCGACTGGATGCTCGCGCTGGTAGGCGAGGGAGCGACCACGAAACGAGTCCCGCCTGGGCTGTTTGCTGCGCCGGAGGAGTGCAAGCGAGTCTTCATGGGGCGGTGGCTGGACGGGGACGGCTTCTGCGATATCAAGGGCGCGCACTGGTCGAGCGCCAGTTTGTCGCTGATCCTTCAGGGACGCGATCTGCTCCTGTCGATGGGGGTGGCTTCGTCCATCTACCGGATCGTCCACAACAACGGCTACAAGATAGGCGCGGTCGAGTTCACCCTGAACATCTCCCCTTTCGACGCCGATTTCCTCGTTGGCCGCTCGCTCAAAGTCTCGCAAAACGCCAGGTACTTCTCGCTCTTCAAGCGGACGAAGCCGCCTTGCCTCTATGAGGTTGGCACCAGCTACGCCTATCGCGTGAAAGAGGTCTCTGTCAGGAGGGTGGAGAACGCGCCGACCTGGAACCTGGAGGTGGAAGAGGACGAGTCTTATTCGCTCCTCGGGATGGTTAGTCACAACTGCAAAGTGGCCTTTGATTCCTGCAGTTTTTGCGGCAACAGGGCGAGAAACCGCGACGAATACTGCACCGAGAAGACGTGCAGTGCCGGCGGGCTGAAGGGAAACATGGGCACTGTTCTCAAGTGCGGTCATGTGCTTCACGCCGACAACCCGGAGCCCGTCTTCTTCGATATCTCGGACGTCGAAAGCCCCGCGGAGCGCACCGCCTACGTCCTGGGCCGTCTCGACAAGATGGCGGCCGAAGCGCCGCCCCCTGTTTTCGCCCCTCGCGACGAAGACGGTCCTTCGTGTCTCGATGCTCTCTTTCTGACCGATGCCGAACGGCTGGTGAAAGAGCTCATCACCCTCGAGAAGATCGCCGACTTCAGAGCGGTGGCCCCGGCTCTCCCGCAAGGGGCCTCTCCCTGCGTCTTCAGGGGGACGGTCTCTCAGGCGCTTTCCTCTCTCGCCCACAGGGGACAGGTGCTGCCTCCCTGCGAGTGGTTATCTCTGATCGTTGGTGATCACGCCAAGGCCGCCTCTGTCGCGCCTTTGCTTGCTCCCCTGGCCTCTCTGGGCCTGGCGCGACTTTTGCGCTACCCCTCCTATCTCGAGAAGGCCTCGCGTTTTCTCTCTGCGGGGCCGGGCGATCAGAGTGCGGAACGGTTTTCCCTATTGGCGCCCGACCTCCGGAAAAGACTTCTTCTGGCCTCTTTACACGATGAATCGGGGCCGGCGCTGTCCAATCAGTCGCTTCTGGTCAAATCAGGTGCTGACTTGCTCGACCTGGCTGCGCACTACTCGGCCTATGGCGTATGCTCCTTGCTTCTTGCCGAGAGAAACCATTCAGTATCTCGTTTGACGCGATGCGCACTGCTGGCCCAGAATCGCCTAGTCCCCGATGCGTGAAGAAGGCCTCTCGCCTTCTTCACCTAAGGGAGAAGAGGGCGAGTGGACATGCCCGCGGTCATCGACAAGAACAGCACACTGGGTCGGATCAACGACATCCTGAAGCAGATCCAGGGCGAGAAGCAGGCCGCGGCCAAGAAGGCCACGGAGATGGGCCTGTCAGGCTCGGCTGCGGACGACCCGGGTAGTGTGGGCGGCACGTCCAGTCACCCGACGGCCGACGCCGACTCAGGCGCAGGCAAAGCACCCCTGGGTGAGCGGGGCAAGGAGAACGAAGAGGACGTCAAGGAGGTGTTCCCGGCGGCCGTGGACGCCACCACGCCGGGAGAGGGCGGCTCGCAAGAGGACCACACGCAGGACATTGGGATGCGCCCGTCCGCCACGGGCGAGGACCCGTCCGTAGAAGACAACTACGACCACACCCAGCCGGACCCCGGCACCACCCACCCCGCTCGCGCCGACGCCGAGAAGACCGCCGCCGACTACCAGAAAATGGCTTTCGATCCTCTGGTCAAGCTGGCCTTCGACAAGATGAACGGCGTTTTGAAAGAGATCGGCGACGGCGCCGACGTGGAGAAGAAGGCCTCGCCCGCCAAGCCAGCCAAGCCCGGAGCGCCCGCCACTCAAGCCCCGCCAACCTCGGCGCAGACTCGCAAGGCCGCCGAGGCCGGCTATCAGACCGCCGGCACGGGCCTGGACAAGAAGGCCGCTGCTCAGGCGATGATCGAGCGGGCCCTCTTGGAGGCCGAGGCCGACGCGGACAGGGTAGGGCGCTTCCTCGTGCAGCACCAGGCCGCCAGGGCCAAGCAGGCCGCCTTCTTGAAGAAGCAGGCCGAGGGCGAACCGATGCCCATGCCGCCTCCCCCGCCGGGAGGCGGTGGCATGCCTCCTCCGGGCATGGATGGCGGGCAACTGCCTCCGGAGGCCTACGCCGGCGGCGGTGGAGCGCCTCCCCCCGATGCCGGCGGAGCCCCCCCGCCAGGCGAGGCTCCGCCCGGAGGTGGCGAAGACCACCAGGCTGCCCTGGAGGAGCTGGGGAACGCCTTGCAAGAGGCGAACATCGACCCGCAGGAAATCATCGAGTTGGTCAAGAGCATGGGCCAGGGCGGCGGCGCCAACGGCGCGCCTCCTCCCGCCGGCGGCGAGAGGCCCCCTGCCTCCCCTGCCGAGAAGGAGGCCCGAACGAAGATGGCCGCCTCCCTGAAGTCCTTCCCCAAAGAGGCCTCTCACCTGGCCGGGCTGTGCAAACAGGTGGTTGACCTACGGGACAAGGGCAAGCTCCGTCTCAAGGCTGCTCGCTCGCCCGAGGGCCGTTCCCAGCGAGACGAGATCAAGCACTGGGTGCGGAACATCTGCGGCGTGCGATAAGGCCGGAGCGACGAGGACATGGCGATGACCCAAACGTTGACCGAGAAAGCCATCGACGCTCTGGCCTGCGCTGGCGCCGCGCTCGAGAAGGCCGAGGCGATGCAGAAGCAGGCCGAGAACACCAGGGTCAAGGCGGCCGCCGCCCTTACCCCTGCTGTTTCCGCGCTGATCAAGGCGGGCCTCTACGACGAGACCATGCGCCAGGACCTGATCCGGGCGCTGGCCGATCCGGCCACGGCGCTTGAGGCCCTGAAGAAGGTGGCCGAGTATCACGCCGCCAGCGTGACCACCACGAAACAGGCCATGGGCCGTGGTTATTCGCAGGCAGATAGCAACGGCGAAAAACGGCCGCGCGTCCTCTCCGACGTCCCGGGCGGAAAGTTGCGGCCGTCGGACCGGGTGTACTACGGCCTCCTTGGCGTGGAAGTGCCGCCGGACGCTTGACGGCCCTACGGCCCTCTGCGGCGGGCTCGATGCCGTAACAATGCCGCAATCAGACCAACGGGAGTGATCAGCGATGCCGACCGTGCCCGACCAGCCTTACCTGTTCTCGCTCAACCCGATCAAGGGCTGGCCGAACGTGGCCGCCTGCGACTTCGTTGCCAAGCCCAGCGCGAACGTGCTCTACGATCTGCGCGCCGGCCAGTGCTGCCACTTGAACGCCTCAGGGGAGCTTGAGCCGGGCGTGGGCACCAGCAACATGGCCGTCTGGATCTTCCAGGGCGTCAACGCCTACGACGTCAGCACCGCCAGGCCCGCGGACTATCTCTGGGAGCCGATCACGCCGGGCGGCAACATCATGTGCATCCCGGCCAAGGCCTCCATGGAGCTGGAGACCACGGAGTACGTGTTCAGCCAGACCTTTGCGCCCAACAACTTGCTGAAGTCGCCCATTGGCAACACCGCCAACGACGAAGGGCTGTCCGCCACCAGGCGGCCGACCACCACTTCGTCGGGCGTCCTGCGCAACGACGCGATCACCCTCTTCACGACGGCCGTCGTCGGCGTGGTCTCGAGGGGCGTTCGGACCAATTACAACAAGCGATCCATGCTCGGCTTCTGGCCGGTCTGGGGCCCTGGCACGGCGTGATCGCGCCCTTTGACCTACACGAGCAAGAGCCAGCGCGGAGGACAAGATGGCCAGCTACGCCTTCGAGAAGGTCGCCAACGAGACCATGTTTGAGTGGTTGACGTCGCCCTCGGACGGACAGTTCAAGAAGGCGGAAGACGCCATCAACGGCTACACGCGCTACCGAGTGCGTGAAGACGGCATTCATCGACGGGTGATGCCGTTCGTGGACCTGCCGAACGACGAGCTCGACAGGGACCACCAGGAGAAGCCGATCAAGTGGGTCGATCGCGAGCCTGATTCCCCCGCGGCCATCAGTGTGCCCTTCGCGACCTTGCCCGAGAACGTCTACATCCTGGGCATTCGCTACCCCGTAAAGTTCCACCGCGTTCAGACGGTGAACTTCACGAAGGACGTGGACGAACTGCGCACCTACCACATGGACATTCGGCAGGTGCTCAGCGACAACTCGATCAAGGACATGCTCTACGAAGAGGACGTCAAGTTCTTCGGCACCGTCAACCGGGCCATGGGCGGCACGGTGGACACGTTGGCGCCCTGGTCGGGTGTCTATCAGTGGCGGAGCGTCCAGGGAGGCACCACCAGGGACGGCACCCGCGAAGCGTTCAAGATCCTGCCTTCGGGGCCCACTCACCTCGAGGTCAAGACCGTGGTGATCAACAACGTCACCATGCAGGAGATCATGAAGTGGGGCCGCGATGAGGTCGGTGGCGACTTCAGCCAGGACATGATGAAGAACGGCTACGAGGAGACCACCTTCCAGAAGGCCCAGTTGATCATCACGATCAAGACGGACCTGGTGCCCAACGACACCATGTACATGTTCCCCGACGAGAAGTTCATCGGGCGGGCCTACACCCTTGACGACACCACCATGGCCGTCAAGCGGGAGTTCTTCATGATCAACTGGTTCTGCTACGAGACCATCGGGAGCTCCATCGGCAACGCGGCCTCCCCGACCAGGGCCGACCTGGCCGCGTGATCGACCCAGAACGGAGCACGACCATGAGCGAACAAAACTTCCCGCAGGCCGAATACGACCTCCTGATCGAGCAGGTCCACGCCCCGGTGTTCTTCGAGAAGCTGGCTCGGGACTACGGCGTCGTCCCGGCCTCCGAAGAAGAGAAGCTGAGCCTTCTGGAGCTGGCCGGCGTCCTTCAGACCGAGGAGGCCAGGGAGCTGGAGAAGAAGGCCTCCTCGCCCGACAGCCCGATCATCAGGGCCCTGGACGATCTCAAGAAGATCGTCGCCGCGGAGGGTCGGCCCCATTGGCCTACCAGTCACCAGAGGATGCTCAAGGCCGCTGCAAGCGAGCTGGCCCAGAGAGAGGACCTGGCTGAGGCCGCTGCGCGTTTCGGGGCCTGGCTCGCCCGCGGCGCCTGATAGCACCAAAGCCCTCTGCAGCGGGCTGAAAGCTGCAACATCGGCTGCGGTAGCAGCCAGCAAAGAACGGAAGACCTGATCATGGCGACGACCGTTGACCTCTACACGACCGTGATCAACACCAGCGGGAAGGAGATGATCTTCTCGTATCTGGGCAAGCACGGCAAGAAACTGGCCGCCGGCGCTTCGTTCACGGTCTTCGGTGACATCCAGCACAGCTTCCCCGACGGGACGACCAAGCAGACCAGGCGCAGGGCGCTGGAGCGCGATCTCCTGGCCGGCAGGCTGGCCATCGTCAGCACGCCCAGGACGATCGTGCTGGACACCAACCCCGACGCCATCGTGGCCAATCCGACCGTCGCCGCCACCGTGGCCGTTACGGGCGGCGGCGCTTCGGGTGGCTTGATGGTCGCCGGCCATTACAAGGTGGCCTACACCTTTGTGAACTCCTGGGGCAGCACGACGATCGGCACGAGCACGAGCGCGGACTTCACGGTCGCCACCGCGAACATCCCGCGGGTCACCGTGCCTGCGCTGCCTACCAACGCGACGAGCATCTCGCTTTACGTCACGGACATGCACGCCACCCTGGGCGACGCGACCACCCTGCACCGGTATGCCACGGGCATCACGGGCACGACCACGGACATGGCCACGGCCGTGGTCGCGGTGGACGCCACGCACCCCGTGCCTCCGACCACCAACACTACGCAGGCTCATGCGGCCAGGGCCCTGGGCGCGACCGACAACGTCCTGGGGTTTGTGGACCCGTCCTGGGGCAGCTACACGACGTAAATCTGACGCAGAGAGTGGAGCCAGCTCGTGCCCAAGGTCTTCGAGCAAATACGGCGCGGCACGACCGCTATCACCATCGCCGCGGCCAGCTACCGCCTGGTCAAAGTGCCCATGGCCACGGAGGCCCGGCTCGCCCGCGTGGTGGTAAGGCAGCTTGACGCGACCAGAGAAGCCGGCGGCGCGGCCGTGGCCTTCACGGTGGACGTGCTTTCTTCAGCCGTTGGCATGGTCGCGGACACGGACATCCCCAACGCCACGCTCCTGCCCGACGACATTGATCTCTTCAAGGTGCTGGACGTCACCCTGGCCGGCACTTCGGGCAACGCCGCCAAGTCGGTCACGGCCAATGACGGCTTCGTGTACAAGAACGCCGACAGCCCGTCCCAGACCGTCAGGGAGTACTTCCTCTACTTGCTCATCCGCCCGACGGCGGCCGCCACCGCCACCCTGTGGAAGTACTGTCTCACCTGCTTCCAGGACGTCGGCTCCGGTTAAGGGCCTGACATGCCTACCAAGTCTCCCGTCACTACCAGGCTCTATGAAGTACCGGTCCCGGCCAAGCGTCGCTCCGTGGCGCTTCCTGCCGGTGACCGTTCTTCACTGAGCCTGCAGCTTCTTGACCCAAACGGCGACCCGGTGGATCTCACGGCCTACACGGACACCGCTCGCTACACGCCCTGCGGCGCCTACGGTGAAGCAGTAAGCGACATCTCTACTACGCGCTTTGAAACAGGCTCTCTGGGTTCTCCCCTTGACGAGGGCTGGGTGGACCTGCCCGTCCCTGCCAAGTTCGCCATCAGGCCGGGCGTTTATCTCCTCCAGGCCGTCATCACGGACGACCTCCTGTATCCCAGGGCCTCTTCCGACGGCGAAGTGGTTACCGCCTCGGCCAGGCTGAATCCGACCACGTATCGCATCAGCACGTTGACGACCCTGAGCGTGGCCATCGACTACGACTTCCCCGTGGACGTCACCCCGGCCGTGGGCGTAGGTGAGACCGTCGTCGCCAAACAACAACTGGTACGAGACGTCAGCCTGGTCTGCTCGAACATCCTCTACCTGGTGGTGGAGCGCGCGCTTTTCGGCGCTGCCTCGCCAAGACAGGGCCCGCCGACCATCGCCGAGGTTCGCCTCGCTCTTCGGGACTACCCGGAGACGAACTTGTTGCTAGACGAGTACGAGTTCGACGAGGCCGAGATCGCGTTGGCCGCCTCTCGAATCGTGGACTACTTCAACGAGCTGGCGCCGCCGTTGGGCAGGTACTTCACCACCGATGACTTCCCCTGGCGGTTCCACTGGCTGGAAGGGATCGCCTGGCAGCTCTTCATGACGGCGGCGCACTGGCATCGCAGGGGCGAGTTGCCGTACTCCGCCGGCGGCGTGCAAATCAACGACATCGGCAAGGAAAAGCAGTACCTTCAGGCGGCCATGCAGCAGATGCAGCTCTTCAAGGAGTGGGCGTCGAAGAAGAAGGTCCAGCTCAACATGGAAGATGGCTTCGGCGGCGTGGGCTCTGAATACGGCTGGTACTGGTGATTAGCCGCAGGAGGCCGCCGTGTCGAAAGAGAAGCCAAACTGCGTCACCTACGACGACAGGCGTAAGGCAAAGCCCAGGCGGCCCATACCTGGCGACGTCGGCCACGAAGAAGACGGGTCGGAGTACACCGCACTAGAGGCCCTCTACCTTGCCGCTTGCGAGAAGTACCGATCAGCCAAGGGGCTGCTTTTCCTGAGAGCAACAGATTATCTGAAGGTGCTGCTATCTCTGGGCTATCGCCGTGTAGAGTAGCGGGCTGCGCCTTCGCCAGCTTCCTAAGCGTGTCGGAGCCCACGTATGCCATCCTTCCAGAAGTTCAACAGTTTCGTGGAGGCCGCCCCCGAGAAGGTCCACAACCTCGGCGCCGACACGCTGAAGGTGATGTTGACCCTGACGGCCCCGGTTGCGACCAACGCCGTCAAGGCCGACTTGACCGAGATCGCCGCCGGCAACGGCTATACCGCAGGCGGTACGCAGTCCGCGCAGTCCTCTAGTGCTCAGACTTCAGGGGTTTACAAGCTGGTCATTGCAGACGTGGTCTTTACCGCGTCGGGCTCACCGATGGCTGCTTTCAGATACGCTGTGCTCTACAACGACACGGCCACGAACAAGGAGCTGATCGGCTTCTGGGATTATGGCAGCTCCCTTACCCTCGGCGTCGCCGAAACGCTTACCGTGGACTTCGACGGCACCAACGGCGTGCTGACTATCACGTGAGGTAGCTATGCGGAACATCCTTGTAGTTCGAGGCGAATGGGAGAAGGCGCAGGCGGACTACGCTGCCGCGGTCAAGCTGCAGCCCGAGAGCGCGTGGCGGCCCTTGCACAAGCGCGTCGTCGCGCTTGCCAAGGAACTGTCCAAAACCATTGCCGCCGACGCGGTCCCGTGTTCTCGCTGCGGCGGGGAGCCGATCGGCCTGCGCCACGTACGTGGCGATTTACCACGGCTCGGCAAGCCGACCTATCGGCACGTCTATGAGATCGGTTGCGTGTCGTGCCATGACACGGACAAGGACGACCGCCGCGGCATGGCCGAGACGCCGAGGATGGGTAGCGGCGCGGAACTGGACAAGCTGGCGGAAAAGACCGCCAAGGAAGCCGTCGCCGACTGGAATGCGAAGAACGCACCGCCCGTAGGAAAAGACGCCCCTCGGGAGAGTTGAACTTATGGCTCTGAATCACATCACTCTGGACGCCACGAAGGCCGCCGGCAATCGCGTCCGCGCCGTGAGGGCGCAGGGGTCGTCCTTCCTCGCGGAACTACGGCTCATCCAGGGCGAGTTGGCGCAGTTCATCAACGGCGACGGCAGTGCGGACGCGCATTATGCGCCGATGCAGTTGGCCGGCGTGGGCGCCACGAACGCCGAGGCCCATAGCGCCTTCGTGCAGATCGACACCCTGTTTCAGGCGCTGAACACGAACAGCTCGCAGTCGGCCGTGCTGGACAAGTTCAACCAGTTCGTCAACTTCCTGGGCTGCAACTGAGCGGTCAAAAGAGCAAGGCGCGAGGCTTGAGCGATGCCGCTCACGACCGCTCTCGAAGCGGGTTATCGCTGTGACGAGGCGTCCGGCACGCGCTTCGACGCGACGGCCAACGGCCGCAACCTGGCGGAGTCAGGGAGCGTTACGAGCACGACGGGAGTGCTCAATAGCGCGGCGGTCGTAACCTCTTCAGGCGACGTGCTGGAGTTGCTTTCGCCTCCGACCGTGATGCGGGGCGGGGATTATGACTTCACGGTATGCGGCTGGGTGCGACTGACGACGGACACGACGTCGGAGCGCGTCCCGATCGCCTGCGCCGACTACTCGGCCAGCTCGGGCGGCTGGGCGCTGGCCCGCACCTCCAGCAACAAGTACGGCCGTTTCAGCGTCTGGGTCGGAGGCTTGCGGGTCAACGTCACCGGGACGGCGTTCGGCGCGTTGGCGGCCAATACCTGGTACTTCGTTCTCGGTTGGCACGATAGCGTCAACAACGAGATCGGCTTGCGCATCAACGGCTCGGAGTTTACCGCCAGTCATTCGGGCGGCGTTGACCCGGCCCCGAGCGGCTGTCCTTTTTGGTTGGGGACGGACTCGGCCGGAATCTACGGGCCGGCCGGCTGGAACGGCTCGATCGACGGCGTTTATTTCTGGTCGCGCGTGCTCGACTCCGGCGAGCGCGCCTCGATGTACAACTCGGGCTACGGGCGGGACTACCCGTTCATCATGTCCCTGCTAACCAATCTCGTCTCTTATTGGAAGATGGACGAGGCCTCCGGCAACGCGCTGGACGCTCACGGCTCAAACGACCTGACCGACAACAACGGCGTCGGCTCCGCGACAGGCAAGATCGGCAACGCCCGAGACCTCGAGCAGTCATCCAGCCAGTACTTCTCCCATGCCGACAACGCCGACCTGAGCACGGGCGACATCGACTTCACCTTTGCGATGTGGGTGAAGGCCGAATCGTTTCCCAGCTTTCCGGTCTTGCTCAACAAGGGCGTGACCAGCGGGACGCGCGAGTACCTGCTCTACTACGACACCTCCGCCAGCCGGTTCGTCTGGCTCGTCCAGGACGCGAGCACCGCCGAGACGAACGTCGTGGCCAACAACTTTGGCGCGGCCTCCACTTCAACCTGGTATCACGTCGTCGTCTGGCACGATGCAGGCAACAACCAGATCGGTATCTCTGTCAACGCCGGTACGCCCAACACGAGCAGCACCTCCGGCGGGGTGGTGGATGGTGCGGGGACGTTCTCGGTCGGCGCGTCTCCCTCGCAGTCTCTGTACTGGGACGGGCTGATCGACGAGGTTGGCTTCTGGAAGAGGGTGCTCACCAGTCAGGAGCGCGCGGACCTCTACGCCGGCGGCGCAGGCCTTGCCTACCCCTTCAGCGCCAGCTCCTTCACTCTGACCGCCTCGACCGGCTCCTTCGCCCTGGCTGGCCAGGCCGTAACCCTCAAGGCCGCCCGGCAGCTTACGTCATCTACTGGTGCTTTCTCCCTCGCCGGTCAGCCCGCTGCGCTTCGGAGCACACGCCAACTCACGTCATCTACTGGTGCTTTCTCCCTCGCCGGTCAGGCTGCTTCGCTCAGGGCCGCTAGGCAGCTCACGTCATCTGCTGGTGCTTTCTCTCTTGTTGGTCAGGCAGCAGGGCTCAGGGCCACTCGGCAACTCACGTCATCCACGGGCGTGTTCAGTCTTACTGGTCAGCCCGCTGCGCTTCGGAGCACACGCCAACTCACGGCCTCTACCGGCGTGCTCGGCCTGACGGGCCAGTCGGCCAATCTGGTACACGGCTCTGTCGGCGCGTTCACCCTGTCCTCGAACGTGGGCACGTTCACCCTGGCAGGGCAGGCGGCCTTGCTGTCCAGGGGCCGCAGCCTGGCTTGCTCGAGCAGGTCCTTCATCCTGGCGGGGCAGGCGGCCTCATTTTTCAGGGGACGTAAACTCACGTCCTCCAGGGGCGTTTTCATCCTGACAGGCTACTCCACGGCGCCGTTGACGGCGCTGGCGGCCCTGCCAGGGCCGGCCTTCCAGCGCGTCAACGTCGACTACATGATCCTGGGCGAGACGCGCGTTACCTGGGTGTTCGAGCGGCACTTCAAGGACCCTGACCCCGATACCTGGGTCTATCAACTCCAGGCCGGCGCGCACGGCAGGATGCCCAGCTACAAGACGGCGGGGTCGCCCGAGCGCATTGACGACTGGGTTGATGTCGGTGCGCCCGTCATCAACGCGGCTGCTCTTTTCGACACGGCGCACCGAGCCTTTGGAAAGACCCTGACCATCGCCTACAGGGTCAAGCTCACGACCCCGAAGGGTTACTACCTATCGCCGCCCGGTACTTCTCTGGGCCTTCTTGACAAGCACGACTGGCTCAAGGCGCGCGAGATCGTGAGGCGAGAGCTTCTTCTTCATCGAAAATACGCCTCTCAATCCGGATTTCTTTTCCGGAAAAGACGAGATGGTGACCCCTGCACCAAGTGCCTGGACCCCGCCACCGGGGACGTCACCCTCTCGCAGTGCGATATCTGCAAGGGCACGCGATTCGTTGACGGCTACTTCGCTCCCGTGCCCATGACCTTCGCCTCGCTGAGCAACAAGTCAACAAGAGAGATGCGCGAACAGACGATGCGCGGGCCGATCAAGGAGGACGTGGTCGAAGGCCGGGTGGTGGCCGTGCCGGGCATGGAGAGCCAGGACGTCTGGGCCGACGGAGCGAGCGACTTGCGCTACCGAGTGCAAAAGGTAACGCAGGCCGCCCACGTCAAGAACGTCCCTGTGATCCTGTCTCTGGAGCTGCGGCAGGAGCCCTTGAGCGATGTGATCTACACCCTGGCTCTTACGGGCGGTTGACGTCTCGAGCTTATAATCGGCTCGCCGTGGCACGGGGAGAGCGACATGGACGAGAAGGACGAGGAAGAAACGCGACCGGAGAGTGGGTCGCCAGGGGAGAGCGATCCTGAAAAGGAGCGTGAGGGCCTTCTCTCGCCGGTCGCGTTTCTCCCTCGTATCTCGTTGGCGACCTGGCTGCCTGACCCCGGCCTGATCCAGCGGTCCCTATACGGCAAGGAGCGCTGAGTGGCCCAACTCTCCACCCCGCATGTGTCCAGTTATCCGGGGCCTTCGCGGCTGCGGATAACGGGCGCCCTGGTGCAGTGGCTCAGGGCCCACTTCCAGGACCCCAACAACCTGGAGGACCAGGACCTGGCGAAGGCCGGCACCGAGATGGTCTGGTCGCCGGACCGGGCGACCAAGCTCGTGATCGAGAGCATCACCCGCTACGACCCGAAGCAGATCGAGCAACGGCCCGCCCTGATCGCGAAGCCCAACGCCTGGATGACGTCGCGCCTCTCCATAGGTAACAGGCTTCAAGGCTTTACCTCGTCATCGGGGACGGTCTATCGCGTGCGCATGGTGGAGGGCTCTCACACGGTCTTCTGCCTGGCGGGAGAGGGCGGCGAGTGTGAGAAGCTGGCGGACGAAACGCATCGAGAGCTCGAGCAGTTCGCCGACGTGGTACGAGAACACCTGGGGCTTGTTCGCCTCGAGGCCCCGGAGCTGGGCGACATGGCCCTTATCGAGGAAGCGAGCCAGCGGTACGTGATACCGATCCCGCTGGTCTATGCGTTCGAGAGGGCCTGGAAGGTCACGCCGCGGTCGGCGGTCAGGCTGCAAACGATCAACTGGGAATGGAAGGCCTGAGGACCAAGGGGGAGATCCACAGTCATGTCCGACGCCTTCGACCAGGCCCAGGCTCAGGCCGGCGCGACCGCCATGAGCTCCACGGAGACCATGGACGCGCTCAGGCCCGTGATCGTAGGGCCGCAAGCCGCTCTCTTCCGGAGAAACAACGCCACGGAGAAGGCCCTAAGCGCGCTGGGGCCTTATGTCTCCGGCTCCGACACCAACTACGACTGGCCCAACAAGCCTGCTGGCGCGGTAGTCGACCTGGCCACTGCGCGGCTCCACGTGGACAACGCGCTACTGCGATACTTCTCCGACTCCATCGGCGCAGGGGACACCATCGCGCCCGTGGCCAGCCAGGTCTCGCGGGTCAGGGCCGTCGCCACCAGGTGGAAGACCGCCAACGGCTTCACGCGCACGGCCTCCCTGCTGGACCGTGACGTCAAGGTCGGCGACGCCGTCTATCTCTCTGACGGCTCGAACTCGCTATCTACCAGGGTGCATGACTTCGTGCCGGAAGTGATCGCCGCGAGCATCGCCGCCGCCACGGCCGACGCGGGCAACTCCGGTACGCAGGGCTCAAGCTCTTCCATCTCGCAGACCTCCGGGACGGTCAACGACGTTGTCGCTACGCGGTCCATCGCCGCCTACTCGGGGCTCAAGGACGGCGCGATCAACGAGACGTACACCATCATCGTCATCCAGGCCCCGACCACGCCGGGCGACGCCACGACGGCCCGTCTCTCCGTCACCAGCTCTTCCGGCCTTGATAATCAGGCGAGCGTCACGCCGGCCCTCTACGGCCGGCCCACGCCGATCGGCACCCGAGGCGCCACGGTCACCTTCTCGCACACGTCCAGCGACTTCGTGCTCGGGCAGACGTGGTCCTTCGTCATCGCCCAGGCCTTCACGGCGGTGACCGGCGCCTCGTCCGGGACGTATACGGGCGAGCAAAGTCTCTCGTACATCATCACGGTGACGCGCGGCGGTTACACCAACGCCGCCAGCTCTCCCATCGCCAACCCGACCACGCAGGCGACCGTTGCCGTCACGGGCGGCGGCTCTTCGGGAGGCACGCTGCCTGCCGGGGCCTACTTCGTCAGCTACACCTTCAAGACCACGGAAGGAGAGACCACGGCGGGCACGTCGGAATCGGCGACGTTCACCGTTGCCAGCGGGAACATCCCGCGGGTCACCGTCCCTGCGCTGCCCAACGGCGCGGTGTCGATCAATATCTACCTCACCAACACCGCCGGCGGCACGGGCACGGAGAAGCTATACCGCCGGGACATCACCTCTACCACGGTCGACCTGACGGACAACGCCTGGGACGGCGGTACGTTCGCCAACAGCACGGCCCCGCCCGGCGCCAGCACCGCTCTGGTCGTGGCTCCGCAGGTGACGGCCGTGGACAGTACGGGCGTGGACGCCTCCGGCCCGACCGTGGTGCCCCTTTCAGGGGCGGTCTCCATCGGCTCCTTTGGCGTCGTGCTCACCTTCGCCCAGACCAAGATGCGCAAGGGCGACATCTTCCACGCCAACGCCACGGCGCAGACGCAAGGGGCCGTGCAGACCCTGGTGCTCGAGGACGCCTTGAGCACGGCCATGCAGGGCGCTTCGGACCTGACGATCAAGCTCTACATCAAGAAGGACTTCTTCGTCCCCGAGCAAAGGGCTGAGGCCGCGCCGGCCGTCAACTGGTCGGTAAGCGCCACGCAAGTCACCGCCAAGGGCGTCATGACGGCCTTCGACTCCTCCTGGACGTCGGGCGGCTCGCAGGCGGCCTTGCCGGTCGAGAGCGGCGACCTTTTCGTGCAGTACCGGGCCTGGGTGGCTGACAACGCGGGTCAGGTGACGACGGTCAGCACTTCCACGGACCTTCTGGCCAAGCTCGGGACTTACGCCCCGGACAACCCTCTCTGCTACGCCGCGGCCAAGTGCCTTCTCAACGCCAACAACACGCCGGTACGGTTCCTCGCCGTCGGCGACCCGAGCATCAAGGCCAACTGGGACGAGGCCCTGACGATCCTGGACCGGCTCCGAGGCGCTTACGGGATTGTTCCTCTCACCAGGGACCCGGCCGTCCTCACCGCCTTCCGGTCCCACGTGATCGCCCAGTCGGAGGAAGATGTCCAGTGCTGGCGAACCTGCTGGTGGTCGCCGGCGCAGCAGGTGACCGCCCTTGTCGTGGACGCGACGGTCACCAGCGATAACCAGCCGGCCCTGGCCACCCTGGCCGATAACCCGGGCGCCGCCGGCACGCAGTACACGCTCCTCACCTGCACCACGGGAAACGCTAAGTTCGTGACCAATGGCGTGCGTGCGGGCGATACGGTTCGCTACCTGTTCAGTGTGGACGGCTTCGGCAACAGCTCCTGGAAAGAGTTTCTGGTGGCGAGCGTGGTCAACGAGGACCAGCTCATCCTGGACGCGGGCCACACGTCCGCCGTGACCACGGCCCAGAGAGTGGAGATCTGGCGAGACCGAACCAGGACCGAGATCGCCCAGGCCATCGCCACGCAGATCAGGGCCCAGGCGCATGCCCGCTGGCTGCCCGTCTGGCCGGACGCTCTTCTCGACGGCAACACGAGGGTGGACGGCTTCTTCCTCGCCGCGGCCCTGGCCGGCCTTGTAGGGGGCGTGCCGCCGCATCAGTCGCTGCTCAACCTCACGGTGGCCGGCTTCACCAAGGAGGCCGGGGGCTTCAACAACGGCCAGCTCAACGCTCTGGAGGCCGCCGGCTGCTTTACCCTGGTCCCGGATGAGTTCGGCGTTCTGTATCTTCGCAAGGCCCGGACCAGCGATCAGACGAGCGTGGATACCGGCGAAGAGTCGAACGTGCGCTCTCTGGACGCCATCAAGCTGTTCTTCCAGAACCGGCTCTCGGCGCTCTACGGCAAGACCAACATCGTCGGCACGGACGTCAGCATCGGGGCCTCGGCCATGGTCAAGACCGAGCTGGCCAGGGCCGTCAGCCACTGCCGCAACGTGGCCAGAGTGGACCGTCTGGGGCCGTTGGTGATTGACGGAGACGTCACCTTCGTCACGCCCGACCCGGTCTTCAAGAACAAACTGAACGTGACCATGACCCTTACCAGGCCGTTCGCGCTGGGCAAGGTCACGATCACCCTCACCGCGGGTTGATAGGGAGGCCTGAAACATGGCGGCCATCGACGCTTTCGGGCGCTCTCCTATGGCGGTCGGCTCGGCCATGGCCGCCGACAGCGCCGTGGTCCTTTTGGGCGGCGCCGGGCTCCCGGCCGGGCCGGGCCTGCTGGTCCAGCAACTGCAGACGCAGTACCAGCAGCCGATCAACCGCATCTACGAGCTGGGCTCCAACCTCGTCTACTACGTGGCGGGCCGGCAGCAAGGCAACGGCTCAATCTCCCGGGTGATAGGCCCCGTGCCCGTCACCGTGGCCTTCTACGCGATCTACGGCAACGTCTGCAACGCCGGCGAGAACAACCTTTTCGTCCTGGCCGCCGGGGCATGCTTCACCAACCCCGCGGGTCGCTTCTCGGCCGCCGCGGAGGCCTTGCGCCAGGGCTCGGCGGTGGGCATGTTGTTTACCGGCGTGGTGCTCAACACGATCGGCATGAGCATCCGCTCCGAGGACATGCTGATCGGCGAGCAGTTGGGCCTCATGTTCGTGGCCGAGCAACTGGTCACGGGCGACCTCGGCGAGCTCGGCGCCGCCGTGTCCGCCCTGGCCAACTTTGATGATTTCGCGGAGGGCGGCGGCGACTTCGGCAATGATGATGGCGGTGGAGGCAGCTTCTAATGGTTGCAGCCGGTCCCTGGGCCGGCTGTTGGTTGAAACAAACTAATGCTCCGCGCCGACGAACTCAGGGCCTATCTCCTTGAGCAACGCCTGGATGAGACGTCGCCCTCTGGTGGCGACCCTCTGCCCGTGTCCGACCATCAGCTCTCCCGCACAGGGGCCATCCTTCGTCAGGGCAAGGGCCTTCGCGTCCTGATCGGCTACGTGGTGGACACGATCGCCTACGCCCAGGTCTACAAGGTGATCCTCGAAGGCCTGGCAGGCGTCGTGCCCGCCACGCCCCTGGCGATGACAGGCCTTCAACTCTTTGGCGCGAGACAGACCAACACCTACGCCCCTGGGCAAGGGGTGATCTGCGCCTGGAGGCCCGGCGCCGACGAGTGCTTCATCCTGGGTGCCTACCCCGAGGCGGGCGCTGACGCCCGGCTTTCTCTCTCTGACGTGATCGTCGCCGGGGCCAATGCCGGCTGGAAGGTGGACCCCTACGCGCAAGGGGCGTTTCTCAACCCCATAGAGATCGACGAAGGGCTGACGAAAGCGGCCCCTGACTGGTCCTCTCACCGGCCGCTTGACGGCCTCACCGGTGGAGAGCAAGGGGCGATCACGGAGACGGGGACGGCCTTTCACCTGGACAGCTTCATAGCCTACATGCGGGCCAGCGAGGAGACAGGTGTTTTTGCCTTCTTCCAGGACGAGCTCTTGCGCCTCACAGGCAGGAACCTGCAACTGGTGTCGGCCTGCGCAGAGCGCGAGGACGCCGATGACCAGGGGATGGTCTTCTCCGAGGAGGGCTTCGCGGACTTCGCCCGAGAGGCCATGGGCGTCGCCGACAACGAAGAAGAGGCCTTGCGAGAGCTCACCGCGGAAGAGGCGCAGCTTCTCACGCCCTGGTACTACGCCCGAGAGCCGGCCTTTGACGATCAGCACGCGCTTTACCGCTGGCGCAAGTGGCGAGGCTGGCTGGCGGGCGGTGAGAAGGCCTTGCTTCAGGCGATCAGGAACAGGCTCGAAGGCCCCCAACGGTTGTCGGAAGACGCCGTGCTCCCAGGCCTCTTTGACAGCCATGTTCTCCAGTCTGGCCGGTTCATTCAGCGCTCCGCCAAGGGCTGGATCATCGCGAAAACGCCCAGGGTCGTCTCTCCCAAGAGAAGGAGGCCCGTCCACTGTGACCAGAAGAGGGACGAATCGCCGCCCGCCCTGGCGGCGCAGCTGGAGGCCCCTGTATCCACCGAGGCGATCGGTGTTCACGCAGCAGCCTCCGTCCTGGATCAACTGGTCTACTCGGCCAACTACGAAGGCCTCAAGGGCTTTCTAGAGCTGCCCTCGTCCTGGTACGTCCCCGAGGAGTCGGAGCTGGACTACGCCGAGCCCGCGCTCGCGCCTCTCTTCGCTGGTCTGGCCGAAAACCAGTATCTGCCGGTCCCCGATCCTTTCACCATTGACCTGGATGAGAGATACGGCGACGCCGGCACCGCGAAGTACTGGCCCAACAACGCCTTCATCTCTGCTCTCGACGATGGTGGGATTGTCATCCAGGACGCCTGGGGCTCGGAGATCCGTATGACGCAGGGCCACATCTTCTTCCAGGCGGCGGGAGATATTTGGGCCCAGGCGGCCCGAAACGTCAACCTCTGGGCCGGGCATGATCTCATCGCCAAGGCCAACAAGTCCATGGACCTCACCGCCTCCCATCGAGACGTCAGGGTCAAGGCCCAGAGGAACATCATGATCCTGGGCGGCAACGAGACTTGCGGCGGCGTCCTCATCGAGTCCAGGGGCCCTGCTCCCGCCTGGCGATTTGAAGAAAGAGTGGGAGAAGACGCCGTTGTTGGCGGGATTGTTCTCCTCGCCAGGGCCTCGCAGATCGTTCAGACCGCCCAGGACGTGGTCTTCTCGGCCGACTGCTACACCTTCACGCCGGCCGTGCGGTCCCCTGACGACGCGGAGGCCCTGTCCGACCTGGTAATTGACCTGGGAGAAGGCAAGACCATCTGGCGAGGCCGGGGCTTTGATCGGCGATTTATCGGCCCGGCGGCCTGCGCCGTGGACGCCTTTGCCCTGAATGCCGCAGGCGATACCTTCCGAGCGAACGAGTATGCTCTGGACAGGACTAATTTCCACTCAAACGTGTATATCGACCAGGGCCTGTTGGTGCAAGATTGTGTTGCCGCCGGCGGCTCTATCTTCTCCCTGGACGGCACGGTCGGCCCGCCGGGAGAAGAGGCCAGGGTCGAGCTGGAGGCCGCCCTAGACGGGCAGTCCGCCAGACTTGAAGAGGTAGCGGAGTTCCTGGCCTCGTCCCTTGAAGAGGGCTGGTCGGGCTATGTTGATCGCGCCTCGGGTGACGTGTCTCAGGCGGAGTTCAGCCTGCGCACGGTGGAACAGTACGCCACGACGGACTTCCTGATCTACGAAGCGCGATGGCAGCAGCAAGCCCGCCTTGCCGGGCAGGAGATGCCCACCTGGAGCGAGCCGATCGTTGACACGGCCATCGCCGGGCCGACGAGGCCCTATCCAGGCCAGGGCGTGTGGGACACGGCCTTATCCGGGCGTACGGTGGACAATCAGCTCTACGATGAGGAAGCGGGCATGGCTGCGGACAGGGAAGACGCAGCCTACCTTGAAAGCGAGACCGCCGAGCCCGAGACCTACGAGTTGGAGGGGGGCTACACGGTGGTCATTGACGTAACAGCGTGAGGTAGAAGCATGGCTAACCTTGAATCAGGCCGGTTGCGCGACGAAGAACCGCGGTTGAAGAGAATCGTGCCGCCCAAACTGGACGACGACCCGGCCGCGTACACCATCCCTGGCGTGGAGCTTGTGCCGGACAGACACATCTTCGGCCCGAGAAAGCGCCTGGAGACCGACAAGGACGGACAACTGGTGTTCGTCCCCTGCCCGGAGGAATGAGCATGGCAAGCCCTGAGAGTGATTACTGCTCACCGCCGGCGGAGAAGAAGATGCCGACGCTCGTCGATCAACGCGTTCTTACCACCGAGGAGCTTATATACCTTTTCGCCGACGGCAAAGGTCGTGCTTATCCCTTCAGCACTAGCTCGTCAGCCGAACAACCGCGGGCGGACGGTATCCAGGACGAGCGAAGCGTCGTGGATGACCCACCCCCCGGCGAACTTCTCCAATAACTCAGAGAACCATTGGCAAAGGAATAAACGTGCCCGAAGACACCAAGGGCCAGGGCGGGGCCTTCCCTTTCCCCGAGAGCGCTTCCCTTCTCTCCGAGGACGAACTACGTCTTCTGCGTCAGCGCGCCGGGCAGGCCGCCACCCCCAAGAAAGGCCCGGCGGGCAAGTCCGTCGAGCCGCCGGCACCCGTGGATGTTTCTTCTCTCTCGCCCGAAAAGCAGCAGGAGCTGGCCTCCATCAGCGAGGCGCTCAAGGCCGTTCAAGGCCCCGGATTGTCGGCCTTTCTCAAGGGGCAAGCGCCCGCCGAAGACAAGTCGGCCGACGCTGCCAAGGACGCACCGCCCGAGCAAGCGTCGCAGACGGGCGCCCTGAACGAGCGGTGTCGTCGCTGCGGCTGGCATGGCCCTTACGCCATCGAGGCGACGGAGCAGGACAAGCTGGCGTTCGTGGCGGCCGTCTGCGGCGAGGGGCGATTCATCAAGGCCTTCGAGGCCTACGGCGGCAAGCTCGTCATCTCGTTTCGCACCCTGGAGACGGACGAGGCCGACTGGTGCTCGCGCAGGGCCTACAAAGACGTCAAGGATGGCCTGGCCGTAACCTATGAAGACTTCGGCATGCGCTTCGTGGACTACAAGATGGCCCTGTCCCTCGAGCGCGTCGTCCCCTCGGGCGGGCCGCCCTTGCTCCTGGGCAAGGAGACGGACGACTTTCTGGAGAAGAACGCGACGGGCATAGGCGAGCCGGAGATCGCCGTCTTCAACCGGCTGGCGCAGATCAAGAAGAAGGCCCCTCTCAACAAGGAGAACGTCTGGCGAGTCGCGCGCAAGCTCTTCGATCGGTTTCTGGGCCTCACAGGACTTCTCGAGGAGAGGAGCGAAGACCCTGATTTTTTCTCACCGGCAGCCGACTGAGCGCCCTGGTGCGGCTGGCCTGGCGACAGGGCGGGCTTGGCAAGGAGCGTGGCCGCTGGCGCTACAAGAGGCTGCGCTGGCTGGTCGAGTGCGAGGAGAGGGACGTCATGGCCTCGTCCGTGAAAATGCGCCATGAGCTTTTGTGCGCGCTCTTCGCCGGCGCAGATGGTCAGCAACGAAAGAAGCTCCTGGAGGAGGCGCAGAGGACCAAGAACCACTGGCTTGATCTGGCCCTGCCCGCCCTGGCGAAGGAGGCGCGAGAGGCGCAGGCGAAGGAGCAGAAGGGCATGCGCGATCAGTGGGCCGCCGTCTTCGGCGACCCGAAGGACCCGAAGGTCCAGGCCGGCATCAAGGCCCTTTACAAGGCCGCTATCGGCGGAAAGGCGTAGTTATGGCGGAGCCGGGCCTTTTCCAGTACGCCCGAGAGCAGGCCGCTCAGGGGCCGGGGCAAGGCTACGTACCGGCCCTTCATGGCCAGTTGGACCTCTCCCACTTCCTGGGGAGAGGCCAGATGGGCCAGACGGCCAACCTGGTCGCCCTCCCCTTCATCAACAACTGGCTGGCCTCTCAGGGCTATCAACCGGGGCCTTTCCTTCCCTCTCAGAACCTCCTGGACCAGGAAATGGCCAGGAGGTACATGCTGACCCAGAGCGCCGCGCAGCAGGTTGCCGGGCAAGCGGACAGAGAGCGCCTTGAGACGGTCATGCGCGGGGCCTTCTCCCTTGTTCAGCAAGGGCCCCTGACGACCGACCAGCTGGGCATGGTGAGACAGCTCTCCGGCGCCGCCATGCAGGCCTTGCCGACCCTGTCCATGATGGCCCCGCGGACCGTGGACGAGCTGTTCGGCCTTCGAGGCTCAGCGCACCTCTTCGGGCTGGGCGCTGGGCAGGCGTCCAGGTTCATGGTTGGGCAAGGGGGCGTGACGGGACTATCAGCCGAAGCCGCCGCGGCCATGGCCGAGGGCGTGCAAGGCCGTCTTTTCGGGCCGGGGCAAGACCTATCGAGGATGCGCGGTTTCGGCGGGGCCTCCGCCGGGCAGATGTTCAGCGAGATGGCCGCCCGCGGGCTGCTCAGTGATCCCTTCGCCTCGCAGGGGGGAGGCGACCTGGCCGATCTTGCCAGGGCCTTTCCGGGCGGCCAGGGCGCGACGCGTAAGCTGCAAGCTAACCGGATCGGCGATCAGATCAAGGACATGGCCGGCGCTCTCTCGGCGGTCAGAGACCTCTTTGGCGACATGGGCCGCGCCGACGCTCCCATCCCGGAGCTCTTCGCCGCCCTTGACGCGCTGACCCAGGGCGGCACGGCCCGGTGGTCCAAGCCTCAACTTGAGATGCTGGTGAGGCGAACGCAGCAGACCGCCAAGCTCACCGGTACGAGCATGGACCAGGTCATGGCCATGCAGGCCCAGATGGCGAGCGAGTTGTCAGCGGCCGGCCTCTCCAGAGGATTTGCCCCCGGCATTGTCAACGCCGGTATGCAGTTCGGGGCTGCCTTCTCGCAGCTCTCCTCGCCTTTTGCCGGGCAAGGCGCTCTCTCCTCCCGTGAGGCGCAGGCCATGGACATGAGGCTCAGGGCCCAGGCCGCCGAGAGCCAACTGGGGAACCAGCTAGGCGCGGTCATGCGGCTAGGCGATCAGGGCCTTCTTTCAGGAAGGGCCCTGACGCTCTACAACCAGTTGAAAGTGAAGGACTACTCAGGCGTCAGCATCATGTCGCCGGCCGAGTTCACGGACATGGTGGGAGGAGCGCTCGGCTCCAGGGCCGCGGCCAGCCTGGCGCTTGGTCACACCGAAGGCAATCGGCAGGCGATCGAGAGGTACAACCTCCAGGACGCGGTGAGAAACCAGCAGGGTGTCGAGCTTCAGGGGAGGATGAGGGCCTTCGCCGAGGGAGGTCTTTCTTCTCTCGAGATGTTCGCAGGCAAGAGAGGCCTGGCCGCCGAGGCGGCGCAGATCATGGCCCGAGAGTCGTTTAACCTCTCGGCCGCTGAAAGAATCGACCCTGTGAAGCGCAAGGCGTTCTTCCGGAGAAAGCTCCAGGACGCGCTGGGTGGCAGGGCGGCGGGGCTGAACCTGGACTTGCTGGCCGAAACGGCCTGGAACCAGATGGAGGCCGGGGCCGTCGGCTTCGGCCCCTATCAAAGCCTGGTCGGCGCCTTGAGCCTGCATGATCGCGAGGTGCTCGGCAGACAGAGGCAGGTCCAGGCCCAGGCGGACACCAGGGCCGATATCGCCAGCGCCCTTTCTCCCTTCAGCCAGGGCGGCCCTCTGCGCCGGATCATTGACGACCTGACCCGCGGCGACGCGGATTTTTCCAGCCTGGGGGCCGCGCTCCTGGGCGGGCAAAGGCTGGCCGCCGCGCCAGGGGCGCGTGATGCCTTGACAGGGATGGCGGCCAACGTCGCCAGGGCCACGCAGGACCTGGAGCAGGTAAGCCGGGAGATGGAGGTCTTGTCGGCCGATACGTCTCTTCCGCCTGATGTCATGGCCTCGCGACTGGCCGGCTTGAGAAGCCGCTTCAACGTGCTCAAAGCCAGGCTTCACGAAGGGACGTTTGGCGGCGGGCAAAGCTCTATACAGCTCAAGGAGTTGGCCAGGCACTACAGGACGACCGTACCGGAGTTGCTGCGCGGCAGAAGAGACTCAGGCGGCAACTTTGAGGCAGGGGCCGTCAACATGGCCCAGGCGCTTGCCAGTATCAACGACTTGCAACAGGCCTACGGCGGTCGGCCACTGCCGCAAAGGGGCGATCCTGAAGAAGGCAGCTCGCCCTTCGCCGCGATGATCGGCGAGGCGGGCGCCGCCGCCTACCAAGCGGCGCAAGAGCTCGGGTCGACGCAGGCCAGCACGCGTCGGCGCTGGGGGCCCTTCTCGATGGACTTGCCCGATGAGCTCTTTGACCAGACGACGGCTCGTGCCCCTCGATCAACGGGCCAGGGTGAATTGCGCATCCGCGGCGAGGTGCTGGTGAGGCAGGACGGACGAGGTACGCTTACCGGCACGGGCGCCTTCAGCCCCGCTTGATGGGAGGGTGCTTCTTGGCCGCCACCGATTTCTTCAGCACTCCCGGCGGCGTGGCGGTCATCACAGGCTCCGCGCTGCCGGTCTTGAGCCTGAGCTTCCAGGACTGGGGCGGCTACGGCAACTATCGAGCCGTGATCACTTCTCTGTCCGTGCAGTTCGAGGGCGGCCGTCAGTTTCTTCACACCCTGGAAGACATGATCTTCCTCTACGTCTTCGGCGAGCGCATGGGGGAGATGACCATCTCAGGGGTGTGCTTTTCCGATGTCTGCGCCGGGGCGACGCCGGGGGAGCTGGGCCGCGTCGGCCACGGAGCGGAGCGCGTCCTGGGCCACTATGTCGGCCACCGCGTCACGTTCCGGGCCGAGCCCGTCCTGGTGGCCTTCGGCGTCGACACGGCCTTTGAGTGCTTTCTCACGGGCGTCGGCGTCGCGATCAACGATCCGGAGAAGGGGCTGGGCCAGTTCACCTATCGGTTATCGGTCGTGCCGCCGGCGACGTTCGACGTCGAGGCCGTTATCTTGACTTGACCATGTTGAACCACGTTCGCACTCTGATTCTGAACACCGACTCGACGCAGGCCTATCCTCCCGACTACCCCGGAGAGGAACACTGCCCGCCGGGCTACGCGAAAAAGTCGCTTCGCGGCCCTCTTGGCCGCTTCCGTGTTCTTCTTTTCGGCTCGATACCAGATAGGGCCCTTCTTAACCTGCGACTGCTTCAGTTCATGACCCTGCTTCACGGGAGCGAGCTAGCCGGCACTCTGGTCCTGGACGACGCGCGCATCACCTATTTGCCCCTGGACGATGATTCATTCGTCAACCTCTGGCTGGCCGGGCCGAGGGTCACGCGCCTCACCGGGACGGCGGAAGGGATAGCTTCACGACAGGGAGACTTTCGTAGAGACGACAAGCTCTCCTGGTCCTGGCGGTTGACGGCCGATTCCGGTACGCAGGCGACCATCAAGTGGGCGGACGAGACCGGCGCGGAAACGACGAAGGTACTGACCTACTCGGCGTCCTCTCTGACAGGCCCCGTGCTCCTGCCCGGCTCGACGACGGCCTTCACCTTCGTCTCCACGACGGGCGCCTCCTGGCTGATAGAAGACCTCGCCCGCCCTGCTTCCGGGCTGGCTGATATTGCGCGAAGGACCGATGACATCTCGGCGGAGATGGAAGAAGAGCTTTTCGCGGGCGGCCTCGACGACGCGAACCTGCGAAGCAGACACAAAGACCACCCCGAGCTCCTGGAGAGGCTGGCCGCCAGGCTCATGGCGCTGGCCCGAAGAACGGCGGAGGCTTGATGAGCACGGTTGGTTGGCGCTCGACGCAGTTCAAGGCCTGGGCGAACGTGGACGTCACGAGGCCGGGAGGCCCTGTCACGGTCTACCGGGCCCCTGTTGTTTCCTTCCAGGCCAACTTCGACCTGAATGCTATACCGACGGCCGTATTGCAGCTCGGCGTCGGCAGAAACGTCCGAAGCACAAAGACCATCTCCGCCGCCCACCCGCTGCTTGACTCCTTGAAGTTGCTATCGCCCATCAGGGTCTGGCTCCAGGCCTTTGACCGGGCCTTTTCACCGGACGGTGAGGCGCCTCTAGGCCAAGAATGGCCAGACGTACCCTTCGTGCTCTTTGACGGCTACGTGGCCGGCGTCGGCAGTGACACCGGGGCGGGCAGAGCGGGCATAACGCTGCACTGCATCCACTGGCTTGCCGACATGAGCTTCTCGAGCGCCATCAGCCGGTCTTCCATGCCAAGCAATACTACGGCCCTGTCCTACGGCGCCGGCTTCAGGGGCAGGACCGACGACGGCCAGACGCCTTTCCCGACCGGCAACCCGCAGAAGTTTATGAACCAGGCCAACGTTCTGACTGACCTCTGGGGCCAAAGCATTGCGCCCTGGTTCGACTCGTTGTGCTCTCAGGACCGCTTCGACATCGCCGACCTGCCCGTGGAGAAGACCGGGCCGCTGTCCAAGAACTACGAGGCCTTGCGTGCCCTCCTTCGCTTCGAGGGCTATCCGGGCGGGCTGCTTAACCGATACGCGCCGACCATGCCCCTGGACAACGGCCTCCTGGGCGCTGAGAGACTTCCTGACGCGCTCAGTGGTCTATGCACCCACCAGGGCCACGAGTCCATGGCGACGACCACGCTCTGGGACAAGCTCGTCGGCGACCTGGGAGCGCAGCTTCTTTTCTCCGTGGTCCCCATGATCGATCGGGCCCTGGTCGTCCCTTTCATCCCCGGCCTGCGAAGGGCCAGGACGCAAATCACCGCCTCGGAATATGAGGCCATAGGCAGCCAGAGCGCCCTGAGCCGGCCTCTTCGCGCCGTCTGCCTGGCCGGAGGCGCCGGCTCCGCTACCGGCGGGCAACGGCCCGCTTTGCCCAACGAGTCGTACGTCCCTCAAGGCATCGGCGGCGTATGGCCGCGACCGAGCGACCCGGTCCACGACGCCGAGCCGGACCTGAGGGCCGGCCTGGTCCTGGTCCGCCAGTTGCCTTTGTGGCTGGGACAGATCATGACCGTCCCGTTATTCGGCCGATCGTCCGCCCCTCCGGACGACGTCTCGGGAGGAGCCGCCTTTCCTCGTGCAGGCGCGGCGCCAGTCGCCGCTCTTCCCGGCGCGATCCGGCCGGCGGTCATCTCTTTCTGGGACCGCTTCGCTCGCGCGCTCTACCTGGTCGAAAGGCTCAAGGGAAGGCAGCTCAGCCTCAGGACCAACTTCCGGCTGGACCTGTCGCCCGGCTCCACGGTGACGGTGGTCTCTTCCAGGGACCGCTTCATCGAGGCGGTGGTTGGCAAACAAGCCGACGTTCTCTGGGCGCATGTCTCGAGGGTCACCTTGGTGCTCGACGCCGAGGGCCGCCAGGCGCATACGCTTTTGCAGCTCAGTCATCTCCGAACGGCCAGGGAGAACGCGCTTGCCACCACGGGGACCGATAATCACCCTCTATGGAAGACCGTCTTTCTCGGAGCGCCCCTGACCAGCGCGATGGGAGACTAGCACCATGCCCTCGGCGATTGAAGCGGAGTACGAGCCCTACTACAGGCGCTGGAAAGAAGAAGGGACGCCCGAGGCCAAAGGCGAGTTGCTTCGCCGTCTGGCCCCGGTCCTCAACGCCGCCATTCGCACCTACGCCGGCGACGCTTCTCCCGCCATCCAGGGACGGGCCAAGCTCCTGGCGCTCGAGGCCGTCGGGCGCTACGACCCGAAAAGGGGACCTTTGCGCTCGCACCTCATGAGTCACCTGCGCGGCCTGTATCGCCACGCCGCCAGGCAGTCGCAGGTGATCAAGCTGCCTGAAAGGGCGGCCCTCGCCATCGGCAAGCTCAAAGCGGCCGAGAACGAGCTGGAAGACACTCTGGGCCGACCGCCCAGCACGGCGGAGCTGGCCGATCACACAGGCCTGTCCCCCGAGCGCATCGCCAGGGTGAGGCTGGCCCGGCCGGGCCTCACCGAGGGCCAGACGACGATCGAGACCGATGAAGGAGAGTCGGCCATCTCACCCGCGGTGAGATCACGAGCGGGCATCGAGGCCTGGCAAAACTTCGTGTATCACGACCTGCATCCCCATGACCAGCTCATCATGGAGCACGCGCTTGGCCTTCACGGAGCTCCTGTTCTGCCCAAGAACCAGATCGCCGGGAAGCTGGGGATCAGCCCGGCGGCGGTCACTCAAAGGGCCAAGAAGATCCAGGATCGCCTGGACTCTCCCGGCGGCGAAGAACTGTTCTGAGGCTCAAGATGGCCGTACTGCACTACGACGATATTTTTCACCTGCGCCTGTTGCACCTGGCGAACCACTCCGGCAACCAGGCGGAGATGCACGCGCCCGGCGGGGCCTCGGAGTGGTATGCACCGCTTGCTCCTGAACAGCTCGAGGCGCCCCTCCCCACCGAGGTGGACCAGTGGCAGGAGGCCTTCGCAAGAGACCAGATCAACGAAGCCTACAGGGAGGCGGTGACCACGGAGGAGGGCACGCTCGGCGACTGCTCGGCCCTCACCGTGCAGGGGGACTACCTGGCGATGGCGGAGAGGGCCTTCAGGCTGCGCTGCGCCTCGCGAGTGAGAAGGTCGGCCCACGCCTCCGCGAGGAGAAACGGCCTCGCTTCTCCAGGAGGGGCCTTTGAGCGAGTGGCCGGCCTGGTACAGGACCGCCTGGCTGCGGGGGCGACCGACCAGTTACCGCCGGCGGACGGGCCCCTGCTCACGGAGGACGGCCCGGCCACCGTGCAGGAGCTGGCCCTCGAAGAGCTCTTGCTGCGAGACGAGCGTCTGTCCAACGAGTGAGGGCTGAAACGGCAATGGCTGGCACACGAAGCGATGTCATGGTCCTGGGCGACGGCAGGCTCCAGGCGGGGACGGCCAAGCTGGCCCAGCGCGCCGTGATCGAGCTCCTGACCGAGCCTGGCTCGGTCAGGGGAGACCCGACGCGAGGTACGGTCTTCGCCTCCTTGACCAGGCCAGGACGGGTGGCGACGGAGGCCGATATCTTCGCGGCCTTTTCTCTCTCTTTGCCCGGCCTGGCCAGGGCCCTCGCTCGCGGCGAGACCACCGCGACGCCGCTGGAAGAGAGGTACAAAAGCGCCAGGCTCGACAAAGTGGTGTTAACGCCGGGTCAGTTGGTGCTCACCGTCAGCGTGGTGTCACAAGCAGGCGGGCCGGCCCTGGTTTCTTTCTCCATCACCTACGGTTAGGGGCGACTCATGGACTTCGTCTACGACCTGGCCGCCCTGGACCAGACCGAGCTGGATGCCACCAGACAGGCGATCCTCTCCGCCCTGGAGGACTACGCTCCTACGGCGGACGTGAGACAGGGCGCGATTCACGACCTGGTGCTCGAGCTCAACGCCGTCCTTGCGCAACTGATCCAGGAGCAAGTCAACAAGGCCGAGAGCGCCCTGGGCGTGCTGGCCCTTGATGATGCGTCAACGGCCGACCCTGCTGCCGTTGACGCCGTTCTTGCCGACTACGGCGTGAAAAGACGAGTCGCCACGCCCGCCGCCGGGAGCGCGCAGGTGGTCTTGAGCGCCTTCATGCCCGTCACCATCCAGGCAGGGGCCGTCTTCACGGCCGGCGGGCAAAGCTACCAGTCGGTATCAACCTTTCAGGCCAGGACCTCCCCTTCGTTGGTCAGCCTGCCGACGGACCGGCTGATCACCCAGCTCTCCTCGACGCGCTGGGTGTTTACCATCGACCTCGTCTGCGCCGTAACGGGCTCGGCAGGCGCTCTACCCGCCGGCGCGCAGCTAACACCAGCCTCCCCGCCTGCCAATTTCGTCGAGTGCTACTCCAGGGAGAGCTTCTCGGGCGGCCAGGACCAGGAGACCAATGCTTCTCTTGTCGCCAGGCTGCAAGCGGGCGCGGCCGTCAAGTCGCCCGGAAATAGAACGTCCCTTGAAGGGATGGTGAGGACCTTCATCCCCGAAGCGCTTCACGTCTCCGCCACGGGGGCCGGCGACGCCGCCATGCTCAGGGACAAGCACGGTCTCTTCCCTGGTGCTACAGGCGGCAAGTGCGACCTCTACCTGCGCTACCAGGGCGCCTATGAAGAGTCGACCCTGACCGTCACGGCCACGCTCAACTCCAAGGTCGGGGCGGTGGGGACCTGGCAGGTCGGCCTGACGCGAGACCAGGCCGCCGGTCTCTACGAAGTCAAGAAGGCCCTTCTTCCCACTCAGGCCTTTTCGGCGACGGGCTTTGCCATCAGCTACGACGCAAGGGGCGTGGACGTCTCCGGGGAGAGCTGGCCGCCTGACCTGGCGAGCCCGCTCGAAGCGACGTACTCGAGCTACCAGACGGTCGTGGTGCGCTTCGCCGACACGATCACGGACGTGACGAGCGTCTCAACCGGAGCGACGGCGAGTTATGTCCTTGTGCTGCGAAGAATGCCCAAAATCAAGGAGCTTCAGGCCTGGTTCTCGGCCGCCGAGAGGCGACCCCTGGCCTCCGACCTCCTGATCAAGTCGCCCGTGCCCGTTTTCTCGGCGGTCTCCTTTGATCTGGTGCTGCCCGTCTCTGCACCTACGCCCGACGCGAGCGCCGTCAAGGCGGCGGTGGCGAGCGCCGTTGCTGGACAGGGCTTTTCCGCTCGGTTGTCTGCAAGCCTTGTCGCCTCGGGCGCGCGAGCCGTTAGCCCACTGGCCGCCGTGGATAACGTCGCCCTCTCCGGCAGGCTCCGGAAGCCGGACGGCACGAACGTCTCTCTGTCAGGCTCGCAGTCCCTGGCCATCACCCCTGACGCCGCCAATATGACCACCGCCGACACCGTGATTTTCTTTCTTGTCTCTGCGGACGTGACCTACACCCTCGTCCGCGTATAGGCCGTGGTATCCTGCAAAAGCTATCCATTCTTTTCCGGAAAAGAATTGCGATAAGCCCTGGCGCGGAGGGCTTTTACCGCGCGGAAACACCAGAAAGGGCCAGCTCATGTGGGAGTTGCTTGGCGATGCCGTATCCCTCGACGCCGCGTGGGAGCTCTGCGAGAGCGTACCGGGCTGGGCCTGGGCCGCCTCCGTCGTCGTTGCGCCCTTGGCGGGCAGGTCGATCTGGCGAACGAGCAGGGCCGCCTGGCGGTTGACCAGGGGACTGCTTGTCACCACGCCGGGAGAGCTGTGCGAAGAGATCAACAAGCAGCTCAAGAGCGCCTCACTGCTGGAGGGCGACATCGGGCTCAAGACCGCCCGGTGCTGTGTGCAGGGCAACCTGGAGCACAAGTCCTTCAAGGTCGAGCTTCTGGACACGGCCGGCAAGTGCTTCAAGGACGTCACGGAGCTCTTGACGCCGGGGGAGCAGCGGCTCCTGGAGAGGGCCCTCCAGGCCGGGATCGAGGACCGCAAGAGGAAGCGTACCGAGAAGAAGAGGGCCCTGGCGAGCCACTTCCTGACCGGGGAAGGGAACGAGAAAGTAACGGAGATCTGATGTTCCACGAGATGAACAAGATGATGGGCGGTGCTGTACCGCAGACCAGCCCCGGCCCAATCGGCCGGGGTTACCAGCACGGCAAAGCGCAGGGCGATGCACTGGCCGAAAAACTGCTCGAGGCCTTCAAAGAGGCGCTGGAGCGACAATCGGGCGTCACGGAGACAAAGGACTGCGAGGACAACTGTGAGGGCGGTTATCCCTCGTGCGAACCTCGCTCAAGCTGTTCGGCCGGCACGGGCATGCCGGCCGAAAGCGGCCGGCCGATCATGCTGGGCGACGTGGTTCGCCTCAAGTCGGGCGGCCCTTCGATGACCGTGATGTCCATCGTCAGGGGCCCGGCCAACCGTAGCGGGCTGGACGTGGCCATTACGACCTGGTTCGCCGACGCAGCGCGCCAGAGCGTCGGCGACTTCCCTAGCTGTTGTCTGGAGCTTGTCCCGCGCAGCATTTAGCCCGCTACCTAGTGTGACAAAGCCCTCCGCAGCGGGCTAAGTGCTGCGACAGAGTAGACAAGCCAGATGCCGTACGAGTTCCCAAACGGCGTGATCGACTCTCCGGCCGGCATGGCCGCGCTGCTAGGCACGTTCTGGGCGGCCCGGTTCCCCCACCGGGCCGATCTCTACGCCCTGATGGCTGCAAGAAGAGCGCCGGCGGCCAAGGCGGCGCTTCTTATTGACCAGCTCATGGCCGGGCTGTCGGCCGCGAGCGCTCCTCTGGAGAAGCGAGATCCGCTCTTTCTCTTCGACGCCGTCTACTCCGCCTCAGCGCCCGCACCAACGGGCGGGCAGGCCTCCAGCCCCCGGTCCAACAGGTCCTACCCGCCACCTTCTTCTCAATTCCAGGGCGCTTCCCTTCTGTTCGACAGCCCGATCTCTCCTGCACGAGCCTTGTGTCGCGGCGCGGACTTCACGGTCGGCCCTGACGGGGAGATCATCTTCCTCGACGACCCGACAGACGGGCTGGAGGAGAAGAGCTGGCTTGTTGACGCTCAACTGAGCAACAACTGGTCGAAGACCGTCGCCGTCCGAGCCAGCGTCACGGGCCAAGTGTCTCAAGGACTGCAGCGGCTGGCCCTGGCCATCCTCAAGGCCGACTACGGCGGGCCGTCGATTTTTTGCCTTCACGAGGCCCTGGCTGCCATCGCCGACGCGCCCGTGTGTCAGGAAGACGGCGAGGTCTTTCAGTACCAGGCCACGGATAGAAAGGGCCTTCTGCTCGTCACGGACAAGCGCGTGTATCGCGCTAACTCACTGGCGACCCTCACCGTCAGCGAGGGGCAGGTCCTCAAGCAGGGAGAGTTTCTCACCGACACCGTACGCGTTCTCGCTCCGAGGTCCTCTCCACCAGCCTGGCTTACCTCTCTGCAACTTCCGGCCGAGTGGTTGTGGCCCTCTCTGGGCGGCGTGCTCACCTTCGAGAACGCGCAAAAGGCCCTGACGGTCACCTTGAGCGTTTCAGGGCTCACCAAGGTGATCTGGCCGATGCCGGATGATTCTGGAAGGGTGACCGCCTTCTTCAACCTGCTTCATGCTCAGGGAGTGGCCCAGGGCAAGTCCCTGGCCAACTACCTGGACCTGCGCCCGCAGCCGCAGGCGACTCAGCCGACGTCCGCGTCGTTGCCTGCGAGCATCAACCCCATGAGCTTGTTACTCGGCACGGTGTTTTCGTCCAACGTCCGAGTGGCGGTCTTGAAGCAAAGCGCCTTTGGCCCGCTGGCCCTTGGCACGAGTTATCTTGCATTTCTCAGGCGCTTGCTCCCGCCGGGGGCCGGCGTACTTCCCGTTCTTGTCTGACCGCTGAGCGCTCTCGCATGGCACTGCCGCCGGACGAAGAAGACTGCCCGGAGATGACGGCGACGCCGCCTCTGAGCTTCCTCCCTGCGGGGGCCGGCTGGTTCTGCCCCGAGAGCGGCATGGGCTCAGGGTCGGGGCCCGATACGGACTCGTTCTACCTCTACCGCGAAGACTGCGTAGAAGGCGTCAAACGTGAGCACCGGGCCAAGATGACCATCATCGCAGGCGCGGTGAGCCAGGGCCCGTGGGAGTACGTACGAAATAACGGCTGCTGCGACTGTCCGGGCGGAGGCAGCGGTCCGGGCGGAGGTGGGGGAGGCGTGCTCACCCAGTGCTGCAAGGAGGTGGTCGGTACGCCTTTGCCGCTAACGATCACCCCTAACCCGTCGGCCTGTCCAGGTGATGGGCCGGTCACGCTTATGGTGCCTTTTGAAGGTGCCGGCAACGGCTTTCGGATCAACTATGAGTCAAGCGACGGGCAAGTACGGGTCTCGGGGAACATCGTATGCAGTAACAAGGGGTTCGGCGTAACACGCCCGGAGACGGACCCGCCTTGCACGCCACCGCCTGGCCCGCCAGGATCGCCTGAGCCTGGCGGTTGGTTTGGCTTCAACGGGAACTGGAAGTGCGGTGCGCTTTCCGGAGGGCTCTTGCCCTGTGAAACCTTTATCCAGCACATCGAAGAATCGACGTGCCAGCCAACGTGCGTACGAATCGTGATTGCTCCAGGGGAGGGAGGCGGGCTGATCACGCTGGAGCTTGGCTGTGGAGGCGGCGGTGGAGGCGGCGGTGGAGGCGGCGGTGGAGGCGGCGGTGGCGGTGGAGGCACCGTATGCGGCGGCAGCTTGCCAGGCCATGTCACGTTCACGATCGCGGGGGTGAGCAACGGCGCGGCCAACGGGACGTTCAACCTTCCACTGAGTACATCCGGCTGTCCGGGTTGCTCGGCCTGCAACTGCTATCGGTCCGGTGACCTGGGAGGCTACGAGTGGGTAGTACAAGCCAACCCCAATGGGGCCGGGCCGCCGCTCTTGTACGCGTTTTTCTATCAGCTGTCCGGTGGCTCAATTCAGGCGCTTTACGCCGTTAGTGGGTCCATCGGTACGCCATGGGACTGTACTTTCCCCAAGACCTTAGACCTGGCGGAGCTATCGGTTGGCACTGGCTGGCCCGCCTCTTTCGACGTGTCGGGGGCCTGAAATGAACGTCGACGAATTGCACGCGCGGATCGCAACCCTGGCGTCGACTCGCCCTCCCTGCCGCCATCTGGGCTCGCCGACCGGCGAGTCGAGGCCTTGCCCGAGTTGCACCGGTACGCTGCAGGTCCACCTGCGCACCTGTGTCATCCACGGGCAATGCACGGAGAGCAAGCTACTCTCGGGCGTCGAGTGCTGCAGTATTTGTAATGATCGCTCCCCGATAGACACGCCCGTACCGATCTCAGCGAGGGAAGTGGTCGAGCCAGCCTCTCTGGTCGCCCGTTTCGACGAGAAGAATATAGCCCCCGACGTGCCGGGAAAACGGTTCAACGGCAGCATCCTGGCCTACCAGGATGACTACCTGTTCGCCTTCAGAAACGGCTGGGCAGGCTCGGAGATCTATCTGATCCGGCTGGACAAGGACTTCAAGCCGTACGGATCGGCCTGGAAGCTGGAGCTGCACCACAGGGAGGCCAACTACGGGCGAGAGGACCCGAGGCTCTTCATGCACCAGGGCAAGGTGCATGTCTCCTTCATCGGCGTGGTAGGCGGTCGACGCATCAGGCATACCAGTCAGCTCTACGCCAGGCTTGGCGACGACCTGCGCGTGGAGAGGGTGTTCTACCCGCACTACGAGAAGCGTAACGGGTGGGAGAAGAACTTCGGGTTCTTCTCCTTTGAAGATCAGCTTTATGCGTCTTACTCCACCACCCCGCACCAGGTCTTGAAGATTGATGGTGACAGGGCGGAGATGGTCTACAACACCCCGTTTCCTGCGCCGTGGAGCGGGGGAGAGATGAGAGGTGGTGCAGCTCCCGTCCGCGTCGGCGACGAATTCTGGTGTTTCGGTCACGACCGTATACAGAAAAACGGCGTGTGGACCTACCGTGCGCTCCTGTGGACGTTCCAGGCACGACCACCCTTTAGGATCTCCCGCTACGTCCCCTACGCGCTCTTGACGGCCGACGTGAGTACGAAACCGGCGTCGCAGTACGCGAGTGTGATCTTCCCGTGTGGCGCCGTGCTACTAAAGGGCTAGAGCAGATGCTTCCAGCGACTACCACGAACGACGTGCCCAACCGCGCCTTTCCGGACGCCAAGTCGGCGGCATATTTCCGTCTGCCGAACTCCAGTCGCAGCAAGGGCCCTGATCTCTCGTACCTGCGTCTCGGTGAGCGTGGCCGTCCCGTTACGCTCGCCCTTGGCGGCACCGACGACGGTTCGTGGCCCTCCGACGTGCTTCCAGGACCGCCCGTTCGCAATCAACTGCACGAGCGAGTCGCTGACGCCGAAGGCCTCGGCAACGTCGTCATGCGTCTCGCCTGCCGCCACGCGCTCCCTGATCTCGACCACTTGCGACTCGACGAGTTTGGCGTTCCCACCTCGCTCCCCTCGCGCGGTTCTCCCGTGTGTCGCCCGATCGGCGGCGTTCTCCGCTGCCGTGCCGTAGTAGAGGTTTTCCAGACGGTTGTTCGTCTTGTTTCCGTCGCGGTGGCAGCATTGCTTGTCGGGCGGGCGAGGTCCGACAAATACGCGCAGGATGATCGCGTGGACGCTGTCGGTTACTTGTCTGCTGTGGCGACACAGGCCTATCCGCTTGTAGCCCTTGCTGTTCGCTTCCCGCAGTCGTCGCCATCCGTCCTGCCCGTGAGAAGACCAGATAGTCCCGTTGTCCCCGGCAAGATATCCCGGAAAGTCGGGTACGGGCCGATAGGTTACGCTCGGGTCGAGTCGTTCCTGCTGCCGCTGCTTTCGCTTTTTGCGGCGGGGCTGTCGTCTGGTAGCAACCTGTTTGTCGCATGCGTTCTGTTTCGGCGTGCCGTAGGAGAGGTTGGACAGGTCGTTATTGCTTCTGTCTGCGTCGGCGTGTCGAACCTCCTGCCCGGCCGGACAAGGCCCCACAAAGGTACGCATGACAAGACGGTGTACGAGGTAACCGCGACCGGACAGCTTGACCTGTCGGTAGTTGTGGCTGTCTTTCGGCGGGTGCAGTTGTCGCCAATGACCTCGCATGCGGCTCGACCATACGCTGCCGTCGCTACCAGCCATGTACCCAGGCTCGTCCGGTACGTCTCTGTATTCAACCGTCGCGTCAAACTCAGGCATGGCTGTAGCGCCTCCAGTCATTGAGCAGAGTAGTTACCTTATTAGAACTGTAGGAGGCTTGTCTATGCCGGTTGAACAGGGTTCCTGGGTCGTCTCGGCCGGTATCCACGACCGTACGCAGTCCCTCTATCGCCTGAGTCACCAGGAACTGGAGAAAAAGCTCGTCTGGGTCTCGCCACCCCCCTGGTTTCTTCTCCGCTGGAACACCGACGACCCGCCTGTCTTCTCCTACGTAGTCGGCCAGAACGAGTACCAACTACCCGAGAGCATGAAGGGCCAGGCCGTCCTGGACGTGGGCAGCTCTTTCGGCGCTTTCCTCTTCGCGTGTCATGAAAGAGGCGCGGCGCTGGTTCACTCCTATGAGCCCTGGAAAAAGTCTCTGGCCATCTTGCGACGCAACGTCGAGCAGTTGCGCGAGAGAGGGACGACGAGAATAGTCGTCTTCGACGAGGCCGTGGGGCCCAGTGACGGCGCCGCGACCTATCACGAGGCGGCGAAGAGGTCCACGGCCTCTGGTGTAGCACTACCCGCCACGAGCGGTGGGACGCGCATGGTCTCTCTGGACAGGGCCATCGAAAGGCTCTTGACGGGCTCCGGCAAGGACCGTGTCGAGCTGGTCAAGATCGACTGCGAGGGGGCCGAATACGCGGTCCTGAGGGCCTGCAAGAGCTGGGACAAGGTAGAGCGCGTCGTCATGGAGTACCACCGGGGCCCGCAGGACCTGCCGGCCTTGTTTCAGGCCAGCGGCTTTGTTGTTTCTACCAAGGTCGATCAGGGGGACAGAGGCCATCTGTACGCCTGGAGAGGGCCGTCGCGCGCGCCCGCGGTGACTCACGCCAAGCCCATGCCACGAACGCCGCCTGCCTTTTGCATCACTTGCAGCCAGCACCCCGAACGAGGAGAGGCCGCTCTTTCGCATTTTCGAGAGCAGGGCCTTGACGTCCGGTTCTTCGAGGGGCTCTACGGCCCTGAGCTTGGCGTACGACCGACCAGAGAAGCGACGCCCGGCTACATCATGGCGCCCGGCCACACAGGCTGTTTTCTCTCACACACGGCGCTCTGGCGAGCGCTGGCCATGATGAGCTTTGAAGAAGTCTTGATCTTCGAGGACGATGTTTCCCTTGTCCCTGACTTCAAGACGCGCCTCGCCGAGGCCATGTCCGAGCTCCCTTCCGACTGGCAATTCGTCTACGTCGGCGGGCTGTTCACCGACGCGGAAGTCAGTGAGAAGCTCTCTCAACGCGTCGGCGTGGTGCGCTACCCGAACGGTACGCACGCTTACCTGGCGAAGAGAGAAGCGATCTTGCACCTGATCAAGACCAACCAGGAAGCTCGAACGCACGTGGACATTCAGATCTCGCAGAACAGTCTGCCGGCCCTCAAGACCTACGTGCTCGTACCGACCCTTGCCCGCCAGCACACGGTGGATGGCAACTGGCCCAGCACGACGTGACAGCCGGGTGAGAGGCCCAACTACCCCTTTTTCCCGGCCCCACTTCGTTCGTGGCGTAGGTTATTGTTTATTTCTGTCCGGCGCTTGCCGCGGATGAGGTTACTAGCAAGAGGGGGCGGTTTAATGTCGGAAGGCCTCGTAGCGGCCCTGATTGCAGGGGTAGCGACACTGGTAACGAGCGTAATTACAGCGGTAATCTTACTGTTAAACGCGAGGCATAAGATAAACCAGGAGAAGGAGGCCGCCGCAGTAGGGCAATATATGGAGATCGTGAATAGACAGGAGGAGCAGATCAGGCGACTAAGCCTGCACACTGCGGAGCAGCAGTGCGCCATTACCAGTCTGTACGAGGACCATGCCGAGTGCCAGGGCCGCCTGGAGGGGATCTACACCTGGATGACTTTGTTCCACACCATGGCTGAGAGAATGGCCAAGGTCTGCAAGGCAGCCGGCCATGACCTGGGCGAAGTGCCTCCCATGCCTCCCAGGCCGCCATACAGAGAGGCCAAGGCTCGCGCAGAGGCCGTGGCCAGGGAGACGGCCCATAACACGGGCTTGTTGCAACAGACCGGTCAGGCGACGCGCGACGCTGTCGCCGTGGCACAGGCCGCGCAACCGCCCGTGGCACAGGCCGCGCAACCGCCCGTGGCCAAGCCCGCGCCCTGAGGAGGGCCTGACAGTGCTCATCCTGATAGTCGAGGACCACCCCGTGACTGCTACCTGTCTGGCCGAGTTGCTAGGCCAAACAGGACACAAGACGTTGATCGCCCCGGACGTTCGAGAGGCCGAGAAGGTGGTTGATGACTCTCACCCCGACGCCGCCATCATTGACTACTTGTTACCGGGCGGCGACGGCCTCGAGTGTTTGAAGGCCCTGCGTAAGCGGCCCTTTTTTACCGACGCGCCCGTGGTGTTCCAGACGGCCGTGGGCGACAAAGACCTGACTGACCTGGGCCGGGCCGTGGATGGCCTCGGTCCTGTCGGTTTTGTCCGAAAGCCGTGCTCGGTCGAAGATATCCTCAAGGCCCTTCGCCAGGTGGGCGCGACGCTGTGAAAGGAAGGGCCTCGTGGCCAGGTCCGTTACGCTCACCAGGCAGGCGCAGCAACGAGGCACGGTCTCCGGCCTGACCGCCTACCGCACGGTCGTCACGGCCTCGGGGGCGACGGGCGGCTCAGGCGCCGAGAACGAACTGTTCGTCCACGAGAGACTGCCAAGGGACCCTTCAGCGCCGCTGGGCCAGACGGAAGATCGCTTTCTAAGCATTGCCACGCCTCTGGACCTGGCTGAGCTGCCCGTCAACGAGCCGAATGCTAACGCCTCGCCCACTTACTTTCGCAAGGCGACCGTCGAGCTCTGGACCATCTCTCAAGACGAGGCCGACAAGATCTGGTCCAGCATTCAGAAAGACGTCAAGGCCCTTTTTCTGGCTTTGAAGATCGCCGACTCGTTGACTGACGAGGAAGAGGCGGAGATCACCGACGATTAGACATGAAGGCCCTGGACGACGACACGCTGTTGGCGCTATCACGAAGGGCGGCCGCTCTGGTGGTCTTCCCTGAGCTGCGTGCCCTTCATGCCGCGAAGAGCGGGCACTGCTGCCAGGGCGGCGGGGGCCGCAAGCCCTTTGACGAACTCAAGCGGCACTTCGCCTCGTTGAGCACGGCGAAGCAGCAGGCGCTCAGGGCCCTGCTGGGCGGAGGTCCCGTCCGGGTCTACTACCAGTCGGCCACGGGCGTGAAGTTCGTTGATTATTAGTTCGTACAGGCAACTTAAAACTGCGCCCAAACGTGTCAATATAGAGTGCGACCGCCTTAACCAGCGTCTTGCCGTCATGTGCGACTTTTGTCCCGTGGCCCTTGTTCTTCCTCTCCTTCCGTCCGAGCGATCGTTTCGCTCCAGGACAGAGAGAAAGACAAAGGGCCTCTGGACCAAGGTCGTGCGTGACGGCGGGCCTGGCTAGCAGTCGCCGACTCTGTGTTCTTTTAGGTATTGTGTATCAGAGCCCTCTGCAGCGGGCTAAAAGCTGCAAAAGGTATGGCGACAAAGCCCTCCGCAACGGGCTGGTTGCTGCGGCAGGTGTCGAAGGAGAACGCCATGGCGATTCGCTACGTCGAAGACAGCTACAAGTCCGAGGGTCCGGTGTGCCATCTCAGCCTGGAGGCGGACAAGCGGTCCGAGCTGGTGGAGGGAGGCGCGGCCAGGATGATGGCCATGGAGGTGGCACGCAAACACAACTTTCCGGTCGCGGGCCACAGCAGCCTGCCGACCCCCTACCCAGTGAACGCGCAGGGCGAGATGTCCCAAGGCATCGTAAACGGCACGGAGAAGGTGGCCGCGTACCGCATCAACTACACGCTGCACGCCGGCCTGTTTGGCGGTCGGTGAGCGGCCTCAAGCCCTTTGCGGCGGGCTAAAGCCGCGAAGCCAATTACGAGCGGCGGCATCAAGGCCTTCCCGTCGGTCTGGTGGACGGGGCGGAGGAATCAGAAACTCGTGACGCCAACCCTGGAAGAGCTGTCGCCCTTCATCAAGCGACTGGGGCCGTTGCGCGTCAGGTCACTTTTGCGCCTCGCCCGAAAGGGCCACGTCCCGGACAAAGAGGTGACCGGTGGTCCAGGTCGGCCGCTTGCTCCGGGCGAGGCATTGCTCTTGACAGCAGCGGCGTTTCTTTCAGCCAAGAAGGCCGTCACCGACGAGCAGCAGCAGTATCTCCTGGAGGAGATCGCGACCTCTCTCGTCGCTCACGGCAACCTACTAGCTGAGCGCCGGCGGGCAGGGTCGAAGGTCCTTCCCGTTCTGTCTTTGTGTCTGGGAGACAGGCGCCTGGCCTGGCTCCCTGGCAAAGAGGGCGTGCTGGACCTTCAGACGGGCGAGCACTTGCCGCGGCTCGATGGCCCACCCGTCGAGATCATCCAGTACGACATGGTCGCCCTCTACTTCCTGGTCGAGAAGAAGCTGGAGGAAGAACGTGCCAAGACCGCCACAGGGGCCACGTCGTCCTGTTCATCTCCTGGCCGATGACAACGCTTGCGCCTTGCCTCTTCTCTGCCTGTTTATTGATCGCTTCGGGACGGAAGGTCTGTCCTGGTCTCCCATCACCATCCACATGGAGCTGAGAGACGAGCTTCAAGAAGAGATCACGAGAAGCAACTTCGACAAGCTCATGGCCGGCGTGAGAGTAGTCACCGGCAACGATTTCTACAAGTCCCTGCCGGAGTTCCTCCGGCTGTGCCTGGCCCTCTCAGGCGGCCCTCCGGACGGGCTGATCGCCGACTGCGTCACCTGCGCCGTGGGCATGACGGAGGCCATGCTCATCAACCCGCCGGACGAGCATGATCACTCCACCGAGTTTTCTCCCGAGATCAGGGCCTACCTGGGCCACGCCCTGGATCAGGAAGGCATCATGACGCCGCCCGACGTCTTGAAGCTGGCCACGAGAGACAAGGGCGACATGGCGCAGAGAGCGCGCCACGACTTCGCCGACGACCCGGAGATGTACGCCGCGGTCTTCGGCGTGGAGAAAGAGAAGACCAAAGCCATTGATCAAACGGTCCGGGACCACGTGCGACGGCTCCTGAGTCAGCTCAAGGAGCTGCCCCTGGAGAACGGCAATGCCGAAAAAGTGGCGACCAAGTTGCTCGCCAACCTGGATAACATGCACGACGAGGACTAGACATGCCCATCGAGATCTACACTTTCGAGGACAACCATGGCAACGCGGCCGGGTGCTTCTCGCCCCAGGGCCCGGCAGAGGCCAGCGACTACGCCAGGGAGCACGGGCTACGTGTTATTCGCAACACCTTTGCGTGGGCGGGCTGCGAGGTCCTGGCGGACTTCACGCGGGCCGTCGAGGAAGACATCAACCATGACCTGAACGAGCTGAGAAAAGAGGTCGCCGACGAGTTGTTTATGTTCTTCGACCTCGGCGAGGACGACGTCAAGGACACCTCCGGCTGGGAGGACGACGGGAACGAGTGGTCGATGAAGGTCTTCCTGGAGAGGGGCGACCAGCCCAGCGAGAAGAAGACCTTCGTCGTGCAGTTCGTGCCGGGCACGACTGACGTACTGACCCAGGAGTTGCGTTGAGCAGTGAGGAAGAAAAATGTCGCAGAAAGACAAAAGCGCCCTGGCCCTGGTCAGGGCGCTCTTCGTTGAGGAAGATCAATCAGCGAGGCAGCTCCTGGCGGACCTCTTCGAGGAAGAAGGCGACGAGGTGGCAGCCACCTCGTCGCTGCGGGCGGAGCCCTATATCTGGCGGCTGCGTTGGGGGCCCAACCCTGACTACGACGACCAGGACAACACCCAAATCGAGTACCACGCGTCCAAGGCCCTGGCTCTGCGCGAGGGGGCCAGGGCGGCCCATGAAATGGCACTGGACCACTTCGAGCTCGACCTGGATGACCTGGACGAGCTCGACCCGGATGTAGCGGTGTTCAAAAATCTGGCGGCCCTCCTGGAAGAGGGTCGCCATCAAGAGGCAATTGATTTATTCGACAACGACCCCGACCTGGGCGACCGCTACGTCTTGTCCGTCGGCATGCGGCTCGTCAACTGCGAATGAGCCTGGTTACTCCTCCGTCTCGACGTCGGCGATGGTCTGTCGAGTGCCGGCCGGGAAGACGTCGTAGTCGCCGGCCGGGACGTCCACCGGCGACGCGAACGTGATTCGTCGGCCCTTGGGGATGGGCCTGGCGAAGCTCAGCCCGAAGACACGACGAGGGCTGGGCGGTGGCGGAGGAGGGGGAGGCGGCGGGACAGGCGTCACGCTCGGGATGGCATTGATCACCCAGAAGTCCGAGGCCAGGTCGGGGTTAGTGGCGAAGGCGTAGGGGAAGTAGCCGTAGCCCGAGTTGTTCTCGCCCCAGCCGTTCCAACTGTTCTTGAATTTGAACCTTTGCGTGTGGTCGTCGTAGCCACAAATCACGACGTCGTGGCCTCCGTACACTTGTTCACTACGGCCGGGCATCGGCACGATCCCGGTCCTCGCCACCTGGTCCGACTCAAAACTGGCGTAAACCGTGAAACCATAGAGGAACGGGAAGCCCGAGGCGATCGTGCCCTTCATGGTCGCCAGGTCCTGCCTCACTGAGGCGTAGTTCTGGACCAGGCTCCCCGATGCGGCCTGGATGGCCGCGTCGGGTGGCCGCTGGGTGAACTTCGAGATGTCGTACGGCCAGAGCGACTCGTCGCAGAAGCCGTACTTGTTTAGTGCCTGGAGCAGCGTACGGTTGTCTACGCCGGAATCTTCGTTCACCGTGCCCATGATTACGCGGGTGAAGTAGTAGATGAGCAGCCGCGAGCTAGACGTTACCGGCATGCCCTGTTTCTGCTGGTCGAACATGATCAGCGAATCAACGGCGTGAGCTCCGCAGCTGCCTAGTGAACTTTGGTCCAGTACTTGCCCCATACCGCTCGTGAGATCGACCGCCGGCGGCAAGGCCGCCATGACGTGGTTGGGCGGTGCGTATCGGAAGTCGCGTTGATCAGGGCTTTGTTTCCTCCACCCCCCGTAACGGCCGCTGTCTGACAACCTGTTTTTCTGAGGCATGACGAGCTCCGTTTGTCCCTGGCGAGCTCGCCATGATAGCGCTTTACGCTCAACCCGGAGGTGACTGCCGTGGCCGTCCCTTACCAGCCAGTGATAACGCGCGAGCAGTGGCGCGCGACGCCAGACCCGACTTACTTGCTGGCCGCCATGTACGACAAGCGAACCCTGTTCGACCTGTCGCGCCCCGTTGACAAAAGACACATTGGTCGGCTGGCCCTTCCGAGCGACAGGAAATTGCGTCTGTTCGCCTGCGCCGGAGAGCGGTTGATCAAAGCTGTCCGATCGACTGCCCTACGGCTTGAAGCGGTCGCCGAGCTGGGTGAGAGCCTTGCTGACGGTCTGATTACTCACGACAGTCTTGGAGAGTACGCCTGCTACATGTGCAACGCCACCTGCGCGAAGAACGCGGCTGAGCTGGTGGCCAGAAACGTCGCGCACAAGAGCGGTCTCCTGGTCGCCTTTCACGACATCATGGGCGACCCCTTCAGCGCCGAGCAGTTCGTTGCTCGTGTAGGCCTGCAGGCCAACTCGGACGTAAGGCCCCTGGTGAGTTTCGTCAACTGGGAGAACGGGCTGATCGTCAAGACGGCCCAGCACATCTACGAGGCCAAGTCCTTTGGCGAGCTGCCGGTCCTGGCCGACATGCTGGTAGACGCAGGACAAAGCGAGGGGCCCGAGTTGCTGCAGCACCTTCGCGCCCCTGGGGACCACTACAAGGGGTGTTGGGCGCTTGACTGCCTGCTGGGGAAAGGTTGAAGAAAATGGAGAGCTGGAGAACGGTGTTTCGCGACGGCTTCGCGCCGATCGCTCCGAAGAAAGGCCTCGAGGCCGTGCGCATGGCCTTGTTAACGGGAGACCACGCTCTGGTCCGCAACGCGACGACCGTGCCGCCGTCATTGTGGGGCGATAAGAACTGTCCTGTCGAGGCCGCCTGCCTGGTGGGGCTGTGCTACTGGCGTGGCGAAGACCTGCACACGGTCGGCGAGACTGACGAGGCGTTCAGTCATGCGTGCTACCAGATCGACCAAAAGCTGCAAGAACCAGCCGCCTGCCGATGGCTACTCGATTGGTTTGACAAAGCCCCATGGGACGAGGTCGTTGACGGGTTACTGGAAGAGATCGACAGGGAGTTGAAGCGCAGGGCCGCCGGATGAACGACCTCCAGACCATCCTGGCTCTGCTCGCAGGCGCGATGCGCGAGGACCCCGTAGCGGCCAAGGCCCTTGCCGATTTCTGTCTCGAGCAGGGGATGGAAGACCTGGCCGTCAAGGTGCAGGATCGCTTCGTCGCTGTTGGGCTGGGCTTCTACTGCGCCGACTGCGATGTCCCAGGGGAACCGGCCGAGCGCTACGCCGTCACGGTCTGTCTGAGGTCCCTGGTCCACGTCGCCGCCGTCAAGGCCAGCAGGAACAAGGACCACACCTGCGAGCTGGCGATGGGCTCGGTCTTCGCCAAGAGGATCACGACCAACACAGAGAAGAAATAGGAAAGGCAGCAGTGGTGAATATGAAGAAATGGGTCGTCGAGTTGTTGGATAGCAACCAGGACGTCGGCGAGTGCTTCGTACGCGTGCCCGATCGAGCTGGGCCGTTGGTGATCGAGGTGGTCGTGGACGATGACGTGGAGAATGCCGACGGACGCGTCATCGCCGTCTACGAGACGGGTTTGTATGCCGGCAGCCCCAGCGAGGCGCGTCTGGCTGTCGCCTCGCCACTGGCTGAGGCAATCTGTCTGCAGGGCGTGATCTGCGAGGTGCGCTGATGGCCGAAGCGAACAGTTTGCCCAACTATGTACAGGTTCAGGCGCTTGTCGCGCGCACTCAGCAAGCGCTGACGCGGCGGGCCCATGAGTGCATAAAAGAGAACGAGGCCGCCAAGGTGGCCCTGGAAGCGAAAGAGAGACTCAGGCAGTCCTTGCGGGCCGACCTCGGTCCTGCCGTCGATCTCTTGCTCGAGGCACTTGGTCCGCTGGACGGCCTCCAGTCAAGTCAGGGGAAGCTCGCGTTTCAGCACGAGATATACGACTTGGGGCACGACGACACGGACCGAGGCCTGTACGCGATCAGGCGCGTGAGGATCGTCGCCCTTGTCCTGGATAAATACCGGGCCACGTTGGCGGATATTCACGTCACCGCCACCGAGCGCTGCGGGCTGTACTACGTCGTAAATAGCAAACGACTGAGCCTGGACGAGGCCTGCGCGACGGTGCTCGCCTCTGTCGTTCCTCAGATCAGTTTCGACTAGCCATCTCTTTCCAGCCGCCCGAATCAACACCACCAGCGCGTTACCATTCTGAGACGGTCTGGCTAGCCAGGCCGTCGTTACAATTCTTTTCCGGAAAAGAACAAAATGAGCAAGAAGCAGTTCAGAGAGCAGTTATCCGACCTGATCAAGTCGGGCACCCAGTTGATCCAGGTCCGGACCGTGGAGGAGCAGCGCGCCCTTTTGGACATTCAGCAGGTCGTCCAGGGCCTGAGGCGAAAGGACGGCCCGCCCTGGCGCTTGACGGCGTGGAACTACGTCACGGGCTACTCCGATGCCCGCAACCCTGCTGAGGCCTTCGCCCAGAACCCGTCCGGGGCCGTCCTGGCCGTGCCGACGACGCGATTCGGCGAGTGTCAGGGGCAGCCGGTTATTAGCTCCTATTCCGGCATGGTCAGGAGCGTCCGGAGGGACTCGGAGGGCGTGGTGATCAACGTGGACGAGGAGATCATCACCCTCGCCCAGGACATCGGCCCTCTGGTCGGCCCTGGCGACAAGGTGAAAGTGGGCCAGCAGGTCGGGCTGCCCTACGGGAAGGACGCCGTGATCGTCTTCCTGGACTCGGCAATGTTCTTCGGCTCGAGCGAAGGTTTTCAGTGCCGCCGGGCCCTGCGGAACCTGGTGGAGGCGCAGGCCCTGAGCAACGCCGCTCACATGCGGCCGATCATCTTCCTGGGGGCCGCGGCGGTAAAGAGCCCGGAGATCGACTACGCCATCGTCAACCTGCGCTACGAGCTCCCGGATGAGGAAGAGCTCAAGAAGGACGTCACCTACATCGAGGCCGGCTTGCCACCTTACCGTCGCGTGGCCGAGCCGCACTTCCGTACGGAGCTGGCCCGCGCCGTCCTGGGCTCCTCCCAACATGAGGCCAGGCAGATCCTCGCCACCGCCGCCTACGCCTCGGGCGGTCTTCACCAGAAAGGTGACGACAAGCGCAAGGTGCTTGACGCCTTGTTCGAGCTGCAAAGAGGCAACTGGGCCGACGACGAGGTCCTGGAGCTGGTCGACCTCGCAGGGGCCCCGACGTTCGACGACATCGGCGGCTACCAGAACCTGAAGGACTGGCTGGCCTCTCAGGCCTGCGCCTTCACGGACCTGGCAAGCTCTCTCAAGGATGAGCCGCCGGTGGAGGCCCCCAAAGGCATCGTCCTGGGCGGCGTGCCCGGCTGCCTGCACGCCGACACCCCCATCCACGACCCGACGGATAACACCACGCGCAGCGTGAAGGAGCGCTGGGAAACGGCCAAGCCGTTTCATGTCACGGCCCTGGACCAAAGGTCGCAAAAGCTCGTGACCGCCTGGGCCATGGCGCCTCATATCTATCCGGCCTGCCGGCTTCTGCGTTTCGTCTGCGACGACGGTTCGCAGATCACGGTCACTCCTGGCCATCTCTTCTGGGACGGCTCCGACTACGTGCCGGCCGCCAACGTGGCCGGTCGCATCGAGGCGAAAGGTACTTACGGCCTGCCACGGTACGCGCCTGGCAAGGAGGGCGCCCTGAGGGACGTTGTCCTTTACAAGGTCGAGACCTTGCCTCCCGAGCCCTACTACGACTTCCACGTCCCGGTCCACGAGAACTACCTGGCGTGCGGCCTGATCAACCACAACACCGGCAAGTCCTACTCCGTCCTGGCCATCGCTCGCGCGTTGGCCTTGCCTCTCATCCGCTTCAAGTTCGCCAGGGCCTTCGGCTCTCTGGTGGGCGCCACCGAGGAGAGGGTGGACCGGGCCCTGTCCCGCGTGAGCGGCAAGGGGCGTTGTGTGCTTCAACTCGACGAGATCGACAAGGCCCTGGCCGGTACGCAGGGCGGTGGAGAGTCCGACGGCGGCGTGGGCAAGCGCGCCCTGGGGCAGCTCCTCACCTGGATGGTGGAGAACAACAAGGGCTGCTTCGTGGTCGCCACCCTGAACGATCCGGATCACCTGCCGCCCGAGCTACTTCGCAAGGGTAGGTTCTCCGAGAACTTCTTCGTGAACTTGCCCGAGGACGAGGAGAGGCAGGCCATCCTGGAGATCCATACGCGCAAGCGCGGTATCGATGTTTCGACCTGGCGCTCGGGAGAGATGGCCACGTTCATCGAGAACACGCGCGAGTTCTCCGGCTCGGACATCGAGGAGTGCGTGAAGGCAGCCAGGCTCCGTCGGCTGGCCGCCACCGGCTCGACGGCCAGGGCCACGTACGACGACATCATGGCGGTGGTTCGCGGCACCAAGCCCTCCGGCAGGGTGAACCAGGCCAAGACCCTGGCCATGCAGGAACGATTCGCCGCCTTCGCCACGCCTGTCTCCCGCCCTGTCGTGAAGGCCGGGAGACACCAGCAAGCGAGGCGGCTGGAGCTGGGAGACTGATGGCTGTTGAAAAGACGCTGGTTGACCTCATGGAGTCGCAGGTCGGCCTCCACTGCCCTACCTGTTTAGGGCGCCTGAATGCGGAATTGTATGAATACGGCCGTTGTAGCCGCTGTCATACGTCGGTCGCGAGTATGACCGTCGCCGAGCTACCGGTGTTCACGGTCGAGACGGACAAGGGCTCGGTCAGTTTTCACGCCGATAACGCCCAGCTAGCCCGCGAGCTGTGTCGAAAGAACGGCCTTTGTCCGCTTGATTAAGAGGGATACTTATGTACATATACGTGGCCTCCAGTTGGCGAAACGGCTACCACGAGGGCGTGGTCCAGGCCCTGAGGGACCAGGGCCTGTCGGTCTATGACTTCCGCCATCCCGACGAGAACGACCCCGGCTTCTCCTGGAGAGACATCGCCGCGGAATGGAAGGACTGGTGCCCCGCCGAATGGCGTGAGGGCCTCAAGCACCCGATCGCGCAGGCCGGCTTCACCAGCGACAAGAACGCCCTGGACAAGGCCGACTGCGTGGTACTGGTCCTGCCTTGCGGTCGAAGCGCCCATCTCGAGGCCGGCTACGCGGCCGGCCTGAACAAGCCCGTCTTTACGCTGGCCCTGGACCAGTGTGAGCCTGAGCTAATGGTTTTGCTTTTGGGCCCGGCCGACAACCTCTGCACGAGCCTCGATGAGCTCATCGCCAGGCTCCGCTCGATCACGCCTGCGACCCTCGCGCAGGGTGGTTCCTGATGCCTCCCTACTGCGTGACCGAGACCACGGACGCCTGTGGACCTCGCCGCGACGTGATCTTCGAGGGCGGCCTACCCGCCTATGAGTTTCCCGCCATGGTTCTCTCGTTTCGCGGGGCCGGCTGGTGCCTGACCAACTGTACAGGGCCTTTGGCGCACCTGGTAAATGACCGACTCGTCTACGGCGTGTCGGTCACCTTCCGAAGAATAGCCGAGGAGAAGCACAATGAGCCACAGCGCTCCTGAGAACAACAAGGGCGTCGAGACCGTGGAGGGTTATCGCCGCCTGGTGGACCAACTGGGGAAAGAGATCTGCCTGTGCCGCGTGCGCGTCCGACGCTGGAGGGGCAGGGTCAGCCTGAATGGCGCCGAGGTCAAAGCGGGCGAGCTGAGCTTCACGGCCGGCGAGGACGATGTCAGCACGCCCAGCTTCTACATCTTGCCTCAGAGCTGGGGCAAGCAGTTCGACAGCGTCGAAGGGGCCTTGCGCAGGGCCCTGGACCGAAAGACCGTCAGGGCCCAGGTCACGGCGAAGATGACCCTGGCCGACGGCTCGATCTCCACCCTTGCTGATGTCCTCTCCGATGACGCGATCGTCCCGCGTGCTTCCGTGGAGAGCGTCAGGCAAGAGATCAACGCCATCATCCAGGAGCGCTGGGCCCCCTTGGTCAACTCGCTGGTCGGCGCCTGGGGCGGGATCATCGAGGAGCTCAAGGAGAAGAAGCCCGCCATCTATGAGAAGTTCTCTGGCAGGTTGCCGGCGAATGCCGACGCCCTCCGGCCGGCGTTCAAGGTCGTCTTCCTGGAGTTGCCACTGGGCCTGTCGGCCGACTCCCTGACCGTGGAGGCGCTGCGAAAGGGCGCCGGGGAGTACCTGGACGCTATCTGGGGCTCGATCATCGGCCAGAACGTGGAAAGGGTGCGAGAGGTCGCCAAGACCATGCTCGCGCGCATCCAGGCCGGCGGCGGCCTGCGAACGGACACCCTGACCAGCTTCGTCGAGGCGGTGAGCGCCTTCAAGAGCTTCGCCGGGGCCATGAGCGCCGGTGATGCGCTCCCTGTGCTTGAGCAAGCCGAGGCCCTGCTCAAGGAGACCGGCGTCAAGGAGATCAACGCCGACGCCAAGCAGGGCGCTTCGGGAGTGGCCCAGCAGATCGCCCAGGTCATGGACGGCGTGCTCAAGGTCATGGACCAGAAGGTGGCCCAGGCCATCCAGAACAAGCACCAGAGGCGCATCCTGTTCGACGAGGAGGAAGACGGTGCCGCCGCTTGACAAGGACGGTCGCGATGCGTTGTACGAGCGGGTGATGGTCGCCATGCGCGAGGAGCTGGGCGAAGCGAACCTGCCTCTTGGCCACTGCCTGGACATCGCCTGGTGCGGGCTGGAGGAAATCAGGGCCCTACCTCAAGCGCCGCGAGTGCTCATCCAGGCGGGAAGCGCCTTCTGGCTGCGCGTGCCGGCGGAGATCGCCATGGACGACCCCGCCGCGCATTTCGGCTACGAATGGGACGAGCGCTCCGAGGTCGCCCAGCTCTGGCGACGCGGCATGGCCCCTGTGATCACACGGGCCGGCAACCGACTGGTCCTGAGCCTGCCGGAGGTCCATGTTTGGCTGGCCCTCCCTGACGACAAGGTGATCATCGACCTCTCCACCGGCCGCTTGCCAGCCGCCTGCAAGACGATCCTCGGCATGGAGTGGCTGGCCCCGCCGCCTCCCGCTTACCTGTGGGGCACGGCCGAAGATATGCCGTTTGGCGCCATGTATCAGGCGTCCAGGAGCGCCATCGACTGCGTCGTCGCGATCTTGAGGATGCAAGAACGACGCTACCCCTGAGGCGCGACGGCAGCAAGAGGCCGTCCATGATCGGCCTCTTTTTTTCCTTTCGGCTACTTCAAGAAAATGAGGTGTACAATTTCACACGTTTGTACGGTGGAAATGAAGCTGCAAGACTCCGACCTGCCGGCCATCCGGGCCGCCTGCGAGGAGCTGGGGCTGGAGCTCCGAGAGAACCAGAAGACCTGGAAGTGGTGGGGCTCCTGGGCGAACGACTACCACGCCGACAACGCCGCCTACCGTCAGGGCATCAAGCCCGAAGACTACGGCAAGTGCGAGCACGCCATCGGCGTCCCTGGAAACCAGCACGCCTACGAGGTGGGCCTCTGCAGGGACCAGGACGGCAACCTACGCCTGGCCTTTGACTTCTACGCCGGCGGCCGTGGGCTGTGCGATTTCGTTGGCGACAAGGGCGAGAAGCTCTTCCAGGCGGTGGGCAAGCACAAGGCCATCGCCGACTGCAAGGCGGCGGGCTGGCAGGTGCAAGGCGTGGAGACCACCGCCGACGGCAAGGTCAAGATCACGGCGTCGCCGGCGTTTGTCACGGCTGGCGTGGTCGGCAGGAAATTCTAAGGGGGATCACCATGCAAGGACCGACGGTCGAGATCCTGGTGGACCAAGAAGGGAAGATCACCTTCGAGGTCCAGGGCGTCAAGGGCGGCTCCTGTACGGAGCTCACCCGCGAGCTGCAAGCGCGAATGGGCGTGGTCACCGAGCAGAAGCTCAAGCCCGAGCACTTTGAGAGGCCGCCCGACGCCCGACTGACGACGTCTCAGCTATAAGGCCGCTGAGAAGGCCTTCATCTCTGATGGTAGACAACAGGTCAAGAGAGCGCAATAGCATGTTCGACTGGCGTGACGATCTATCCTGCCAGAGGTCGACCAGAGGAGGCTGAGGGTGGAGAAGACCGTGCTCATCATCGACGAGCAGGGCCGCGCGCTTTACTTGGAGGGCCCCGGCGCGGGCCCTCCCCCTCCCGTTAAGAGCGTGTTCAAGCTCTCAAGACGGGCGGGCCGAGTGGAGCCGGTCAAGCTCTGGAAGCGACTGGCCTTCAGGGCCTTGCGTCTCCTCCTTGGAGACAAGGGCCGCATAGCCAGCTGGACCAGGTCCTGGAAAGGCCCCTGGCGCGCTGACTTGCGCCTCTCGGGCGGCCCGGTGCTTCACGAAGCAGCCACCAGGGAAGAGGCCGTGCGCATGGAGGTGCGCTGGCTGATCGATCACGACTTTGGAGACGATGTAGCAACATGAACGCCGAAGAAGCGGCCAAGCTAATCGATAACGGCTGGAAGATCCTAATCTTCAAAGACGGACTGGGAACCTTCTCTGCCCTGGCCGTGGAAGAGCATCGAAGCGTTGACAAGGCCATGAGGGCCTGGCGCAACTACGAAGCACCGGAAGGTGCTACGCCTGACGAGATGGTCTTTGGCGGCCCTCACCGTCTGTGCGGCTGCGGCTTCACGGTGGCCGAGGCCCTGCACAGCCTGGTGGAGAAGGTGCTGTTTCGACGGCTGCCAGCGAAAGAAGAGAAGGAGGGAGGGGGATGATCCTTGGTTTTACGGGAACTAGGCGGGGCATGACTCCCGCCCAGCGAGAGTCCGTGTCCTGGCTCCTGGCTGGTCGTGACCTTGCTCATGTGCATCACGGCGGGGCGATCGGCGCGGACGCCGACTTCCATCGGCTGATCCTGGCGAATCGCCCTGACCTGGTCGGGACCATTCATCCCTGCGACATCGAGTCGCAGCGCGAGGACTTCACCGTTGACGAGCTTCGCGGCCAGAACGGTCCAGCCGCTTCTCAGCTATAAGGCCGCTGAGGAGGCCTTCATCTCTGATGGTAGACAACAAGTCAAGGGAGCGCAATAGCATGGTCGTCTGCGACCGTTGCGGCAGGGAGCCACGGGCCAGCCATTCCACGGCCACATGAGGGGTCGCACATATCATCTACAAGGAAGACCGGTCTAGTAACCTATAAAGTGGGAGGCCCGTCAGGTAAGCCGGCAAGGCAATCGAGAGAGGAGCTCCGGCGTTGACTGCTGCCTGGGGGGTCTTGAAATCGCAATCGCGTTATTCACCTTGGCGGCGTTTCGCCAATATCTTGGCGGTCGAGACATGGGGGTGCTTGGGATCGTATTGGCGTGGCGTCTTTGGCTTCTTCGGCTTCGTGGGGGCTTTGCGATATTTTGACAAATCGACCTGGCGTGCCAATTCGAGCAATACCTTCGCCAATTCCGCGGCATTCATGTCCCCCAACGGCAGCCATTGCATCGGAGGAATGGCAATCATCATGCCGGTGTGCGTCCGCCGAATCTCACTGGTGATGTGATGCAGCGAGACTTCCTTCTCCACCTTGTCCGTCCCATGGACCACACGCAACGCCGCCTTGATTACCGACAAGAGGTTATAGGCCAGCACCGTGACGCAAAACGCGAACAACGCCGCCTTGGGATACCCCAGACGCGGATGCTCGCCTTGCAGCACATCGGTCAACACTTGGAACACGGTCTCGATTTTCCACCGCTTGAGATAGAGACGCGCCAAGGTCAAGGCACAGGCCTGCTCGACCGTCAGGTCGCACAGCAAGGCCACCTCCGTCTCTCCGTCCCGAGTCGGCTGGTCCAACTTGATGAGCACTCGCCGCAGTTCGAGCAGCCTGCCATCGTCGGCGGTGATCGTCACCTTCTGCTCCCAGACAGAGCCCGTCTCCACTCGGCCGACCAGACGCAGGTCGTCCCCCTTGGTCCAGGGCAAGTTCTTGTGCTCGCGCACCAACACGTGGGCCTTGCGGCGGAGGACCACGCCGCACAACCAGCCCACCGTGCAGAAGTTGCGATCTTCGATCCACAGTTCGCCCTCGAGCACGCTGTCCAACACCGGGCCCAACAGGGCGCGTTCCTGGGCGTGGCCGTCCTCACACGGGAAGACGTCGATAACCAATCCCAACTGCGGGTCGAACACGTTCAAGGTCTTGCCAGGCAAAGGAGCGGCGGCGATCTCGCGCAGCTCTTTGATGCGGTGTTGCGTGCCCGCCAGGCAGTTGCCGTCGAGGATCTTGACTCGGAAGCCGGGCAGCAGCGCCGGCAGGGAGCCGCCCAGCGCCTCGACGACTTCGGTCAGGCGCGCCGCGTTGTCGCGGACCAGTTGTTGCATCACCGGCAGTTCGACACCCTTGAGCTTTTCGTAAACATTGGTCAGCTCAACGGGAAAGAGGTCCCGGTGGTTCACGTAAACGGCGTGCGGGGATTTGTGGATACCACAGACGACCAACCCCATCATATCAACCAGCGTGGAGAACAGCAGCTTCTCCGTGTATTGAGTCGTGGCCGTCCGCTCGAACAGTTCATCAATCGGCCCTGGCTGCAAGGCATGCTCCATCAGCCCCCGAGCCATTACCGTGATCGGGCTCTCATTCACGAATCGATCGAATACCGCTTCCAGAAGCATGGCAAATGGCTCCAGGTTCCCCAGGATCTTCCCCTGTTCAGCTTATACACGCCAACCGCTACTGAACAGGGCTGCAATAGCTCCCAATCGCACATGTGTTCTTTTGTCCCCTGCTCCACCACCGTGAAATGGCTGGAGCCACGGGCCTCTATCGTTTCAAAGTTCAGTCAAGGATGAGTGATGCGACAGACGCCAAGAAAACGGGCGGTTGAGTCCCTGAGGAAGTTGCTTGCCGACTGCGGCCTGACCGAGGGGGACAACTACTACGCCGTGTCCTTGCAGATGACCCTGGAGGAATTGGAGGCCGACACCAAAAGGCTGGGCTGTGAACAGGCCTGGCTGGTGCGACGGTTGGTGGAGCAGGTAGTCCACCGCCTGGTCGGTCACGACGGGCTGACACCAAACCACGAAGCGTGCGCGAAGGCCCGGCGACTTTGCGCCGGGCCGCCCGAGGGTAACAAAGAGGGACCGCCATGTCTGTGAGCTACTTCGCCCATGTCGTAGGCGGCGTGGGCGTTGCGGCATTTAGCCAGCCGCAGAGGGCTTTGATGCAGTTGTCATACTAGCAAAGGCAAGCCGTCATGACCGAGGCGGAATGGGAGGTCTCAGACGACCCGGTGCGAATGCTCCTCTTCTTGACAGGTGGTTACGAACGGGAGGTGCCCGCCGGGGGCTGTGAGCGCTTTCCCGGAACGCGCAAGCTGCGATTGTTTACCTACGCCTGCGTCTTGCAGGTTAAGGGCCTGATCAAGTACACAAGGACTCTTGAGGCCTTGGAGGCGGCCCCGCTAATCGCCGACGGCGTGCTACGCCAGAAAAAGACCCAAGACCTGCGTCGGGGCACGTCGGAGCTCCTTGTCGAGCTGACCCAGGTTGGCATGGCCGGGACCGACGAAATGAGAGCCGTAGAAGAGGCGGACGATCTGGTCATGTCCGACTCCGTACGGGCGGCCCTTCACTTACTCGAAGGATCGACTCTGCGGCCGAGTCGCTGGGAGGCTGACTGCCTGCGGGAGATTGTTGGCGACCCTTACAGGCAGTATGTTTGGACCGCCAATCCGTCACCTCGAAAGGCGAGCTACCGCGAGATCAACAACCCCGATATGAGGGACCTGGTCCTTCTGCGCCGAAGCTGGCTGACGGAGGACGCCCTTCGTATCGCGAAGACGGCCTACGACAAGCGGGACTTTTCTCTCTTGCCCGTTCTGGGCGACGCCCTGGAAGAGGCAGGGTGCGATTTCGCGCCATTGCTCTACCATCTGCGCAAAGACTGTTCATGCCACGCCCTTGGGTGTTGGGCGCTGGACCTGGTTCTGGATAAACGCTGACTGGAGCACGTAGGTGCCTAAATACCGAATGTTGTGCAAGGCGTTCGCCTTTTTTGACGTGGTGACCGAGGACGACGAAGAGGCCATACGAAAGGCCGAGAAGCTCAAGGTCGAGATCGCCAACGGCCTGGACCTGCCAAAGGGCGCGATGGTCGAAGGACTGCCGTTCGACCCCGAGGGCGACCTGAACATCATGGTCTACCTCGGGGCCATCAGTCCGCCCAAGATCGTCACGAAGGACTGACAGGGGAAACGATGAACGCGGAAACGACAGTGCTGCACCAGTTCTTGAAAGAGCTAGCCCAGTCGCCAGAGAACTGGGGCCTGCGCGGCATAGTGGCCGATTGGTACGAAGACAACCAAGAGGTGCACCGCGCCGAGTGTCTGCGCTGGATGATCCAGCAGAGGAAGCGGCCGTACACGAGGGCCGACAAGCAGGCGACGTGGTTCAACGCGGATCGGATCTCGCCGGGGCTTGGCGACCCGGAGTCAGACATTCCCGAGGCTATCTTCAAGCAGTTGGAAGGAGGCAAGCCAGCGGCGAATCACATAACGTTCGGCAACTTCCCCGAGGCGGAAGAGGCGATCCAGAAGGCCTGGGCGAAGGCCAGGGCCGGAGGTTGGTCCCCGCATGGCTAACTAGGCCTTGCCGGCCATCGCCCGTCGGAAGAGCGCCACGTGCTCGTCCACGACCTCCCTGGCGGCGCGCAGGGATGGCTGTACGCCGTTCTCCTGACAGAGGACGTCAAAGAGCGCGGCGTCTTCTTCCGGCATCCCGGGAAGGACGCTCGCCGCCTTCTCGGCGTCCACCATGACGCCGTCCCTGGTGAGCTCGCTGGCGTACTTTTCTCCGAGGCCCTCTCTGATCTCTCGCACGCGCAGCCTGGTCAGTTCATGGGCCTTGTAGAGGTTGCCGGTCCTGGTCTCGATGTGGCCCTCCACCAGCCTAGCAACGGCCTGCTTGGTGACGCCGAAAAGGACGTCCTCGGGCAGGCCCAGGCCCGTTTGGTAGTGCCCCTTCAGCCGATAGGACTCGTCGAAGCCGTCCACGACTTCGGCCAGTTGCAACATGGCCTCCCTGTTCCGGGCCTTCTCGGGCCGTTCGAGTACTTCCTTCGCCAGTTTCAGCATGGCCTCCTGGAGAGGGGAGTAGGCCCCCGGTCCGCCGCGCGAGAGGACCACGCGGTCAAAGAGGAGCCTCGCCGCGTCTTCAGCGGAACACGCGCCTCTTCCCGCGGCCCTTGAGAGCTCGTCCTCGCCAGGGAGATACGCGCCGACCGCGGCCGCCTTCTCCAGCACCTTCTCGGCGAAAAGCCTTCTCAGGGGGAATGGCGCGCTCGCCCTGAACTTCAGGTAGTGTTCGCCGGCGGCCTTGATCTCCGGGGAGGACCGCAGCGGGTAGCGCCTGACTTTTCTCCCGCCTTCGTCCTCGTAGACCAGGGCGAAGTCGTCATCGGGCAGCTCTCTCTCGTCCGGCAACTGCCTGAAGCTCTCGATCTTGCTTCTGGCCTCTTTCACCCCGAGCGAGATACCATGAAAGGCCGCCATCTTCTCCAGCCGGTCGCTGATGAAGGCGTAGACGTCTTTGGAGAGGGCTGGTCTCTGCTCATGGAAGTAGGCGCTCGAGAGCCAGCAGGCGGCCTTCGTGTGGCAAGGAAGAAGCCCCCTGGCCGGGTCGGCGAAGATATCCGGCCCGGCGCCCCTGGGCGGTACGAGGTCTTCCTCGCTCGCCTTCTTGACGAAGTCGGGCAGGCCGGCCACAAGGCCCAACCGGTGCAAAAGCCGCCCATCAATGTCGGTAGCGTAATCCAGGTACTCCATGCCGGGCCCCTCTTCCCCTTACCTCAAACTGGACGAGCTTCTCTCCGCCAGGGCCTTCCTGGAGCGGTCGGGCCACGGGCTCGTCTGCCCGACCTGTCTCGGCCCTCTTGCGGTCTCTGACGATACCACTCTGGGGGGCGATGCGGCGCATTGCTCCTTGTGCGACCGCGCCATGAAGGCCTGCGAGCTGGCCTCCCTGGTCTGGTCCATGAGCCTGGAAAAGGCCCTGGTGAAACTATGTGCTCTGCTTGAGATCAGGCCAGGGCCGCGAGAGCTTGCGCGCTACTTGCAAGTAGTGCGCTTCCGACAGGCGTGCGAACACCTCTGGGCGACCAGGCGGCCGGCAGGGCGCTCACAAGCCATGAGGTCCCTGCGCGTCTCCCTGGGTGACGAGAGACCGCCAGGCTGGCCGAGCGCCGGCGGCCCCTTCCTGGGAGAGCACCCCGCAGAGAACATCAAGCCTGTTCTGGGCGCCGTCTTCGCGGGCGACTGGGAAGACGCCCTTCTCGTCAGGATCAGTGACATGCCGGGAAGGACCTCGGGCCTCTGGCTCCTTACCGGCAACAGAGAGGAGAACAAGGCCAGGGCCTTCTCCGCGTTGCAAAGAGGGGGACCGATCACCGGAGTGGTGCTTCCATCAGGGCTGAGACAACCGCCTGACCGTCGACGCGGTGATCAGGCCCTGGTCCTTCTGGACGTCCGCGCCTCGTTGAGGCTGCATGCGCTGGCAGGCGGCCTCTTGCCGATCGCAGGCGCTCAGGAAGAATGGTCGCCGCCGGCGCTTCTTCTCCCTGGCGGCAGGCCGCTGACCATCTGGGCGAAGAGGCCGTCTCCCGGCGCTTTTCGTTGGGCCTGTTCCACAGGTGCCGGTCTCTGCGTGTCGCCGGCCAGAGACGAGCTGATCTGGCAACTGAAGGACTATCTGCCTGAAGAGTGGCTGGAGAAGTGCCTGAGGGAGGCGCTTCCGCCGGAGCTCCAGTTGGAAAGGGCCTTGCTCGCCATGCCTGCCCAGGAGGTAGGCCCCTTCCTTGACCAGGCCGGCGTCACGGGCACGGCCCTGTCCGTCTTCCTCCTGGGCAGCAGGGACAAGACCAGGGAGAGAGTAAGCACGCTGGCCGCTTCTCTCGCAAAACGCGTGGAGCTGGGCGGAGACCACGTGCTTGAGAAGAACGGCCGCTGGCTTCGGGACGACAAGAAGCAAGGTCTGATCACGGACGCCGTGCTGCGCCTAGACGAGATCGTCCGACTGCGAACGGGAGGTGAGACGTTCTACCAGGGCGCTGTTCTTTCGCAGGGCGCGGTCCTGCCCTTCTGCGCTCCTTGCTCGGAGCTGGATAAATCGGCCCTCCCGCTCATGGAGGAGCTTTTGCAAACGGCCGGGATGACGCTCTTGGCCGATGCCGCCTGGTCGAAAAAGATCACCGCCCTGGCCAGGCGGTTCTCTCCTCCCAGGCTCCGAGAGGTGGACGACGTCTTCGGCTGGAGACAGGCCCGACGAGCGTTTGCTTTTCCGTTTATGAGCATTGACCCCGAGGAGAAGTGCGTCAAGGGCCCCCTGGAGAGCTTCCCCTCACAGGCCTACTGCCCTTTTTCGCCCACGGAGACCAGACCGCCCGACCAGCCGCCTTCGCCACGGACAGCGGCCCTGGCGGCGCTGCTCGTTATCAACTTCCTGGCCGATTGCTACGGGCAAGAGAAGGTGCCCGCGGTGCTTGTCACGCGGCGGCCGCTTAACGACATGGAAGAGCTGAAGAGAGCTGGGTTCAGACCGGCGCAGCCGTCTGAAGAAGGAGATAGCAACGCGTGGCAGGCCCGGCTGGAGCGGTTCAATCTGCCTGTTATCCACTTCGCTCCTCTTGACGAGCTGCCCTGTGTACTCGGCCCCCTGGCACTACCAGTCCTGCCTGTCCATGAGGCGGCAGGGCTTTGTTTCAGCGGAGGGCCAAGGCTCATTCTCGATCTGGATGGCGAGCTGGACGGTGCCGCGCTCTCCGGCCTTGTTGCCGGCTACCTGGCCACGGAGGCCGGCCGCCTGGCTGACTGGCAGGTGAACGGCGCGGACATCAGGAGCGTCTTCAAGGACATGGCCCGGTGGCTGCGCGGGCTTTACGGCAGACCACCGGCGGCCCTGGCCGTCCTGGACCTGGAAGAGAGACTGTCTCGCGTGGCCTGTCTGGCCAGGGCCTTTCTCCTGGGTGCTGCCAGACTGGCACGCTTTTCCGGAAAACAAATTGTCCGGATCGAACACAAGCGCATTGATGTGGTACTACGAAGACTAGCGAAGCGGCCGGGCTGCGATGCAGAAGAAGTCGTACAGGCCCTGGTGAAGACAGGGGCGGCCGTAGCGGACGAAAACACGCTGGTGCTGAATCAAGACGGGACGGAGCGCCTGCTGCGCGGTACAGCAGGCCTGACGAACCAAGAGACACAGGTGAGAAAAAGCCATGAGCCAGAAGACCAACAACGGCGCCAAGAAGCCGGAGCCGGAGGTCAAGAAGTTGTCCAAGCGAGGCAGCCTGGTGATCAACTTCCGGGCGGATGAGGACGTCAAGACCTCCGACATCACGGCCCTGGCCGACTACCTGCTGGGCCGCAAGGCGCTCAACGACAAGCAGAAGGCCAGGTTGGACAAGATCAAGTTCATGAAGTCCGACCTGATAAAGAACTTAACGGAGCCGGCCGCGCCCGTTACGACCGAGGTCTGACCGACTACCTACTGGGTTGGCTGCAGCGACGGCGGCATTTCACGACTTTGAGGCCGCCGTGTAGGCCTTTCTGTGAACCTTACCATTACGCTGGTGCCACCAGCGTAATGGTAAACAGGAAATCTGTCAACTACTCGTTTCACCAGGAGAAGTACGTTCATGTTCAATTGCAAGGTCCTGAAGCACAGCCGTCCGCCGGAAGGGCTGGATTTGATCAGCATCGAGTGGGACACGCCGCGCGTGGTCCTGGCGGAGGCCGTGACGCACAGACGGTCCTCGGACGTCTTCGGCGATTTCGAGCTCGTCTACGCCGAGCGGACCACCACCCAGGGGATGTCCAAGAACAGCGCCAGCTCCAGGGCCATCCCGCTCTGGAAGATCATCAAGAAGGCCATGGACGATACGTACGTCCCTCAGCGATTCTCCTCGGCCGGCAAGGGCATGCAGGGTGCCGGCTGGCTGGAGGGCAAGGACCACGAGATCGCCGTCAAGAACTGGCTGCGCCTCAGGGACCAGGCCGTGGTGGCGGCGCTCTCCCTGCTCAACGGGAAGGACTGCGCGGAGACCATCCAGAAGGCCGGCCTACACCTGAGGTTCATTCGAGAGCTCGAAGGCCTGCCGGCGCCCGATGTGTCCGTTCACAAGCAGGACGTGAACCGGTGTCTGGAGCCCTGGCTTTGGGTCACGCAAGCGGTGACGGCGACCATGGACCACTGGTCGAACTTCTTCCATCTGCGATGCCACAGGGCCGCGCACCCCGCCCTGCGAAAGCTGGCCCGGATGGCCTTCCTGGCGATCAGGGGTAGCAAGCCGCAACAACTGGCCCGCTACCAGTGGCACCTGCCCTACGACGATGGTGAGGCCCCGTTCTGGGCCCCGAACCTGGCGACCATCTGGCCGGGCGTCGCCCTGGATGACATTCATCCGCGCGTCAGGGCCAGCGCTGCGCGATGTGCCTGGGTAAGTTACGAAAATCCCGACAAGGAGGCGACCCAGGAGGCCTGCGACAACACGTTCACCAAGCTGGTCGGTTCTTCACCACTGCACGCCAGTCCACAAGAACATCAGGCCTGCCCGCCACCGCCGAGCCTCTTCCAGGCCATGCCGCAATACCAAAGCAATCTCACCGGCTGGCTGCAGGCCAGGAAGCTGTTGCCGCGGGAGGCCGTCAAGGAGTACAGCCCCTCCGACGAACTGGTCGCCTCCTGGGGGCCGGACCTGATGGAAGACGGCCTGTGACCGAATCAGAATGGATAGCGTGCAGCGACCCGCCGGAGATGCTGAGACACCTCGGCAAACAGCACAGCCTGCGTTTGCGGCAATAAGCCCGCCGCAGAGGGCTTTGATACGAGTGCCATACTAACATGCGCAGCGGCAAGGCGTTTCAACTCACTACGCGCTGGCGACGAGGAGAGACACCCTGAGACAGGCGAGCTGGACTTCGCCAGGCTCGCCATCCTCGCCGACGCCGTTGAAGAAGCGGGCTGCAACTGGATGCTCTGTAGATCACCAGCGAGGACGACGAATGAAAGAGAGCACCGTGAGCGAAAAGAAACAAAGGCCGTGGTCGAGGTTGATTGCTGTCGCCCGCAAGGCGCAGGCGGTCATCCAGGCCGCTAATACCAACCCAATGCACGACGAGTGGGACGACGTTGAGGCGAAGCAGGCGTTCGAGGACATCGAGTGCGCTCTCGCGGACATCGAGAAAACAGGGCTGAAGACTGACGAGCTGCCCGCCCTGGTGGAGGCGTGCCAAGCGGGCATCAAGGACTACGAGACGTACATGGACGGCAAGGAGACGTACCCCGAGTACCACCACGCCGCGATCAACCGGATCAGTCGCGCGCTCGACAAGGTCACTCAACCATAGATCGCGGCGTCGCCGTCGCGCCAGTCAGCCCCTGGTTCATCAGCGCCGCTATGCTGCTCGTTGGCCATGTAGCGACGAGCCGAGGCCAGGTCAGGCCAGCGGCCCGTGCTCTGCCAGAGAGCGCAGCAACCGATGTTCACCGCCTGGGCGAAATCATCCGGGAACATCGGGCTTCGGATGATCGTGTAGATGTCCGAGCCGGCGGCGGTAGGCGTCTTGTTCTCGGTGAGCGACAGGAAGTCATGGAGCAGGCCGGGGTCGTCCTTGCTCTTGAAGTCGTACTTGAAGAACCGCAGGATGCCCAGCTTGATGCAGGCGCAGGTAAGGCCCAGAGACTTCGTCTTGTCCACCTGCCAGTAGGCCCTGGGCCTTTCCGGCGTGGCCGGCTTGTAGGTCATCGTGTGCTGCCGGGCGGCGCCGATGTAGGCCACGGGGATTACGACGTCGGCGTCCAGCCCCGCCTGGATCAGGAAGGTCTCCCTGAGGGCCCCTGCGCCCGTGTAGTCGTGGACGAGCAACCTGCAGCCGAACTGCCGCCAGACATCCAGGACGGCCTCGGCCTCTCGCAGGTGGTCATGAGGCGTTAACAGCCTCTTGCCGTAGATCACGTCGATCTGACCCGACGGCTTGATGCCCATGACGGCCAGCGTGGTGAAGCTGACCCTGTCTTCGCCGCCTCCGCCCCAGTCCACGGTCAGGATGAGCAGGTCGTAGTTTCTGGCGTGGCGCAGGACCACGGGCGACGGCTCACTGGAGTTTTCCCACTCCAGGCACCCGGCGCGGACCAGGTCCGTGATGTTCACGAGCTTGGTGCCCTGGTCGTAGCTCTCGCCCAAACACTCGTTGTAGAACTTGGCCGTGGTGGTGTTGCCGTAGCCGTTCATCTTGGCCACGAGGCTAGCCCAGTGGGCCTCGCGGGCGTAGTGAATAGGCAGGATGATTTGCGGTACGTGGTAGCCGGGAAATCGCTTGGCCAGTCTCTCCACCTTGTGGACCCATCGCCCCAGCCTGGGGTTGACCGGGCGCCCGCACTTCGAGTTGGCGCAGATGATGCCTGGGCTTTCTTCCGAGATGTCATCTCTGACCGGTCCAATCATGCGCTCCAGGTCGTAGCCCGCCGCCGGGACGTTGATCTTGTGGCAGACCAGGCACGGGATGCACCACTCCGCCTGGGAACTGCTGGTCCAGGCCCAGTGCAGGGTGGTGTCCAGGGTCTTGGGCGTCCCGGAGTAGATCTTCGCTCGCCAGGTGCTAGCGGAAATGGTCTCGTTAACGACGGCGAGAAGACCTGGATCAAAGTTCTGGCAGTTAGACACCCCGATGCCATTCGCCACGAAGGTGTGCGTGCCTTCAACCTCGATGTCGAAGACGTCGTGGACCCCTACGTCTTCGATCCGGACGAGGTCGGCCACAGCGAGGCCGTCAGCCGGGTGAACTCGTCCGAGAAGGTCGCTCTCTTCTCCTCGGAAAGGTTGTCTCTCTTGAGCATCATCCGCAGATAGCTCAGCCGCACCAGCATGACCGCCCGCTTCGGCTTGCAGTCCTGGCAGGACCACTCGGTCGCGCGCGGCAAGCCTGTCTTCTTGGCCCGGTAGGTGGCCTGGTAAGCCTTGAGCTTCTCTGGGTTCTTCTTGTTCCACGCCGCCTGTTTCGCCCTGACTGCTTCGCGATCGACGGGCCTCGCCTTTTTCTTCGCTCGCGCGGCCTCCTGCCGTTCCTTGGCTAGAGGATGGGCCTTTTCGTTCGCGTACCAGAGGCGACGTCTGGCGATCAGACAGGAGTCGCTGCCGCAGCACCAGTAACGGATCTTTTTCTTCCACACCGCCTGGTGGCCCTTTGACGGGAAGTTCTTGCCGCAGAAGTGGCAGTCGGCCGTCTCCACTCTGCCAGACGTGTCCAGCTTGTAGTACATCGACGGAGGCGTGAAGTCCTCCAGGATGCGCATCAGTCGAACGGCGGAGGACGTTTTGAACATCACCTGGGGGTAGGTCTTTTCCTTGACCTTGGCCGCGTACGTCGAACACGTGAAACCGTTCGTGAAGATCCGGAGGCCCGGCGTGCAGCCGAGCTTCGTGTGGGAGCCGTCGTCGGCCACCCACCACGCCAGGGCCTGGAGCAGGTTGGTCTCGTCGATGGCCTTCAGCCACGCCTCCGTGACCGTCTTCACGCCCCCTGGGTAGCACAGCTCGCGCCAGTATTTGAGCTCCGAGGTGACGACAGTCCAGAACCTGACCGACCTGTGCCCGAGTTTGTTCTTCTTCGAGAGCGATGGTACGCCAACTACGAGCTCGGACAAGCAGATGTACTTGGTCCAGAGGTACTCGGCCTGCTTGGGGCTGTGGTTGATGGCGAAGTAGCCTTCCGGGCTGATGTACCCGTCGCCCAGCAGCGTCCCCAGAAGCAGGGCCTTCTGCTCCATGTCCAACGGCCTCTTCTTGGCGATCTCGATCTCGGCCAGTCTCGTCTTGCGCTCGTCGGGAGGCAGCTTCGACGATCTGGGAAACACGAAGCCATCCGGCACTCGTGGCCACGAAAGAGTCTGAAGTAAGGTCAACGTAGGTCCCCTGGGAGGTGTGAAGTCGGTAGCATCGTCGACGACCGTGCCATGATGATTCCACCACTCGTCGGTAGACGATACGGCCGTCCGGATCGAAAGATTCCACCTGGTCGCCGACAACGACGTCCCGAATCAAGAGGCGGCCCCTGGAAGTCATGACCCAGGTCGTGTCGCCTCTGGCGCTTTCGTCTATCCCAATTAGCTCAGATGGGATACCGCGGATTCGCTCAGCGTCGGTGAACGCGTAGGAGCAGAAGATCCTTGAGAAATTGCAGAAGCTGCGCTGGAGGACCGAGTTCTCGGTGTCAGGGCCCACCCAGGCCGAGCGCAAGGGGCTCGTCTCGATGAAGGGCCTGAGATACTGCGTCGAAAAGCGCCTGATCTGCTCGAAGAGGGGCGTGATGTACAGGACCGAGAAGTGAGGCACCGTGGCGCAGATCAGAAGGCCCTTGGCGGCCAGGGCGTTTGACTTGCCGCATTGCCTGCCGGTCTTCAACACCGTTTCGGGAGGTACGTCCAGGTCGAAGAACGGCTCGAAAGGAAAATGGTCGTCCAGGCCGTAGGGCTTTCCCTTCAGTCTGAGAAACAGCGGTAGAAAGGGAGCGAAGTTTCCTTCGCCTCCCTGTGACATGAGGCCTTGGATCTTCTCCATCAGGGCGCTCGCGTCGCCCTGTTCGTTGCTCTGGACCGGATAACTCATGGCTCATCCCAATAGCGACTTCAGCCTCGGCTTCGTAGCCGAGCTGCTCGAAGCGCTTTTCTGCGTGCTTGCGCTCTTCTGCGCGTGTTCCATTCGCGTCGTCTGCGGCCTGCTGGGGCTTCTCCTTCAGGCCGTCTTCGGCGACTGATCCCTGCTAATCTCAGGTTCGCCCTTCCCCGGCCCTGCGCGGCGGGCGTAATGCCGCGAAGAGAAAAACACCATGTCAGGCAACTGCCGAGTGTACCTGGAGCGCGTCGGTATCCGTCCGACGATACACCAGTTCCGAAGGCCCGTTCTTTCACCGGGCCGCAATATTGTGATGCGCTCGCCGGCGATCCTGACGCCCGAGCAACAACTGATCAACCAGGACCTCAACGGGCCGGATAGGGCCGGCGGGACCGAGCCCTGGCCGGACGAGAAAGTGGTGAGCTCTTGAAGGAGTTGGACTCGTGGGCCGGTCTTTTCGCCATGTTCGTCGCGATCCTTGTGGGCTGGGGCCTGTACACGGGTGACCTGCCCTGCTGCGCGCTTCTGCCCATCGCCCTGGTCGTCCTTGTCGTGTTCAAGCTCCTGGGCGCGGTATACGGGCCAAAAAAGTAAGAGGAAGAACATGGTCGCAAAGGCCGGCAGGACGGAGAATCAGCTACTGCCAATGCGCGTTCACATCCGCTGGATGCTCCGGCGCGACATGAACGAAATCTTGCGCATCGAGCAGGACAGTTTCGAGCTCCCTTGGACAGAGGAGGACTTTTTGAACTGTCTGCGCTCGAGAAATTGCATTGGCATGTCGGCCGAGCAGGGCGAGCGTGTCGTCGCCTTCATGATCTACGAGCTGCACAAGAGGAAGCTGGACATCCTGAACTTTGCCGTCCAGCCGGACTTCCGACGAGCAAGAGTGGGCGCGCAGATGGTGTCCAAGCTTATCAGCAAGTTGTCGGGCCACCGAAGGACGCACATCACCGCTGTCGTGCGAGAGACGAACCTGCAGGCCCAGTTGTTCTTCAGGGCCGTGAATTTCACGGCCCTCCGTGTTCTACGAGACCATTTCGACGACACGGGCGAGAGCGCCTACCTGATGCGCTACCGCTTACCAATGTCGGAGTGGGCGCGCGAGAACCTCGAAGAGGAAGAAGCTGGTGAACCAGCCGACGAATGAAGGCGGTGGCAGGACATGACCGACGGTGACGTGATCCTCCGCGCGGTCCTCGCCAGTCCGGGGGACGACCTGACACGCCTGGCTTACGCGGACTGGCTGGAAGAGAGCGGCGAGCTGCCGCGGGCGGAGCTCATTCGCGTGCAGTTGGAAGAGGCGAGATTGCACGTTTGTGACTGCGCACCGTCGCTGTTTGTCCAGCCTGGTTGTGCAACCTGTGCCGTGGTGAAACCGCTGCGACGTAAAGCGCACAAACTGTTGCTGGGCCTGACCCACCACTTCAGGCCGCTGACGGGCTACTCCTGGTCCGTGCTCGGTCGCATGCCTGACGGTGACACGCCTGGCAGCCACGTTCGTCGCGGCTGCGTCGAATCCGTCCGCCTGTCCTGCGACGAGTTTCTCAGCCACGCCGAGGCCATATTCGGGCAGCACCCGGTTACGAAGGTGTTGCTGTCAGATTTGAGTCCCCTCTATAACGTCTGCGGCCTTTGGCCGGCCGGCTACATAGACCCTTCGGATGCGGATCGGGCTGGATGGCTGTTGCGCAAGGGGACGAGGGATGAGTTCTCCTTGCCAGCCGTCCTGTTTGACTTGCTGCCGCCCGCGCCGCTTGTTTCCTCCCCGGGGTGCTGGGCGTGCAGCGAAGAGGCTGACGCTCTTACCGCCCTCTCCATCGCCTGCATCCGCTACGGCCGAGGAATTGTCGGCCTGCCGCCCTTGGAGCTTGAAGCATGACCACGACCCCTGACGACATGGACCGTTCTCCCGAGGCCGGCCAGTCGCCCGAGAAAGACGGCAAGAACAAGTACTCGGCATGGCCCTTCCTGATCAGCCTGGCCCGCGACGGCGACAGGGTGCATTTCGAGATCACGGACTACTACGGCAACCCTGTGGCGAGCTACGACAGCGACGACCACTCATTCACGGTGAGCCCGGAAGAGGCGATGGCCAACGCCAGGTTGCTCCTCCTGGCCCCGCGGACGGCCGAACGGCTCAGACAACTGACCGCCGTCGCCGACAAACTCATGACCCTGGCTGTTGACCTCGACGTCACGGAAGAGGAGATGGTGGCGATTACCTCGACCATCGCCCAGGCGAGGGACCACCTGAAAGAACTGCCAGAGGCAGTATAGGACTAATCGTGGCTGACATCACCGTACGTAAACTGGAGCTTCTGGTTAGAGGGCTCAAGCACGCTATCAAGAAAAAGCGCCAGGTGGGCGAGCGTTTTCGCAACCACTCGCTCGACTGGTCGCGCGCCCGAAAGTCCCACTTGGACGCAGACACAGAGATCGAGAAGGCCGAGGAAAATCTCCTGGCTGTCTGCCGCGGCCTGGTAAGTGGCGGTCTGAGCGTCAGCCACGTCACCGAGGACGAAAAAACATGAATGCCGCCGACGTTCTTGCGACGGTGAGGTCGTTGCTCCTCACGAACGACGATGTCGCTCGCCAGGCCCTGGCCGATATGTTCGAGGAGCTGAAGGACGAGGAGATGGTCAACCTGCTCCGAAAGGGCCTGGAGGTCTGTGTCGTCTGGGGCGAGGACGACTCGATCCTTGACTACGCGCCGACCCTTGACCAGGGCCTGGAACGCATCGAGACCTATCTGTTTCACAGTCTTGAGGCAAAGCGCGCGTTCGAGACGGCCCTCATGGAGCACGACGGTTGGACCGACTGCTCCACCGGCACCGAGGAAGAGGTCGAGGAGTACGTCCGCTCCCTGTACGACGAGGACGAGTCGTTGCACGACGAGGACGAGTCGTTGCTCGCCGAGGCAGATGATGAACTGTCCGACAACGACGTCGCTCGCGGGGGCCAGCTCACTTGACTCTCGAGCACGTCCTGATCGTCGGTCTGGCCGCCCATGCCATCTCTCGTGTCTGGTTCGACGGCTCTCTCTTTCAGGACAAGAGGGCCAGGCTTCAGGCCGCGCCCGACTCCTTTCTGCGAACCTTGCTCCTCTGTCGGCTGTGCTTCTCCATGCAGGCTGCGTGCCTTCTGGCGCTTCTCTGGGCCCTCTTTTCCCTGGCTGGTGAGAACACGGCCTTCTGGCTGCAACTGCCTGTCTGCGTCCTGGCCGCCGCCGCGGTGGCAAGCCTGATTTGTTTTCAGGAAAACAAACTCGCCCCTGTCGAGGTGACTTACAAGGAGGAAACGAAGGGGCCGTAGCAGGCCCTTATGGTCCTGAGAGGACCGGCCACCGCACCTGGGCGCTAACTCCGTCATAATGCGTTTCGACCGCCGCGCGACCTGCCTGGGCGGCGGTAAAAAGGAGCACTTCAGCCCGCCGAGGCTAACCAAGCGCCTCGACTTGTTCTTGCTTTCCCGATATCCGGGCTCGTTCATTCGTTAGGGCATCGCCATGTTCATCTCAGCCGATGGCGGCGCGTCAGGCGCCGCTTCGGGCCTTTGCGTCGATAGCGGCCACGACCCGTTCGTGACGCCGCTTCAGAAGTTCCAATTCATCGACAAGTACGCCCGTTGGCGGGAAGACCTGGGCCGACGGGAGACCTGGCCCGAGTGCTGTAACAGGGTGATCTCCTGGTTCCGCAAGCACCATCACCTGAGGGCCGTGGATGAAGCGACCTGGAGAGAGCTCCACCAGGGGATGTTCGAGCTGGAGGCGTCTCCCGCTATGCGGGTGGTCCAGATGGCCGGGCCGGCGTTGGATCGGTGCAATATTGGCTCCTATAACTGCAGTGCCGCCAACGTGGACTGCCTGGAGGTGTTTCCCGAGGCCCTGTACATCCTGATGCAGGGCTCTGGCTTCGGGTTCAGTGTCGAGAAAGAGCTGGTTGACCAGTTGCCCGTGGTCAAGAAGCAGCAGGGCGGCCCCAAGGAGCTCTTCGTCGTCCCGGACACCACGGAGGGTTGGTGCAACGCCCTGAAGTACGGGCTGGAGCTTTGGTTCAGCGGACGGGACATCGAGTACGACTTCTCCTTGATCAGACCGGCTGGCTCCAAGCTCAAAACCAAGGGTGGTACGGCGTCGGGCCCCGGTCCTTTGCGCAAAATGCTGCGCTTCGTCCGACAGATCGTCCTCTCCAGACAGGGAGAGAAACTCAGGCCGATCGACTGCCACGACATGCTGTGCATGATCGGCAAGATCGTTCAGGTGGGGGGCGTGCGACGCGCTAGTGAGCTCTCCCTGTCAGACCCTGATGACGCAGAGATGCGCAACGCCAAGACCGGGGCCTGGTGGGAGCACGCCCCCTGGCGCGACATGGCGAATATCAGCGCTGCCTATGAAGGAACGCCGAGCAGAGAGGAGTTCGACAGGGAGTGGGACGCACTCAGGCGGTCGGGGTCGGGCGAGAGAGGCATCTTCAACCGGAAGGCGGCACGGATGCTTGCGCCGGCCAGAAGGTTAATAGTTAAGTTTATCCTTAACCCGTGTGCTGAGATTCTGTTAAGAAGTTTAGGTTTGTGCAACTTGAGCATAACCGTTGCGCGACACAGAGATAACTATACCAGCCTCCGGCGCAAGGTACGACTCGCGGCCATCTTCGGCACCATCCAGGCCACCTTCACGAAGTTCCGCTACGTGAGAGACGGCTGGCGCATCAACGCGACGGAGGAGGCCCTGATTGGCGTAGACGTGACCGGTCAGATGGACTGCCCTCTTCTCAGGCCGGGTGCGCCAGGACGGACCGAATTGGTCAAAGACCTCAAGGAAGAGGTCCTCAGGGTCAACGAGACGTGGGCGAGGAAGCTGGGCATCAACCGAGCGGCGGCGGCCACCTGCGTCAAGCCGTCAGGCAATTCGGCGGCCTTCTTCAACTGCCGCTCAGGCATCCATGTCGGCTTCGCCAAACACCAGCTCAGGCGCGTGCGCGTCGCCAAGGTCAACCCGGTCGGCAAGCTCCTGGTCGCGCAGGGAGTGCCCTACGCCGAGGACCCGCTCAACGACTCTCTCTGGGTCTTCGACTTCGTGCCGCCGCCCCTCCCCGAAGGCACGCCGGACCGGAACGCCATGACGGCCGTCGAGCAGTTCCACAACTGGCTGTTCTGGCGTGAGACGTGGGCTGAACACTCGGTGAGTTGTACGATCTATGTCGGCGAGGAAGAGTGGGGGCCTCTGGGCGAGGAGGTCTACAAGCACTTCGACAAGGTGACGGGGCTGAGCTTCCTTCCCAGGTCCAACGGGTCCTACAAGCTCGCGCCTAACGAGGAGATCTCCCAGGAGGAGCACGAGCGCCTCACCAGGGAGTTCCCGGTCATCGACTGGTCGCAGTTGTCCCTCTACGAGAAAGAGGACAACACCACGAGCGCGCAGGAGCTCGCCTGCACGGCCAACGGATGTGATCTGTTCTGACTAACGCGATCTTGTGCGCGTTAGGATTACGGGCACCGGTGGAACTTCCACCGGTGCCCGTACTGTTTTCAGGAAAACAAAAATGAGCAACCCTATGAGTCTGGATGACATGCACCCAGGCGTCTACGTCACCGTGAGCAGGTGGCACGACAACGCCGGCGCGACCCACGCCTCGATGCGGTCCCGGAATGGCTGGAGCCGCCCCTCGACCCAGAGGTTGTACAGCCTCGGGCGGCTGTGGGCGGGGTGATTGGCGTAGCGGTGCCTTTGCTTCTCCACCCAGTCAGGCGTGAAGACAAGGGGCGGGGGGGGGTGTTCAGACCGGCGGTCGTCATGGAGCGGCCCTCAAACCTGGGGGATGCGCGGGCGGAGCAGCACCCAACAAAGACGGCTCGGCGGTGTCAGCGGTTCGCGTCGCCTGGCAGCCCTCCCGATGGTCAGCGTACCAGCGCCTGCCGCGGCGCCAACGGCCACTCCGGACAGCCTCCTGGGGCTTCCCCGGGCGGGCCTGTCGGTCCGCGCGCCCGCTTGCGGATAATGCCCTTTGGCGGGCCTGCCGGCATCCGCCCGGCCGGCCGGCGAGGGTGTAGGGGACGCTCGCGCCGGCCCCCGTTTTGCGCGCACAGGGGGAGGGGTGGGCCAGGGGGACGGCGGCAGCGTTCATGATCGAGGCCGGCCGCCAGAGGGCAAGGCGCAAAGGGAAGGCCGGCCAGTCCGTCTATAAGCATTATCCGCAGGACAACATTCCGCCGCTGCGCATGACCACTCGCCCCAGCCGCCTCTCGGTTGCCGTGCGGTCGCTCCGCCTTTACAATCCCGACTGGTAGCGAGCGGGATGTGGCCCGCTTGGAGCGAGTGGTCGATGTTGGAGGCGACAGTGGAAGAGATTGCGGCGGAGACGGACAATCGGGTCGTCGGCCTCGTCATGGGGAGCGACTCCGACTTAAAGACCATGCGCCACGCCGCCGACGCCCTGAAGGACCTCGGGGTCAAATGCGATGTGCAAGTCCGCTCCGCGCACCGCAGCCCCGATTACTTGTTCGAGTATGCCAACGAGGCGGAAGGGAAAGGCCTGGCCTTGATCATCGCCGGTGCCGGCGGGGCGGCTCACCTGCCGGGGATGACGGCGTCGAAGACAATCGTGCCCGTCATCGGCGTGCCCGTGGTCGCTACCCCGCTGCGCGGCGTGGACGCCCTGCTGTCTATCATGCAGATGCCCGCCGAGGTCGGAGTCGCGACGGTAGGCATCGGGCCTGCCGGCGCCGACCGCGCCGCGCGCTTTGCCGCCTCGATCCTCGCCCTTGAGAACGACGCCTTGCGCGCCCGTCTGGCCGCCGGCCGGCCGGACCTCCCGCCTGGGCGGCCGGGAAAGAACCAGTTTCGAGCCAGGAAGGTGGTTGTGCTTGCCGAGAGGGGGCCGCAGCACGAGGTTCTTCGGCACGCATCGGGTCACTTTGAAAAGCTCGGGGTGCTTCACGACTTTCGCGTAGTTGGGGAGACGGTCACGGATCTCGAACTGTCGCGCGCCGTGGCGAAGGACGAGGACGAAGGGGCGGCGGCCTTCATCGCGGGGTCGGATCAAGGGATCGGCCTGGCCTGCAGGGTGGCCCGCGCGACGCTACTGCCCGTCCTCGCCGTTCCCATCGTGACCGGGCAAGTCGCCTCGATCGACCGATTCGTGCAGCCGTTCATGGAGATGCCGCCGGGGGTTGCGACTTTCGCGATCGGCCGGCCTGGCGCGATCAACGCCGCCCTGTTCGCCGCGACCTTCCTGTCGCCGCCCGTGTCCCCGCTCAGGGACAGCCTCAAGAAAATGCGCGAGGAGCAGGAACGGCGGGTCCGCGCCATGAATGAACATCTGCCGCGGTAATGATGAGGGTCCGCGTGTTTGCCGCGATCATCCTGGAGCGCGAGGCCGACCGCGCGAAGAGAAACGCTCGCGCTCTTTCTAGCGCGCTGGGGAAGTGGCCTGGTGACGAGACGGACGAGGAGATCAACAAGGCACTCGAAGACATCAGTTAACTTGGACGTCCTTGCTAGGATGACGGTTTGCGCCCGCACTTGCACGCCAAAGAGCGACAACCGTGATCCTCGTTCTCGATATCGACAGAGATGACTCTGACGAGGGCGTCGCCTGCGTCGTCCTTAGTCTCAAAGGGCCGCACGCCGCCGATGTCCTGGCCAGGCTCAAGAGCTACAGGGCATTCCTTGATTCCCGACAGGACGCCTCCGAGGTCGTCTTCACGGAGCCTGTGGACAGATTGAAGTTCCTGAGGCGCGCGCCTCAGGGCCTGAGACCACTACCAGGCGTCAAGCCGGAGTCCGGCGTCAGGCAACTGGCTGACCCCGTCAGGCCCTCTGAAGGCGACCGCGTGCTCGTCTACGAGGCCTCAATGGTCATCAGTGAAGAAGGCGCCTTCTGGCGAGGCTACGTGAAGACAGGAATGGTGGAGAGCGCGCCTTTGCCGATAGCTATCGTCGTCGGTCTGGTCAAGGCCGCCGGCTAACGTTTTTTTAACAAAAGACAACCCTGAAAAGGGACCGCGAGAGATGCCGTTCGCTCTCCCGCTTGCGGCCAGGGTACGGCCGCGTGAAGAAGACCATGGCGACATACAACACGGGAACACGAAACTAGGAAAGAAGGACATCCTCTGGGTGTGGGACCTGCCGGCGGTGACCACTTGTCCAGGCAGGAGCAAGCTCTGCGAAGAGCTGTGCTACGCCAACTCCGGCTTCTTCCGGATGCCGAGCGTGACCATGGGCCTGGCCCGAAACCTGCGATACAGCCACGGGGCCGACTTTGAAGACTGGCTTGTGTCCGTCCTCAAGAAGCGCGCGGTGCAGGTATTGCGCGTACACGGCTCGGGCGATTTCTACTCTCAGGCCTACGCCATCTCCTGCTGGCGCATCTTCAGGCGGCTGCCTCACACGGCCTTCTACTTCTACACGCGCTCCTGGCGAGACAGGGAGATAATGCCCGTCCTCGCCGGCATGGCCCTTGAGCCCAACGTCGAGGCCTGGTTTTCCACGGACAAGGAAACAGGGCCACCGGAATGTGCGCTTCCGCGCGTGAAGATCGCCTACATGCTCACGGCGGGCGAGACGGCCCCGGCCTTCCCGGTTGACCTAGTGTTCCGGGATGAAGGCCACTTACCAGGCGAGAGAGTCAAGCGCGCAGGGGGCGCGCTTGTTTGCCCTTACGAGCAAGGCCCTGGCCTGAACGTCACCTGCGCCAAGTGCAAGATCTGTTTTCGAGAAGCGTTGCGAGGACGACCATGACGAACACGAACGGCGAGCTGCGCAAGTTCCGCGCCCACGAAGAGTTACTGGCCAAGGTCATCAGGGACCAGACCGGCGGCGTGGACCGGGCCATCCTGGAGGCCGTGCAGAACTCCATCGACGCCGGCGCCCCTGAGGTCTACATCACCACGTCCCTCTCGCGGCTGAGCATCGCCGACCCGGGCAAGGGCTTCGCGAGCAGAGAGGAGATCGTCAACAACTTCGAGACCTTCGGCAGGCCGCATGAGGCCAGGGAGGCCAAGCAGTTCGGCGCTTTTCGCATGGGCCGCGGGCAGCTCATGCCGCACGGCGCCTGCTCCTGGACGAGCAACCGGTGGAAGATGTCCGTGGACCTGGACAAGGACGGCCTGGCCTATCGCCTCGAAGAGCTCGAGGAGGCCCAGCCCGGCTGCACGGTCAAGGTGGACCTCTACAGGCCGCTCTCCAACTACGACCTGACCAGGCTGCGCGCCGACCTCAAGCGCGACGTCAAGTACGTGGAGACCAAGGTCTTCCTGGACAACGAGAGGATCTCTCAGGGCGCTCGCGAGGGTAAGTGGTCGGTAGATGGCGATTGGTTCGTGGGGCACTTCAACCTCACGGGCGATCTTCACCTCTACAACGTCGGCGTTCACGTCGCCACCTGGCCCAACTCCAAGTACGGCGTGGGCGGCACGGTGGTCACGAACCTGGCCATGCGCCTGAACACGGCGAGAAACGACCCCAAGGACGACTGCCCGGTCTGGACCGAGGCGAAGGAGGCCATGCTGAAAGAGAGGGCTCGCCTTCTCGAAGAGATACAGGCCGCGGGCAGGCCCAAGAAGAAAAGCTCTTCGGGCAAGAAGACGAGCACACGCAAACACCTCTACGTGGAGGAGAGAGAACGGCGAATACGGAAGATATTCGCCGGTGACGTCGGGGTGGAGAGTGACGACCTCTCAGAGCCCTATTTCTATGCGCCCACGGATAATCGCAAGTGGGTCAGCGCTCTCTGGCTTCACAAGGCCTGCTCGAAGCATTGTGAAGCGCTACGCGTGGTGGTGGCCCCTCGCAGACACGATCTAGCGGTCAAGGCCAACCAGTTCAAGCTCTTCTATTTGATAGACCATCGGAACTGCTCGCGCACGAACACCGAACCAGAGGCCCTGGTAAACGGCCTCAACCGATTCTTCGGCTCTTACCACGCGCGGCTGTTCAAGTTCTTGAGCCACGCGGAGGCCCTGGAGACCGTGGCCAGGCACGTAGAGGTCCTGGAGCGCAGGAAGCTCACCGCTCAGGAAGAGGTCCTTGGCACTGCGCTCACAGAACATCTGCCCTTGAGTTTCTACGAGAAGAGCCATGGCTACCTGGGTACGCGTTACCACGTCGGGGTGTTTGACAACTCAGTGGACCAGTCACCCGTACGCGTACTGGACGGTAAGGAGCGTTTCGACCAGAAGGAGATCCAGGTCGTTCTTCACAAAGATCGCCTGGTCAGGTTGGCCTCTATCGGCCTTACAGGCTGGCTACAACTGGCCGACACGATCGTTTCACAGGTCGTAGACCGCGCGGCCGAGATATTCAAGCCTGAGTCACCCCAAGAGTGGCGGGCTGCCAAGTACCACGAGGCGATCCAGAAATTCATCAGACAAGGTCTGCTCGGTCTCCTACACGAGTTGGCCGACTCGCAGCGAGAGGGCGTGGAGGAGCTCAAGTTGTCCCACGCCAGGGCCCTGGACGTTCTGGCCATGTTCGACGAGTCGGGCCGCTCGCTCGATCTCTGGAAGAGCAAGCTCCTGGAGGTCAAAGGGGAGCTGGAAAAGGCCCTGCGTAACAACTCGCTGGAGGGAGACCCCCTCGCGCTGATTGCCAAGGAAAGAGGCGTCGTCCTCGCCGCGGACGAGAACTAGAGGAGAGAAAGCCCTATGTTGCGCAAAGACGCCAAAGCGGGCGCGTGCGTCTATTACCTCGATGACCAAGGGAGGATCAAGAAGGGAAAGCTCTGGTACGTGGACAGGTTCGCCTACGCCCATTTCCGCGGGCATGACGGCCTGCCTGTGGCGGCCAGACAGCTCGAGAGCTGTTTCTACAGCGCGAAGAAGGCGGCCCTGGCCCTCAGGGCCCTTCTCATCCTGAGGATGGAGGAGCACGCCGTGAGGGTGGAAGAGATCGACAAGGCGATCAGCCTGGGGAAAGTAGCCCTGCTTGTGGAAGGATGACATGGCAACCAACGATTACAAGGCTTTGGGCCTCAGGCCCGGCGACCTGTTAGCGATCTACGGCGATTGGGACGAGCCCTACGAGGCGAAGGTCCACCACCTCAACGCGATCGGGCAGCCCTACGTCATGCCCGACGGGCCGCGCTCGCCCAGGTATCTGTTCACGGAGCTGGTGGTCGTCATCAAGAGAGCTGAGGAGATTTCGACTTGAGCAACCAGGAAAAAGCGACGGGTGAGTGGGTGGCCTGGCAGAGCATGGGCCATAAAGGCCCTGGCCGCTGGTCCAGAAGGCACTTCACCCGCGACGGCAAGCACGCCGTCTGCGGCAGGCCCATCCCTGAGAAGAGCCAGGTGTTCCGCTTCAATACCGGCGTGGGCGAAGGGATCTGCCCGCGCTGCGAAAGGACCGCGACGCAGGCTGAGAAAAAGGCCGGAAAGGAAGAACCGGCAGCGAAACTGGTGACCATGAAGTCCAAAGCCACGTTCCCCCAGACCCACTACGCGGTGGCGCTCCTGTTCGCCAAGGGTGCTGCGGAGTATCTCGCCTCCCCGATCGTCAGTGGCGAGTGCCCTCTCCTGCCCGACGAGGTGTACGCCAGGGCGCTCAAGTTCGCCTTGGAGCACTGGCCCGACCAGCTCGGGCCGCCTGCGCAGTGGACCATAAAACTCAAGACGTACTCCTACCTGATGCAGACGACGTCTTCCTCTACGACGCCGGATCGGTCGCCCGACATGGTGTTCAACCCATCCCTGGGAAGAATGGTCTCGAAGGCCGACAGCGCCTACCTGGATATTGCTCTGCCACCTCAGCGCGGCCAAAAGAACAAGGCCGCGCCTGACGTTGAGGGCGTGGCTGACCTGGACTAGCGACCCAGGGCCAAAAGCCAGCGGTGAAGCAGTACGGCCTTGGTCTCGCGGAAGTTCGTCCTTCCATGTACGAAGCCCCACACGGCCCTGCGCGTGACTTGCAGCCTTTTCGCCAGGGCCGTCTGTTTGATCTTCATCTCCTTGAGACACAAGACAACACGCCGACGAAGCTCTTCCTGGTCCAACTTCTCCTTTGGCTTGTTACCTGACTCCGCCCGTCTCTCCTTCTCGTCCACTGGTGAGTAGTCCGGTGACAGGATGACCTTGGCCTGCTCCTGGAGCTTGTTCTTTAGGGCCGTGAAGAAGTCGGCCTTGGCGGTGATAGACACGCGCCACGCGCCGATCGCCGCCGACGGCAGGCCCTCTCTGGCTCGCAGAAAGGCCAGGGCCTTTGACGCCGAGCACTTCACCTTCTTCGACCGCGAAACAACGACCGACAAGCCGGTCCATTCTTCCAGCCTGACCAGGGACGACAGGTATTTGTCAACGATTGGCCTGACCATGTCCTGGTCCAGGTAGCCGCCGGACGAGAACATGGCCTTGGTCAGCAACACGTGCAGGGGTGAGCCGCCCTTGAGAGGGTGCGAGCCGTCGAAACGGAACACCCTTCTTCGTGTGGTGAGACGAGGCTCACCCGCCAGGCTGAACCGCGACTCGGACAGGATGGCACTCAGAACGCGCACGTCGTCGAACAACATCCCAGCCGCGCGGCCTAGCAGCAGAAGCGGAGCGTAGAGCGGTCGTTGCCCTGTGCCTTTCAACGGGCCTGCAAGAGGCAAGAGGGGAGCTACGTCCGTGGGCAACGTCACCGAAAGGTGCAAGTGCCAGGTCTGCGCGCCCTTCAGGCCGCAGTAGGCAGGGCAGCCCTTATGCGGCTCCGGGTAGCACCCCAGTCGCGCAAGCAACGACTTGATCTTCACCTGCCAGCGTGGCGGGCGAAGATCAGGGCCCCAGACGGCCCTGCCAAGCGACTCGTAGTCAACCACGAAGCCGTTCGCCGGCAAGTCGGCCTGCGCAGCCACCAGACACAGGTAGGTCAGTACGTCTTCGACGCGTTGCGGCGTCTTTCCCGGCTGGTCCGCGCGAAGTTGAATCAGCACCTTCGGAGAAGGCGGTGACAGAACAAAGTCCGGTACGACAACCGGCAGATACACGCTCTCACCCGGCCTGGGGGCTAGCTCGAAGCGATCCATAGGTCCCTTCATGGTGATCCGGAAAACAAGCCAGGACTGACCTGGGCGTGTACACGCGTTTGTGGGTCAGTCAGCAGACACCCCTACATACTACTCGTTTTTGCCGAACACCGGCGCATTCGCTACTCAAAATCGCCCTTTTTCGTTGCTCAAACACGCCACTGGTAACTCTACCAGACGTCATACACCCCCACACAAACTTCTCACCTGGCAAGTCACAGTGGCATTCGTTCAACAAACGGCCTGGTCCACGGTGGCATTCGTTCAACGCCAGCGACAACCACTGTGGCATTCGCTTCCCATTTCGGTGTTCCACAACCTGTTGTCCTGTAAGGGTTTACGGCTTCTTAAAAGACAGATAAGGTATTTGCTGACAAATTGGAGCTCATACCTTACCGGGGGAGGAATCCCCCTGGACCCCCTCTTTTTTCCGAAGAGACAAAAACACGTGTGTGAGAGCCGACTAAAACGGCTCGGCAATCACACACGTGCGTGAAAAGAAAAAAGGCAAGCTCGTTCAAACAACAGTTCACAAGCCAACCAATAGCCTTGGCGACAGCTCAGTTCCCAGGCCCGTGGCTGGTCATGTCCTCTGCAACGACCGCTATCATCCACTCACCACCCAGACGCCCCATCTCGTGGATCGATCATGAACGACGTGCCACTCATGCCTGGTCTGTGCCCTCTGAGTCCTTCGCTACTCGACTTGATCATCGGTCTGGAGCTGTGCGGCTGGACGCCCTACGTGTACGCAGGTCGTCTGTTCCTGGTCCAGGAGCTGGGCCCTTACTCACGCCACTGGAACAGCTCTATTCCTGGCTGGATACAGCGTGGTCTTGACGTACACGGACCAGCCCTGCGCACAAGGGCCAGGAAACTGATCCGCTGCGCAGGGCTGGTGATCTGCCATGTTGGGTCATAGGCCCGTTTCAGGTCCCTGGTCGGCCAGGAGACCAGGCAACGAAAAGCAAGAGGAGCAGCCCGTGGGCGCGCTTGACAGGATCAACAAGTTGATGACCGACTATCACCTGTCCCAGGGTGACGCTCTGGCCTTGATCGCCGGCTACGGCGACACCGTCGCTGACTGGCTCAAAAGCCCTTCTCTCCCTGGCTCTTTGCCTCCGAGCATGGACGCGTTCCTGGACGAACTGGAGGCCGCTGTGGCCCCTCAGGTCGCTTCCCAGGTCATCGAAGCGACCGAGGCCCTGCCAAGCATCAACGTGCAGCTAAACGCGACGCCAGGCTCGGTGACACCGTCGCCTGAACAAGGCCCTTGTGACGTTCCCGATGTCGTGATCGCTCTGACCGAATCGGACATCCAGCAAGCGAGCGCCGCGGCCCTGGGCGTGTGCAAGTCTGAGGGAGATCTGGGCCTCGCCCTGTTCGAGACGGAAGCGCCGCTGGGCGATATAGGCGTCGTCAAGTTCTCCGTGAGGGCTGGCCACCCGAGCAACTACGTCAGTTGCGGCGCTTACAAGCCCGACGGTACGGTCCTGTGCAAGACCAGGCCGGCCCACGGTGTCAAGGACGTTCGCGGTGATTACCAGCTCGCCTGGGGCAAGTCACGCGCCCTGGTACGTGTGGTGTCGAAAGAGGAGAAATCGTCGTGAGTCGAGACACCGAGAGCACAGTACTGGCCCTGTTACCACCCGTCCCCGACGGCACGACCGGACAGGCCGTTCTGGGCGCCCTTCGTGAGCTGGCCTTTCCGTGCAAGAGCGCCACGGAGCTTTTGTGCCGGGTGGACGTTCTCCTTACCGAGTTGGTTGCCTGGAAGGAGACCGCCATTTGTTTTCAGGAAAACAAACTCGACGGTGAGGGCGCTTCTCTTTTCGATGGACCGTACGAGGCAAAACTGGCCTATCACGGCCAGTCGATCGGCATATGGTGCAGCCAGCCGCCACGGATCGCCGGCAGGGCGGCGACCCCGGTTCGGCTGGCCGACGTCGCGGCCAGTGATCTCTTTCCCAACGGCAACGGCTTCATCGGGCCGTCCACCATCATGACGGCCGCGGTCATGACCGAGCTGATGTCGCTGTACGACCTGTTGGATGCACCGGTCGTGGATGACTCAGCCAGGGCCGAGATCAAGAAACGGATCATGGAGACCTACTGGTCCCTGGCGTCT